ATTCAGCAGAAGAAGAAGACTTCGAGGAAGAAGATACTTCCGGTTTCTTGGATTCAGCAGAAGAAGAAGACTTCGAGGAAGAAGATACTTCCGGTTTCTTGGATTCAGCAGAAGAAGAAGACTTCGATGCTTCCGGTTTCTTGGATTCAGCCGAAGAAGAAGACTTCGATGCTTCCGGTTTCTTGGATTCAGCCGAAGAAGAAGACTTCGAGGAAGAAGATACTTCCTGTTTCTTGGATTCAGCATAAGAAGAAGACTTCGATGCTTCCGGTTTCTTGGATTCAGCCGAAGAAGAAGACTTCGATGCTTCCGGTTTCTTGGATTCAGCCGAAGAAGAAGACTTCGAAGAAGAAGATACTTCCGGTTTCTTGGATTCGGAGGTAGTCGGTAATGAAATTCTTTCTTTCAATGCTGCTTGATTCAAGCGACAATAAATATGATCATGATTGTCATAATCATTAGTCCAAAGCCATTGGGATTCACTTGATAAGTCTTTTAATGAACCGCCATTTACACCGTACCATACAGTATTTTTATCACCATTTTTGCCATAAGATCTTGGAGATTGCCAATTACTATCGTCGAAATTATTAGCATTCCAATTAGAAGGAGGATTTGAAATGGGATATTCTTTACACACCCAATCGGATGGTTTTGAATTAACATTATTAAACGTACCAATAAATGCGGCAGGACCTCCGGCGTCATGACCTTCAATTGATATCGTATCGACTCCTAATCGCACTTTGGGTGTAAACGAATATACTTTTTGCCAATTATCACCAGTTCCAACAAAGTTTCCGTTTACATAAAGACGAAAACTATTATCGCAAGTAAGTTTAATTGGATAATCAATCAAATCGCCCTTGACGGGTGTAGGAGCCGGAGTAGCCTTGGGTGTAGGAGCAGGAGTAGCCTTGGGAGTAGGAGCCGGGGTTGCTACAGATTTGGGTGCTGATGTATCTACTTTTGGTGCCGGTGTTGCTACAGATTTGGGTGCTGATGTATCTACTTTTGGTGCCGGAGGAGCGGGTAAGCAGTCATTCTGAAAAAAACAATTGCTTCCGGTAGGAAACCATGATACTTGCCATTTAGATAATGGTGATGTAGGACCATCATATCCAGACATTTCCCAATTACGAGCGCCATAATTAACATTCATCACATTACCCAATGGGTTCATAAAATCCTTTCCATCTTTTTTTCCATCGGCATTCCCACAAATACCAGACACTTTCCCGAAGTAATTATTAGGTACGTTTATTTCAGCAACACCACAATACCCTCCAGATACCATAATACCAAATCCATTTGGAAAACTAAACTTGATACCAGTTGTTTTGTAGCTATCAGCACGCCATTCAACTTTTTGATTACCATATCTTACATCGACACCTCCAATTTTCATTGTATAATCTGGTTCCAAAGTAGTTTTAATGCCGTTAATAACAATATTTTTATAGTTTTCAACATCTACTTCAAATGTGAGGGTATCTTTGTATCGAACAGCTAAACCTGTAATGCAACAAGGCACACCTGGTTTATCTTGACCGTTTTTCCTTACTTTCTCTTGGATTTCTATTCCTTCTGCACGGACAAGAGTCATGATGCCTTTTTCTTGCAAATGAAAATAATCACCGTCATAATTTGTAAAATGCGGATCACCAGATGCAACGCAAAATTTCTTAGAGGCGGAGACTTTACTCTTGCTTCTGAATTCTTCTTCTGCCAAAGCTCCTTGAACCGCAAGCGCTTTATTTCCAGTGACCTTAATATCTTCCAAGCATCCTTGATAAATATCAGGTCGATTGTTAAATTCAGCGCAATCAATCGTTGCCTGTTTTCCTTTGTCGGTGTTTAACCAATTTGAAAATTCGGTTTCAATTTTCTTTACCAATGCGTTATTCGTAGTCTGTGCTCTTGAACTTATAACATTTGTTGCTGGAGCAGCCTTAGGAGTTGGAGCTGGAGCTGGCTTAGGAGTCGGAGCAGGAGCAGCCTTAGGAGTCGGAGCAGGAGCAGCCTTAGGAGTTGGAGCTGGAGCTGGCTTAGGAGTAGGAGCAGGAGCTGGCTTAGGAGTCGGAGCTGGAGCAGCCTTAGGAGTCGGAGCTGGAGCAGCCTTAGGAGTCGGAGCTGGAGCTACTTTTAGAAGTTGTCTTCCCAATGATACGGTACTATTTGGATAAATTTCGGATGGAGAAGATCCCACCCAAACATTTTCATCCAACTCATTCGGCAAATCAATGGCACCGCATGCCATGAAAAACAGTAAAAAAGATGCGAAAAAAACTGGTTTTACCCTAACCATACTGACCAATCTATAGATAAATTCCGTTGATTTGTTTTTAAATACTTAAACATTTACATAAAAATAAACCGTATTTCAACTAATATATGAATGGAATCAGTTGTATAAATCAAAGGATCTACATCAATGATGATAAATTTAATGAAATTGATTTTTTATGTAAATTCATTGTGTTTCCACTATTTATGTTTGCTGGTTTTTTTTCATTTGCATTAAACCAAAATAAAAATAAATCCAAACAAAAGTATCTGTAGTAAGTTTGAAATTATTTGCAATACGTGCTGCTTGCATAAACATAAATAAAATAGAATGGACCAATCAACATGGATAATAACAATCCAATAACTTTTTGACCCGTAGTTCCGGATTTTGAAAAACAAAAAAGGGAATAAATAAAAGCAATAAGACCCATTAAAACCCAAGCACCCGCTAAACCTAAAACAAGAAAGCCGCTCTTGTTTGATTTTTGTGGTGCACTTTCTTTTGCCGGTTTTTGAGGCGTCGGCGCCGTTGGAGCCATTTCAGTAGTAGCTGCTGGTTTTTGTTGTTCCATTATATTAATCAGTAATATTTTTTTATGGGGTATCTCCCATTTTTCTGATTACAATATTAGATTCTTTTGCCAATTGGGCAACCAATGCGTCGTTCCGATAATCTTCATAATAAATTATCTCACGAATACCGCATCCGGCAATGCTGCGAAAACAATTTATACATGGATAATGCGAGACATAAATTTTGGCATCTTCAAGACTTGCTCCCCGCCGAGCACAATCAACAATAGCGTTTACTTCACTGTGAATAATGGATTGCTCATGATTGTCCCGAACACGACTGGTGTGGGGTGCTCCGGAAATAAATCCATTATACCCCATGCTAACTAATCGATTATTTTTTACAATGACTGAACCTACATGTAATCTTTCACACGGACTTCGCATGCTTGCTAAAAATGCAATGGACATGAAATATTCATCCCATTCCAAACGGGATTTATTTTTACTCACTAATTCAATAACGCTTTTTAACATCGAATATGATTAATATTAACAATTTGTCTTTATATTTTATTTTAGAAGAAGAAGCATTTCAAATTTTTCATATGTTAAAAAATAATTAAAAATGATAAATAAAAAATATTTTAAATATATATTTAGTTATAAAAATATGACCAAAAAAAGAATTATTATTATTGGAGGAGGTATTGCAGGATTGTCAGCTGCGCATTTTTTATGCGATTATCCGGAATTTGAAGTGATTCTGTATGAAAGCCAATCCGATGTTGGTGGACAAGCAAGGTCAATGTTTGGAAAATATTGTTATATCGAATACTCATGGCGAATATTTGGCAGTGTTTATCATAACATCAATAAAATAATAGATCAAATCGGCGCCAATGATAATTTTGCGTTTTTAGAAAACCCGTGCATTGTGAATTCATCAAGCGTGTATTATGGAGGATTATCATATTCAAATCTGGCAAAAATTATTATTAAAAATGCAAATTTTTCATTGCTTAATAAAATAGCCGATATTGCAACAATCTCTAAAGAAAGAGCCATTAACGAATATGACAATGTTAACGCCTATGAATATTTTAATAAGGATCCAATCATTCAATCCATAATGGGTCCCTTTTTAGGAATGGATGCAAACAAGCTAAGTTTATCCGGATATTATAAAAACGTTATTTCTACATGTGATACAACCAAATATAAATTCACTCCGATCAATACGCGCATAAGCAAACACCCCACGCAGGAAAGTCTATTTGTTCCCTGGATACGGTACTTAAAATCCAAAGGGGTCAAAATCTACACCAATACTCAAATAACGGATATACACATAATGAATAATAATATTCAATCCATATCCCTACAGAAAAATAAAATCGTTGTCGCAGATGAATATATTTTTACATGCTCTTTAAAATCAATTAATAAAATTATCAGCACACACTCATTTTTTAGAGCAAAACCAATACAATATGCTTTAACACAATTAGAAAAGGGACTGCAACTGTATTATACAATCAATTTATATTTTTCCATACCATTAGAAAATGTACTTGATTTAAAATGTGATGAATTTGTAATTACGGATACGCCCTGGAAACTGATTGTGCAACGCAAGCATTTATGGAATTCCGATTATCTCAATCGATGTCATAAAAATAATACCCCCATTAAAGATGTTTTTAACATTGGTTTTTTAGATTATAATAAGGGCGTCATTTACAACAAAATATTAAGCGAATGTTCTAAAGAAGAAGCGATTCAAGAAGGCATATTCCAATTTAAAAACAGTCAGTTTGTTAAAAATATTTTTCGTCAATACAATACCACATTTGACGACACGTTTGTGGGATACGAAGACTGGTACGAGTTTCGCAATAATGATAAAAAACAATTGATATCGGATAATCCCAAATTTTCAACCAATACGGGTTTGTTGCAGTATATGCCCAAAACCGCGCAACCAGATGATTTACCAAGAAATATGTTTTTGGGTGGTTATTACGTGCAAAGCACTATGGGTGGAGTTAGTATGGAAGCATCATGCGAAACGGGTCTTTGTGCCGGTTTAGCGGTGGCTCAGAAATGCAATACCCGTATTATTGATTATCCTATTTACCACCAAAACGAGTATATCACCTCAATGACGAAGGGCTTGTGCTACATTGATAAATTGTTGTATCAACATAATCTACCAAAAATATCAGAATTTATCCCATCAACCGTTTTAATTTTACTATATTTTACATCGATCACGATTCTATTGGTGCTCATAATAAAAATGGCATATAATTTAATGTAAATTAACGCAAATACGTAGAGACATAAAACCTAACCTCAACGTACGGTTTGTAAAATAAGACTGTACGTTTTGATTTAAAGAATAAACAAGCATAAGTACTAACAAACTCCGCCCCAAATAAACGCGAACCAACATGGAAAAGAAACTGCTTGTTGACGAATATTTGGAATATCATAGACAACTAGTAGATAAAAAAATAGGCGATAAAAATGTAGTGCTGCTTCAAAATGGCATGTTTTATGAGCTTTATAACTACCGATGCATGGATGGACCAGACTTGTTCGCGATGGCCGACATGTTGGGCATTCAGCTCGCGCGCAAGAACAAAGAAGTGGAAGAAGTTTCACGTCATAATTATGAAATGGTGGGCTTTCCCATGCACGCGCAACAAAAATTTATTAACATTCTGCTTCAAAACGGATACACGATTGCCATATACAACCAAGATGAAAATGGCAAAAAAAATGTTTCCCGTGTATTGGATCAAATTATAAGCACAAGCACGTGCTTGGATTATAATAATAACTATGATCATAACTATTTGATGTGCATTTACCTTGAACCGCATCGGAATCAGAAGGAGGAATTTTATATTTGTGCGTTCTCGCTGATTGATCTGTCTGTTGGAAATAATTACGTGTATGAAACCAGCAGCCGGAAAGGCGACTTTCAATTCGGCATTGACAAATTGTACCGCGTTATAAAACTGTACAATCCAAAGGAAATACTCATTCACATCAATAAAGAGTTTTTAAACAGCGGGGAATGCTTTTACACCAAGGAGCGTTTAATAACCGACCTGGAATTAGAAATTGATGGCAGACTGGCGCATTTTCGTCAGGAACCCGTTTCTCCGCAATTTTTTAAGCCAAGCTATCAAAACGGGTTTTTGGGCAGTATTTTCCCAAAAACGGGAATGCTGTCGCCCATTGAATACTTGGATCTAGAAAAATATCCCTCCACTGTAGTTTGCTATATGCTGCTTTTAGAATTTGCAAAACAGCATCGCAGCGATATCATTCACAAAATAAGCCGTCCCATTTTTTTAGAAAATAATGATAATCTCATTCTCACTCAAAATTCGATTTATCAGCTAAATATTGTGCCTGATAAGAATGCTACCGGCAAATCCATGAGTTTGCTGTCGCTTCTAAACAATTGCAGCACAGCATTCGGAAAAAGGCAGTTCAAAGAACGGCTGCTTAATCCCGTGTATGATGCACAAACTTTGATTAACAGCTATCAAAAGATTGAAAAGGCAATTCCCATTTATAAAGATTTAGAAGAGCAACTGGGCAAAATTTTAGACATGGAGCGCTTGAGCCGCAGGTTGGCATTAAAAATTCTCTCACCGATTGAATTCAATAACTTCCATATCAGCTCCATTCAAATAATTAGTATTTTAAAATGGCTGCAGACGCATTACCCGAATTGGATTGACGCCGAAACGGAAAAATTAATTAAAGGATACGGCGAATTCATGCAGACGTACTGTGCCAAATTGGATGTTGATAATTTATATCGATACCAAATTAAGGGCATTGAGCGTTCCATTTTTATACCGGGGGTATATCCCGATATTGATAAGATTGAATCGGAAATTGAAACGACGCATCAAGCAATTACCGCATTGGCGCAAGAACTAAGCAGTTTCATTGAACAACCTGCGGGAAAACAACCCGATACGTCCCTTATTACGGTTTGCAGTAATGATAAAGACGGGTTTTATTTAGAGCTCACTCAAAAACGTTGTCAAAGCATGGTGGCCCGTCTCAACAATCGAACAATCACAATCCGTGTTGGCTCAGAAGAATTCAAGGTTGACACCCGTGAACTTACGGTGCACAACAACAACGGCCAAAGCAAAATTGCACGAATCAACGGAAAAATAATTAAACGTTGGAGTGAAAAGATTGAAGAAAACACTAAAAAAATGATGGTTCTCGCGTCTGAAAAATACATCCAAATATTGGATGACCTTGATAATAATTATCATATTATCATTAAAAAGATCATTAGTTTTATTGGGGAAATAGACATCATCAAATCTCATGCAAAAAATGCGGTTATGTATAATTTAGTTCAACCCACTATTCAAGAAAGCGACACTAGTTTTATTGATGTGGTTGCTTTGCGCCATCCCATTGTGGAAGCCGTTCAAACCAAAACCCCATTTATTGCGAATGATATTGTGCTGGGCAAAAACGATGTAAATATGGCGCTGTGTTATGGCTACAACGCTGTTGGTAAAACCACCAAGCAGAAGGCCATTTGTCTGGCAATAATTATGGCGCAGGCGGGTGGATACGTGTCTGCGCAATCGATGACGTTTAGTCCGTATCGGTATATTTTTACACGAATTAGCAATGTGGATAATTTATTAAAAAATCAAAGCAGTTTTATGGTGGAAATGATGGAATTAAAGTATATTTTGAAGCACGCCGATAAAAAGAGTCTGGTGTGCATTGACGAGCTCGTTGCAAGCACCGAACGCTTCAGCGGTATCGCCCTTGTAGCAAGCACCATATTGGAATTGCATAAACGCGACTGCAGCATGTTTATGGCAACGCATCTGCATGAATTATCTAAGATGCACCAAATTACCGCTTTACCTAAATTAAAAATTTATCATTTAGAGGTTCACTATGATGCTAACACCAAGACGCTTATATATGATCGCAAATTGCGGGAAGGTGCGGGAACGGGACTGTACGGGTTGGAAGTAGCGCGATATTTGGAATTGGACACCGCATTTATGACACAAGCCTTTGAAATTCGAAATGAAATCATGGGAGCTGAATCGCACGTGTATACGGCAGTTCAGAGCAATTATAATTCCGACGTGTATCTCGAAAAATGTCAGGATTGTGGTTATAAACCCATGCACGCATGCGACATACCCCTTGAAACGCATCACATTAACTTTCAATGTCATGCGGACGGTGAGGGAAATTTTAAGCAACTGGGATTTCACAAAAATGTGGAGCACAATTTGGTGGTGCTGTGTCGACCGTGCCATCAAAAAGTTCATTCGGGTCAAACCGAAATAAAGGGCTATGTTTCTACTAGCGCCGGGCCCCAGCTGCAAATTGCTGAAAATTTGGCATCTACGACTGCACCACCATCGATAACCCAAACACGGCCGGTTTCAAGAAACAAAATGACAGATGAACAAATGCAAATGATTAAATCATTTATTGAACAAAACCCGAATTTAAAAAAAAAGGAAATTATAAGCCAGATTTCGATTCTACATGGATTAAAACTTAATTATCAACAAATGTCTAAATTATAAGCCCTAAACTACTCCGAATTTAAGGTAGCCAGTGAATTGAATTCATAAATTTTGCTCAATTCATTTTGTAATTTAGTTGTCATTTGATACGATTTTTGGGATACAATATCAAATGGAAAATTAAACTGATGCGTTTGTGGCAAATAACTGCAGCATTCAATATATTCTTGACGGAACATTGTATTAATTATACTGATCGCATCCGGATGCGTGGTTGGGTCTAAATAAAGACCATACAATTGCTGCTTGGTAAAATCCGACATTTTCAATTGGGTCCATCCGGACTGGTCGATTGTTTCCATTTGTTCATTTTTTCGATTCAATAAATCGATAAAATATGCATTTGATTGTAATTTTTTTGAAACGTATTGAAACACCGACCAAGCTATCTGTTTTTTTTTGTCTGGATTTGATTCGGTCATGTATTTATAATAAATTTCATGTTTTGGAAGGCATTGTGGATTAAATAGCACCGGGTGTCCATTTGAAAAATCAATTTCGATATTGGATAGAAAGCATTTTCGACTGTTGCAACCAAAATCACCGCCAAAATAAAGCGAGTACAATATTTTATCAATGGGAGTAATACTTTCCAAAGCGGTTTTAATAAAATCCAAAGAAGTTCCTGAAAAAGATTCCGCAATTAGCACGCTGTTTGTAAATATGACATGTCTTGTTAACATTTGAAATAATTCGAGCGTGGTATTACTTGGTTTGAACGCACCATTTTCAACCGCATATGTTATGATATTGTTTGATTTTAAAACAATAATATCCAAATCATTAAAACGAGAAATATATCCGGGTAAAGATTGAAACTGAGTTTTTGAAAAACATTGATATTTTTCAACCTGAATCAAAATTTCTAGATAAGTTGGGGTTTGCAAACATTCATCAATTAAAATAATGGTTTTCGGATAATGTTCATATTTATCAAGAAATTCCGGATATTGCTGGTTTTCGAATGAAGGGTCATTCATCCACACCCCTTCAGCGCAACCAACCGAAATGAAATAAATTCTTGATGAGGATGATAAATATTGTTGCAATTCATTCATCGTGATTGATGTTTTAAATTATGTAATAAACTAATGAGTAATAAAATGTTTCAATTTTTTTAATTTTTTATGGTAAAAAAAAAATTGAAAATTAATATTTTTAATTTATATTTATAAAAGAATGGTTTCAATTGGTGAAAAAATATACAATGTACTACTAGAACAGGGTCGCAATCCAGTCGATTTTTTGCGACAACTTTCAAAGTCTTTTTCGCAATTTGATGTGGAAGAACATGACATTGATCATAAATTTGGATTGGATCAAATAGAAATAAACAATTCTCCCCCCAGTGATATCGGAGCAATTCAATTTGATTATTCTATTGAATTGAATGACGGACTTGAATGCAGTATGTTCTTTGTTCATAAAAATATTGTATATACAAAATGCGGCATAAGGGTAGGATATTGCAATGATTGGGTGGACGAAGATTTAGAAATTCCGGAACAATACAAAAATACGGAGAATATAGTTCTTCATCCCATGACGAAAAAAAAACTGTATGAATATTTTCTGAGTAGCAGTTCTCAACCATTCCATGATCTTCAAACCGACATGCTGTATCGAGAATTCAAGTATGACTATGGGCTTGACAATTTAATACAAATTTCATCAGCCAGAGTCGCGTCTGTAAACATATAAAAATATACCCGTTTATTAATTTATATTTATAAAAAATGTTCGCTAGTTTGTACATTTTATTGCAGAAAAACGAAAATCGATACATTAAAAACATGACACCTTCATTGGATTATTTTTTTTCGGCGGATGAAACCGAACGAATTTGGAACAATTATTTATTGCAACAACTCGTTTATTAAAAACGAAAAAAATCAAAAATCGTTATCAATTTTGAAATCATTACCTTCTGAACTGCTGTTAATTGAATTACTTATTTTGGCAAGAGAGTAATCACTTACTCTTTTTTCAAAAAAATTGGTTTTCCCCTGAAGACTTAACATCTCCATAAATTCAAATGGATTATCGCAGTTGAATAATTTGTTATATCCGAATTGCACCAGCAACCGGTCTGCAACATATTTTATGTACTGCGCCATAAGTGCGCTGTTCATTCCAATCAATTTACATGGAATACTGTCTATAATGAACTCTTCTTCAATTTGGACCGCTTCCATCATGATTGTGTGGATTTGCGATTCAGATAGTTTATGAATCAGCATTTGATAAATTGCGATGGCGGTTTCTACGTGCATGCCTTCATCGCGGCTGATTAATTCATTTGAAAAGGTGAGACCCGGCATAATTTTTCGTTGTTTTATCCAATAAATAGCGCAGAAACTGCCGCTAAAAAAAATGCCTTCAACACACGCAAAGGCCACAAGACGGGTCGCAAATGAAGCGGTTTCATCATTTATCCATCGCAAGGCCCATTGCGCTTTTTTGGCCACGCAGGGAATTGTTTCTATTGCGTTAAGCAGACGATCCTTTTCATCGGAATTGCGCACCAGTGTGTCAATTAATAGCGAATACGTTTCACTGTGCACCTGTTCCATGAAACCCTGAAAGGCATAAATGGCTTTAATTTCTGGAATTTGCACCTCCTGAATAAACCGTGTATCCAAATTTTCAAAAACAATACCATCGCTTCCAGCAAAAAATGCCAGCACGTTTTTTATAAAATGTTGCTCGTTCGCATTAAGCAATTCCCAATCGGCACGGTCTTTGGACAGCTGAATTTCTTCGGCCGTCCAAAAACAAGCGACCTGTTTTTTATATAGCGACCATAATGCGTTATGCTTTATTGGAAACAATACAAACCGATTCGCAACCGGATTTAAAATAGGTTCTTTATTCATTATATCTGTTTATTTGAAATATTTTTTATATGTTAAATAAACAAAATATGTAAATTATAAAATCAATCCCCCACCAATATTTATTTCAAATGCACGTTTCTACCAAATTGGACCATTTCATTAAAAGAGACAAATCCATCCGGAGAATTCCGCATGGTTCTCAATATGGTTAATAATTCGACAATTGATAATTGATCAATGCGCATTTTATCCCCCTGTAATTTATTAATAGATTAAATATTTCTTATATTTATTTTTTTCCAACCGCCAATAAATATTAAAAAATATAAAAATAAAAAATTGATTTATAAATTCATATACACGCAATAAATAACCACCTACGTATCGAATGGCTCAAAACTTTGTAATCCTGGAATCGAACGAGCATCCCTCTGATTGGAATGATGCGGAATCCATTAAACAGTACAAGTATCCGCTTGATTATTTTCAAAAACACGCAGTAAGAGCCATGAACCGTGATGAAAATGTCATGGCATGCGTTGCGACCGGGTCCGGAAAATCAACCCTGGCCGATTATGCAATTGCACTTAGTTTTTCGAGGAATAAACGCGTCATTTTTACCAGCCCAATTAAAGCGTTATCCAATCAAAAATATAAAGAATTTAAGGACGCGTTTGGTGCGGATCGGGTGGGATTAATGACTGGTGATATTAAATTCAATCCGGATGCGCCATGCTTAATTATGACGGCTGAAATTTTACGAAATTTGCTGTATAAACACAAGAGCAATACAAAACACCTGGGAATAACCAGTGAACTCAGTTTGTTCGATGTTGATACGGTAGTCATGGACGAAGTGCACTACATCAACAACAAGGACCGCGGCTGCGTTTGGGAAGAAACGTTGATTATGTTGCCCACCGAAATAAAGCTGGTGCTTTTGAGTGCGACAATTGATCAACCCGAACGCATTGCGGAATGGGTGGGAAATTTAAAACAGCGCCGAATTCATTTGATTTCGAATACCAAACGAATTATTCCGCTAACGCACTACGTATTTAAAGCGCAATTTTATGAAGATTTAGCTGACGAACGCGGCCGTCAAAATGCGTTGATTCCGATAATGAATAATGAAGGAATTTGGGTGGGACGCGGATACGACGCATGGTCGCGTGATTACAATCGAATGATGGATTTGTCCTTGTCGGAAAGTGATCCGACGGGGGATGCCTTTAAAAAACAGGCGGCTAAAACATATACATCAAAAAACAGATTAAATAATTTGACCGCGTATTTGAAACTGTGTGGTTTATGTCCAGCAATATGTTTTGTATTTTCAAGAAAAAACTGCGAAGCTTACGCCGCATCAGTTGAGGAGCCGCTGGTTTCGGGTCATGAAGCTGCCGAAATTGAGCGAATATTTCACTTCTATACTCACGCATACCGAGAACGGCTGGAAACTCTGCCGCAATATATGACACTATTAAACGTGCTAAAGAAGGGGATTGCTTACCATCACAGTGGATTGGTTCCTGTTTTAAAAGAAATCATTGAAATTATTTTCAGCCGAGGATTTATCCGTTTGCTGTTTGCGACGGAAACATTTTCCGTGGGGTTAAATATGCCAACCAAAACGGTGGTATTTTTAGAACTAACAAAGCCCGACGATGGCAGTGCCAATAATCGTCGTTTGTTGCTTACCGATGAATACCTTCAAATGGCCGGTAGAGCTGGACGTCGTGGAAAAGATGATCGCGGCGTGGTAATTTATTGCCCCATGAATAAGCCGGAACGTGAATCGGATGTGCGAACCATTCTAACAGGAAATAAATGCATCTTTTCAAGCAAAATGACATTTGGATTCGATTTCATATTCAAGAGCATTCATAGCCAAGAATATCATTGGACCGAAATTGTGCGAAACAGCTACTGGTTTTTGGAACTTTTGAAGCATAAATCGCAAATAGCGCAACAACTACGAGACACCGCGAAACGCATTGAAACCATTCAAACTGAAATAACGGAGCAGGGAACGTCGATCGACGATTTGAAGGATCGATACGCTATTGAAACAGCGCAGCACCTGCCCCCCAAAGTGCGACAGCGCGAATTGGACGGATGGAAGAACCGGCACATTGGTAAAAAATGGGACAGTTCTTTCAAAATATGGAAAGATATGAACGAGTTGAAAGCGCAACTTCCGGAACTTCAGATAGCACATGATACGTGTGATGATTTAGAAATGTTTATGGGTGGATACGCTTCGTATTTGGAGCACACCGGATTTCTTCAAAATCTGCCTGAAAATTTTCAAGAAATGGGTCCCGTTCATTTAACACCAAAGGGTGTTCTGGCAACCGAAATAAATGAGGGCAATTCCCTATTGATGCCAGAAATGTATCTATATACCGTACAAAATTTGCCTGATTCCGCGACTGAATTACTGGCTTCGTTAAGCATATTTATGACCGGAGACAGCATTCCGGCGCAGCAAGTGGATTGCATTGATGCTGCCACTGAAGACGCCGCATCTTCATCATCAATTGTTTCATACATCAAACGACGTTCCGAAGAATTGCAAGCGCAGACGGATGCATTCGGAATAAATGTTCCGGAGGAACAATGGGAAATAAATGAGAACTGGTATCCCATCATGATGGATTGGTTCGATGGAAAGAGCGTGAGTTATATTACATCAAAATACGGCATATATGAAGGAAATTTAACACGAGCAATGATGAAACTGGTAAGTTTATTAAATGAATGGCGAAATATGGCAACCTATTTGGGACATGTAGACATGCTGACATATACCATGGACCTGGAGTCGTTTATATTTCGAGACATCATATCACCGGACAGTTTATATATACATATTTAGATTACGTATGATGAGTTTTTGTGTTATCTAAATATATATTACGCCTATATGAGTATTGCGATTGTTCTTTTAGGAGGGACAATTTCTTATGCGGATTCGAATGGTTTTCATAATGGCTTTATTGATGATTTGCTGGAGCAATCTCGCATTATTGATAAATATAATATTTATAGTTTAAATGAAGGAAACAGCGTGGATTTATACAATGACGCAACTAAAATGAATGAAATTGTCAAAAGAATGCGGGATGTTAAAGAAAAAAAACTGCTGGTACTCGTTGGAACGGACCGCATGGTTGAAATAGCAAAAATTATATATAATGCGATTAATAACAAGCAAATTATTTTAACTGGTGCAATGGTTCCATTTGATAATAAGGTTTTGACGGACAGCCTTTTTAATTTTGGATATGCGTTGAGCCGTTTGCAATGTTTAGGGGGGAGTCAAACATGGATTGCAATGAATGGCCGTCTTTTTCATCCATTACACACGAGAAAGAATTTTCATACCCGAACATTTGAAAACACATCTAATAAATAATGGGTGGAGATTGCCCCTCTAAAAATACAGGATTGTTCAACATGCATTGATATCCGTTATTTTCTTTACAAGCAGGTTTTCCATACAACCAATTTGCGAAAGAAGACTGTTCATTTGGAATGGTTGTTATTGGGGTAGTGTAAAACTGTCGCTGACTGTTGGTCTTTCCAAATATATCATTAACGTCCTGGTATAAATTGTATGAAAATTTTTGTTCGATATCTAAATTCAGGTTTTTATTATTTACGAATGATTTTTTACTATATGATTCTCGATTTGGGTTTTCGGTATAATCAAGCATGGACGGATTCATGAATGGGTTATCGTAGGTAGGTTTAACATATTTTTTAAGCACGTCGCGTTTGGATTTGCTGTCAAAGTATTCGCTTGGTTTTTTTAATGCTGGATTATATTGATACACTAAAAATGTTAGAACCAGGCTTGTAATAAAAATATAAATGAAGTTAATGTTTTGTTTAAAAAGGATTAATAAAATACTCAAATAAAAGCAAAATCGAACAATGGAATTCAATTGTTCGACTCGGGTCATCATCGCACTGGGAAAAAATTCCGCAAGGCGTGTTGGTTGTATTAATATTTGGGGATTATTCAGCCAAAAATCATCGTTTATTTTTAATGAAGAAGATAACGATTTATTCATATAATTTATAAAAAGATTTTTTTAATAATGTAGCTACTTCTTTTCAAAAGAACGCATCAAATAATTTAAAAATATTATTATATCAGTTGATGCGTTAAAAATCATGGGTCATCCGTTTTTTTATCTATTTGCGGGAACGCTTGCTGCGTTTGCCGCCTGACCGTCTTCTTTTTTGTTGTTGTTGTTTTCTTCGGGATCTTCTTCGCATTCCACCCATCCAATCGGGCATAGCATTTGCTTCCATAGAACGCAATGGTTCTTCTCTTTCCTCCCTAAGGGATTTTATACCTAAATCAGTTAATTGATTTCCGGGGGTTATTTTTAAAAAAAATGTTTGAAGTAGCTTATTTATTTTTTGTGTTTCTAACTGCGTGTTTTCGGGTGTATTTAGTTTACGGAATAATGCCATATATTTTTGGGCAGCATATTGCAAATCAGGCAATGATTTGTAATTAATCTCCACACTGTGAATCATATTGTAAAGCACATCCTTGCTATGTTTTAACATTTTTTCTAGAGAATCCGGTTCTGAATTACAGCAATACTTATATTTTTCATTGTCCCAGGTTAAGAACACATTTGGTGAATTCGTGCAAGCTTTTGACGGGGTAGGTAAATAATGACCATACGGGATTTGTCTAGGTGGAAAAATCGGCTGTTTGCCTTCTTCGCATTTAATACCCATCGGTTCTGAAAATCGAACTCGGGTTCTACCTTCGGAGATGTGTTGGGGAGGGGCAACCGCTGGAGCGTCATATTGATCAATTGAATAATCATCGCTAAAAAAATCTCTGGACATTTCGCTTTCACGCTGTTGTGATTCGGTGGACTGTTGCAACGAAAGGGCTGCTTCTCTTGCATCCGACTCGTCGTATTCCGGAACAAAGTACGGAGCACCACGCTGAACACTTCTATACATTATATAATTTATAAATATAATATTTTTTTATAAATTATTTAAAAACCACCTACAACGGGATGATTATACGCCACCACGGTTGAAAAATCATCCGGAATACGTGCAGTATTTTGAGCAGCAGGAGCGCTTCCCCACATATTCATGTAGTTGCTGTTGCTTTGGGGGTTCAAAATCGGTGCCACCTGCTGCGTTTGTTTTTTTTCTTCTTCGCTGATGTTTAATCCCCAACGCGCGGCAGCGTAATCCAGGGCGGTGTTATCCCTGTAAACCACATCAGAAACCAGCCCGTTGTTCATGAGCGGTGTAGCGTAATGTTCAAGTGGATGTTGTGCAAGCTGCGGTTGTAAAAAAACATAAATAACCATGATTACAATAAAAATGCATCCTATTGTAAAAATATTTCTGTTTAGCATTATAATAATTCCTAAGAAAAAAAATTAATTTCCGATATTTAATGTGCTTAATAAACGGCCTTGATAATCTTCTTGTCCAGTGTGCCACAAATCAATTGTAATGTCAACAAAAATTTGTCCACCAATCAAACGCCAACGGTGGCAAAACAACCAGTCCTCTGAATAATAGTGGTCATTGACAATCGCGCAGTCAAACAGTGAGTAAGCGTATTTATTTTCTTCCCCTTGAAGGAATCCGCAATCATCCGTGTACTTGCACTGAGGGTGCGCTGCACACATCTTTTCAATGCAACTGCGCTGAATCATCATAAATCCCGTGGCCAGCGTGTAGATTTCCATCAAATTGTTTTCAATACGATTTTGATTCTGCAAATAATTGAAATTGTAATGCAGCAAATTATGATAAATCATTTGCGTATCAGATAAACCAGCATTGTAGGAAATTTTCTTTCTTTCCAAAATGTTTTTGATGCTGTCTTCAGAAAGTCGATCCCAATGATATTTTTTAATGGGATAAATACCACCCACCAATTCTTTGTCAGAAATAATCAATTTAATAACATGGATCGGATCCCAGGTAATATCGCTGTCGATAAACAGAATGTGGGTCATCGCCGGGTCATGCATGGCTTTCGCTACCAAATTGTTGCGACCGCGTGTAATTAAACTTTCATTGCGAATGAACTGAAGAACAACCTGGATGCCCATGCCCTGAAGCACTTCCTTGGTTTCCATAACTTTTAAAATATAGTTCACATGGCAAAGGCCACCATAACAAGGCGTCAAAATATAAACTTTCACCTTGTTTTTCGATAGGTAGTCTCTCACGCGATTATTAAAATAATCTCTAGCCGAATTAGGATCATTTTGGTTCGCTTCAGCTGATGGCGGTGCTTCAGTTTTATTAGCAAGTTTTGATTTTAAATCAGCCAAATAATTCTTGACTTTATCGTCTTCAGTTGGCGTTTGATTTTCAGATGCATCACCGCTGGATGAATTAGCCAGTTTGGATTTCAATCCTTCAAGATAATTTTTAACTTGTTGTTCATCCGTCGATGCTGCACTGGTTGATGCAACTTCTTCAGTTTGTTCGGTAGTCTTTGGTTCGGTTGTTTCGGACATTATAAATATATTCTTGCACTAAATCTTTAAATAGTCACACAATAAAATATTAATTTACGATTATAATCCATGAATTAATATTTTTAGGATAACACCATTTTATCCCAATAAATGAGATAACAGTCTAAAAACCATGATTCCAATAACCACACTTGTTTATTGGGTATTTTATCAAGTAATTGGTAATGCGCACATCGAGAAACAACCCATCCATATTTTTTGATAGGAAATATTTTTATAAAGTAGTTAAGAAAAATATGCAAAATATCCAATACATCTGTCTTTTCAAGCAGTTTAAAACATATTTCGCGCAATTTGGGATAATTTTGAGATGTGTATTTCTGATCCTTAATGAATTGAGTTATTTCGTTCAGTTCTTTGGAAAACAAGTTTCGATTTAAAACAGACGAATCGATGGCAAGCATGTCCAAATAGAGAAGGGCCGTTCCATAATCGCCATTGCTCTTTTCACATATTTTATCGATCATTATTTCAAAGATGGGCTTATTATAAATTTTAAAAAGCATATGTTTTAAATGCTGATTCGTAGGTTGAAGAACTGTTATATAAAAACATCTGTTTATGAGTTTGCTTAATATTTTGTTAATATGATTGCTTATAAGCCAGTATCTAGCAGTTTTATAATTTTTTTCCAGCAGCGTACCAATCACGTTTTGGGTGGTTCTGTCCAAGTTTTCTATGTTAAACAAAATAAAAAGATTAGGCTTCATAGTAATGCTTTTTAAATTCGAATATTCCACTATAAATTCGTATAAATCAATAACATTCCACTCGTTGCAGTCCAGCACATATGTAAATTCATTGTATTGATATGGATTTTCTTTGTAAGCAATTGTTTTTAGCGGATTTTCTTTGTATTTTCGTTGAATGATTTGCTCAAATAAAAAGGTGTAATCGTTATTTAAAGTATTAAAGATTATATTTTGATCATCGTCATTATTAAACAAAATATTATAATATTTATTTAAATGAGGAAACAATTCAAATATATCAAAATGTTTTAATGTTTCAACATACATTTATTTACTTTACTATGATTTAAGTTTTTAAGTTTATTTAAAGTTATGTTTTTATAATTTATACATATAAAGATGGCCGATAAGCGCGCCATTATTATAAATTATATAAACAATATGAATGATTCCGACGTTGAGGAACTGTACAATAACGTGATTGAACCACCGCAACCCAATTCAAAGATGAATTTTATAATTGACACCCTTCAGCCATTAATCAGTTTTTTATATTTTTCATTAAGCAACGAACAAATAGAGACGCTGTTTAAAAAAAAAAGAAGCGTTTTGAAATCTTAGCTAACTAGTCAGTCAGTCAATATGAAACAACGACATGTAATGATCATTACCATCACTGTATCGTTTCCACAACAATCGGAATTGAATGGGGTGTCCTTTTGTGGTTGTGGACATTAATGGCTTTATAACCTGGACTTGTTGAAATCGCACATCCTTATTGGGTACATCTATTTTAATAATCCCCTCGCATATTTTTCTGGTTTTTTTATTATATCGCACGGGTCGATATATGCTAATGGGAACTTGGTACAAATTGGCAATCGCGACCTGTTCCGGTAAACCACCCCAAATAGGGTACTCCTCAAAATCGCGTCGAATGTAATGCTCAAATGGAATTTCATGGGTCATTTCTATCAATTCGCTTATTCTAAGACCCAATTCGGGGTAAATGTCGTTTCGATGACTATTAAGCCACGCCACGGTGCGCGCCTCTAATCCCATTCGAGCACTCTCGCAAAATTGGTTCGATACAAACGGAAAATCTTCTATATTGTTTCTTACCCGAAAGCTTTTGCGCTTGATAAAATCCACTGGATTTTTTATTTGGTCTACGTTTGAACAATGCAGCATGTTATTTAAAATGGCATGATAAAAACATTTATTGTCCCCCTCAACATTAATTATTTTAAAACAATCATTATGAACTGTTTCTTTGATAAATGTTTCGTAATCCATTTGGATATGGATGGATAGGCTATTTATAATTATTTTCATAATATTATCTTTAAATATACTTGCTTTTCCATTTGATGAGGCGCCTTTTGAAACATGAAAATATTAATATAATGATATTGGAACGAAAAATATCATATTCCAATATCATATATGTATGGAAATTGGTGGTGAGGCATTGGCGGCCAGTCTTGAAATAATTAAGTCGCTTTATGAAACAGCCCTTCTATATAAGAATTTGCGACTAATTAACCAACGATTCATGAATAAAATTTGTTTGCTTATAACGCTTAAAGATCACCTCACTCGGGGAAAACGAATTGCCGATAATGACGCGATTGTGAATTACATTCAGGACATTTCGAAAAAACTGCACAAAATGCGGAATAAAATAGAAAATGTTGGGAATAAAGGCTTTCTACAAAAAATATTTTACGTGCGCGGTATCAATCGTTTAGCGGAAGATATAAGCAGGAGTGTTGAAGACGTGAAATTTTTATTGGACATCAAGCGCGAGCTGGATGCAAGCAGTAAAATGGATATTGGAAATATAATCACTGAAACAAAGGCACGCGAATTCTGGGAAAATAATTTTGGAAGTGAAAACCTTTTTATTCAAACAAATTTATTTTTTAGCGCGGTGCGTCTACAAACCAAATTGGTTGCAACCGAAATTGATTTTTTAAAAAAAATAATAAATGACGATAATGACAAATACATCAGCGCTTTTGAATTTCAAGAGTGGCTGGATTTTTTCGGCGATTTCAGCGTGGTAATGCGTCGAACAATTGACAGCTTAATTGATCCCGGAACGCAAGAACCGTTCGGATGGTATCATAAAAACATTGGAAAAAATCTGGTAAAAACCTTACTGCGAGATTACAATTTTATAGTTCGAAAGCACGCTACGCAAAAGGGTATTTTCATAGTCAACTTTTATTGGCGAGAGGTAATGTGCAGCATTTATATTCGCAATCGGGATAATCGGTTCTGGGTAGAACGAAGTCCGGAACAAAATGCACTGGAATATGAATTTTTTTGTCATTTATCAATGGTCGATAACAGCGCAGAAACATTAAAAGAAATTGTTGCCCGAATCGAAACGGTGTTGTATCCCAATAAACAAAACCCAACAGTGGATTGGAATAAGCAGCGCGAAGAACTGATCGATGCCGAACTTTATTCCGCAAGCACCCGGAGCACACCCGCTGCCGCCAATTCCAATTTTTTTCCGTTTGATGTTAGCGACATTCCACTACTGGGAACGATCAAAGACGCCATTCCGTCAACGGATCGGGTCATGAACGCCATCCAATTTTGGAAATAATCCATTTATTTCAACGGTCCATGATGAAATAAAAATTGATATAAAGATAAGAACCCAAAATGATATAAAGAAAAATGGCGGCGGCAGCATTACATTTAAATAAGGGCGAACTGAATCAGTTATTATTAAATTTTAAAAATTCAAAACACGTTGAGGAGGCGGATGACGAACTCATTGAAATCGACATTTATGACGAAACATTTTGCCCGCATTGCGGCAACGAGGATGCACTTGTTATTGAAGAGGGCTGTTTTGAGTGCCGATTTTGCGGTGTCAAGCAGGACATTAAATTAAATATGGAACAAGAATGGCGCTATTATGGTGATAACGACAGTAAGGGGTCTGACCCCAATCGTGTTGGCATGCCCACGAACGCACTGCTTCCTGAAAGCAGTTTGGGCAGCATCATTGGTTCGAAAGGAGGCGATTTTAGTAAGTTGCGACAGTATCACCAGTATAACATTATGCCGTACAAGGAACGCAGCTTGTGGAACACGTTCACGTTTATTCAAAACCGGTGTTTGATGGCCAACATTCCCGGTATAATTATAGAAGATGCCAAGTGCAATTATAAGATGGTGAGCGAGCAAAAAATCAGCCGCGGAAGTAATCGAAAAGGCATCGTGGCAAATTGTGTGTATTTTTCTTGTAAAAAAAATAACGTGCCTCGGTCTATGAAAGAAATCGCGGAAATTTTTGGAATAAATGTCAGTGAAATGACCAAAGGCAAAAAAAAATACGAGGACATTATGTACCAACAATCCAAATTTACAATGACCCACATTAATAGCACCAATCCGTTCGATTATATTGACCGTTTCTGCAGTAATTTGAATATTGACTTGGACATCAAGCACATTTGTCAGTTTGTAGTATTTGAAGCCATGCGGCAGGACATATTTGATGATAACACCCCGCCATCGATTGCCGCTGGTGCAATTTTCCTGGTTGCCAGCGTTCTAAACATGCGAATCAGCAAAGTTAGCGTGCACGTTGCTACAAAAATCAGCGAAGTGACAATCAGCAAATGCTTTAAAAAATTGAATCAATACAAAGAACATCTTTTTCCTATGGGCGCTATTCAAAAATACAACATTGTTTTTGACAAAGCGGAGAATAAAACATACCACAAAAAAAAACAGCAATTGGCGGCTGCGGTCGTGAATAAATTGGAAGAAACCATGGAAGTATAATTTCTTTCAATTATCAACTTTTATATTTTTATTTTTTTGCTCGCAACTAACAACGGACGGTTCAAAGGTGTAGCAACTTTTGTCAAACTGATAAATTTTGCTATCAATTACAGACGGGTTGGGACCCCGTCTGACAATACAATTTCTACCAATGCATGCCCTACTAAAAATAATGGCAAATCCCAGTCCTAATATGACGCTGATTATGATTTGTCCCGTTCGATTTTCCAGAACCGTGTCTAACATATATTATATACGTCAAAAATAAAAAAACTACAATAAAGTCATTTGCGTTGCCAAATTAGAAGTATTTGCGGCAGAATTCTGTCGAAAATTATTTGAATATAATCGCCAAAGCCGATTTTGTTCAATTGTTTTTTCAAAACTGGGTAGAATTAATGCATTTCCAACGCAGGTTATTTGATCCAATCGCGGCTTAATTTCGTTGTTTTCATATTTTATAAAATTATCCATAACTTTGGTAAAAATTTCACGATTTTCCATCAGTGTTTTATTGCTATTTTCGATTTCAATCTTCATTCGATCGATTTCTACCCGGTGGTCTTGTGTAATCATTTTTTGCTGTATATCTTGAACGGTTTTTTGCAATTCATCCATTCGTTCAGCATCGCGTTCTTGCTGGCGCTCAATTTTTAAAATCAATTTCATCAAATTGTTTAACATTAAACTATTTTCCTGAATAACGCTCCATTCTTCATTTTTATGATCCATTGGATAAAAATATTCTATATTATTAACAAGCCATTTTTTATTTTTGATTTTCTACTTAAATATTTTTAATTTCTCAAATAAATAAACTTATTTAAGTTCCATAAAGATTTAAAAGCCGGTATCTATTATCAAAAATAACTGACGGATTGCAGGGAAGTGCCGAAACGGTATTGTTGATGCACAGGGGATCTTCGTTATTGGTAAAAATGTATAGCTCGCGGTAGTATTGTTCCACGGCAGAGTGCAATGGAACAATGGTGAGAATAATCATCTTTTCAGCAGTAATTTCAAACACGTATTTTATGGTTGAATTCTTAATATTTTTTTTTATAAAATCTAAATTCTCAAACAAGGTTTTAATTAAAGCATATATTTTAAATCGCGGAACTTTATTGTAGGTCCATAAATTAACCGAATTTCGGAATGATTTAATAACTCGTTTTATATTATTGCTTCCGTGAAAACTAATATCATATTTTGAAATATAAATATTTTGATAATTAATACTTAAATTACGATAATTTGGATGATTTTCTGGAAACTCAATAATAAAAAAATTATTTTTTTTCGATAACGTAATTAAATTATCGGAGTGTTCCGTACAAAATGAGCAGTAAAAGGCTTTTTGGTTTATTTTTGTTGGGAATTTAGAAAGGTAATAAAAACTATATTTTTTTTGTGGAAACAGTATTTTAATAATATTTAACATGTTTGTTAGGTTTTGTTGGTTGTTATTGTCGCTTACAATAAAAAAATCACGTTTGGAACAGTCTGCAAGCATGTCTTGATACGTAAGAATGTTATTCGCAAAATCGCATATAATGGTTAAATATTCTTGATATAACGGAACAATCAAGCGTAATTGTGAATTTCCATTTAAATATTCAGGTAAAATGTTGTACGCATTATCAATAAATATTTCAAAGTTTTTATTATTTTTATTAAGAGGTATAACCAAATTCAAAGCATTAAAAAAATTAGTTTGTTTATCACTGTTTTCATTTATTTTAAATCGAATCGGATCGATGGCCAAATCAGTAAGTTCGACTGTTTTTTGAAAGAAATATTCCTTTTGATTCGTGTTTGATTTAACAAAACCCATAACAACAAAAGCGATAATTAATATTAGAATTATATAAAAAAATGTGTACATATATCAATATATACCATTCAAGGATTTTTTATGGTCAATTTCCAAATTGATATTAAATTAAAAAATTTTTGGACAATTTGGTATCATAAACAAGATGAATCGAAGTGGGATAAAGACAGTTATATAAAATTAGCAGAAATAAGAACCGTTTCGGATTTTGTCCGCTTTAAAAATAGTTTTATTTATTTACCCCAATTTTTAAACGGTTTCTATTTTTTTATGAAAAATGGAATCAGTCCAATGTGGGAAGATGATCAAAATCGGCATGGCGGTTGCATTAATATTAAAGTTTCAAAAGAATTAGTGGATAAGAGCGTATGGGACCTGTTTACTTACGCAATTATGGATAAATTGGTGATCGATTCAGAGTCGGAAACCATTAATGGGATAAGCATTGTTGCGAAGAAATATAATGCAATCATCAAAATATGGAACAACGATAAAACCCGAAACAGTGTAAAAATTATAAATAATGACCTTATTTTTTTTAAAGACGACGAGATTTATTATCGAAGTCATTTAGATAATGAACATTTTGGTAAAGCACAAAATTAAAAACGTTTGATTAATTAAAAATTTTTACTGAAAATAAATATTCCAGTAAAAATATGCTTAAAGTTTATGAAAAAAATTGATTCGAAAATGATTTAAAAATATAACAATTAAATATATATAACTATGTCCTATTATAAAGAACTTGACTATGGAACATCTGATATTGGAACAGTTGTTGGCGTACAATTTTCGGTGCTTAGTCCCGAGGAAATAGAACGGCGCAGTGTAGCTGAAATAATAACACAGGAAACATATGACGGTGATATGCCCAAAGTTGGCGGTCTATTTGATCGTCGTATGGGTGTTTTGGACCCGGGTATGCTCTGTCTCAGTTGTGGACAGAAGAGTAATTTATGTCCGGGGCATTTAGGTCATATTCGATTGGCAACCCCGGTATTTCATGTTCAATTTATGAACATTATTATGAAAACCATTCAAATGGTTTGCTATCGATGCGCCAAGCCTTTGGTTAATTTAGAGGACAGCCATGTCAAGCGTAATTTATTGAAACGCGGTCCCAAACAGCGATTCATTTATCTGTATTGGTTAAGTTCCAAGGTGAAGCGTTGCGGTGAAAAATACACCTGTGGTGGAGACAAAGAGCCCTGTGGATGTGGTGCAATTCAGCCCTCCACTATTAAGCGTGATACCAACGGTATTGGGCGTGTTATTCTGGAATTCAAAAAAAACACAGAAAAACAGCGTCTTATTTGGACTGCCGATCAAGTGTATCGCATTTTCAAACAAATTAGCACGGACGAGGCGGAATTAATGGGGTTTAATAAAATGTGGTGCTGTCCCGACTGGTTGATTTGCACCGTGCTACCGGTTCCTCCCCCCAGTGTTAGACCCAGTGTTCGCAACGATTCCAACACCCGAATGGAGGATGATCTCACACACAAATTGTGCGACATTGTGAAAACGAATCGTGCATTAAAACAAAAAATAGAAGCCAATGCGCCCAAAAATATAATCGATGAATGGTCGCAGTTGCTCCAATATCATGTGAATACTCTTATTGATAATAATTTACCAGGTGTTCCTCAGGCAGTGCAGCGTTCTGGAAGGCCGCTTAAATCCATCAAAGACCGGCTGAAATCAAAGGAAGGCCGTGTTCGTGGAAATTTAATGGGAAAACGTGTGGATTTTTCTGCGCGCAGTGTTATTTCTCCTGATCCAAATTTGGAAATTGATGAATTGGGCGTTCCCATTAAAATTGCAAAAAATCTGACCTTTCCGGAAATTGTCACAAAGTATAATAAAAAATGGCTTTCGGAGATGATTGTTAACGGCCCAGACGAATATCCCGGTGCCAAGAGTTATAAACGCATTAGCGACAAACAAGTTATTAGTTTGAAACATATTGTTAGAACCAGCATTACTTTGGTCGAAGGCGACATCGTGAATCGGCACCTGGTGAATGGCGACATTATTTTGTTCAATCGTCAACCCTCGCTTCACAGGATGTCCATGATGGCGCATCGCGTTAGGGTTATGCCTTATAATACGTTTCGTATGAATCCCAACACAACTACTCCCTACAACGCCGATTTTGATGGTGATGAAATGAACATGCACGTCCCTCAATCGGAACAAACCCGTATTGAGCTGGAAGCGCTGGCCAGTGTTCCCACCCAAATTATCACACCGGCTGAAAATAGGCCCATTATTTCAATTGTTCAGGACACCCTTGTGGGTGCTTACCGCTTTACTATGTACGACAATTATTTAACGCGGTCGCAAGTTATGGATTTGCTGGCATGGAACAAGCGGTTCAATGGTGTGCTACCCGAACCCGACGTTAAGGCGGGAACGGTTGAAGCCGATTTGCCAGCTGGATTCCCGGTCTACAAGTACAATACCAGCCAGGATTTATGGAGCGGACGAACCATTCTGTCCACGGTTTTACCGGAAATTAATCTTGTGAAATCGAACAATGCGTACAATGATTTAAATGAATCGCATATACAAAAGAAACAAAATTTAGTGAAAATTGTTCAGGGGCATATTGAAAGCGGCGTGTTTGACAAGAGTTTGCTTGGAGCGAACGAACAAGGTGTAATTCACGTTATTTTCAATGAGTATGGCCCTAAGGCTGCAAAGGAGTTTATAGACAACGTTATGGCTCTAATCACGAACTGGATGTTGATCAGCGGGTTTAGCGTTGGTATCAGTGATTTGATAATTAACGAGGACGCGCAAAAAAAAATTACAGGAATTATTGCCGATAAGAAAAACAAGGTTGCATCTATTGTTCAGAGCATTCACGATGGAACCTTTCAAAACGATACCGGTAAATCAAATGCAACCGAGTTTGAAATTAAGGTCAACGGCGCATTGAACGAAGCCATTCAAGCCACTGGTATTGAAGTAGCCAAGCTCCAGCTGAAGACCAACCGCATGGTGAACATGGTGGAATCGGGATCGAAAGGAACCAAAGTAAATATTGCACAAATTACTGCTTGCGTTGGACAGCAGAATGTTGATGGCAAACGCTGCCCATACGGTTTCAGCAACAGAACGTTGCCCCATTTTAATAAGTTTGACGATGGACCTCTGGCACGCGGCTTTGTTGAAAACAGTTTTTTGCAAGGACTTAATCCACAAGAATTCTTCTTCCATTCAATGGGTGGTCGTGAAGGTATTATCGATACTGCCATCAAAACTTCCGAGTCAGGCTATATTCAGCGTCGAATGATCAAGGCCATGGAAGATTTAAAGGTTTGTCAGGATCAAACCATTCGGGGAGATACTGGCAATATTGTGCAATTCCTTTATGGCGAGGACGGCTTCAATCCAGAAAAGGTTGAAAAACAAAGAATTCCCAGTATCAGCATGAATATTCAGGACCTGCAGACGTATTATTTGATTTCCCCTAACGAGAACTGGATTAAGTATTTGAATCCGACCGAAATCAAAAAATTCAATTCGTACAATGCAGACACGCGCAAGGCATTTTATAGTCGAATGTTGTCTCACTATCAAAAAATCTTGGCTGACCGAAGATACATGATTGAAAAGGTATTCAAATTCATTAAGAAAGACGACATATTTCATCCAGTTAATATTCGCCGAATTTTAGAAAATGCCGAAGCCAAATTTAAACAATCGAAAGATTATTTGTGTGATTTTGATCCTACATATGCCCTGGATAAGATTGATTATTTGATCAGTCGCCTTGTTGTAAAAGAAACCAATCCAGCAAATACAAATTATCATATCTTAATTACATCCATTTTATCGCCAAAATATTTAATGATGAAATTCAAACTAACCCGCAGCGCGCTTGATTATGTTGTCGAACAAATTGAATACCGCTACATGGAGGCATTCGCAACTCCTGGACAATTGGTAGGGGTAATTGCGGCACAGTCCATTGGTCAACCCACCACACAAATGACTCTGAACACGTTTCATTTTGCGGGTATCAGTGCTAAATCGGCCGTGACAAGAGGTCTGCCTCGTTTGAAAGAAATCATTTCCGTGAGCAAAAATATTAAAAGTCCTCAAATGACGGTTTATTTGGAAGACAGCTTCAGTTTTGAGAAGGAACGCGCCAAATCGGTTCTAAACACCATTGAAATTACAACCATTAAAGACATTTGCCAAAGCAGTCGCATTTACTTTGATCCTAAAACCACCGCACATTCTACCATGATTGATGAAGACAGAGAACTTCTTGAAATTTATGAGTATTTTCAAGATATCGAAAGCGCGTATACGGGCGGAGAACGGGAACCCTGGATTTTGCGTCTTGAATTTGACAAATCCAAGATGTTTGATAAAGATATTCGAATGTCGGACATTTATTTTGCTATTCAAAGTAAATTCGCGAATGACTCAAACGATATCAATTTCGTTTACAGCGATGATAATTCCAATAAGTTGGTATTCCGCTTTCATTTGAAGATGGATTTAACGGAAGAAAAAAGCGAAGACATGATTATAACAATTAAGAACCTTGAAAAAACCGTGCTCAATGATATTGTTGTAAAAGGCGTGCGCGGAATTAATAGCGCCTCCATGGAAAAAACGGACAATATTTTATATAAATTGGGTGATAAATCGGAGGATTACGCGACCAAGTCCACTTGGATTTTATACACGGACGGCAGCAATTTATTAGACATGTTCAGCCACCCGCATGTGGATGCCAGTCGCACCTATACCAATAACATTTATGAAATTTATGAAACGCTGGGCATTGAAGCCGCGCGCGAGGTAATTCTTAGTGAGATTACCGATTTAATTGGATCCGATGGAACTTACATCAATTTTCGACACACCGCTCTTCTGGCAGATACGATGGTAAATCGTGGAACAATCATGTCCATTGATCGACACGGAATCAACAAATCCGATCGTGGACCCTTGCCCAAATCGTCATTCGAGGAGACCACGGACATGCTCGCTCAAGCCGCTATTTTCAGTGAGCTGGATAAGATGACGGGTGTATCAAGTAATATTATGTTTGGTCAGGAAGTTCCCAGTGGAACCGGGTTTGTGGACGTGCTATTTGATGAGAAAAAATACTTGTCTTCATTGGCAACCATTTCCGAAGATAACGAATTTATCGAGACCAATTACCAGGATGATTATAACAAAGCACTTAAACTAGATATGTATTGTGCTGAAAACAATTTTACATTCAACACATCGATTTAATTTTTATTTAATTTATTGTTTTTTATAAATGAATATAGAAAATAATTAATTAATACAGGTATATATTTATGCCTTATGAATTCTGAACTTGAAAAAATTAAGAGCAAAATTGAAAAACTTGATAAAAATGAAAGCATTGAAATATTTAAAATTTTATTGAAAAATCAAATAATTTATTCTCAAAATAACAATGGTATTTTTATTGATTTAAACGGTTTGAACGAAAATTGTATTGTTGAAATAAAGGCATTTATTGAATTTATTGAAGAAAATAAAAAACACATTCAAGAAATTGAAAGCAAAATGAAACAAAATAAAATATCCCTGGACAATAAAAATTTCGATAGAAACTCTAAATTTGAGGTTATGATTTGCAATGATTATTCACCGTTCATAACCGATTTGGATGATAATTTTATTGAGGACGAAGAGATTATTTCCCTTGAAAAAATTTCAGAAGACGTTCGTTGCGGCGGTGGCGACGAAGATTTGAATGAAATTATTGATGAAGATGACGAAATCGAAGAGCCTGAAATAGATGAAGACAATACCTCTTCCAATTTAATTGGAAAAAAGAAAAAAACACTGGGTTTGGCGTATCGCATTATGAAGAAATGCAAAAATATAAACGCCATCAATGGCGACATTGACGAATTTGAAAAAGAGTTTAATGAAGAGCAGCAGCTTAAAGAACTACCCCTTGAAAGCGAGTATTTTTAAGCGCCGTGTTTTTTGAAAAATTGATTTTTTCTTTATTTAAAAACAATTTATGATTCTAAATAAATTAAAATGTCGAGGCAACATACAGTCGTACTCTTTTGTGGTTCTGCGGGATCAGGTAAAGACACTTGTTATCATATTTTAAAACAACACATAGATAACCAACGGTTTGATGTTTCAAATTACACATTTGGAAAACCATTAAAAGAAATCGTCGTTGACTTATGCAAATTGTTTTTAAACGAAAAATATTCCGTTGAAGCCATGGATAATCTGGAATACAAAGAAATTGAAAGACCCGAACATGTAATTTTTTCAGAAAATGAATCACACCCATTAATTATAAGAACACTGCTCCAGAAAATTGGAACGGACATTCTAAGAAAACAGTTGGGACAGGATATATTTGCCAAAACAATTATAAGCAAGATCGACCAGGCTTTAAAATCTTCAACCGATTTAAATCGGGAACATATTTCGTTTATAACCGATTTGCGCTTTCCAAACGAACAGAAATGTATTAAGACGTTTTGTAATGAAAACGGACATAAGTGTATAACCATTTATATTTGTCGCAACAACAATCCATTGGCAAGCCATTCGCATAGCAGTGAAAGTTATTATGATCAATTAGAAAAAGATATTGTTATTCAAAATAATGGAACAATTGATGAATTAAAAGATGAAATTTGTAAATTAAAGTTATGAATTTTTAAATATTCTTACTATACTATATACAAAAATATGGTTTCTAGAAGATTTAGAGGCGGTCTAGGCCCGCGTTCAAATTGCCCGTCTTTAAAATCCAGTGATGACTGTCAGGGTGATAGTGGCTGCAGGTGGGACAATAAAAGTCTCAAATGCCGTAAGCGATCGGTTAGGAAAGCCACCGCTGCTGCTGGGGTTAGGGTAGGTTGTCCAGGATTAGATGCTGCTACCTGCGCTTCAAACGTCGATTGCGCTTGGAACGAGAAAACCAGTAAGTGCCGCAAGCGCTCCGTTAGAAAAAAGGTAGCAGCCGCCGCACCAAAGATGAGTGTTCGTTGTCCTGGATTAGATGCTGCTTCCTGCGCTTCAAACGCTGATTGCGCTTGGAACGAGAAAACCAGTAAGTGCCGCAAGCGCTCCGTTAGAAAGGTAGCTGCCGCACCAAAGGTTCGCGTGGGTTGTCCAGGATTAGATGCTGCTTCCTGCGCTGCTAGTGCCGATTGCGCTTGGAATGACAAAACGGGTAAATGCCGTAAGAGTCGTTCCACAAAGAAGGCAGCAGCCGTTGTTGCAGCTAACGTAAGTCCGGTTGCGGCGGCGGTTGTTTCCCAAAGTCCTTCTTCTCCCGTTTCACCAAAAACGATACCAAAAGATAAGAAATGCCGTAATTTGGATTTAACAAATGGAAGTTTCGTTGGTTTGGATTTATCGCATGCTGTATTTGTGGAATGCGATTTAAGGGGTGCCAATTTTAGGGGTGCTAATCTCACTAATGCACGACTGGCCATGTCGCAACTTGATGGTGCTGATTTTACGGGTGCTCGATTTCTACACACGGCGATTGTTGGATGCGAATGTGGTAGTAGTCATGACAACGGAACCAAACCCGTCCCCACTATTTTCGCGGGGGTGAGTATGCGAAGTGTCGAATTTGATAGAACACAATTCAATTATGCTGATTTTAGGGGTGCTTCATTTAATAATTGCCTTTTTAGGGATGTTTCTGCAAAGAACGCTAATTTTACTCGTTGTCAATTTACCAATAATCAAATAAATGAATGTACATTTCGTTTATGTAATTTTGAGGAGGTGATATTTGATCCAAGCACCGAATTAGGCAATGATGATTTTAGACCGAAATGTGTCGAAAATGGCAATGGTTGTTATAATTACTTTAATGGCTGTAATTTTAAAGGGGCACAATTTCCGATTAATACGCAAAACTGTAATTTTTCCGATACCTATTTGATTGGTTCAAATATCAGCGACCCTCAAATAAACATTGAAGGAAGTTATTTTGATGAGTTAGTTGATGCGGATGATTTAGCTGACTTAAAAAGACGCGCGTTAGGCCCTGAAGAAGAAGACGAAGAATGGAATGAAGTTGCCCGCGAAGTTTTAGTTAAACAAAAAACTCCCTCTCCTGTAAAAAAAGTATCAAAGAAGCAATCTCCGGTTAAAGTTGCTGCGCCCGTTGCCGCCGCAGCCGCGACCGGATGTGTTAAGCAAACTCAAAAGAAATATTTAGAAAGACCCAGTCCACCCTATTCTGCTGCGGATTGTTGCGGAATGACTATGCAGGGTAATGATGGAAAATTATATACCTCCGTTGCCAATGCCAAAGGTGTTTGTGCCTGGAAATTGGCAAAAAATTAATTCGATTTTATAAAATTATGTAAACTTTATAAAATAGGATTTTGTATTTTTTCTATTTGGGAATATATAATTTAATATATAATTATATGTCAAAACATGAAAATGAAATTTGTGAAAAAAAACACATCCATTTTATTTTACCAGGTGGTGGCGTAAATGGCGCCTTTCAAGCTGGTTTTATCTACCGATTAATGACCGACTGCAGCAAATATATTGAAATTGATCGCATTGATGGAATCAGTGTAGGAGCTCTAAATGGATTAGGTTTATTGTTCGAAGATCCTGAACTATTGAAGAACATTTGGTTTTCGATTGAAGAACGTGGTGATATTTTTGATAGCCACAGTTCGAATTATGACCTGTGGACAAAGGGGAGTCTGTATGACAGCAATGGATTGCGTAAAATAATAGATATTTATAAGGATTTTGTAAAAAATGACGAATTAAGCAAATACAATTGTGTGGTGCATAATTCTGATAAAAATTGTCATGAATATATTGATGGAACGAATCCAAACATTTGGGATTTTGTAATTGCTAGCGCAAGCCCACCCGTCATTAGTCCCTATTCCAAAATTGGGGATTGTTATTATAGCGATGGCGGTCTCGATCAAGTGTATCCAATCGATTATTTAAGCGGCGACCCGCCGCAGAATCAAATGCGTTTAGTCCTTGGATATTACGAAAAAAATGATTATTATATGTTTAATTTGTACCGAAAAATGAAAACAACTATAAATGAAAATGTTATCAAAACGGATGAGCTCCTGAAAAATGGTGATATTATAACAATTGCCAATCCATGCAGTTTTAATATTATTGATTTTAGAAGAGAAGTCATCGATGAAGGATTCATAAAGGGAGAAGAAGAAGCTATCGCATTTTATATGAATTATATCCTAGTATAAATTAGTATTTATCTATTTATCTAACCAAAATTAAAATTACATTCTTAATATAAACAAAAAAATGATTATATAAAGTATATAATTTGTTATGGGAAAAAATAAAAAGAAAAGTTTGTCGAAAGTTAGTCGACCCATATCGGAAGGGGTGGATGAACCAAACTCAGTCCCGGATGTTGAAATGGATCAAACTACAACCAACACCACCGACGATTCTGTACAAACGGAATCCGATACAAAACCAATCGCACTTGAAGAAGAAGCTCCAATTTTACAAACACCAACCCCAACCCCGGATGCGGAAACGTCTAAAACCACCGATGATTCCCCGCCAAAAACCGAAATTGTAGAAACGTCGGATGTTGTTTCTGAAAAACAAACACCCGAATCCAATTCAGAAAAGGTGGTTGAATTAAAAGAAATTCAGCTTGAAAAAAATGAGGAATCAAAACCAACAAAATCCACCAATTGCAGCAAGGGTTGGTGCACAATTTTATAATAGATTGGTTGATATTTTTGTTTTAACATTATTAAATATTGACGAAAGAAATTTATATTTTTTCTATAATACCGAAACATTAAAAAAAAACAACCTACAAAAAACGCGAATTTCGGATTCAAAACAAATAATCTTTTCCCAATCGTTTTTTTCTGAGGTGGTTTATGTGTAATTTCAAAAAGTCCGTTTTGAATAAGTGCTTCAAAAATAATCTCATTAATTGTAGACATTAACTAACTAACTTCACATACTTATTTGATATTTTTTTCTTTAAATATTGACGATTATTTATTGCTTTAAAAAAATTTGATTTCGTATTATTTTTTTATAGCAATTAGAGATACATCAAGAGAATCGAAATGGCCCAGGCACAGAATTTTACACCCGAATCCAAAAATAACTGGGGCGACGAAAAGATTGAACACAACCATCCATCGTTTGACCAACACCAACAACCAAAGCAGCAGGATGAAAAACCCCAACCCCAACCCCCCCGCATTGAAGACCATTTTCTGGATCAGGCAAAAACATTTTACTACAGGTACAAAAACGTCATCACTGGTGTGAACAATCGCCGAGACCTTCAGCAGCTTTTTGAAGACACCTTTCACAGCTGGGCTCCACGCGACCAGCAACACCCCAATTTCAGCAAGGTCTTGTATGCACTTGCGAATGGAATGAAAAAGGTTCGAGTGATTGATGGTGGAAGATCCCTTTTGTGGAGAAACGAGCGTCCCGAACAACAACATCATGAGCATGAACGCGACAGAGATTTTGACGACGATCGACGCCGCCATCATTTTGATGTGGATCATCATCACCGCCGCCCCGATCACCGCCATGAGCAGCGTCATGATTACCGCGATGAGCGTCCTGATCACCGCCGCAATGAACGCCATGATGACCGTCGCCAAGACCGCCATGATGACCGCCGCCAAGAACGCCATGATGACCGTCATGAGCGAAGACATGAGGAAACAAATCTTGCTGAGATTGTAAGTAATCAGCAAAAAATGATTGATGCGTTGATGTCCAAGGTTATGTGAAGAGGCGAGGCAGATGATCGACAAAAAAGGTAAGTCGAACTGTGTTATATTCTAATATTATTTACAGGTTTTTTTTTATAAAAATTTTTTAAAACCGCCTTTTTTTGATTTTTTCTCTTTATTATTTTGTTTTTTTTTGGATTTTTTACCAGTATTTTTTACTTCATTTACTACCTCTTTTTTTTCGGAATCATCGGATGCTTCTTTATTTTCAGCTTTTGTTTCGTTTTCCTGTGATAATCCTTCATCACTTTGAGATGCGTCAGGTTCATCAAAAAGGGTTGATTCATAATCATTGGGTGATTCATCATCTTTTTTTTCATTTTCTTTCGAGTCGTTTTCCTGTGATAATCCTTCATCACTTTGAGATGCGTCAGGTTCATCAAAAAGGGTTGATTCATAATCATTGGGTGATTCATCGTCTTTTGTTTTGTTTTCAGGCGATTCGTTTTCCTGTGATAATCCGTCATCACTTTGAGATGCATTTTCAGATTCGGGTTCATCAAAAAGGGTTGATTCAAAATCATTTACACGGTCGTCGCTTTCTTCATTTTTTTCAGATGATTTTACATTTTCGTTTTCATCACTTTGAGAAGCATTTGAGGCGTCTTCTTCATTTTCAGATTCGGGTTCATCAAAAAGGGTTGATTCAAAATCATTGGGTTCATCATCTTTTGTTTTGTTTTCAGGCGATTCGTTTTCCTGTGATAATCCGTCATCACTTTGAGATGCATTTTCAGATTCGGGTTCATCAAAAAGGGTTGATTCAAAATCATTTACATGGTCGTCGCTTTCTTCATTTTTTTCAGGTGTTTCGTCATTGTTTTGAGATGCGTTTTCTTCATTTTCAGATTCGGGTTCATCAAACAGGTTTGATTCGTAATCATTCTCCGATTTTGCATCTTCATCATCATTTGATCCGTGGGTGGATTCGTCTTCATCCTCGGCAACTTCTTCTTCTTCTTCATCGCTTGTATCCTTCTTAGATTTATAGTTATCTTTATCAATCAAACCAATTTCTGACGAATACTCTTCAATTAATTTTTTCATCGATGTAAGCGTTTTACCGTTTTCAAAATTATCCCATTCATTTTTAAGATTTTCCCTCAAATCATTTATTTTTATCTTTTGTTCACCGTCGTCATTCATTTTTTGCATAACATTAATAAAAATGTCGCTTTTATCAGTATCACTTAGTAATTTCATAGTTCCCACTATGGAATTATATAAAATGTCTGTTTCAAAATTAACTGAAAGACATATTAAAAATAATTCAACGTCGCTTGCGTTAAATTTACCTGCCAAAATTTCTTGAAAAAAGGCCAAACTTAATAAAAATAGAAGATCATCTGTATTTTTTAACAATTTAGGGAAATTTTCAACAAACACCTGTACGGATTTGTAAAGTTGTGTTTCCATATATAATATATTTAAAAATAAGATTTTAAATATGAATATATTAAAAATATGGCTATAAAAAGACTACACAAAGAAATGCAGGATATGATAAATGACCCACCGGCTAATTGCAGTGCTGGAATTGTTGACCAGGATATTTTTAATTGGAAGGCAACTATAATTGGACCAGAAGGAACCCCCTATCACGGAGGAGTTTTTAATTTAAGTATTCATTTTTCACCAGAATACCCATTTAAATCACCCAAAATAAATTTTCAAACCAAAATATATCATCCTAATATTAACTCAGCTGGTCAAATATGTCTAGACATACTTAAAACCGAATGGAGTCCTGCACTCACAATTAGCAAAGTGCTTCTTAGCATTTGCAGTCTTTTAAATGATCCAAATCCTGATGATCCCCTTGTATCAGAGATTGCCAATGAATATAAGACAAATCGACAAAAATTTATCGAAAACGCGTCGCTTTGGACCATGAATTTTGCTCAATAATAAATAAAAAAAAATTGATTCATATGTTTTTTTTTAATGAGATTAGTTCGCGAAACAATGTCCAAGCAAGGTATTTTGACATATGACAACGGAAGCTGCTATATTGGCGAGATCAAGGACGGAAAAAAACATGGCAAGGGGGTTCTATCAACTCTTGCGTTTGTTTACAGTGCGCATGGACATTCCAATCCCGAAAATGCGCACTTGGCAAAATGGAACGAGTATCACGGCGTGTGGGTAGACGATCAAATGAACGGTCCGGGGCAAATGTTGCGAAAATGCATGAACGGCGCTTCTCAGGTCATTTATGACGGACTTTGGAAAAATGACCAACCAGTTGAAAGAAATAAATTAGGGTAATTACGTATCAAAATAAAAAATTACTTTTTTTTGATAAGGCCCTATATTTCGGTTTAGATTTAAATCGATCGCGCATCGTTTTCGACTTTCGTCTTCTGCCACCCATTTTACTGATGATGGGTGTATTTGAATATGAAATGCTTTGAAATTTGGGAATATGAACCTGGTATATCAGCTTTTGAATATTGTTTTTGTATTGTTTTTTAATAATAGTCTCAATCAAGCCGCGACCTATTTATGAAAAGGCTGATTCAATGAATTGCTGAAATGAAGATAATGTTCCATTCGAAAGAATGGAAAACTGTTTGTATCTATTCTTTAAATAGTACTGTACTTGAGGATGCGCAATTAAATCGTTTAATGAATTTTTTATATTTTTTATTTGATAATCTCGTAAACAAATTTTGTATACATCAACTGGATTATAGGCATTATGACCCGCCAATTCCGTTATTCGAGAGTGTATTGCTTCAATTGCGGATCGATGTATTATTAGGCGATGACAATTAAATGCTATTTTATTAAGTGTAAACGATAAATTTTCCAATTCGGTTTCAATACAACCATTTTTACAAATAAATTCAATGGGTCTTGAATCCGAATGGAATTGAATCCGGAGTACATTATTTTCAAGAGAATAGTGAATCAAACTAAATCCATACGTTTCGGATAATTTTTTTATAACATGCAAGATTATTTGTTTATACTGGTTGCTTATAACCATTATTTGAATTGGGATGTAATTTAAATAACCCTCGTTAATTTTTATTTTGACATCTATCACAATATTTAAAATTTCACCAAATAAAAAAAGCTCATTCGGAAATTCGGCAATAAAATATAATAAATTATAATCTTTTAAAACCTTCTCTAATCTTGATAAAAAAAATAGTTCATTCTTAGTATCGACCATTATATACCGTGCATCTTTTGTAATTTCAAATATATTTTTGATAGTAGTTGTATCATTGAGGACACTTTTACTAAATTTTATTACTACTTCAGACATAAGAACTTATTTATTTTAATATATTTTTTAGTACTAAATTTTTTTAAATAATTGTAAATGGTGCGTCATTCATATTTGCATTATAATCGCGAAATCGATGACTGGCTCCGCCGTATTCATCAGCTATACTTTGAAAACTTTCATTGCATAGATCAATCAGTTTTTTATAATTCATTATAATGGATGCGACATCGGGATGCGGAGCAACGCACGCCATTTGAAGCGTGTCAACTGTTTCGAGATATATATTAAATACCTCCGCATAGAGCAGCGACAAATTTTTCTTCCGAATGATTTGGTACACGTGTTTGCTCCAGACATCTTCCGACATGTCATTTAAAAGAAAGCGCACCTGTTGTTCTTGTAAATTTTCTCGTGTACTTTCTTGTATGGTTTGTTCGTTATACAATTTTCTTTTCGCCATCCGTATGCTGTTGCTGTCGGTCCAGAGTGCATGAATCAAATGAATTGGCAAAATATCTTGATCTATATTCTCAAACGATATTTTATCATGGAAAATTGAAAATCGGCCGTCATTCTCTTCTGAACAATCTTCGCTAATTTCACGGATAGCTACATTTTGGCTGAATTGTTGCAGGTGTAAATAATGCCCATTGGTGCTCGTTTTTAGGATCTTTCCCGAAACCCAATCAAAATGCGTTCTGCAATTTGTGCAGAACATGTGGTTGCATCCCTCGGTTCGATAAATTATGGCGCAACATTTCGGACACGGCTTGCTGTCTTGTGCCAACGCGGCTATCGATTGAAGCGTTTCAACGCAGCATACATGATTTTCATGTTTTTGTTCTCGACACATCGTACATACCGCATTACTGCATACACCACACGTGCCATTTTCGATAAAACCTCTACAATTCGAATCAGGACACGGAAAAACATTGTTTAAGTTTTTGGCTGTTTCAATACGGGGTCTTTCCGGCAAGGTTATTGGAATTCCAAAACGGGTATTTTTTTTTTGTTTTCGAAGTTCGCGTTCCCATTCGACCAATGGTTGCACATTCTTTAATTCTTGCTTTTGTTCAACCATAATTTCAGCAATTATCGCGGGTTTTATAACTTTATCGATAAATGATTGACCCAGTAATTCTTGAATAAATCGATGCTTGAACGTCAAATGACAATTAATGCACTCCGCTTTGGCATATTGTTTTTGACAATCCAAGCAGAATAAATGTTGACATTGTGGACATTCTAAGCAATTATTTTTTTTTTTAAGTATGTTTGGTACTTCTGAATAACAAATGGAACACTCAAAATGCGGCGTCGTCATGGAAAAATTAAAACTTTATACTTTTATACTTTTATAGATTTAATCAATTTTTATAATATTATTTTGAACAGAGTATAATTTTAGTTTTTTATTATATTATATAACACACACTATGCCTACTGTTCAACAATTATTTGAAAAAGCATTTCGTGCTGGCAGAGAAGTGCAAATAAAAGAACATTCGGGCGAAGCAGTAGATGGACGTCTAATATGGAATCAATTGGAACAAACAACAAATAAATTAAAAGACATGCCATTAACGAATGATGGTCATGTTCTAAAATACAATATGAGTTTACAACCAATTTATCGTGAAATGAATGATATAATTACACATTTCGGCATGGACAAATCTGAATTTAATCCAAAATCCAATCATTTTTTCTGTCAATTGATGAACTTAGTAGATAAAAAATCTAATTTTGAAATGAAATTAAATAAAATAATGCAGTTGGGATTTAATGCGGGACAATTAAGTATTTTTTTAGAAAGAAAGACACTACCCATTGATAGACAAGATGTTATTACCGATTTTATCCAAAGAAATAATATGTTAGAATTAAACAGCTATGTCAGTCCAGATAAACAAGAAATAATAAATACAATAATTAATCACCAATTAAATGGAGGAGGTAAATATCGTTCTCGTCGTCAAAACATAAGAAGACCCAATTCTCGGCGCCGGTTCTCTCAAAAAAGACAAAAAAAATCAACGTATAACAAATTGAATAAATATAAAAAATAATGTATTTTATATTATATAAAAAAAATGTCTTTGATTCAAATCCCGGAACGTCCTATCAGATTGGCATCTGTTGCCAAAGTTGGTCTCAATTTTGCATGCCAACAACATTCTCCCAAACCACCCTCCGCAAAACTGAGCCTCAATATCAGCGCTTTTAACGGAAATACTACCAATTTTGGAAGAAAATAAGATCTTAAAACTTATCATTTTATAGCTTTAAGATTTCATTATGTATATTATCTATTTTCAGTCAATTGCATTTCAATTCCTTCTTCAGGTGGAATGCTGTGCCGGCGTTGAATAAACAACGTGATGACACCCACAATCGCCGCAACACCGAGAGTTGTACCAACTGACGCAGCAACAATTGTGGTGGTCGACATGGACGAATCGGAGCCGTATGGAGATGGATATCCTGCTTCAACCGCGGCAGATGCGGCCATGCGATCGTACAAACAAACGGGTTCGGATGGGGTATTTCTTGACATGGCGCAGCTCACTTGGTTGTTTGTTGTATCGCAATTGAACACTTTTTGAGGAGATTGGGTCATTTCACAATCGGGATCCCATGCGCCGCAATTACAATCACATCCGTCTTTTGAACCGTAAAAAAGAGGGTTGCAGGTCCAGGTTGTCGGAACAACACTGCGAGTGTAGGTCTTGCTGTAATTGCCCCAAGGTGCACCGTCAACATCCGTTTCATTCGAGAAAAAAAATTGAGGGTGATGCACGGCAACTCCTGACTGAATTTGAAGCAACTTGCGGTCGCTCATGACTTGGTGGCGCAATGCACAAATCGGAACATTTTGCGATCCGGGAATACAAATGTCATCACTATTTGGACAGTCAACCGCCACAGACTCAAATGGATTGCAATCTGGATCAAACGCACCACAGTTGCACTGACATCCATCCCCCCGACCGTACTGTTCGGGTTTGCACGTCCAGGTTGTCGGGACTTCGGGAACGTTTGTCAAACTAAATTCGGACGCGGGACGAACCCCGAGAGCGCGATAAAGATAAGTGGAGTAAGCACAAGTAAACGTCCAGCACACATTGTTTCTTCCATCCCGAGGAGCCCAAGACCCTGTGGAAGGATTACATGTTATGGATGTGAGTCCTCCGGCTATCAAGCCGTATCGTGCAGTGTTCCATCCTGCTCCAACCAAGGCTGCAATGGCGGAGCGTTCCTGCTGAGCATTTGCAGCCCTGGCGACGCCACCCTGCAATTCACCAACAAACCATGACGTGCATCTATAAACGCCTCCCGGATTCTTTGATTCGTCTCTTAAGGTTCCTCCGTTGCCGTTTTCATAACCTATGTCGTTCCACTGGGTAAACGGTGTTCTAATTCCACAGATTCCCGCTTGCGCGCAAGAATTGTCCATTTGAACCCAGGTATGGAATGGGATGGATGTGGATCGGCAAATCTTGGCTGCTTCAGACATGCCGAAAAACAAAAATAAAAGCGCAGCAGTTTTTATTATTTTGCTATTCATGGTGTATAAAATTATATTAAAATATATTTAATATATCTTTATAATCAAATAAAAAACTACTTACCTCCTTCCATTCTGTCAAATAAAATGGAAGAAACGAAGTAGGTCATAGATTATAAAAAAGAATAAAAATATCCTTCTTTTTATGAAACAGTTATAAAAAGAAAAATTGATATTATACCATTCTGGTAAATATAATAAAATGTCAACATCACCGAATAAAGAACTCATTTTAGAACTTCAAGTGCTATTGGACCAAGCAAAATTGGGTTCGGATCCGAATGATAAATTTAGAGCCAAATCGTATAAATCCGCAATTGACAAAATTGCAGCAATGCCAACTAAGATTCTGCAACCGTCCGACATCCCTCTTACCAAAGGTGGGAAAATATACCTAAAAGTTGTGGAATTCCTCGAAAAAGGCGTAATTGAAAAAACTCAGGAAATTTTAATCCAAAGCGAACATACGATTGATATTTTTCGCGAGTTGCAACAAATAGCCGAAGTTGGACCAGTTAAAGCCAAAGAGTTGGTTGAAAAACATGGAATCAAAAGCATTGATGATTTAAAACATCGGACCGAATTACTCAATGATAAACAAAAAATTGGGCTAAAATATTATGAAACAGATGCCCTACTCATTCCTCGCGCAGAAATAAAAAAACATGAAAAAATGTATTTGGCTGCCATAAAAACACAATCCGGTTTACAAGATTTAACCATTTCAATTAATGGCAGTTATCGTCGAGGCGCAAAAGACAGTGGCGACATCGATGTTTTGACGACTCACTCCCAAAACAATCCGAGTTGTTTCCGGGCATTTGTTAACACGCTTCTTGAAAATGGGTATTTAGTGGACACGCTGGCTTTCGGTGATAAAAAATATATGGGGTATGGTAAATTATTTCTAGCGGATTCGGTTCCACGTCGTATTGATATTATATATTGCCCGCCAAATGAATTTCCTTTTGCGCAACTGTACTTTACCGGATCTGGACCCTTCAATATTCGAATGCGCGAAAAAGCGGCCAGTTTGGGGTATCGTTTGAATGAAAAGGGTCTAATTGACTTGAAGACCAATGCGCTGATTGTTGATATTCCTTTTAAAAAAGAAAAAGATATATTTGAATTCCTTGGAATGGAATTTATTGAACCGGAAATGCGGGTGTAAACTGCCTTTATTTTTTTTTCCACAAAACATATCCCACTATACATAACATAATTACCAATAATACGAATATTACCCATGTCCCCCTGGTAGAAAAAGATGTGTAATTTAAAAAATGCTCCTCATTATCGGGGTATGGACACGGTTCCGGCTCGTAATCTCCTTGTGCCTGTTGTTGGTACACTTTTGAAATTTGCATCGGATTGAAACTTAGAATGTCGTTCATGGCTGAGGGAAAATTGCCTTGAACCGCACCTCCCAATTTATTGGCTATCCGTGTAAAAACATTGTTGGATAATTTAGTGAAATCAAATCCGGGTTCATTTTTGAGAAAATGATATCGAGGTCGATAACATTTTTCGCCTATCCATTCCAATTTTTTTTTTTCGCATTGCGCTTTATTATCCAATGTTCTGCAAGTTCCCCATTTATAAAAGTAGCTACTGCTGTTTTTACCATTTAATTTTTTATTAAAAAAATTGTTGCCATTTGGTTTGGGCTGGTTAAAATAACTTCTGCGAATACGATTCATAACCTCACAACTGCGACGATTGTTTTCGGGAACTCGATCGCACAAAATAAGATCGGAAACTGCCGCTTCTGAATATTTACTGGGATTTGGGTCAATAATAAATCCCTTGGCCAATTTCATCATAGCACCGGTATTTTTAAAAAGCGCTCTTGTTGTACCTTCTGATGTAGCTCCTGTTTGTCGCGCATTATAATTGTTATCAACAAATCGTGTATAATCCCAATCGAAATTACGCCAGGGATACACGTCATCAAATGCGGACGCTTTTCTTGAATACAACTGTTCCGCTTCACTAACACAATCAAACATGGTTTCACCTCCTGCATTTCGACAATCTCTAACATTATTCTTTAATTCCATGCACTCGGGCGTTGATTTATTCTTACACTCATTCATATATTACAAAGACCGAAAAGAAAAATAATACAATAAATTTTAACGAAATAAAAAAACTTACCTTTCTTACCTTGATTCCTGTCTGGGTCGGGTCGGGGGTTAATCATAGCATGGTACGTCGTCATGAGGAGGTTGAGGCGACACGTCGTCGGATTGAGGCACGCTGCTTGGCACGTCGTCGGATTGAGGAACGCTGCTTGACACGTCGTCGGATTGAGGAACGCTGCTTGACACGTCGTCGGATTGAGGAACGCTGCTTGACACGTCGTCGGACCAATGTCGAAAAAGGGGTAAGTCAACAGTTGCTTGAAGCGCAGGTTTCCATCCGTAGTTTCCAAAAACACTTTCAGTTGGATCAATTTGAATGGTGTTGAAAAGTGGGGTGTTTGTTGCCGCAAACTTGAAGACGTTGAGCATTCCGCAAAGATTCATCAAAGTCCACGCTGACTTGGCGATCTCAACAATGTCGGCCAAAACTTGATCAGGGCTCATTCCCGACGTGATCTCAACCCGTTTGAAGGTTCCTCCGCCAAATCGAACAAACATCGCGTGAACGAGCGATCCATGATAGTATCGCTGCTGGGTTTCATTGTGTGCATTCGCGTATCCGGCTGCTCCAAGCATGAATTGCTCGGTTGGCATCGCCATTTTCATGAACAAATCCATGATTTTTTTGCGAATATTTCCGCTTGCGACGAGGAGATTTGATGACAGCGAGTCAACGACTGGCTTGGGTGCAGGGGAGGCAGCACGAGGTGTAGCAGATGACATCGATCGAAAAAGTGGCCCACAATCTTCTTCCTCTTCAGATTCGGAATCATCGCTTGGAGGAGCACGTGGTGTGCAAGCAACCGCATTCTCTTCGTCAACAAATGCCGAAGCCAAGAAGCAACCAATCTCGCAAAGCTGGTGGTAGAAAATTAGTTCATGAGCAAAGAGTTCCGTGATCGCAGCAAGTTGCGCTTCCGTAAATGTTGTGCCGGTGTGTTTAATTGTAGCAGTTCCTGTGTCATAGAGCTGGTTTGAAATGTTAGCGGAAAGATCAATTACCAATTTCCTGATTTCTTCGGTCATGACCGCCGAATGCGTACTGATCTGGGCATGGGGGGCAAATTTGCCATTCTTCAATTGTCTAAACATCCGTTCTTCTTGTTGCTGTTGCTACATACACTAAAAAATAATACAATAATCAAATTTTTTTGGCAATTGATTATTGTAATTAATAAAATATTTTATAATTTAAATTTACGTATATTGTTGTTTGTATGGTGATTTGATTTTAAATGCGTTTTCAATTTTGGATCGGACTTTATCAAAAACCCACTCTGCCAATTTGTGGCTAAATTCTTGATTTTCAAACCATTCAACACCGGCATAAATTCGTGCCATGCACACATCGGAACAAAGCTCATCTAATAAGTTGTATTTTAAAACGATGCTATTTTTAGGACCTACATCGATTTTACTGGAACCGGCATCCAAACAAAATTCGCCACAGCTGAAGAGCTTGTATTGATTGTTCAATATGGGACTGATCAATTGCGGGTTGGGTAGATTCACCAATTTAAAAGGATCGTATAATTTTGAGCTGTCAAACCACCATTCCAATAATCGAACGGCGACGATCGAAAAGGCGGTATGATCGCTAACACCGCAGGGATAAGGCGGTGATACCACCGTTAAATCTTGGAACGGTAGCCACTCCGAACCGTTTATTGTATTTTTTCGCAGCGGATTCCACGAGGAGATTTGAATTCCGTTAAATTGCGTTCGTATAACATTGATGGGATTGGGTTGTTCCGAAATGGCTTTTATTTTCCATGCTGCCAATCCCGCATCAAAAAGTCCTGAAGAAATAACGAAAAACATTAGTAAATCCAATTCAATTGATTGATTATATTTTTGACTCATCATTATGCCAATTAGAATCCAGAATCCGGGTGTTGATACACTGGTTTTACTGGTTCCCGCAAACAATTCAGCAATTGTTTTTTTTCGATCGTCTAAATTGGCATACATGTCTAATATTTTATTAACTTGTTCGTTGCATCCAGCTTCAAAACTGTTGTAATTTCCAAGGTCCGGAATGCCATCCCTGTTCGATAAAGGAGGAATACCAAAGCCGCGCACTGAACCCCAATCCTTTCCAAGAAAATTTTGAACGTGATACGTTGTGTCCGCATTAATATCAATCGTGGGTAATCCCTCGTCAGTCAGGTAGTTTCCCGTGGGAACTACCAAGTTCGTCCATTTATCGGATGCGGAATCGGTTCCTTGTAGCGTTGTATCGGCCGGCATGCCCCATTCATTATTCGATGAATATTTTGATTTTGATATTTCATCAAGCTTCCCCGAAAAATGCTGACCTCCCCAGCTCATAATTTGCTGAATAAATGTGGCATTCATTTTTAGATCAAAAATTCCAAAATTACAAATTTTTAAGCTAGAAATATCAAAATCGGTATACAGTTCTTTTATAAAACCAATGTGCCCATAAAATAACATATTTTTTAAAATATCCGCTTTATTTTTAGATGCACTTATTTGTGAGCGTGCATCACTGATCCAGCCCGGTATTTGCACCCGATCACCTGAAATAAATAACGTACTATTCGTTAATGTTCCAATATTATAAAGCATTTGAAAATAGGAATAGCATATGCACGATAAGGTTGTTGGCAAATTATCCTGCTTTCTTCTAACAATTTCTTCAAACAAGCAAAAAATAAGATTATGACAAAAATTGTTAGATGTCATATATATTATATTATAAAGAAAAATTACAATAAATAATCTTTCTTTTTAATTCTCAAAACTAAAATTGACTTTGTATACGTCGGTTGCGCCCTTTTCCAATAATTTACGATAATATTTTTTACTCACAATAAACCCTTTTGCGTCTTTTCTGTAAAAAATGGGACTGCTATTGCACCCAAACAAATTCCAACCGGCGGCTCCATATCGAATGCTGTTCAATTTAGCATCTCCTGCGGGCGGAACCAACACATAACTGTTTTCCGTTTTTGGATTAAGATAAAAAACACAACCGTCCAATTCTTTTTTACTTGAGGGTGTTAAAATGTTGACCGTTCGCAATCCGGTTGATTCCGAACATTGGACCTTCAAATTCGGAACTGCAACGGACTCTGCCTGAACAACGGGACGACGACTTACCTTAAACGGGACAAACACAAATACCGTTGGCAAGCTCGCATGATGATTCAGAAAAAATTCCTCAAAATTTGCATAGCTCATGCCGTTTAAAAAACGCGAAAATAAATACTCTTTAACGGCTAAAGAAAGGCTCGCAAATGAAACATGTTTTGAAAAATGATCCAATTCATTGACCGTTTCTGAGCGACTTGACTCCACGTCAAATTTGGCCCGATGGCTATTCCAGCAAATTTCAAAAAGCGGGTTTTGAGTTGAAAGTTCGTAATCAAGCAGCGATGAATATCCCGTTTGCTCCAAAAAATAATTTCTTGTTTCATAATTTAAATGAGAAAGCGTTAAATAAATGATTTCAGTCATCTACAAGACAAGCCAAGCTATATCTAATTGGATAGGCATTTTTTTATATCATCATACAACTCCGATTTATTTTTGGATATATCTAAACCCATTTTTTTAGAAATTTGTTTCAATTCGTCGACCTTGTAATTATGAATATCATTCAAATGGGGAACAATATGTCGATTCAATCCGCTTATAATATTCTTTGTAAATTCATTTGAAAATAGATTGCTCTCACTTTCAGTGCTACAAAGAATGAAAAACCGACTGCTCTTTTTGAGAAGCACCAGGTTCAATCGTTCCGGAAATTGAATAACATGCGAATAATTTTTTTCACTGTCAATTACGAGCGCCCCAATTTTAAACCGCAGGCAAATGTATTTAATAACCATCAATATTTCATCATAATTCTCATCCAAATTGTAATTTTTGGTAATTGGATCTCTGAACAATATCTCTTCCATTACTTTTCGGCGCAATTTATTTTTAGTAAGTTCCAATTTTTTTGACAGCTGCTTTTCTTCCAAGTCAAGACCCATACGCTTTCTAAAATCAAATAAATAATTGTTGATTGTATCATCGGATTTTAAAAGCGCAAACCGAGGCGAAATCAAATACAATATGGCACACAGAAACGTGTTATGTTTCCAAATTTTATTTTCATACACGTAGAATGCATTTTTTTCAACTAAAATATCATTTAAAAAACCAAAACCGCGTGTTTCTATACAATTGGTTTTGTCAATGTTTTGAATTTTTTTGCTTTGGGATGAGTAAATCAGGATCGTATCCAGCGAATAGTTATCCATATTTCCAAGAAAGAAGTCATCGTCCAACGGTTTAAACTGATGCTGCTTGTTTAATTTGGGAAGTCGCGACATGGTTTGTACAAATCCAGTATGATAGTAATAGATTCAAATTTTTATATCCAACTTGAAATATTATAAAGCTTAGTAAAAAAAATATTTTTTTTACTTTATTTTCGTTTTGTCATTTATAATTCTAAAAGAATTTATTTATTTTCCATCTTCGATTCAGAATACATTTATAATATAATTCATGAGCCTGGTAAGTAATAGCGTCCAACCCAGTCCGTAAATGAAACGAATTTGATCAATCGAATTTAACAATTCAGGGTACATCTTTGTTAAATTATATTCAATACCGTAAAATATGCTTGCATAGATGAACAAAAATGATAGAAAGGAACACGCACAAATAAGGATATAATTAAAACAATCCAAGATTTTTTCAGCCGTCGTCGGCATTTCATCGGAGGCATCGAGCGTCGGCTGCTTCCGAAGCATCAAGGGCCTGGGTTCAAAAATGCTATCTTTTCTCATGGATCGAGTTTGAACGGATGATGTTTCAAACTCTGAAGCAGCTGTGTTATTTTTTTTCATTGATCTAGTCTGAACGGGCATTTTATTTATTTACTCCAATTTCAAACAACTTAATCAATTTTTTTTATAAACTATACAACATTATGCAAATTGAATGAAAAAAATATATGCATTTATTTATATAATGAAAATTACGAAAACAAGAAATCGAAAAATAATTAATGTACGAAAATCCAAAAAACAAATGAAACAACATGGTGGAATGACTTTTTTGAATGGTATTTACGCTTTTTTCTGCCCCACTGATATTTACTTAAATTATGTTAAAAATGGAGAGGCTCCTAGTTTAAGTGAATTAGAGAAGATTTTATCTTTTAGAGCATGGTCGTATAAAATTTATGCACCGTCTACATTTGGGAGAAAAATGCAAGGAGATAAATTAAATTTAGTTGTAGATAAATCACTGGGGTATGAAATAACGCGTTTTTTTGATAAAATAGATAATGTTGACGAACAATTCGAACAACAAACCGATATTTCATTTCAACAAATTACATGGAATGTTTCTAAATTTTTAGGAAAATTACCTTACCAAGCTATAAGAGCTGCATTAAGAATTTCAGAGTTTTCTGTCCGAGTTATTTTATTTACAGTTGTTAATATAATAAATTTTGTAGCACAGTATAAAGCACTTGAAAAGCCAGATGTGTTCAGTTCCGTACTTCCGGGTAAAAGTGAGGAAGAAAAAGAAAGTCAAATACAACAACGGCATCTCCGAAATAGATTAGAAGAAGTAGAACAAAATGAAATCACAAAAATACCAGCTATTATACATTTCCCAGATTCAATTAATAAACCAACGATTGAATCATCAAATGATGAATCGTCTTCTTTCGGTGTTAAATATAATGCGGGAGAGTTTGTTGGAAGCATGTTTCAACTATTTAAAGATTATCAAATAAAGGATCCTAAAGAAGGTAAAGAAATAAATAAATGTTATATAATAAAAATAAATTCAACAGGAAAAAATAAATTTTTGGATAATTTTTTTTATTAACAGTACCGTTCAGCATAGATGCAATCATTCCATTACAAAAAATTTGATTTACAAAATATTTTGTAATGGGATTTAGAGATTCAAGCAAAAAAATGGCTGATGATAGATATTCAACCGACAGCAGCGACGACAGCGACAATGAAATCAAAATTACATTAAAACCCCGTCCTGATTTTAGCAAAATGACACCTGAAGAATTGGCGGAATATGACAAGCGAATTGAGGAGAAAAACGCTTCTTGTGTGTACTGTAATAGCATGGGCAAGGATGGACAGGGTCATACCAAAGAAAACTGCCGATTGCTTCAAAACACTCGATGCAATTGGTGTGGAAATTACGGACATACCGGCAAATATTGTGAAAAGAAGGGAGAAAAACCCTTAGAAATTCGATGCCTGTTTTGCTTTCGAGGAAAAAAAGACGAGCGTTTTTACATGTCGCATTCAATTGAAAATTGCCGATTTCGTCGTGAATATGACGCGGTTCGTCCAGAACGATCACGGCAACCCAAACGCCACGAACCCCCACCCACCACCAACCATGATGAGTTAATACTTATCAGAAGAGATGATGTCTCAGCAAAACCAGAACCCGAACCAGAACCCATTTTGACTGATCCAATTTTACAGGCTTTAATACATTTTGATAATGAAATGAAGAAAACCAAAATGTACGAACCAACATCACCTGATAATTTTTGGATCGAAAAGGAACCACCGGTGATGATCGAAAACAATTACTTGTTGCATTTGCAGCGTCAAAATCAAATGATGCTTGCAAATTTGCGTATTAAAAAATAATGTGTGTGTTTGACTATGTGGTAAATAAATGATTTTTTATTTTATGAATGATGGTGTTTTTGCGGTTCGTTCAAGTTTGGCACGCGAGCACATTTTATATTCGGGATTTTATTTTGGTGGTGTCATTCATCATCTGCACAAAAAACTCTTCTGCCGGATGCAGTAGCGCTTGTTTTTTATGAATCTCATTCATGACGCGTTTTAGTTCGTCTTCATTTCCAGACGCAATATACGCAGTAATTTCGTTTCTTGTTGGATTGTTATTGTTTGGAATTAATTGCACCATTTGGGTGTAAATAAACTTATTATATCTCTTTTACTTTTTATTTTTTAAAATTATAATTTGTTTGGAATTTGTTGGCTGCAAAGGCAAACGATTTACCATTCACCAACCCTGAAAAATAGTAGGGAGACCAAATCATAATTAAATTTGATTAAAAAAAATGAAAAAAATATTCCAATAAAATATAAATGAGTAAACAATCTAAAAAAGAAGACACTTTTCGTGATCAGCAAAAAGTAATTCACGATTTATTTGAAAGACGTGAATTTGATGCGATTCAATCAATAATTGACGCTGAACCGGCATTTTATTCGACTACAACTCAGAAAGGCTTGGTCAGTTTGTTAACCCGTTTTGCCATGGCGACCAATAATGAAAAATTAATTCAAACGCTGGTTCCAAGAATGACGGCAAAACGAGATTTTTTTGGATTAATTGAATACAACCAGCAGCAAACCAAGGCGCGCAACACAGAGTTATTTCAAAAAATTCAACCCGAATTAATTGAACCCCGCGATATTCGAATGATGATTGAAAATGAATTAAATTATTTGATTCCAATGCTTGACAATAAATTCATTCAGGTTGATATTCCGCCGACAATTGATACCAGCCCGGAATTGCGATATTGCCCCCTTCCTAAAATCGATACATACATTGAAAAATTAACAAGTATAATAAAAAACAAACGCGATTTAGAAACATTTATCGATTGTATTCAATCCAAGCATTTCAATTTAATCATTGATGCTGGAAATATAATTCATTCAAGAGACGGGCAAATTCGTCCGGAAGATTTAATCCAATTGGTTGATAAAATAAATCAAATGGGACTGCGTCCTCTAGTATTATTGTTTCATTCCAGATCCAAAATGATTCCTACGTTGGATAAAGCAATTACCTGTTTAACCCCACCAAACGTAAATGACGACTACTTCATTCTTCTTGCATATTTAATAAATTTAAAGAAAGGAATTCCAACTCACATTCTTACAAATGACGAATATCAGGATCACGTACTTTTGATGAACGATGGTAAAAATGTGAATAGTGATTTTGCGGGACACCTGCGCGATGACCAAATTCGCTATCGGAATTTATTTGGTAATATACACATAATAACACCCATAAAATCTTATTCCAATTGCATTCAAATTATTGATCGAATTGCATACATTCCCACTACGGAAGGTGGGTTTATTCGGGTGCATGTATAACCCTCCATAAAAAAATGTTTCAGGTTTGACATTAATATTTTTTTATAGAAGCTAATTTAATATGTGCTGCATTAAATTTTCAAACGGAATTTGAAATGTTTCGTTCATATCATTTAAGCACATAAATTTTGGCCTTTTGTGAATTATCTTTAAAAATATGTCGTCCCTATAATTGATATCTAATAAGCCAATAAATAATGTGTCATTACATTTATTTAAAATAATATTTTCGTTTAACACATTATCTATATTTATAACAAAAAATAGGTATTCGATGTAATCGTCTTTTCGAAAACGGTTTATTCTCATATCGTGCAGCATTTTAGGGTATTTGCATTCGACAAATTTGAGTGTTGACTTTCGAAGTATTTTAGTATTATGATTATTTATTAATTGAATTTGCGGATTTTTCATTCGAAGAATGTTCGAAGTAAGATAAATACGTTTTGAATATTCATTGTTTAATCCCCATGGTTCACTGTATGTGTTTCTAAAAATTATTTTATTGCCACGAATTACATCCGTTTCATCAATATAGTTTGCGTGCATAATGTCATCGTTATTGTATAAAAATATTTCAGATAAATCTGCAATATTATGAATGAATGATTCAATCACTGTGCTGTTGAAGGTTGGAAGATATTTTTTTGGAATGATTTCGCTATGATCGATTATTACTACTTTTGGGTGAGGTTCAACTGGAGGAATTTGGTTATATGTCACAATGTAAATTTTATTAATCCATGGTATAAATTTCAAAACACTTTTTACTGAATACTTTATTTCATTGATACTGTTATGCCGAATTGAAGGGTTATTTTTTTCAAATTCTTTTTTAAAATATTCATTTTTTTCAGCGGCGAATTTCGGATCGCTGCCATCACAATATGTAAAAACCATGTCTATTATCATTATAAGTTATGTAATGGGTCGTATATTTAAAGATGATATTTTTTTTACTTTTATTTGTTATGTTGGAAGGTTGAATCAATTAAAAAACCATAACGAGTTGATCTATTTTTTTAAAAAAAATTTGATTTTAAAAAAACTTAAAGATTAGACAATAGTTATAAACATACATACGTACGAAATGTCTCTCTCCAAGTCATCTTCTGGTTCTAAGGTCGGCACCGGTGCCTCCGTAGCTCTTACACTTTATCTCAAGCACTTTCGTAATTCAACGATTGATTATGTCCTTGAAAAGACCGGTTATTCATGCATTACTGAGTATGAGGATCTCTGCTATTACACCGACGTGTTCCCTATCGAAATTTCGGTGAATGGGGCAATTCATACTTCAGTTCCGTCAGTTGATCCGGCATTGTATCGTGTGTTCAAGTTGTCCGTTCATCACCTGAATGAGCGGGTCCGCAAGCACATCATGACAAACTATGTTGGCATGAGCACCCTTGATTACGAACTGCTTCATGCCGACAAGAATACGATTGTTATCTGGGTACCCTACAAGAATGAATCGATTCGTCGTTCTTCTTCATTCGGTCCAGAAGTGGCGGGATGGGCGCCTGGCGCTGAGGATGAAACTGAGGAGGACCTTTCTGATACGGAAGTGTGGGTTCCGTCCACTCCCCCCACCCCTGTGAAAGCCAAACCCCAACCCGAGAAGAAATCGCGCAGGACACAAATTGTTGAGGATGATGACGACAAGCCGATTGTCCCCCTGTATGGCTGGAAGTTCAAGATGAATGCGGCTACGAATAACAGTTATATTTTGACTCCTCCCACTTCCGTGCAATGGGTCAAGAGCGGAACAGTTGGTTGGGGTGATTCGAAGACCACACCTACTTCATGGCACGCCCCTATTGAGGGACTGACCCGTCCCCTCTATTACAACAATTCGACCGGTGGATGGATTGTCAGTTTGCGTATGCGCGAACAATTGACTCAAGCTGGTGCGCGTGAGCTTAAGTGATTTTAAAAATGTGAAGTGTAGTAAAAGTTAAAAGTTAATTATTATTTTTTTATGTTAATTTTAAAAAAATAATAATAAATAATAATATTTATGTTGTAGAAATAAATATTTACAAATTATATAAAAGATTATAATATGGTTTTAGATAAAATGCTCATAGATGTTGAAAAAAATAAATTGAAAGTCGGGAATGTAATTGGGGTATCGGGTATATATTATTTTACGCAAAATTGGTATGTGTCTAGCCTGGATGACTATTCTGCAACGCTGGTAGGATTAGATGAAAAATATAAGCCATTTGCCAACCCAAAAGTGATTAATGTAGAAACAAATTTAATTCAATATTATATTATTTCAAAACAAAATAAAAAAATAAAAATAGATCAGTCTTATATTAATCAATTTTATAAAAATAGGAATTTGGTAAAAAAAGCACGGTATGGTGATATAATCTTAATTGAAACCGTTTGTGGAACGCAGGTTCCTTTTTATGTTTTAAACTATGACCCGATATCGGGTTCACATTTGGTGTATGAAATAAATTTTTCTGAATTCAATGGTTGTAATAACTCAAAAAGTATAATCCTGGATTTATGCCGATTTAAAGTGGTTTCTAGCAAGGAATTGAGGCGTGATATTTTTGAAAAATCCAAAAAAATACATCAATTACTTCAAAATTCCAATTACAACGAGCTTACACGAATTGATGACATAATTGAATTTCAAGCCCGCATGGATTATTTAGCAGAAAAATCACAGAAATGTGAGATGCAATTAAGGGAACTGGAATTTCTTAATAACGATGCATTACTATTCCAAACCCTTGATGATATTTTAAATCAGGATAAATCCATGGTGGGTACGAAAAATACATCGGACGAATTGTTCATTACTGACCTAATCCAAAATAATATGGAATGTTTAGAACGAATTGATAGTAATGATAAATATGAAGACGAAGAAACAATTTTTTTTAATTTTAAAACAAATGAAAATTTGTTCAACTTTTCGGATGATGAATGTCCCGACCCCGCCGAAGAGGATGTCGATTTGAAAAATGAAGAAACATTCGGATCCATGAAAGAGTTTCTATTTGAAGATAACAAAATTATTTTTCCGTTGGAATTAGAAGAACAAATTGAACAAATACTTGAAGAAGGTAAATCTTTTGAACCCAGTTGTGAAGAGCAGCCGTCTCCTAATAATTTGGAGGATGATTTTGAAACCCTTGAAATTTCTGATTTTGAACCGATCCAGGCTGATGAAAAAGGATGTTCTATAATGTAATTGCGCATGATTTCAACAAAAAAATAAAACGCGATCAGGGAATGCGGACGCTAAACTAAAACATTATGTATTTATATATTCTTTAATAAATGCAGTATGTTATAATTGGAGGGGGAATTGGAGGATTGTATGCCGCTTTGCAGTTGATTGAGCAACATAATATTTCCCCAAAAAATATCTGTATGGATATAATTAAAAAAGCACTTGGAAAAGATGCAACTCACATGTTTGATTACATTGCTCATCCAGCATACGTTATGAATATTCTTGAAGACATGTTGGTGATTTGAAATAGATAACAATAAAAACCAAAGTAAAATACTCTCATTAAAATTAATATTTGTAAGGAAGTTTGTGATAACGTACTTGTTTGAAATAAATACCAAAATAAAAAAAAGCTCTAATCAACTGAGCCTAAGTAATACCAGTTACAGGCATTGATCCTGTACTTCGGGACGCGCGATGAGCCGTGTGCTGCCAAATTACACCAAACTGGTTTAGATTTCCCGGCAATAGGTTTCGATCCTATGACCTCCCGCTTATAAGGCGATAACCATCCTCAATTCAGACTTTGCAGTCAAATTATAGAAGACGATATTTTAGGCGCTCTACCTCTGAGCTATACCGGGTTGGTTGCTGTGTTTTACGTCGCGTACGTCGCTTAGCTATGACGTGCAATTTCTAAAAATTGCCAAATGTGTGTTGATTTTTGCTTGATTCATGTATGGCTCCCAGAAATGCCAATAATGTATTGAAATGAATGGTTTGTTGAATAGTCTTCGTCAGTCCAGGGTGGTTTTTTTCGTTGTTTTTTCATTTACCCTGCATATTTACTGCTTACTTATTAAAAAAAAATCAATAATCAAATTTTTTTTACCAATTACATTTTTATTCACAGATATTTAATTCAAATTATTCGCAAATAATTAATGAAGAGGAATATAAAGAATAAAATTGTTTAATATAATACAAATGACCAATTTTTTTTTAAGTGTATTCCAAAAATACTTTCGATGTTGTAAAAAACAAAAGGTAGATAAAACTCGCGGGGGCAGTGCATTTATTCCATATTATAAAGGTCCATCTGGATTTGACGACTTATCAAACATCAACACTAAATCATCGTCAATAGATGCATCCATGTATTCTTCAGGATCGTACAATAATGGAACTGCAAATAAAAATTAACAATTTTCTTTATTTTTAATTATAAATATAACAATATATCACAGTAATATGTCAAAATATTCGCCATTACCGCTTAATATAAATCGATTAACATCTCATTATAAGGAAGTGTATGAGAAAAACCACCGCCGTTTTTGTCAAAGATTTGTTGACACCATTATTCTAAATCATCATGAGAAAATTATTGATTTGTGTCATCAACATACAATAGATGCGTGTTTGTTTCATTACGGTACCACTGACACCGATATGCTGCTATGGAAAATAAGAGACATTATTGATACATTTTTAGAATGGGAGACCGTCAAAGAAATTATTAACAGCCCGGAATTACTAAATGCGCTCCATGCTTTTTTTAAGGAATTATCACAATCGTCGTTTTTGTAAATATATTATGATAAAATAACAAGTCTATCTCATCATGATAAATTGAAAATTAATAAAAACATCACAGCTTCTCCAGCAGTTTTACAAATTCATCCGTCATTCCCCAACTGGGATTAATAAAGTGATTCCCATTCGGTGTGTGCAACGGTTGCTTCTTGTTTGATATATTCGTGGAATGAATTAAGGCAATTATAATTCCTTGCCAATCCAACTCGCGGCATTTATCATACCGGCCTTCAATAAATGCCTCGCCCTCCCCTACCTGACAATCAGTCGGAAAGCCACAATTCACCCAAAATTCGCGTCGAAAAAATAGCGTTGCCTCTGAAACCCGCTTATGAGGTGGGTCATATGTGTGGGGACTATTTATAAAACTGATGCCTTCGTAAAGGTTGTAGCACGCAATGGTGCTGCAAAAACTGCAGTCCGCAGCACCCAGAGTTTCCAATCGGTGTTCAATGACATTTTTAGGATAAAAATCGTCATCGTCCATACACATTATGTACGCACCTGAACTATTTTCAACCGCAATATTGCGTTTCTGCCCAATGGTATGCCTTTCCGGCAATTTAATGTGTTTAATTCGTGCATCCGTATCAGGTAATTCAATTGGTTCATTCCCGTCATCAACAATTATCCACTCGCGGTTCGGATAGCTCATACTGTTCCACATGTGCAAAGCGATCTTAAAAAAACGGCTCCTATTGTAAGTCGGTGTAATTACGGAAACGAGTGGCGGCTCCTTCTTTTCGGCAGTGTCCAGCACAGGAAGGTGGTTTATTATTGACTCAAACAATTTAGTAAATAGTTTGGTAAATGTTTGCAAAAACGTGTGCTGGTTTTCCAAAAAAATTTCTCGCGATTGAATGCTCAATTTTTCAACATTTAAATTATCGTTTGTCATAATCAAAACAGACAACAAATTATCGAAACCACTCCACACCAATTGCCCTCCAGCTAGTTCTTTGTTTGGAGTAATTAAAACGCTGCCCGTAGACGCTTCTTCTAACAGCTGGTACCCAAACTCTTCTTCCTCCAGCTGAATGAAAATGCTCTCAACTGGAGATCGATCCAAATAAAATTGCACATTGGGCATTGTAATTAAATCAAGAATGGCGTCGTTATCCGTGGGTCCCAATTTGGAATAAATGTGCAGTTTGTCGGAAAGCGGCCACTTTTCGGCCAAGTTATTCAGCTGTTCAATATTTTTATTGGTAGCAAACGTGTAATAAGACCGTTCCGTTTTGGGATGAAAGATGCCATTGTTTAATTTATCCGTCATGGTCCATCCCAAAAATCGCAGCTTACTCACGCTGCATATTTCCGATAAATATTCCATTGCGGATTGGGTCTTACAAAAAATGGTATCCAGTTTTGATAAATAACAAATGATATTGCTTTGTTTGGTATTGGCGGTTATAAGCACATGCTTTCCCGGTTTATGGATCGACACTGTGTTAACAAAATCAAAATAAATAGACAAATCAGCATTTCGAATTGTGGTATGTTTAAAATCGTACGTCTTAATATCGTGGGGCGGACACCGCACTAGCAAACGCATGATGGTTATATCAACCAATTCATTATTAGTTAAATCCGTAAATAAATTGATAATCATATAATACTAATAAAAATGTATTGTTTTATATGATTATTTTATTTTTACTTGAGCTTATGTGTTAGTAAATTTTTGCTTAAGGTTATTGTTCTAATGGTGCCAGTTGAACCGGTAATAGTTCCAACAAATGGTTCATTTAAAATAGTACCAGGAGCATATATGAGGTTGGGATCTGGCGGTTGATTGCTGTCAAGATTTACAAATGCGGCAGAAAAAGAGATGGTAATATTTGCTGATAAATTGTTGTTAGATATAGTCGCATTATTAATGGAAATTGTAATGTTTACAAGCAATAGGGGAGAAGTTTGATCTGATAAACCTAATGTTGACAAATAAGTATAAGTAGTTCCATTTCCGGAAATGGTGCTGTTATTAAATGGAATGGAAATAATTCCTTTTATACCAGAACTAAAAGTAATTACTGTATTGGATGATGAAATTATTCTTATTTGTCCGCCTGATACACTATAACTCCCCGAAATAGTAGCCGTACCGTTGCCTGAAATTTGAGAAGGAAGATCTGGATTTTCCTTATAATATTCTAAATCCGATGAATTATTCAAATATATCGATTTATCTGAATTACCACCAGCTGGAGGTGGGTCAGTCGATACCGGGTATGAATTACTGTTAGAAAGTGTTCCACCTGTATTACTATTTGATGTTGGTGCAGTATTTATTGAGGCTGTTAAACTTGTTGAACCGGACATTTTGTTAATATATTTAAACTTAGGTTATATTTTAAATTCAAATCAATCATGCTAATTGCAATAAATGATTATACCATGAATTATATTTTATGTATTGTGTGCTGAGACGCTCTTCTTCAATTTTATTAATGCAGACCAAATACGTATCATCGGCCAACTCCGAACAGCTGTCCGATACCAGATTTAAAAATGTAATCATGCGTCCAGTTTTATCCAGCATTCCGAATACCCGACCATCCACCATCCGCACATGATTGCACGTGGCTAAATAATACAATTGCGCGTAATCGCTGTAATCATTTTGCGGTGTAGGATTTTTTACAATGTATTCCGCCATTTGTGCCCAAAGTTGTAAACCTGGAACACACATAACCGGCAGTGGTTGATTCAAATCCGGTATATAGGGAATTATAATGTCCTTAACAAGCGACCGCAATTCATCCACATTTTTCACCGGAAAACTGTAAGCCGGAAGCCACAACCCGCCATATTGATGCATGATGACCGATTGAATATACAGTTCGTTTTCTTCTAACCCCTTTGGAATTGTCGCATATTTTGAAAGATTTTGCTGGTTTAACACGATGACCGTCCAACCCGTTTTTTTTTTGAGATTGACCACACATTGTTCAAATAATTTAGTATTCGGTTGATACCGCAATCGGCTTCCCCAATCCAACCAATTTCTGCTGTTTTTCTCAAACGGATAATAAATCCAAATCTGTCTTGGAACCGTTGTCGATTGTCCTACAAAATGTTCCCTAGGATTTGTTTTCATTGGAACCATTTTAGTCCGGTTAAACAGTGTGGTATCAAATATATATTCGGTTGGGGTGCGTTCTGTTATATATGGATTTAATGGGCATGCCAGAAGGCTAAAATGCTCTTTCTTGGTTTTGATCAGGAAAATGGCACATACAATTATTATTAAAATCAATATAAAATAATTCATATATTTATTATATTGATTTTTTAATTGGTTAACTTAATGAGATTGTTTTATTACCAAACCCCGGAATATCGATAACAATTGAGTTTCCGTTAACACTCACTATTTTAAATGAACCAGACGTATTGCCATGTAAATATCCCGAATTGTCCAAAATTACGGAGCTTGGTGTTTGAAATGTAAATTGAATATCGTGCAGCAAAACCACATCGTTATAGCTTCCAGTAGAATACCAATCTTTAGCGAAATAAATTACATAAATTCGGTTCTTTCCTTGAGGAACTGCCGGAATATCAGCTGAAAAATTAATCCAACCATTTACGGGTGTGCTTGAATTATAAATTCCGGATTGATCTGGATAATATCGTATATTTGAACGATTAATTAACCCGTTTGAATTAAACCATTGATCTAAATTATATTGGGTCAGATGAAATGACTGGTTAAATGTTAATATTTTGACCAAAGTTGATCGTATCGTTTCGGCATCGCCATCATTCGGGTTGTAATCATACGTAATTACGCCCGTTAAATCGTACCCGTTTTCCGTATCGGGTAAATATTTAAATCGAAACGTATGGGGCTTCGTTGTTAAATCAGAATAGTCTCCATTTGATATCGTTGAATTGAATGGTCCCAGCGTTAAATAAGTAGCTTCTCCGTTGGTTAATCCATTGTCGTCATAAGGGGATTGATTATTCTGGGTGGAACTCATTAATGCCATATCCGTTCCATTATAAAACCCAGACGATGCATTCACATCCAACCAACTACTTCCTCCAGGTACATTGATAGGGTATCCCAGCACGCTTTTAAGGGTGTTTATATCGTACAATCGCCATACTTTATCGGTATATTGACCATTATTACCATTATTACCTAACATTTTAAAAAATTGAATATCCGATTGGGATGGATAGGTATAGTCATTCGGATTAATATCTCTTCGGTAATACGTGTTAACTAATGTGTACATGTTAGAGTTAGAACGTGCCGAGCCCCAATTATAGCTGCTCATCGAATTGCTTCCATAATTTATATTATACAGGACAAACCCTGATCCTGCATCGGGATTTCCAATAGGAAACGGAAGTAAATAGGGTTGTATTGAACTGGTAGATGATCCACCGGTAGTTATATTTCCAACGAACTCGTTTGAATAATTGGTTGTGTATCCATTGTTATCCACTAAAACGGGCCCCGTATAATTCACACCAATATCACCCAAATACACTACATCAAAGCCATTACTTACCCCTAAATCCTTTTCATATATCCATCTAAACAGGTATTCGGTCGTATTACCACCGGGTAAATAAAATTCCGCTTGTTTCCACAAACTATTGGTAAACAAAGCAACCGATTTAACACTTTTAATATCACCGGATTGTTTTATTAAATTATAATACGTTCTTCCCAAATCAGGGGAATATTGAAAATAAAAGAAATCGCCTCGCAACTCACTGTACAATTGGTACTTGAATCGGATAGTGAAATCACGCGATAAAAGAGGGTTTTTTGTTTGTTTTTCCGGTACAAATTTCCAGGTCATAATGGATAATTGATTGTCAAACAGAGGCGTTAAACTGTACGTGTTTGTTGTTGAATTGTAATCCGACGCGGTACCACACTGCAGAATTAGTTTTGAAGATAAGCCTGAAAATGGGGAATTGTCAATTAGGGTGGGTGTTATTGGTGGAAGCTGTTCAACCGTCGCGTTATTCAGGTTGGCATGCCACGCATATTTATAAAAGTCCTTGTCCCAAAAATTAACAGAACCATTTATGAGAATGCTGCCTCCTGCATTAAAATCGTTTGGATTTCCGCCAGTTTTTGTTCCTGAAACAATTAAATTGCTAATGATTTCCTCACCGTAAATGGACACACTTCCCGAAATATTATTATTAGCTGTTATTAAATTAGCGTAGAACACAAGATTAGGTCGGTTTTGGATGCCGCCGCTTATTGAAATACTATTTCCGGAAACAGATTGCGTTCCAAATAAAGAATAATTGTACTGTAATGTGAATGGATTAAAATAGTTATTGTTTACTTGTGCACTAACTTTTTTCGTAGATTCATTTACAGTTATGTTGAAACTGGGAATCGAATAATTAGGCAGAGGCTGTTGAATTATTTTAAGATTTCTTAATGCGCAAGATGTGTTTGAATAATTGATAAACCGAATCACATAATACACATAATTTGTATTGGAAAGGGTATTGTATACAAATAAATTATTATTGGTGGATGTGTTGATGTTAATCCACGTATTGGTATTGTCATTATTCAGAGAAATAGTAAAGCTGTTTTGTGTAGAAGGAGATGTTAGAAGCACATTTGATACTAAATTGTTTTGAGGTATTATGGTTGCGCTTTCAACACGATACACCCGAAATTCTCCTGACCAAGTTCCCGCCGAACTCCCAAAAAGTGCTTCGCAATATAAATATTGTTGGTAAAAATATTGTTTATTAAAATCAACCGCTTTGATGGGTCCCATTAACAAATAGGTTGCATTGTTATCATAAAGTGTTAGCGTGTCAGTGCCCGTCGATAAATACACATTTGTGCTCGGAATGGGCAATAACGATGCATTTATATTTATATTTGTGTTAATGGTAGAGCTCGATTTCAAATTCCAACCGTAAAATAAATTGGGTTGAAGATAATTAGTATAGTTATAGTTTTGGGCAGATATTGCAATATTTGTAATCATGGCTACATCATTTAAATTAGTATCTACATTATCTTTCATATAAAATAAAATTATCATACGTTTACTTCCACTTACAATAAGGGGTAAATTATAATTAAAAGATTTAAGTGTTGACATGTCGGTCGTTTCAGACGAAGTTTCTTGAGGTGAACAATATTGCACTGTAAATTGCTTTGAAGACGTATCTACGGTATACGTATTAGTATAAATGAATGTTTGTCCTGGTTTTAATGTTCCTATCACATCCTGTTTAAAACTGTTTAAACTTCCACCATAAGTATTTGTAATTAAACTATCCGTGTAATCGACATATGCAAAGGTTAATAAATCAAAGTATTTTTCAAAACCATTCACACTTGCAATTGCAGTCGCTGTAAATTTATGGGCAGAAGCCGTCATGGGATAGTCTACCCCATTAATTCCACTAAACAGCATGAATGTAGCTTCCCCGTTGTTTAACCCCGGATTCATATCCGGATCATACGCATTACTGGTATTGCTGGAAAATACACCGGATTGAAAGGCCCACATCAATGTTCCATTAATTGTATATTGTGGTAATGGGTTAACGATATCATCCAGGATGCGCCAAGCTTTATTTTTTATATTTCCTTGCGAATACCCGTAATAATTATTGCTCTTGTTTGTATCATCATTTCCATTTAATGTGAATTGATTGGTAATTACATAATTTGAAAAGGTATATGGCCAAGGAGTATAGGATTGATTATTTGGATCGGTCCATTTAAGGTATTTAACCCATGTGTCCATATTGTTGTAAAGGTTCGCTGTTCCCGAATTAATGGATTGTGGAAACACGTAATTATTAATTGACGGATTAATTGGCGTGCTATTTGAAATAATATTACCCACGGCAAATGCACCAGATGAAACGGGAAATTGAGCATTATAATTGGGAATATTTCCGTTTTCCAATTTTGAATTTGCATTCGTCGGATTGATATAAATAAAATTATCGGAATTGAGTGAATTCGTTTGGTCATTATAAATTGCCATATTATTGTAAATGTTTTCAATAAATGTTCCGTATTGAGGAGGAGTCAGTGTGTTGTAATATGTATTGGAGTTGTTCATAATATTACTGTTAAAATAAACGATATTTGCATTTATGTTATTGAATCGCTGAACGGATGAAATTGCTTTGGGAAAATCAATATTCGCATTACCAATTTGAGGAATGGCCGGTGAAACGGTTGACCATTGTACCTCATTATTCGATCCCGTATTGTAAATGTTTCCATTAATGCTAATGGTTTGGGGATTGGCACTCGATGGATAAATAATGTTCGAATTAAATTGAAAATTACCAGTTAAATTAGCGTTTGTTGATGACACGTTAGTTTGAGATAAATTTCCAAGAAACACATTTGAAAAAAGCAATTGACTGTCGTTTACCAAAACATTTCCTTTTTGATTGAACGCGTATGTAGCGATTCCCGAAAAAAAAGCATTCTCAACAACCGCATTAGTAAAAACATAGGAAGGTCCATTTAGGGATAAATTACCAACCACATTAAATAATCCACTTGGTTTGGTAATGTTTAATCGAGTAATAGATGATGTTTGCTGGTACAATGTGTTCGCTTTAAGGGTAGACGTATCATCCTGACCGGTACGCGTTATGGCCCATAAATTACCGAAATATGCGTCATGTGTTTCTTGCGCGTCTTTGGGTCCAGTTGTATTATAAGAACTAACCGAAAAATTTTCTAAACTTGGTTCAAAATATACCATGTTCATCGGTATAGCCGTATTATTTTTAGCGTTATTCATTGCATCTTCAGAAGTTAATCCGGATGATACGGTCTGATCTGCAACCAACGTATTCATTAATAATTGACTCTGCGATACAGAATCAATTTTAGAGTTGAACGTTGAGCCGATAAAACCGGTTGTTTCGGTTCCAATAAAAGCACCTCTACAGTTGACGGTTCCTAAATTATCGCCATACGTTGGCCCATACACCGCACCATACGTATCTGCTTGACATTTTGAATTTTTGCTGTTTAACAATTCATCATCAAATTGGTTATAAATGGACGATTGTAATTTACAATTCATTGTGCCTTTAATATTTACGTCATCAAGTGTAATTGAACCACCTAATTGAGCATTAACATTCATATTTGTAGCAACCATATTAATAGCTTGAGCGGTCATTCCAATAACATTTCTGACTAAATACGAATTATTGCTGGCCATTTTTTGTATATTATTAATACTTATAAAAATTTACAAGATTTAATTTTTATAAGTATAGTATATTTGTGGACGTTAACTATTTTTACAAATATTACAATTTTTCTCATTTGTGTTGATTCTGTAAAATATTGGAGCATCCGTTGTAAAAACATTTGTAGCCCAATTCGGATCAGATAAAAATTTCTTTTCCAAATCGAATCTATAAAAACAGTTCCATTGTAATTGTTCTTTTTTATTGGCGGTATGGCACATGTCATTAATGTTAAATAGGCTGCTTATGGGCGGCGAAGTGATTTCGTAGGTTGAACATTGCGGACGTTGCGCATTCAGTTTCGCCATGTCTAACGGCAATTCATCACCAAAATAGGTTCCAGGTAGGTAATTGCGCTGACCATCCACAACAACGGGTATGGGTTGGAAGGGCCGGTCCTGCGATGGAAGCATTCCTAATTGTCCCGCGTCAAATGCCTCGAATATTTCATTATTTTTTATAATTCGCGTGTAAATAATTGAAGCGAAAATACAAAGAACAAAAACACCTAAAATAGGTTTCCAATTTTGTTTAAGGGATTCTAACATAACATATATAAATTAACAAGAAATAATTCGTGTTTTAACAAGAAATAAATCGTGTTATTCGTATTCTCTTTTTTTATTGCAACAATTGCAAACGACACCCATAATACAGTTATGCCAGCAATTGTGATTGTTAATATTATTCAAAGAATTGCAGCACCATTCGCAAGAATCGCTTCGCAAAGAAAACATTTCTAACAACTTCTTCTGAATAATCAACGGATAAAAAAGAGCCACGAATAAAAACAGAATAAAAACAAAAATAAAAATATAAATAATAAAATTATCAACCAGCATATATTACACCGACCGAAAAGAAAAATGAGATAAACTTTCTATAAAAAAATAAAAAATCGTTCAGTTAATCTCTTTGGTGATATAAATGCACTCTTAAAGAGCATTATACTATTTGACGACTACAACCAATTACGATTGTAGTGGTTAGTATATTTTATTGAAACTTATAATCACGCTTATATTTTTCAGGTCTTTCTCCTGTTTCTATATAGTGATTAAATACCTTTTGTATATTTTTACATCCATTCTTATCACGATTGATGCATCCCTTCCGTTTGTTTTCCATTTTAAATGTTAGGATTGAATGCATCTTTCGTTCTATGTTTTTCTTATCTGGTAAATATAAATTATTACACAATTCTTCTGTTTTATAATTCAAGCATGATGTTCTAAATTCATCTATATTATAAACTTCAAATCTGGTATTTAGTTTTCTTTTTATTGCTAAATTTGGGGTTGATATAAAATTTCTCATCTGTTTTCCAATACTCCAATCACCAATTATGATTTTTATATCCTTACCATATTTGTTCTCAATCTTATTTAACATATTGTCTTCCGTTCTTTTTGTATTGATATACGAATACCATTTATATTTTCTGAATTTTTCATTTTGATATAATTTCGCAATCGCATCATTTACTTTTAGTTTTTCTTTGATATATTCTTTAAAATTTTTAATATCGCATGTTTTTGAATTGAATAATGATAATGTATTTTCAATTTCAGTAATGTGTTGTTTATCCTTATAATTTTTTAATAATGATGAATATTTTATTCGCTTTGTTTCTTTTATTCGTTGCTTATTTGTATATGAAAAATGATTACCATCATCATCCATCATCGTTAATAAACTACGCTTTCCAGGGTCGATAAATAAATGTTTTCCATCTAAAAAATCCTTTGAAACTTCATCAATATACGGAAACTCGTGTAATACTTCTTTCTTTGTTTCTTTCTTTTCCTTCTTTTCTAATTCTCTTCTTTTTCTATTTTCTTCTTTTAACTTATTTTGTTGCACTTGCTTTTCTTGTTTTTTAATCTCTTTTTCCTCGTCAGTTAGTCCTTTCATTAGTTTCTTTCCATTCTTCATCTTATCTTTCTTTATTCTCTCTTCATTTACAAAGTCAGTATGTAAAAATCGTAATGAAACCGAATATCCATCGGTTATAATGGTATAATCAAAAACATACTTATTCATATGATGCAGTTTAAAAAATGTATTCCATAATTTTTCTTTATTTGTTTCAATATTATCAAAATATTGTTTTTTATCAGTATCAATAAGTAGTTCTACAAGAGATTTTGTATCTATTTGTATATGCCTTGGTATTAGATGGGTTTGAAGTGGAAAAAACTGGAACATTTTTGTATTCATTTCTTCTAACTGCAAATTCATAAATATCATGTGTTTCAAATATTTTTGTGGATCGACCTTTATATCATAAAAATAACTCGTATCATAATTCTCTGGAACAATTTTGTATCTATTATCATTCAACCAATTATGGTATTTTTCATCACAGGTTAAAATTTTAGCATCGTTTATGATATCATTTTTTACTTGTTGTAGTTCTTTATAAAATTGTTTCTTGAACTCTTTGTTTTGAAGTTCATTTTGGTATATATTTTTAAAGTAAGAATTAACAAATCGTTTAATGTAGTCAATAAAGTGCATTTTGATGCTATTTTCAATAGCAGTAATCATCGTAGTAGCATAATAATCTAAAATAGCAGATAAATTCTTACCATCTTGTAGTGTAAATATAGAATTACCAATATTTTGAAATTCTTTGAGTAGTGCTAAATTATTTCCTTTGGGTTTCGGTCCTGCTGATGCTTTCACTAATGACTTCATAGACATTTTAATTGTATCTTCTGTTATAATTGGTATTTCCTGATTGTTATGATACTTTTGAAGCACCCACAATCTCAATAAAAAATAAGAGTTTGTAGTTATTATGTTTGTTCTTGAAACTGAGTCATTAATCCTTTCTAAAACATCAATCGGTATATCTGATTTTAAAATTTTCTGTATTGGAAGTTTTATGCACCGATATTTATCGGGCGGTTTTACCTTTTCATACATTATATAGTTACTTAATATTTTATTTTTAAGTAATTATACGCAGAAATACACAATTCCTAAATAAGTTAGTTCTAAACAATACATTCTACTTTTTCTCCTTTTGAGTTGTAGATCCAAATTTCATAATTATATCCTAAATGCTTTCCTGCTTGTTGTTTTTTGAAAATATTGTCCTTCTTTTTTTCAGCAGTCCATGTTGATTTGACCTCAATACACTTATTTTGTGATGGAATGAATATATCTACGAAATGTCTATGTTTCAGTCCTTCATCATCATCATACCATATTTCAGGAACAGAACCAGAACCAGTTATTATTTCGTCTTCGTTGAATGTATGCACCAATTCATCAAGCGCATAAGGTTCATAACCTTGAACTTGTATTATTTTACCTGATGGGAGTGTATAATCCTTTCTGGAATATGAGACTTTTGATGATTTATCTGAAACTTCTGGATTTTGCATAGCATATTCAACACCATATTTTTCTAAGCAAGTCGCTTTACCTTTTTCTCTAACTTCTTCTGCTTGGGATGAATATTCAACACCCCAATTTTTTAAACATGTATCTACTTTTTTAGATTTTACAATATTTGATTGTGATGGATTTTCAACACCATAATTTTTAAAACATGTATCTAGTTTTTTAGATTTTATTTCTTTATTTTGCGAAGGATTTTCAACCCCGTATTTTTCTAAGTTTGTCGACTTAACCTTTTTCATTACTTCTTTATTTTGTAAAGGACTTTCAACCCCGTATTTTTCTAAGTTTGTCGACTTAACCTTTTTCATTACTTCTTTATTTTGTAAAGGATTTTCAACCCCGTATTTTTCTAAGTTTGTCGACTTAACCTTTTTCATTACTTCTTTATTTTGTAAAGGATTTTCAACCCCGTATTTTTCTAAGTTTGTCGACTTAACCTTTTTCATTACTTCTTTATTTTGTAAAGGACTTTCAACCCCGTATTTTTCTAAACATGTTGCTTTTATTTTATCCTTTGTTTCTTTAATAAACATAGGATGTTCAACACCATACTTTTCTAAACAAGTTGCTTTTATTTTATCTTTAACTTCTTGTGATTGTAATGGTGTTGAAACACCATATTTTTCTAAACAGGTTTTATTTGTTTTTTCTTGTTGAAATTGTTTTGAACAGTATTTACACCCAAAATTTTTATTTTTTAATAGTTTTTCAAATGTTTTTTCAACCATTTTATTATTACAATTTATACATTTTGCGATTATTCGAATATCTATATTGACTTTTTCTCCTGAATAATCCTTCAACAAAGTTATATGATTTTCATTACAGAACTTTATAAGAAGATCCAAATTATATTTTAAGGGCGATGCTCGTTGTGTCATTTGTATTTATTTATAAATATATTTGCTTATTTATAAATCAATTTTTTAATTATCCTTATTTTGCATTTCTTCTTTCTTTTTCAAATAATACTTCCGTCTATATTCTTTCAACTTTTCAGGGTTTTCTTCTTTCAACTTCTTTAAATAAGTTGCACCTTGTTCTTTTATCTTATCTTTATTTTTTTCATAATATCGCTTGTGATTATCTCCATTTGTGTATTTTTTAAGTTTTTCTTCTAAATCTTTGACCTTTTCTTTAAGTTCATTATTTTCCTGTTGTATGATATCAATATCCATTATGAATAATAATATTATATAAGTTAATTTTAAATAATTTATATAATATAATGAAACAACATAGTGATGACTACAAATTAAGTGCGGTTATGTATTATATAAATCATAATGAAGATTTACGAGATACATGTGATATTTTTAAATGTAAATATCAATCGTTGCATCGTTGGATTAAAAGATATAAACTGCAAGGGAACATTAGTAGAAAAACACGCAAAAATCATAATCTAAAAATAACATCAGAAATTGAAAGGTTCATAAAAGAACATGTGCGTAAATATTCAACAACAACTTTATGGGAACTTTCTAAATTAGTAAATGAAAAATTTAAAATTCATTTAACCGATAGTAGCATTTATAATATTTTGAATAAACATAAAATTACAAGAAAACGATTACGAAGTAAATATTATCCTGAAAAACGAGAAGGGCAAGAAGCAAATGATTTGAAAACCTTTTATGAAAAATTAAATACTTATGATTATAAACGAACAATTTGTTTAGATGAAACTTCGATATATTTGAATATGAAACCTTCTTATGGTCGCAGTAGAAGTGGAACACGAGTAATAAAGAAAACTAATATATATCCATTTAAGCGTTATAATATGTTATGTGCGATTTGTGCAAATAAAGTGGTTGGGTGGAAATTATATAAGGATATAAAAGGTGGATTGAAAACTCAAAATATATTAGATTTTTATGATGAATTTATAAAGGATAATTATAAGAATTATTTAATTATAATGGATAATGCTGTAATACATAAATCTAAAATGATAAGAGAAAAAATAGAAGACAACCATAATTATTTATTATATTCGGTTCCATATCATCCAGAAACAAATAGTATTGAAGAGTTTTTTAGTCAGTTAAAACATTATATAAAGAAGGAAAGTCCAAATATATATGAAAATATAGATACTACAATTAAAGATGTATTAGCAAATAAAATCAAGAAAGAACATCTAACAAATTACTTAAAACATAGTTATAGAATTTATAAATAAGTTTTTATTTGTCTCATTTTTCTTTTCGGTCGGTGTAATAATAAATTTATTATTTTGTCGTCAATCATTAAGGCCTCTTCCATAATTTTCCGTTGTATTTATATCCGCATTTTAATAAATAGTCCGTATTGCGAACAATATCGCGACTTGGAATTCCACCCCTTATCCAATCCTTTGCCGCAACTTCTTCAACCAAATGTTCCGGATTCTGAACATTTTGAGCAAGGCAGGGAACCAACGGAACAAACCGATCGATATAAATACCCGACAAAGTGTTGCACTGTTTTTTTTGACTGGTATCCTCACCCGTAAGCAACACACTTTCTAAAACGGAATCGGTATGTCCGCGACCCATATAGGGAACGGTAGCATACGGGCGCGCGTACAATTGTTGAATGTAGCGCATATTGGTAAGATTATGGGCATTGCGAATCCGGCTGTCGTCATCAATATTACAGCCGTCCACACTTGTCCATCCGTATCCATCCCGATAAGTTATCGTGGGTTCACTCATGGCAATATCTCCCACATTCTTTGCGGCGCAGTCGCAATCTTTAAATGCGGTCGTCATATAATCACAAGCGGATTCGCTCTGGAAATTTCGGGATGTGGTATAACAAATGTCGTCTCCCAGTCTGCTCAATTTATTCAAATTAAGACGGGGACAATCTTTATTTTCGGCCGGACCATTGCAATTTAATGGATATTTGCCGGAAGGTTGCTTGCTGGATGGGTTCAAATTAACCCCGCCGCATTTCAAATTATAACAATCAGTTGGCATAATACTATATTATATCTATCATTTTTTTTATTGATTTTGTTATTTAAGTTTATTTTTATTTTAAATATTCGTGCTTTTTTATATATTGGAATGGATAATTTTCTTGATAAATTCAATAATACAACCCGCGAATTAATTGGTGATTTACGAGCCGTCTATCCATCATTAAATGAATCTCTGGACCAATTTTTGGAATTATTTCCCTGTACAAATAATGCATATATGCTTTATTTCATTGAAAATGTTAGCGCTCATCATGCCGATTTAATTGCCGAAAAAAACATTGAACTGTTCGATAAAACCCAAGTATTGAAGGGTGTAGAAATTAAATTCATATTTGTTGAACCAGAAAGTTCACCCAATCGCGCAATTATTTGGAAATATATTGAAGCACTCTATTTGTATTCCTTAACTTACATGAAACTAAACAATGAAAGTGGGCCTATGGAAGAAGAGGTTAGAAAATATATGGAAACGATTGGTTTTAATTCAGAAAATTTTAATAAAATTCTAAACAATTTGCAAGAATCCACACCCACCAAACAAGAAGATGGAACGCCCAACAACAACATTCCACCCGAAATGGAAAAAATGGCCGATACCCTTTTTGGGGGAATGATCGGCAATTTGGCAAAAGAAATAGCCGGTGAATTAAAAACAGATGACCTTGATACCAACAATCCGCAGGAGCTGCTTCAAAATTTATTTTCACCGGACAAGGGCAATTTAATGAATTTAGTCCAAAACATTAGCGGCAAATTGCAAACAAAATTGGACAACGGACAACTCGATCAGCAAGCCCTTTTTAATGAGGCAACCAGTATCATGACCAACTTGCAGAACATGCCGGGAATGGAAAATGTGATGAAGAATATGGCGGGTGGCGGCGGTGCTGGTGGAATGCCGGGCTTTGACCCTAGTATGATGGCCAATTTAATGAGCGGACTCATGGGTGGCATGCCCAAAAAAGACAATTCTAAAAATTTATCTCTTTTACCCAAGAATCATCCGAAGAGGAGGCGTAAATAAAAAAAATTGATTTCTGTTTTTTTTCTATTTTTTTTATTATTATAAATGACGAAACAATTGGTTCTTTATTTGGAAGAAATTAATCCTAGGGGTGGTTTGGATACCCGCATTTATCTAGTTTATCAACAAAATGACCGTCATTTTTCGGCATATTTTACACGAGATGACCCATCCAAGAAGAGACAAATATTCGGGGAACACATAATTCACTTAACACACTTCTCCATGTTAACCTTTTTCAAAAATATATTTGCTCACAATGCGTTAATGAATTTGCGTCTCTATATTATTACCCCCCCTTGTGAAAAAACCTTTCATTCGTACAAAGACACGGTGCGATTCAACGATGAAGTATTTGGTTATGACAAACTCAAAATCGATTGGGATCGAATTGATTCAATACTCGCCATGTTGTCGGGTTCAATTGCGAATGTGGATGAATCAATCTGATCCCCCCCACATTTGATTTTATTTTTTATGAATTTGTTTCGATAAAGATTTTTATATTGGCATAAAAAAGATATTAAATATTATTATATAGAAAATGGATACGAAATTAATGGAAGAATTTAATAAATTGGTGGTTGAACATGATTATAATCCATTAAAGGCCATGATGAAAAATATTTCAATGCACGACATAGATATTTCTAATGAACAGCTTTTTCACAATGTAATTTTTGAATGTTTTGAAAAAAAGGTTGCGGATCAACCATTGGCTTGGGAAAACCCCATGAATAATGGATGCAGTGCAACTGAAATAGAACGACCTGTTTACAATAAAAATATTCATAAATTACCGGGTCCAATTGTAAACGACCATTTGAGTTTTATTGACTCAAAATACTGGATCCCTTCTAATATCAAATCTAGAGAAGACCGAAAAACGGAACTTAAGAATAAAAATGTTTCGATAACAGGTTGGAACTATAACGAGCGAGATATTTCCGATTTGATCAATTGTTTTAACACAATCAAAAAAATTAGGAAGGAAAATCTTTTATTATTTATGAATTTTGAAAATGTCCTTGAATACACCCTGAAATTGGCAAGTGTCATTAATGATAAAAAATGCTTGTCCGATGATGAAAAAAAAAATTTAAAATTTAATGAAACAATAAAAGATTTAACATCAATGAATCACAGTGTAAACCAAATGGTTGAACAGCTTGAACATTTAAAAGATGCAAAGGACGTTTCTATAATGACGAATTCCGAATTAATCATTCAAAAAATGATTCACGAAATTAATTTTTTTAGAAAAAAATACAAAAAAAATTATGTAGCAGATACCGATTACATCTATTTTGAAGACTATAGTAAATTTCTGTATTCAGACCCTATTAATAAATTCCAAATCGGTCAGCAAAATGTTGATAATTATTATTATCCGGACACCCAACCAAATGAGTTTCAATTAAAAAATGTGCTTCACGTAAAAAAAATGGAAGACGATTACAATGTCCTAACTCATTTAAATGAATTTATTCAAAAAAATTTAACCACTCAAAAGGACGATCCTACCAAGAGTAAAAAAGAAATTTTGAAGGATATTTGTTCAGAATATACCGAAATATTTCAAACAATTCTAGAAAATAGTCATTTAAAATCTAAATTAGAATACATTGACCATTACAAAGATAGTTTTCTCCATATTAATGCGCTTAACACCATTAATAATTTAACCAAAAAAAATATTAGAGAAATTTGTGATTCAAAATTGAATATGAAATCTCTTCATGATGAAATTTCAGTTAATTTCGAAAAGGTTAACAATCAAATCAATCAATTTTCTGCATTATTTGAAACAATGCAGTTAAAATATCCGGTGGGGTATATTGCTGATTTATTAATTACTTCTTTTTTTAACGGGATCAATTATGAAAGAAGTTCCAATGAAAAATTTAAAGATTTACAACCGGACAGTGTCGCATTAAACATATTAAAACAGTTATCAAAAGAAAAAGATTTATCACTGTACACATTTAATGATGGATTTACAAAAACAATTATATCGGCGAAGATTGATTCTTTTATTTTAAATAATAAATCAACTGCTCAACCCAATTCTGTATTTTTTGGATTCAATCATTTATATAAAAATAAAGACAATGTCTTAAACACAGTTTTCTTATCTCAAGTAGAAATTATTAATTTAAAATTGCTAGAATCTCAACCGCAAGACGAATCAAAAGCGTATGAGGCTTGTTATGACGCCTTACTAAAACAAAAACCCGAATGTCAGTCAAATATTAAACCTATTTATGAAAAAACGAAGGCGTTGATTGGAAGCATAAAAAAAGGGTGTCTTAATGATGATAACTTGTTGATTTTTTATTATATTAATTTTTTCGTACTGGATACCTTATTGAGCTGTACCAATGTATATGCTTCTGCTTTTGTATGGAATGTTGATGCTATTCCAGACCAAACCCAATTCAATGAAAGAAAGACTAAATCGTTAGAATACTTGTCAACATTGGATGTTATACAACTCTATAACTCGATTGATAAGCAAGAAAAAAATGTTTTCGAAGATTTCCTAGGTTTCAGCGTTCGACTTTTTAATATGATATTACATTTTGATAATGATATTTTTTTCGTAATAATGAACAGTTTTTTTAGGTGTTTTATTCCGTTAGTGCTTTCCGAAAATACGGCATGTGATTTAACAAAACTATCCGATTACGAATGTTTCTTTGAAAATCAGCGCCATGGTTTTAAACCATTTAATAATTTAACAATCGAAGATAAATTATGTTTAAAGGGAATTAAAATAAATGAATGTGGAACTGACACGGTAATTGAAGTTGACGACAGGGAGGATTCTGAAACAGAGAAAGATGCTTCTTTATTATCACAGTTGAACGATTTAATGAGTAAGGTTATTGCGGATATTAGCAAAAATCCAAACAAGGAATTAGTTGAATTGCTTAACGAAATAACTAATTTTAAAGAAATGACGGAAATCGCTCTTCGCTTATATAATGAACTTGATGAAAAAAATGTGCAATCAAAATTAAAAGAATTCTCCGATAGATTTGATGCACTGCGGCAATTGATTCCGCCAACACCCGCGGAGGAAGAAGGTCAGGAAGAAGATGCAGAAGCCGCGACAGATCTTGTTTCTCAATTGAATGATTTAGTTGAAAAGATTAATTTTTCGGTACTTTTTCGAAGACGCCCATCCAAAGAATTAAATGAACTTCAAATTGAAATTAATAATTTTAAAGAGATAATCGATACAGTAATTGAAACAAATAGAACAATCAACGAAGAAAAAATGCAACTTAAATTAGATGAATTCCGTGATCGATTTAAAGTAGCGCGGCATTTAACACCGGTTTTTTTTACGGATGAAGATGAAACATCGGAACCACTGGTGGATAATGTTCCGCAACAGCAGCAATCGATCGAAGAAACTGAGGCATCTATCAAAGATGCCGAGAAAGTGCAATCTGGCCAACAACAACCTGCTGAGTCAGAAACGGAACATAAACCCGATGTATCAACGGAAATATCCCTGCAACAATCCTGGCCAAAATTTGACACGGTTATAACACCTACTGAACTTTCGCACAAACCAAAAAAAATAAGTAGAAGAAGGATATTAAAAGTTTTGCCTCAAGCCAATGGAGACAGAGATAATGATCAGGATGAAGATGATATTTACAGTACTGTTTCTAAAAGATCGAAACGAAATCGAGGGGATGAAAACAATAACGAAACTACCTCAAAAAAGCAACTCATCCCTTTAAATATTAATTGGACATAACAATGTTATTTTCGATCGATGAGTCATAAATAATGTATTTATTCTGTAAAATTATATTTTAGATATATATAATGACAGAAGTTGATATATGCAGTGTAAGTCAATATGGATGCTGTCCCGATGGAGCAACCCCACAAATAGATGCAATTGGGACAAACTGCATACGTCAATTCGACCAAGTAGTGCGTGGAGATGTATCCATTACTCCCAAAAAAAATAAGAACCAATTTAAAATTGTGTTCAATAGAATCAGTGATTTTCTTTTATACCAGGTCTGGTCTGGACAAACCCCCAATTTAAATAAAAACAGAAAAGTAAGTAATATGAATGCACTGGATTGGGTTAGTATTACTTTCCCAAATCCACCGAGCAATTCATCCTTGTTCCAACCAACATGTGTTATGGAATTGGATCAAGGCAATCGGTTTGTATTCGTTCTTACAAATGCAAAAGTGAAAAACGATAAGGTTGTTTTTACCGTATCCGTTAAAGAAATTGATTTGATTACGACCAGTAATTTAACCGTTATACCTCGCGGTACATTTTTAAACGTGCGGTTCGATATTGATAGTACTACCGTTCCACCCATTGTTCCAATCGGTTCTAAAATAGTGAGTACTCAATACATAACGGGTACACCTTTACCTTTAACGGGTATTCTTACATTTACACTTCCTAATTCTACAACTAATGGCGAATTACACTTCAATAGACGTAATCTTTCAATCATTTATCCTAATCAAGGTTCAATCGTAAAAAACACGGGTGCCATAACTGTAGGTACTCAAACTCAATATAGTTTACAATTCGCGGATACAACACAGTTTGATTATTATGATGGTTCGTATATAACATAAATAACTACTTAATATGTATATATTTTTTCTGATTGAATTTTTACTAAATCAAAATCTATTAAAAAAAAAAATTTGATTTAGTTATTTTTTTTAATAGAGTTTCAGACCAACCGAAGAATGAACAAGCACGCCCAGCTCGCCATATACATTTTATTGCCAATTATCTTTGCCTCTGTGCATTGGATTGGTGTGCGCGTCTATGCCGCGTACTGCGCTCCTCCCGGATTCTACGGATTGATGGTCAGCATTTTCAACACAGCCAACCCTTTCTGCTCCTACAACCTTCAAATGCTTGAAATCACCAAGTACTTTTACAACCAAGCATGGGTTGTAATTGGACTCTCATCTCTCGGCATTTTGAACAGCTTCTTCAAGAAAAATACCGGAGTTTCAGCCGACACCACGACTTCATCTACTCAATCGTCTCAATTCGCCATTTGATTTGTGAACATATCTTGCACCACCTTGCCATAACAATAAAAACACAAACACAAGACAAAAGCACAAACACACGCAAAAACAAAAACACACCAAAAACACACGCAAAAACAAAAACAAAATAAAAAATAATTTTTTTTGAGTTCTCAGAGTTCTCAAAAATAAAAGTAAATTTAACAACTTTTAAATTCTATTTAGAATTATAACCGATTCATTATTCTTATCTCGACCCAATCGGTGATCTGTTCCAGAAATAATCATCTCACTAAATTCGGACATTTTTGAAAACCCGTATAAACGTTGATCAAATGTGCTGTCCACACATAAAAGCATGTCTTTTAACCAACTCATATGTATTTCAGCTCGATCGCTCTCGTTCATCATCTTTAAAATTAAATCCACCAAATTATGCTGGTTCAATTTTAACCAATATATTTTTTTATCAACTATCTTTAAATACGGAAGCTGCGTATTAGGGTGAACCGCACTGCACGCTTCCAATTTATCAACAATTCCTACTTTCTGAGCATATGCAATTAATTCATCCACGCTGCAAACCATTTTGGAACGATCCCTAAAAAACATATCCAAATTTTCAATTAATTTAATATCACGTTCTGTATTGACCGTATTATTTACAACTACCGGATCACCTAAACTTTCAATCAAAATAAACCGATCACAATTATTCCGGAGTTTCATTGGGGTATGTTTATAACCAATACCCACGCAAAATTGACCCCGCAATCGAATTTCAGCGGCAAGACTGCTGAAATCACTGTCGCTACTCACAATTACATAACTTTGAATGCATTTATTGTTGTATAATGTGCGCATACAATCTACAATAAGCGTGTTATCCGTACTTTCCTTTTTTGCCACACGAAAAACTTGGACCGCTTCTAAACCATAATTTACAATAATATCCCGCCATTGAGCACTACCCGGTTTACTGAAATCGGCATACACGCGCTGAACCAATATGCGACCGTTTCGACGCAGTTCATCCATTATTTTTTGATAGTGAGCACCACTTATGTTATCGCCATCAATAAAAATTGCAACATTTTGAGTTGAATTTGTCATTTTAAATATAATCAATACTATAATTTTAATATTGTATTTGTTGGATACTTTTTATTAAAATTATGTATTTTATTTAGAAACAATTTTTAATTACAAACACTATAAAATACCACAATCTTCAATGATCACATCGTGAATCGGTTTGTCGTCAAAATTAGCGGGTGTGCGTTCAATGCGATACACCACATCCATTCCCTTAATTACTTTTCCAAATACAACGTGTTTTCCATCCAAATGGTGTTGCGGGTGCGTTAAAATAAAAAACTGACTGCCGTTCGTTCCCGGACCCGCATTGGCCATACTGAGTAATCCAGGCTGATTGTGTTTTAATTCAAAATTTTCATCGTCAAAATTACCACCCCAAATTGATTTTCCACCGGTACCATTTCCGTTTTCATAATCGCCTCCCTGTATCATGAATCCCTTTATAACCCGATGAAACGTTGTATCGTTGTATTTTTTTTGTCGACACAGTTCTCGAAAATTTTCGGCCGTTTTTGGAACTATTTTATCAAACAATTCGATATGAATATCACCCATACCCTTAATTTTTAAATAACATTTAGTCGACGATGTTGGCGAGGGAATATTTGTATTAAAATTCTCAATGGAAGAAGATCGTTTTTGTGATACGGCTGCTTTCTTTTTTCGATGTTGTTCCGCCATAATTTTATTGTATGTTTCGGACGCTTTATCTTCAATCAATCGATCGGTACGCCATTTCTCATAACAAAGATATCCAATTACAATAAAACTTATCCATAAAATCAAATTAATAACGTCCATTATATTATTTTTAGTGAAATAAAAGACAGCATAAAAAACGAAATAATATATTTGTTTGTTTATGCAATCCTATTTATGTATTTATTTTGCAATAATCATATTTTGTATAACTGTGCGATTTTTTCAGCATACGATTGGATGACGTTCAAATAAATGGCTCGTGCATCTTCTGATATGGAGGTGTACAAAAGTGCGTCAACATCAAGCAATATTTGATTGAAATTTTCATTGATTTTTTCAATTGTCGCTGTCGACGGCTCGTATCCAATTGCCATCAACCAATAATCACTGTAGGCTTTTGCAACACTCTTTGTAAACCCGGTTCCTTTCAAATCGGTTGTCGCTTCGGAAACAATTCTCTTTGCGTTATTTATTATTGTAGCCAATCGATCTTTCGACGGGTTCTTAGTAAACATTTTATACATAGTTAGCATGAGGATATTGCAATTTTAAAAAAATAAATACTATCAATTTTTATAGAACTAACCCCACAAATAAAATTTCATTTCCTACCACGTTGTTGCTGTTTTTTGAGATTTTCGTTCTCCAACCGCAGCCGTTCTATTTCACTTTGCTGCTCCTCGATCACCATTTTATTGCGGGTATCTTTACTTACGTACTTAAAAAACCGCGTTTTTCCATAACTTTTACCCGATTTATCAAAATACTCACGCTGCACTGACCAGGTAAGAGTTCCATTTGACATAACCACATAATCAGGAAAAACCCGCATCATAAGCCCACCCAGACAAAATTTGGGTTGACCGTCTTTAAATATAATGTACCGAGTGTGCACACGATACTCAATGTGTTCGGGCATATCCACTTCCTCATAACCGGCCAATTTTTCCAACATGGCTTCATCCGTTTGAAGCGTGTCTTGATAGGTTGTATTCGGACGTTCATACGATGTTTTGGTTATTCGTCTTGTAGGTGTTTCGCTATAATTACTTCCTCTTTGCATTATAGATATATACTATTACCTTTTTTAAAATTTAAATAAAAAGAAAAAGAAATCAAATTTTTAATTCTTCCAACGATTACCGCAATTGGTGCACCTACAAAACAGGGTCATTGGTTCATCCGCACTGCGGGTTTGAACTTCGTAGTAAGTGATGGTATCATTTTTACATTTGCCGCACTTATACATGCCCTTGACGGTATGTTCCGTACGAATTTCAAATGCCATCTTGTCCTTCTTTTCTTTTTGTTCCTGGATTTCGCGCCAATGTTCAGGGAAAAGTTCGTGCGGTTTCAAACATCCGACTTGATACGCCTTAAGTTCACCAAGTTTAATTCGTTCCAGCAGTTTTTCATTTTTAATATAGCTGCCCGAATCTAAATTGGTGAAAATGCTGATGCATCGATGAATATAACTATTTTTAAATATAGGGTTTTCCCATTTTTTGACAAAGCCCTTCTCGTCCGCAAACAAAATTGTCGCATTATAACAACTTATCTCTAAATTTTTGGATATTTTGTAATCACCATCCGTAAGCATCATAAACTTTTCTACCATTTTTTCCCGCAGTTCAGCTACTTGATCAGCACTATCCGATTCGCACGACATTTTTTTTTCCTCTTGAATTTTATTGTAGATATTCTTTTTAAATATAAATCAATTTTTTTAGATGTTCTTTTGATTAGGTTTCATTTTTTAGTTTTAACATTTAAAAGTTAGGCTTTTATATTTAATATAAATTAGATGGGTTATTCTAAAAAAACATTACAAAATTTGTTAAATGTATTAAAGGCAATACAGGAAACAAGATCTTTAAATGGATTAAAAATGCTAGAATTAGGAAATCAGTTTTATTTCGAAGAACAAACCAGTGAATGGGCGGGATACAATAAATGTGTTCCTATTAATTATTCCGATTTTGGGTTTAATAATACATCACATATTATTAAATATTTTTTTGAACATTTGGGTATCATTCATACATCAATCGATTATAATGGTTTAGATGGCGCTTTAAAGTGCGATTTGCGTGATGATTTATATGAAATATTAAAATCAAAATTTGACATTATAACTAATCTTGGAACAACTGAACATGTTGGAGAAGATTTAACTAATGATGATGATTTGTATTTCAATCAATATCAATGTTTTAAAAATCTGCACAATTTAGGAAATATTGGATGTATTTATTATCATGTATTGCCGCTTACTAAGAATTGGTATAAACATGGAGCATGTGATTATAGTTTTAATTTTTTTAATGTGTTAATCAATAAATGCCCTTATCAAAATATTTTTGAACCGTTTTTAGAAGATTATCGAGTGAAATACAGTAATTCAATGAATGAAAATTCAATCTGTTTATGCTATATGAAGGTATCCGACGAACCTTTTATTAGTTTTGAAGAATTTAAATGTATTGAAGGGATACGTAGTACCCGAAATGATTAAAACGTTTTTTACGCCTTAGTAGAAAATAATCAGAAAAAACATCAATTATTGGATCGAGCAGATATTACCAACGGTTTTAAAATGTATATATCAAAAATCCCGAAATTGAGAATCGAAAACAATCTCCAAAATACGTCTTTTTATTTATAATCAAAAACCATTTGATTTTTTTATATATCAAAAAAAAATCAAAAGTTTTTTCACCATCGATGGGAACGTTTTTTTATTGATCGTTTTTTTCTGGAAACACGTCTTCCACCACTTGTTTCTTTGGGTATTAAATAAGAGTCGCCATACTTAATAAAATATTGTAGTCGATTATAACGAATAGCATCATCATTCACCGATAATCCCGTGATTAATTGGTTATCTTTAAGAAATGTGTTATGTGGTTTTTTTTCCCAAAAAGTTCCCTTTAGCTTCGCTAAACCAAATGTAGTATTGTCATTAATTTCTAACATTTCATTTGCTCCTGCATCTGTAATTGGATAAAAACATTTTCCATCTTCCGTATATAAAATATTATCTTTTATATATTTTACTGTTTTATTATCCACTGCGCCGCCTATTATAGGATTTAATAAATCTCTGATAATTTTTTTGCTGAGTTCTGTAAGAAAAAACTCAGGTTTTTTTAATATGTTTTTACCCTTTGTTTGGGTATATGATTTTAATTTGCTGGCAGTATCCAAATAAAATTGATCTCTATAATCACACGTTTCAGTTTCTCCGTTTGAACATGAGTTATTTAAACAATCTAAAAACTTTGTTCGATCGCCATTAATTTTCCATGCCCATCCCTTTTTTTTTAACTCATCTTGGCAATGGGGTGGTTCTTTTTTATCATGTATTACCTTATTGTAATAGTTTGGAAGTGTTCGTTTATCAAATTGCACATATTCATTTTTACACGACATTTTTTTTATATATAATATACAAATAAAAAATGCCGTTTTGTTAACTAAAAATGGTACAAGTGCAAAATATTTTCTTCTAACATATAACATATAACAAATGATTGGTGGCAGTTCTGAACCGTACGAAATTAATTTACAAAATGGAGATGTTATTTCAATTACTGTAAAAAGACCGCAATTTTTATTGACCAAATTAAAAAAAAGAACCGAATATTTGTACTCGTTGGGTGGCAGTATTGAAGATTATACTGTTGATAAATTGGTTAATACAATATTTGCATTTTTTACTAAAAACTCGCAAATAGATGATTTTATTGATAAATTAGAACAATTAATTAATACGTATAAAGTCAATGGCGTTAAAAATCAAACTGAACAAATGTATATCATTGGATTAGACCTTTTATTATCTAGTTTAAAATTAAAACAACGAGAAACACTTACAATTCAACAAGATGCTATACAAATGGAACAACAATACATAAAAAGCCAACAAAATAAATCAAAGACCCTAAAAAAAGAAACCATTGAACGATTGAATACATTACAACGAAGTTTTAAAAATGCCAATCCCAAAAGAATAAGCAAAACCAAATTAACACCTATTCTAGAAGATGGTGGAAAAAAAACCGCGAGAAGAATGTCCCGAAAAAATGGTGGACGAAAATTCGTGCGTTCAATATCCAACATTTTACGCGGTGGAATGAGACTAAATATAGATCAATGGCTTGCAAGTGAACCATATGGTACTATGGATTTTCTTAGGCAATCCGTGTTTGATCAAATCACCGAATTGCCCAATCTTTGGGAAATTGATGATATTTTAGCACGAATGTATGCGGAATCGGACCCCAGTCGCCCTCGTCTTCCTACCGACTATCCTCCCAGTTTTTCTCGTCCATATATTTTGAGCATGCGCTATTTTATACAACGTCGATTGGAGTTTTTGGCAAGCAGAGGTGTTGACACGGATCGTGCCGCATATAACGCTCGAATAGAAGCGCTAAATCGCAGCAACCGCGAGGGACGTCTTAGTCAAGAGTCTACCCCGCGACGGGCAAGAAACCCTTCCACTGATGATGACAACTAACAAAATAATAGGGGTTTAACACCAACATTTTAATTTTCTAATTTTTGTGGTTTTGCGGTTTTTCATTTATATGTGTCCAGTCGGTATAATATATAACCGTCCATAGTGTAATCAATGAAGGCGGTGCCTTTACAAATTTCGGATGTGCAAATTTGGTATGGCGAGTGTAAAATGAAAGTCTTGTTGAAAGCACAAAAAAGATTTACGAAAAGGATATAAAGATAAGCCACTTATATAAGTTGTGAAGGTGCGCGGTGCAGCATTTTCACATTCGGTAGCTTGGCCGAGTGGTCTAAGGCGGTGGACTTAAGCCCCACTATCTCCGGATGCGCAGGTTCGAACCCTGCAGTTACCAACACTATAAAGTAGTGCATTTGTGCTGCTCTATTTTAAAGTGTTCTCCATCCCTAACAAAACTGGATTAAGAATATGGCTAGCAACAGCATGTAGAGTCCGTCGTTCCAAATATGTTGCTTGCTGATTTTACCGACGTGCGTCTCCCCAGTGTAGTCCATTAACCCCCCTTGCATCATGAACAAAACCGATAGCCCAAATAACAAACCGGATAAAAACGAACAAAATGTTAACATGTCTGTCCCTTATATTTTTCTCCCGAGAAAAAAATAATTATTGTTTAATGTAATAATTATCGCACAACAAAATGTTTTCTTTTTCCATAAACAGTCGGGACACAAGCTGCAATTCTTTCTTTGCCTTTACATAATTTTCCGGTTTGATTCGAATTTGAACCAATATTTTTGTCCCGGGTCCAGACATGTTGTCCAACTTGATACTCGCTTCTTCATTTTCAATGTAATGTATCGTTTTAATTTCAGTTTCAAGCTTTTTCATCAAGCTTCTATAATCGACTTTCGCATTGTTCGAAATACATATTTCGGCGCCAACAAAGATCAACTTATTGCGCGAATAATTTGTAAATGACTTGTTCATAAAATCGTTATTGGGTATTATGATTACAATATTTTGAGGGGTTGTTAGCGTGGTGTTCAACAGATTAAAACCGGATACAATGCCCGTTTCATCGTCGATATGAATTAAATCACCCACATTAAAATATTGAAAAGTTATAATCACTAACCCGGCTATAAATTGCCCCAGGAAATCTTTCATACTAAGCGCTAAGGCCAGACCAACACTTCCCAAAATTACCATCAAGGTGCCTATATTAAATCCCAATTGCGCAGCAGCAATCAATAACGCCGCACTCATTAATCCAAAATTTATCATTTTTTTCATAAAATCATAAAACAATGACTTCGATACGTTCGTTAATTTATCATTCTTATCAATATATTTATCGAACAGCGTATTCAACAGCATTGATATCAAATAGAAGCAAATAAATATTGAAATAGCTATTCCTAAATTTTTCAAAAAACCTACAAATTTATTTTCCGTTCCAATTTGATCAACAGGCATCCTATATTTTTTCGTAATATTTTAAATTTCGAGTGTGTCTTTTTTTTGTAAATTAGCAACAATTGGTTCCAATTCATAAATTGAACCAGCCGTTAATCTAAATAAATTTAAACTGGCTAAAAGCGACATTACATTCCAAACATTGCTCGATATTGAAGATAATTCCTGAAAATCTTCCCGCAATTGACCGTGCGTAGCCGATGGGCAGGTGGTTTCCAGGCTTTCAATGGATTTTTGAAATCGCTGTACAATGGCATCCCACCCCCGCCAATCCACAATAGGTAAACCCAATCGTTGTAAAAACTGGTGCATTCTTTTGTTTAAAAGTTCGCTACCCGCTAATAATTGCTCAGACAACCCGCGTGGTGGTGGATTTAGGTCTTTCTTAGTTAGAGGCAACGTTTCGATTTCGACATAATCGTATTCATGGATGGTTTCATTTTCCTCCTCAGCGTACCGTTGGCATATCAATTGAATGAAATCAATTGCACGACGACAATAACACAGTTCAGTATAAAAAATTTCCGATAAAAGATAATAATTATATACTTTTTCTGATGAATATAGTAATACCTTGCCCGCGCGATTGATTTTTCTTGAAAGAATGAATAGATCAGATAGAATTACTTTTTTTGATTTTCCAGTAATCGATTGTATTTTTTCTACCGACCTATTCTGGTTTTCTAACATTATTTCAGTGATTTTTAATGTTTTTTTAATCTTATATCTTTTTTTTTCTGGATTGTTTCTTCCTCCGTAGTTGTTTACTCTTTGATTTTTTGGATCTGCTGCCACCATATGAAAATATTTTCCCTAAACTACACATTTGTAAAATAGTTATTACGCTGCCAGGGTTCAACTGATACGGTATCGCCATCCGCGTCAAAACATCCCGCACGTTTTGGACAATTGTTTGCTCGTTTTTTGATAACTGTTGAATCATCTGCGAAAGAGAACCGTATTTAGCCAAAACACTTGAGTTGTTTAATAATTGACAGTAATACATCAGCGGTTGCTTCAAATTACCTTGAATGGTTTGAGTGTAAAAATAATCCATTATTCGATATGTTATCCAAAACGTTTCAAGGTCATGAGACAATAATCCCAATCGATGCGATTCTTCTTTATAAAACAAAATTAAGTTTTCGGTTTCTGTATTCATATATATGTTATAACTACTATTTTCAGTAAGAATATAAAAATAAACGTACTATAAAATAAAAAATGGAATTGAATTGGCAGATTGAATCTCATCCAAACAGTTTAAAACGCACTGCTGCTTTAACCGAATGGCTAAATCGCATCGTTTGCACAGTAGATACAACTCTCGAAATACCGATAAATGAAAATATTTTTTACCCGGTGAGTATTCCCGTAGACCCCCAATTAAAAGGTGTCAGCAATTTAATGCTTGTAAAGGCGGCATTTCAATTTTACTTTGAAACAGCGGTGAATAGCACATTCTTAAAATGTGCCAAATTAGCCGTTAAACGGGGTGCTAAAACTTGGTACGAATATATAGAACTACCCTTTCGAGTAATTCAAACCATAAAAAAATTGGATGAAGACGAATTCATGATTGTGAGTTATGCTAAAACATTTTATTCACCACCCCATCCAATTAACGCAACTGAAACCAAAAAAACAACTGTTTCCGAACTTCCAGTGTTGTGTAAAAGCTGTTATTGGATGAACGTATTGGATGGAAAATCGGTCAAACTGTTTAAAAAAGGAAAGCAAAATTGCTCAAGGTGTGCAAATGTTTTAGTTGATATAATTAAAAATGGCGTTTATTAGCGCGTTTGCTATTTTATTTTTATTTCTTTTAATCCATCAAAAAATAAAACTGATAAATAATATATGAAGTTATTTATATGTTTTATTGTTCTCATCACTAGTTTTATTATAGTTATTATTTATTTTGACTTGAATAAATCTAAAAATAAATCTATCACCGACGCTGTTGAAATATTCAATTACAATAACCCTATATTTGAATCTAATTTAACAAAATATTATAAATCAACCGAATTTGATAATCGTGTCGAAGAAACGATTAAAATATTAATTCCAAATCATGCCGACTATAAACTTGCAAAACAGCTGCTAAATGCGTTTTGTAATGAGGGGGATGTATTTATTTTTGGCGGTGTGATTCGGGATATAATCAATGGTGAAGTTCCAAAAGACATTGATCTAAAAATTAAAAACAATGAAAATGAAAAAATTCGCACAAAATGCGCTACGTTAGGTATTGATTTTAATTCGTTGCTCCGTTTTGACCATACGAATACGGATTCATTTAAAAAAATTAAATTTTTTAATGGGATTTTTGATATAACCAAAATCGATCAAGTTAAAAATGAAAATTTCGAAAATGATGTTAATTCCATGCAATATGACTTTAAACATAAGATATTGATTGATCCCACTGGAACCGGATTAATCAATTGCATAAATAAGCGTTTTCAAATTGTTCAACCAACGTTTGACATTTGGTTTAATTCTGTTTGGGAAAATAAACCAAAACATGGCCTATCTGTCCGAATTTTTAAAATGTTTAAAAAAGGTTATACGTTAATAAATGACGGAGAAAAAACAATGGATAACTATCGCATTTGGTTTAAATCTCGCCTAAACCAGCTTAAATACAAAAATCAGTATTTCGAAATACCGGTTTTAATAACCGAATTTCTTTCCATTTGTCGTGGTGATAAAATTGACCCAAAAACATTGAAAATCATTAAAAGAGGTGGAAATAATAAAAATCTTAAAGAGCTGTTGAACCAAATAAAATGTTTTGATGTTTCGATTTTCTATGATATTGTTTTATATTTATCAAAGATTGACCCGTCAATCATTCAAATAATTACACCGACCGAAAAGAAAAATGAGACAAATAAAAACTTATTTATAAATTCTATAACTATGTTTTAAATAGCTATAGTCGTCAAATAGTATAATGCTCTTTAAGAGTGCATTTATATCACCAAAAAGATTAACTGAACGATTTTTTATTTTTTTATAGAAAGTTTGTCTCATTTTTCTTTTCGGTCGGTGTAATTGATAACTAGTTTGTTAAATAATCATCGAAATTTTCAAAATTAATTAGTTTTTGTGGGTCATCAATGGTTATATCCTCATATTGATTTGCATATTTATTAAAAGCTGTCATATCTATTTTAGGATCATCGTTTAAATTAGTTATGAATTTATAAATGGATGTCTTTCGCGAGAAAGCCGACGCCAGTTGGGCATCAACAAACTTAAATAAATATTCATTATTACTCGATTTTAATTCCTTTTTAGTAATATCCGTAAGGGAAATTGAATCTAGAGATAGCACTATGTTTGGAATCAACTCAAATATTGTACTATAACTCAATCCAATATGAATTTGCGGGTTTAAATTTGTTATTTCAAATAATTTAACACTCGTATTCCGTGTGTTTGAATCAGGATATTGATTTGACATCGATGTAAATGTGCGAAAATATTTCAAAAACCAGTCATCAAACACGTATTTACGAATTATTTCTATTTGGCGAATGTAATCTAAAAAAAATGTATTAAATATGAATGTTTTAATTACAGTCAATGGTATAATTTTTTTTTCGCAAATGCGCTTATGAAACGTAATGAAATCTGGCAAATTTTTACTTGGCATGCCATTCTTTAGTTCATATTTTGGATACAATTTAAGTACTAAATATAAAAAAACCCACATATAACAAAACTGGTTTTGATTATCGGAACAATATATGTAGCGTGTAATACGTGATTTATTACCAATTGTCTTCATATTTTCTATAAATTTATTTGGAACATCAAGTGAACCACCGGTTAATTCCAATTCATATGCGTCGGAATTATCTGGGTTATCCCGGTATAGATCAAAAACCACCGTCGGATCGGTTTGATTCATGTAATCAAAATCAATAATATCATTTTTTAATAAACTGGCAAATATGACACTGTATTCCGATGGTTCAGGATCAGTTTCATCTACATTCATCATGGAGTCAAACATACAAATGATATTGGGCATACTGAAGTCATATAACGCAACGCAATAATGTGAAAATGCCGAATTAGGAACTGGACTGTATTCAAGTATAAAAGCCACATCAAATATACCTTTTTGGTGTAATGTTTGGATAGAAAATTTAGTATTTTTTTGAATATTTTTTTTGGTTAAACCCCTGGAACTTGGTAAAAATAACTTCACAACTGAATTCCGAATTGGACCATCTACGGTTGTAATGTAAAAAACGGCAGTGTTTGTCGATTTACAAATATCACCAATAACATTTTCAAAAATTGGATTTGCTTCGTTATTATACAAATTCGTAAATATTTTGTTAGCATTATCCGGATACAACAATGATATATTTTTTTCCTTGCATATGGAAAATATTTGATATAAATCCAAGGCATCTTCTGGAAAACCGAAGTTTGTTTCAGAATCAGCCTGCAATTCTAATGGCGCAGGTAAGGACATTATTCTATATTTATTATTCGTTTTTTTAAATATTAAAAATACATTTCGATTTGCAAAGGAATAAACCACGTGTTAGAATAATGCTAAAAATGAAAATCCTTCAATTGGAGTTTTAACACTGACAACTAATGGTTCTACAATATATGCGGCTACATTTCCAACTGCTGGAACGACGCAACTTGCATCCACTTGCACGGAATTATTTGATAATCCATTGATCGCCGATACAAGAAAATTCTTTACGCCAACATTACTATTAAAATTAAACGACCATTTATTAACACCACTATCAAAAAAATGACTTGCTACATAATTGTTTCCATATTGCACATTTGGAGGTGTTCCGTCGCATGGACTAATCATACCCGATATAATCAAAATACCAGGATCACCTTGAGGCCCTTGTTCACCCGGAGGCCCTTGAAGCCCTTGTTCACCTTGTGGTCCTTGTGGTCCTTGTGGTCCATCTGGCCCTTGAAGTCCTTGTGGTCCCTCTGGCCCTTGAAGTCCTTGTTCACCCGGAGGCCCTTGAAGTCCTTGTTCACCCGGAGGCCCTTGAAGTCCTTGTGGTCCATCTGGCCCTTGAAGTCCTTGTGGCCCCTCTGGCCCTTGAAGTCCTTGTGGCCCCTCTGGCCCTTGAAGTCCTTGTGGCCCCTCTGGCCCTTGAAGTCCTTGTTCACCCGGAGGCCCTTGTGGTCCTTGTTCACCCGGACAGCCTTTAGGCCCTTGAAGTCCTTGTTCACCTTGTGGTCCTTCTTGTCCCGGACAGCCTTGAAGTCCTTCCGGTCCAGGGCATCCTCGATGCCCCTTTGGACCTTCTGGTCCCTTGCAACACTGCGGAAATAATAACATTTTAAGCAGGTCATTTTTGGATGTGTTCTTTTCACAATCGCTGCTGTTATTTTTTAAATCAATATTAATTTTCAGGGGTCGCTCATCATTGCTGCTACTGCTGCGGCTACTGCTGCTGCTGCTTCTTTTGTTTCGTTTATGACTACTATGCCGCCGTCTGCGACATTTGTGTTTTTGATTTTCGTGTTTGTTGTTCATTTATATTTATTTATTTAGAAAAAAATATAAATCGCAAAAAAAAAAAATAAACCGCCATTTATTTATTGAGTTGGTCGACATCAAAATCAACCATGTTGTATTGTTTTAGTAAATATGCCTTTAAACTCTCCAGTCCAATTACACGGTAGCTTGTTTGTTTGACCTCGCGCAAATATTCCTCTTCATTATTTGCGCCATTCCATTCTAACAATCCATAACTGATATCATACATTTTATTAAAACCAAAGTTATCAAATATTGAAATGTATAGAATTCGATCCTTATATGGTATTTCAATCACTGAATATGCGTGAGGGGAATACAATTTGTTTTTAATATCAAACATTATATATACCTTTATACCTCAAAATTATTCCTTATTACAAAACACGACAATAAATTGGTTTCAATCCACCGGTTCAATTTCTAACTCTGTAAATGATGACGGTTTATATAACAGGCACATAAATCCCAAAAATACTATCTGATTTAATTTACGAGAATCAACCGGCTTGTTATAAAAGCGACAACAAGCAACATACAGCATCAGTGGTAAATGCACAAATTGGTGTAAATCGATTAAAGGCGGCTTTAAATCCATTTTATACATTTACTTGTATAAATTATTTTTAATAATAATCGTGTGTCTAATCCAATTATTATTAGAAATTCATACGGAATACAGGGCTTGAACCTGTGACCTTCGACGTATAAGATCGACGCTCTAAACCAACTGAGCTAAATCCGCAACAATTTTTATCACCCTCCCAATTATTATTTCACGGCTTATCTTTAAGTAGTTTTTTTATATTTTAATTTTATTAATATTGCAAATTCTCAATGATATGATCCACTTGTTCATCACCGTACCCAATTTTCGGCTCGAATTTTAAATAAGCGCGGCATATTGGGCAATTTTGCGGAGACGATTTCGATATCCATTTTTGTAGACAGTCCACATGAAAATCATGCAGACAAGCCACCAGGATTGTGTTTTTTTGCGGTTCGTCTTCATACTTTTCATGGCATATACCACAGCAAAAAGATACGTCTCGATTCGGTGCAAATGTTTTAATGTCGGTATGATGTTTCATTTCAACAAATTGAAAATGCGTTAAATTTAAACTGTTTGATTTATCATATGCGAATCCTTCATTGGTGAGCACATTAAACATCTGGTTTATTTGATTAATTTTTTCAATCGTATCCATGCTGTCATACAACAACACTCTAAATTTATTCGCCAACACGTCCTGAATACAACTGTTTATCCAACTCACATTGGTAAAATGATTAACTTGGTTGTGCGTATAAACGGTTGAAATATTCCCATCAAAATCAATCGATAAATTATCGCAGGTAAACCCGCAATTATGCTTATACAAATCCAATTTCATAACGTTGTGTGAAATTTGCAATTTATAAATTTTTGTCCTATACGTAAAATGAATGTTTTGAACATCACCCACAGTTTCATAGTAATTCAATAATTCCATAACCTGTAAAAGAGAAATGAGCTCGTCCTTTATGCGAAATGACGATATAACCATTGAAATATCTGTTATGGATTCGTTGCGCAATAAATTGCGCACACACGGTCCTACCGCCTTAATTACTATATTGTTTATATCCGAATTATAATTATTAATATTATTGTTTATGTAATTCGTGTGGTAATTGTTATTATTCAAGTCATTTATTATGCGTTTTTTTATGTGGTCAATTATACCGAATATATATGCTAATGGGGAAGAAGTCGGCGTCATGGTGGTCATTTTTTCTTTCTGTTTTTAAGCGATTTATCTTTAAATACTAACCGGCCCCACCCCACACTCACTGGTTCAGATTGTTTACAGCCGAAAACATATTCAGTGCATCTAAAAACAAACTCATACTGCTATTAATGTAATCGGGATTTGAACAATTTGCCATTAACAACCGTTTCGTATCAACAAAAATAAAAAGGGAGAAAAGACCAATCGTAATGTAGCTGATTGTATAAATAAAATTTTGACTGGGAGGAAGAAACAATGAAACAACCATTATCAAAATAAGTCCTATCAATGCCATCATCATGTATTTTTCCCAACCTAGCGATATTTTATCCATAAACATGTTAGCAATAAACGACAGTACAATAAATAAACCAACTGTTATGCACACGGTGTTAACCATATTTTCCGATTTTTGCAAAACCGGAATAAAAATATAGGTAAATGCCACCAAGTACAAAAACCAAACCACATGTTTCAAAATAAAATATTTAGATGGCATGGCAATGATTATAAATAGCAAAATAAATATGCCGATGACCGACACAATGTACATTGGCATATTTACATTCGTGGGTAGTGCTGTACTAAAAAGCCAGGTCGCCACAAATGCTAAAATGATGTACATATAATTACTAAGCAGCGGATAATCGCAATTCCATGCCATATTTGTTGAACTGATATTTAAAGTTATTGCCAAAATTACAACAAAACTAATTGCCGCAATAATATTCATATATTATACACCAATTTATTATCTAGACGCGTTGAATTCATTTTCAAATCAAAACACAGCCTAAGCGCAGGTTGGTTCATAATGCCCACCCGTCCAATATAAAAAAACGGTCCTATCAAATGTACCCGTGATTGGAACAAATTCAATATGTTTATTACCCGCATCTCGATAATTTTTTACATGGATCGACAAATGCCATATATTGCAAGCCGCTTGAATTTCAATGGCACCGCCCCAAGTCGATGTAGAACGCATGCCATTAATATACTGAGCAGTTCCACCCATGCCTTCCAATTCTAATATTTTGGTCGTTTCTAACCCGTCTAAAATAGGATGACCTTTCTCTAAATAATCACAGATTTTTTGCCTGATATCATAACTACTTTCGAGTATAAAGTGGCTTAAACTGATGAACAAACAGCTCATATATTGTACAACAATACAAATAAAATATTAACTTAATTTAACAATTAATCCAAAAAATCATGGCAATATTAAATATAATGAAAGTGCTTTTCATTTTAATTACTTTCATAACATTTATTTTATTTTTTGTGGAAGCATTGATACATTTCAATATTGGAAAGAAGGCTGTAGAAAAAAATCATAAATATATTACGATTTACAAAGGAACAACTATTCATATACCCGATAAAATCGAATTTATTAAAATTTTTTCAACAGTTCTCTTATTTTCATCCATAAGCGGTCTATTAAGTGCTTACATCATCAAATATCATTTATAAATCTGATCAAAACCGAAATCCACCGCTAATACCAATTGCATTTGAGCCCTGACCATTCCATCCGGCCGTTCTGCCTACATGGACGGCACCGTAGGCGTTGTTATTACCGTACCCAACGAGTCCTTGTGCACCCCAACCACCGTTGTTGGCGTTTACTGAACCTCCAGTAAAAAGACCCGGAGTGGTGCGAGCTGGAAAATTGTTTGTTAAACTGAGAGACGACATTTTCAAAGTTTTTTTTATATTCATTATTAATATTTTTTATTTATATCGTTTTATTCATTGAAAAACTATTCTGAATTTATGGACAACATTTTTTTTTTTAGATTATCCGATAATTCCGAATAATTTATTACGGCATTCGTTGCATGATACACTGAATTAATCGATATTCGTTCGGGATTCGCTTTATGCAATCGTTCTAAATTTGACAAAATGCGGCCCTTATTTTTTTGTATGTGGTCCTTAATAAATTGATGAAAATACAACACAAAAGATTGACCCTCCGTGATAATATCGGGTGTCAGTAAATATTGAATTGTTTTTCCAACAAAATCTTTCATATTGATAAACTGCACAATTTTTTGATATTTTAAATGGTCGATTGAACTCGGATTTTTTTCGTATCCTGGCTCATTCACTAACGGGTTCTCATCCAATATTGACTGAATTGCTAAAATAACCGTGGTAAGAGACATAACACTGGTCCAGCTGGGCCCGTCCCAGGTGCCTAAAATGCTCAGACATAGCTTCCCATCAATCACATACATATTGGGATGCATTCGTACGATGTTATTTTGCCAGTTTAAAAACCTACACTTTGGCGGATTGTGCGGGTAGTCATCCGGAAACAAAAACTCGAAAAAATAAAAACCATCCTGATATACGCTGTCTTTTGGTCCGGTAATGACCACATAAATGCGTTTCAAATTCTGCTCCAATTGATAAATTGCCACACCGTCAATTGGATCTTTTACAAACTCTTCCACATCCTTCATTATTCGTTTGATCGCTTTTTGATGCGCCATATTTTCTACTAATTCTACATTTTATAATCCTCATTTATTTATATCATTTTTACTCATTCATTTATCACATGAGCGCTACTTATGCTTTTGCTGCAACTGTTTTTTTAGGTCTTCAATCTGCTTCAAAGCGTTTTCATATTTCAATTTACAATCGTCCCCATGATCAATGGGGGCATCGTCGTCTTCAACCGTGCGTGTGTCCCAATGCTGCATTATCTGCTTCATACCACAACTAAAACCATTCGCTGCTAACCCCACATTTTCTTTCGTACATTTTAAAAATGACACTCGTTTAGTATCTAATTTTTTTTCATCTGCCTCGATTTTTTCGTATATCTTTTGAACGATTGGATTACTTTTATTACCTACCAGCTTTAAAAATTCCGGAGAAATGTAATAAGTGTGGTTCATCAAATGGTTATACAAGTTAATGATTCCTTGACGAGCACTTGTCGAAAAAAGCATCAGCTTTATTATGTGTGCAGTATCATAAACCGCCCAGTCATACAGTTTTTTAGAACCAAAATCTTTTTGTAAAATGCCTCTGCAATCTTTTACACCATGTTTAACCGCATTTTGATTCGGATAAAATAAAAACAGTCTGACATAAGGAAACTTGTTGTTGCCGCCATCTCCACCTTTTAACATTTCCATTTTTTTTACAATGTAATGCGTATACAAATAATTCATAACCAGTTTATACAAGCGCGTAAGATTATGTGGAAATAAATTATAGGTAAGTCCCGATTGAAATATGCCTTTATACGAGTTCTCAATAATTTTTTCATATTTTATTTTCGATGACAAAAATGTTTTTTCTAGATAATCTTTGCTGATTATTTTTTTATCCGAATCGTCTATCAGAACTTTCAATAGTTTTTTCTTAATTACCTGTGGTTCAGAGACCTCCTTTTCAACCGTATCAACCGTATTCATCAATAAAACAATGATCAAATTAAATAATTGTGAATAATCTACATCTTCTTTTGGTTTTTTTAAACTTAATATTTTATCCGTTTCATCCAATATTTGCTTAATATTTGGACCACTGCTAAGCATGACATACGCCAGATTATTTATGGTTTTTGCATTTATTTCCGACGGGATTGTGTATTTATGCGTACTATATTTTTTCAACTCGGCTATGATTGTAGAAAAATCGGCTTCAATTTGAGCGGGTTTTTTTTCTAGGAATTCACGGTAAGTGTGTCCGGGTGAATACGAATCTTGTATGATGTGAATTAAATAACCCAAATATGTGTAATCTCGCGTGCTCAAAAATTTATAGGCGATAATACAACACCGTCTAACAATTTCTAAACGCACCTCTTCATTGGTCTCGTAATTGTTCGAGGCCATCGAATGATTGAGCGAAAATTTGCCATTATGCGATTCTTCCATTTGTGAACTCACGGTGTCATTCGTAAATTTACCCAGAGTTGCTAGTTTCGTTCCAGAACATAATTTTATAAACATTTCAAGTTCGCCGCGATCCAAATAAAAAAAGGCGCACGGCAAATCTGGAAAAAAAATTCCCTTAGAAAATTTGCGAATAGCATCTTCATTCAATTCAATCGAGGGTTTTTGCTGACTCGGTGATTTTAAAACATCATTTTCTAAAACAAATCCGATTTTTTTTAATGCTTCAACAAATATTCTGAAATGGGTTGGTAATAACATTATATTTGACATCGAGATTTTAAATATTATTTGATTTTTTATTTGATTTCTAAATTTGCCACCATATATACTACTATTCATTCGCAAGATAAATAAACTAAATCATTCTCCAAATTAATATCACTCATTTTATCTGTAAATTTAATTTTATATCCATGATTCAAATAATGATAGAAATATTTAATAACATTATTATCAATTTTAGATGAATATAAATATTTCGTGGGACCCTTAAAAAAAGTGTTTAAAATAAACATGCCATTACCGTTAAAACCATACGTGTTAAAATTTTGAATTGTCCAGTATTTATCGGCACCTGGTCCCGCATAATGAATCAATTTAATATTATTATTAGCTATGTAATCATTACTAAGAATATTTACATTAACCGTTCGTAATTTATTATCTAAAATAATTTTTGTTATTAAGGGAATGTCCGTCGAATGCGTGTGTGAACAAACATTCCATTCAGTGGGCAATTCAATAATTGTTTTATAAAAATATATATTCAACAGGGGTTGCGTTCCAAATTTAAAATGACCTTTTGAATTTTCTAACAATTTTAATATGTTTTCTTTCACATTATTTTTTTTCCATAAAAAAGCGCTTGTTATATATATTCCAGCATTGAACCCCCTATCTTGAAATTTGTCATATGCGGTCTTATATTCTGGGTTCACCACTATCAATGATTGAATACTATCAACCATTATCGATGCAAAATAACTCTTATCATTTTTATTCTGCATATATATCTGCCAAATTTCATCAATGTCTCCAAAAACAATCATATCCGTATCAATGTAAATGTAGTCATCTACATCAAAATAATCTTCAAAGAAGAATCTAGCATAATTCATTCGACCCAAATAAAAACTATCGTAATCTTGGTTGGGTATAAAAATTTGTGCATTGATTAAAATACCTAAATCGTTTGATAATTTATTTACCAAATTCAATGTTTGCTCATTATCAACTAATATACAAAACATATAATTATTTTTACATTTTATAATTGAATTTATTAAACAGTTTAATGGAACCAAGCAATTACTATCTAAACAAATAAAAATATTTATCATATCAATATAACCATTATAAAATACATATTTTTTATATATGAATTAACCCCCCTGTAAAAATTAAATATATAAAGGAATATTCATATATTTATACATATTCAATGAAAATCGGTATTGTCGGTTATGGATACGTAGGGAAGGCAATGTTTAATTTTTTTAAAAATCATTACAACGTCATTTTCTATGATCCATTTATTGACGGATCTTGCACGAAAGAAGAGATAAATGACTGCAATTTAGCGGTAGTATGCGTCTTTACTCCCACCGGAAATGAAGGGCAATGCGATACAAGCATCGTTGAAGAAGTTATGGAATGGATCAATACACCCCTTATATTGATCAAATCGACGGTAGCGGTGGGAACGACAAAGCGGTTGAAGGAAAAATTGGGAAAAAGGATTTGTTTTAGTCCGGAATACATCGGAGAATCGACGTACGACACCGGCTATTTTAATTTCAACAAAGATATGAAGCATCACAGTTTTTTTACATTTGGCGGTGATAAACAGGACACCGCCGAATTGGTCAGCATGTTTCAGATAATAAGCGGTCCCACAAAAATTTACAAACAAACCGATGAAACCAGCGCCGAAATTGCAAAATATATGGAAAACGCCTTTTTTAGCACTAAACTTATTTTCTGCCATGAATTTAACCAAATTTGCAAGCACTGGGGAGTTGATTATAACGAGGTGCGGGAATGCTGGTTGTTGGATCCCCGCATGGGTCCCAGTCATACATGCATTTTTAAAAACAAAGAGTTTCCCTTTGACGGAAAGTGCCTTCCTAAAGATTTGGCAGCCATAATTTACAGCGCAAAAGAGAAAGGGTATGAACCCAATTTCTTGGAAGAAGTTAACACTTCCAATAATCGTATTAAAAACTTAACTAAATAAAGAATTTATTTTTTTATTATTTATTTAGTAGTTTTACTCAAGTTGGTTTTCCCGTTTATTCTAAAAAAAACAAGAGAAACAAATCATTTATTTTACATTGGTATATTATTTTACATTTGGTTGTCTACAAGCGATTGAGTTCAGCAATCATTTCGGCGTGTCGTTGCATTGCAATTGTGCGTGCAGTTGGGGTGCGGATGAATTCACTAGCCAGTCGCAGCAGTTTTTCGTCAGCGTGTTTCCGCACATCAGCAATGACCTGTGCTTCGGTGTATGTTGGGTTGACATCTTTGGTGTAGGTGAGTGCACGCGTGATGCCGATTTTGCCGATGGCTTCGAGCTTGTCCGCGTCGCTGACAATGTGTCGAACAAGGGCGTAAGTCTCTCGTGCTAACCTCTACACTATAAGACCGACTAAGCATGTAAGTAGATGACTACCTACAATTATAATTAATTGCCAAATCTTTAAGTATTTATTTTTGGGCATGGCCATAAATAATTATAGCTCACTTATTTTTTGCTTACATGAAATTAGTGCGCCTAATTCTTCAGTAGCATGTATTTCTAGGTGCGACCATTCCTCCTTGTTCAATAAGTATTCCAACATATCTATACGACGATAAATACCCCGTTCTAATGACTTAAAACAATGCTTCCAAAACCACTCAAACCTCAATAACTGTTTTCTATCTACAAATCCTACCACATGAATTTGAGGTTCCCATCTATGACCTATCGTCGCTTTAGCACCACCAGATATTTCACGATTGTGTTGTTTTAGACGGCGTGTGAAATCATTTGTAGCGCCAATATAAGAACGCGAGCAATCAGTTGCTTTAATACAATAACAAACTAACATACTATATATTGTTATTATATTAGGTTTTTAAATGTTTAATTTATTTTTCTTTGTATTCCCCAACGATATGGCTCCGATATTTTCGTCTTTTCATTATAATAAACAGCTTCAAGCCTATAACCATCTTTTATTTTTAAATATTTTGAAATTTGTTTTATATCATCTCGCATTAAATCTGACTTACGAGATACAGATTCATAAATAAAGCTTCCATCTTTTTCTGATACAAGCTCAAACATACCATAATTTCCTAGATTTCCAAACATAAACATTATTTTTTTTCCATTTATATCCTTAAGGTATAAATGCTCACAATAATCCTCTTTTGTAATTAATACGCCATTATTATTTATATAACTTAGAGTTCCTCTTGAAATATTTCTTTGTCCGAAAATTTCATTTGTTATAGTGCGTATTCCTTTTTCATGTTTTCCACTTGGATAATCAGAGGAAGGCGCTGTTTTAAATTCATATTCATAAATACCAGCTTGAAATGGATAATTTAAGCCGCTAACACCAAACTGTTGTATAGGCTTATTTGCTGGTTTATTCCCTACACTTAAATAAACTAGTGATAGAATAATTATGGAAATTATTACTATTAGCAAGATATTCGGACTAACCATTATATACTATTATAATTAAAAAAAATATTCTGTCAGTAGATCTATGCGCATTTAATTAAAACATATTTAAGACAATCTTCCTAATCACAAACAATATCATTCGTATTTGCTTACATTAACATAATTCTTCAGTATTAATTAATATCTCTTTGTCATCATTATCTTTAGACACTACATCCATGAATTCATCTTCCGACAAATGATTATTGCTAGGGCGTAGTAGGGTGTGAGAATGTGGTCGTAATCGAGGGGTGTTCCTGCTTGGATTGCCTTGTTTTCGGAGCTGTATGATACGTGTTTGATGACTTGTTTGATTTCTCGGTAGTTGCTGATGTTCGTTTGGCCGAATTCGTCTAGGCGTTGTTCCAGCATACCGTCTTTGTCGTATTTGTGGTCGGCAATGTCGTGCAGCCACGCGGCGGTGATGGTGTCAATCAGGAGGTGGTGATAATGGCGACGATCATGATAGTCTCGTTCGACGAGTAAGCGGCATGTTTCTGCGACTGCCTTCATGTGTTCGTATCCGTGCGATTCGTCTCTGTCGGCACAAGTTCTTTCAACGAAGTCAGCCAGCAGGTCCCAGCGTTCATCCCAGTGTTCATGGAATGTCATATGTTTCTTTCTTGCAGGAGCTGTTATTACTAAAAAAAATATATACAATCAATTTTTTTTTCAGTTGATTATTTCTTTTCGGTAATATATGCAGGAAGAAGTTAAAAAATACATGATTACAAAGTTTGATAATGTATTTGTTAAATAATTTAAAAATTAATTTTAAAACAAGCTTCCGCATTGAAACCCAGTTTTTTGTTTTTATCATACGGAAAATGATTTGTTTCAAGGTAATAATCAATTACATTTTTATAAACACTATTTTTTATATCGACCGTTAAATTTAAAAAAGCTTGAACGCAATCCCTATCTAAAAAAGGATATCTAGCTTCGATCCCATTCATACCCCCGGCATATTCTTCTTTCATCAAATATCCTTCTTGGTTATTATTATAAAAAGATTTCCAAACACAATCATTATCTAAACTATTTTTTGGAAAAATAGTTTTTAAATCATCTGGAAATTTTCCTCCAAAAAAACAGTATCCATCTATATTTTTACCATTCCACCCATAATCTGAAAATATTTCATCTGCACCCGAGCCAGAAAGATATACCCGACAATTATCGGTCTTTCCGAATTTACAAATAAAATTAATACCGACTGAAGCACTGTCATTAAATGTATCGTAGTTAACATAACTATGGTATGGTACCGGTAAAACATTTACTGCCTTAAAATTTTCCGTATTTTTTATTAAATCTTCTTTGTGTTTTAAAAATTCAGATTTGTTTAAATCTAATATTTTATAGGTACAATTATCTTTTAATATCGCATATCGTGCGTGTACGGTATCCATTTTTTCACAATTTCCTACAGTATATGAAAAAAATTTATGTCCGTGCTTATTTAAACATACCGATATGGCTCCACTATCGTATCCTGAACTTAAACATATAAAATTATTATATTTCTTGCTAACTCTCTTTAAAACGGCATTCTCAAACGTTTTGACCCAAGTATTTATATCACTATTTGTTTGATTTAAGTCCCATTCATATACCGTTGATACATCCAATAAATGAAGTGTGCTCAATTGAAAACGGTACAGATTATTAGCTTTTAGTTTCTTTGGATTACTAAAACCCAGTTGTTGCAACGGGGTATAATAACTGGAAATTGCAATTTTTTTGTCAGAAATATCGTAATAAATAGGTTTTGTTGCAAACGTGTCAGTTATTAATAACAGTTCATCTGTATTAAAATCGATAACTACAATACAATATTCGCCATCAAGCATTTTAAACATATCTTTTCCATATTTTTGATAAAGCGGCATCAGGATTTGACCATCGCTCTTTATATCAATATTTAATTGCATTGCCAATTCAAACGCATTATATATTTCGCCGTTATAGGTAATAGCAATATTTTCTGCGATGAATGGTTGTGCAGTAATATCGCCCGTAATATTCAGCAAATTATGCAATATAGTATATCCTTTTAAAAAATCGATGTTTGTTAGGTCAGGACCTCTCTTTTTCAATAATTTATTAAGTTCATTAATAAAATCACTATTTAATAAAAAATTTGCAATTAAAAAACTGCACATGAAATTACTGGTATATTTATATTTACAATTTAAATTTTAAGTATATAAAAAATATATTTGAATGATATTTTATATATTTGTTTATGATACCCATATTTCTTTGTTTAGACCGAAACTATACCGTACCAACCATTTGTTTGATAAATTCGATCTATAAATTAACAAAAAATTGTATGTTTTATGTTTTGGTTGATACAGAAGATACATACAATCATATTACTCATTTTTTAGATTCGAATAACATTAAATATTTATGTAAAATCTTTAATGACAAAACATTAACCGATAACAAAATAAATTATTACATGGGGAAAATGAATTTTGCGCGTTTTTTTGTGGATGAATACTTTGAAATAGATGACTACATTTACATTGATACGGATATGATTGTTTTTGGAGATATTTCTGAAATATGGAATATTTATCAAGCCAACAAAAATGAAACTCAGTATTTTGCAGGCGTTTTATCTGAACCGGTGCATTTTTTAATTGGTGCAAAAACCGAATTCCGGTCATTATATCAAAATTTAAATGGTTTCGGATTTAATGCGGGTATTTATATAACATCGACCAAACTGTGGGAAAAAAATCAGATCAAAGAAAAGCTTATTGACTTTACGAACAATAAAAAACATCACTTCAAATTTGGCACACAGCCCATATTAAATGTGCTATTTAATGGTCATGTTATACCATTACCTCAGACCTGGAACATTTATTCATTTATGAACAATTCTCAACTGGATGTCAATTTAATTAACCTGGAAATGATTAAACAAGACAATATTAAATTGATTCATTTTACGGGACCTTCTGAATATAAATATTGGACGTTGGATAATTTTAAAAAATACGGAATGCAGTCTAATGGATTTGAGTTATTAAACCGTTTTTATACTGGTAAATCTAAAAAAATATTTTATACAAACCTGAATAACAATGTAATCCGCTATTTTTACTTTTATCTAAATTATGATTATAAACTGGAATTTTTGGATGATTTATCAAAATTCAATCCCGAAAAAGACCTGCATATTTTAGAATAGATTTATAATGAGGTAATAAATAAGAAAAATATATAAAGTATAATTCAAAATAGATCTATATATAAAATGGATTATTGCTTTGTGACTGCATTTTATGAAATTGGAAGAAAGAATTGGCAACATTACAAACGGTCTCAGGATGAATATCTCGAATATTTTTGTCTCTTAGCTCAAATGAAAATACCCCTGGTTGTATTTATTGACCAACAATATTATGAAATAGTTAAAACAATTTGTAGAGATTTGCGACCTACAAATATGTATACAAATATAGTGCCAATTGATGACGGGTTTTTAAATAAAAGCATAAAATCTTGGTCTTACGTCGAGCAGGAACGAAAAATAATGAATAGTGAATTGTATAAACGAGTTATTTTTCATCGAAAACATTGTCCAGAAACGCACATACCGGAATATACATGTGTAAATCATGCTAAAATAGATTACATTAAATATGCCATTGAAAATATTTTAAATGACGATGTTAAATATGTTGGATGGGTTGATTTTGGATATGTTCGAAAATCAAAAGATATGCCCCATGATAAAGTTTTTGTTTATGATAAACTCAAGAACAATCATATCAATATGATATACAATAATGAAATTGATGAATTTGATAGTGATCCATATTTTACACTAATTTTCGCTCCAGAAAAAATAACCGGTCCATTTTGGTTTGGGTCCAAAGAAAATCTTTTGAAATATTGGGAAACCTACCACACTACGGTTCAAAAATTGCATAAAATTGGAATAGCCGATGACGACCAAGCAATCATGCTAAATGCTTTTACCCATCAAAAAGATGATTTAATCAAAATTTGGAAAAATACATTGTTAAATACGCATGGTTGGTTTGTTGGTTTTCTTCTCTTTCGAGATTGTTAAAAAATTAATAAAAAATTAGTTTATTTTTATTAAATATTAAAAAAAAAACAATTAATGAAAATTATATATTGATGAAAATTATAATTTATTGCGACGGCGGATTGGGTAATCGAATGGGTGCTTTAATTGGAGGACTACTGATTTCAAAGGCTATAAATAGACAACCTATAATTGTTTGGCCCGAAAATGCGTGTTGCGAAGCATCATTTACTGATTTGTTTGAAAATAACTATGAAATTATAAACACTACATGCAATGATTTATACTCAAAATATTTAGACAGTGTTTTTTTTGTTCCTTTCAATCATTCGACTCATGATATTAAACGCGTGGATGTTAATTTTGAAAATTTTCAACAAACAATTTTAAAATGTGATAATCCTAACATAATTTATAACAATCATGCAATACCTAATTTTTTAAATCATGAAACAAACATTGTAAATGTGCTTTCCGAATTGAAAATAAAAAAAAATATAGTTAGGTCTGTAAATGATTTCTGTTTTGAAAATAAAATAGACAAAAATGTGCTTGGCATTCAAATTAGACGAACTGATGCAACCAATAGCAATTACGATAATTTTATTGAAAATTTTATTAAAGATTGTAAAAATACAATATTTCTTTGTTCTGATGATAAATCTACCGAAGATGATTTTCAATCTAAATATAATGTTCATATTCATAAAAAAACACATTATGTTGAAAAAAAAAACAAGGATTTAGGTTGGAATGGTGAAATTATCGATGAGAATGGTTTAAAATGGCCATATAATGTGTATCGATCCAAACTGTCTGTTATTGAAGCATTTGTTGATTTATTAATATTATCGAGAACATCAATTTTCCAAGGGTACAACGTCGGTAGCACATTTCTAACTTTAGCGAAGTATTATCAAAATATTCAAAATCTACCCGAATCCGAATAAATTGAGATAAAATGTATTTTATTTTTATTTCAATTTATCATTTTTTCGTCTCGTCTCCCACCGCGGGAATGGTGTATTTTTTTTTGCGCCGTTTTTCTTTGATGGCAATATCCGTATCGATAACCTTGATGCCGTTGCAAATTGTCGGCAAACAATATCCCTCGAATTTATCCCGGGCATCCACAATAATTCTTCGTGGAAATTCGTGCATGCAACCCTCCTCCAGTTGGTCGTATTCGTTTAAATACCGGATTATCATGTCCGGGTTGTTATTTTGATGAATGAGTTCGTTGTTTATCGCATTATGAATTTTTGCAAACTTCTTTTTGTAATTGAAAAAATATTCTGATTTTTCCCCGAATTTAAAATAATTTTGAACCGCAATTAAAAACGTGAGTGTGCTGTTGGAAACAACATTGTATATTTTCAATTCGCGACTGTAATCTGTACCAAAATAACTATTTATAATTGCATTGGAACTTGTAATCAAAATGCTGGGAATCATTAACACATTGTTCCAAAATGAGAAGTACTTGCTTGAATTATAACACATGTATTCCGTTATAATAACCTTTTCCCTTATTTTTTGCACATTTGTATTAAGATGTTGATCCAGACTGCTCGTTTCTAAATCGTTCGTTGTTGGTGATTGAATCTGCGAATCAATTCGGGTATTCAAATCGTCTTCTGGATCTAATGCTACTACTGAAACACGCACGTCATCTAGGTCTGTTTCATTTTCAATAACGGGCGGCAATTTATTCATTCCAGTCGGTCGTTAATATAATTACATAAAATAAAAAAATGAAATTGTCTAAACGCCTGACCAACTACCAACCCAAAAATACAGCGGCATTTATCGCAATCACCAGTAAGAACATACTCAATAAACACATCCAGTTGATTAATTCGTCTTCCGACCATTTCCCTTGAGCAAGTTGTTTTATCATATAACTGCCGCGCAACTTATATCCCACACGTCGATAATAATCACGCACCCCAATCCCCGCAATGATAGCCAACTGCTGATAATTATTTTCCCGGGCAATCGCTTCACAACGTGCCAGCAACTCTTTACCAATACCCAAATGCTGTGCCCCCGCGCTTCGACCCTTACTACCAACCTCTTTTACCCGGCCGTATACATGCAACTCACGAATCATGGCAGTTTCACCTTTCAATTCGGGAATGACGCTTTTTTTCAGTGCACTACTGAATCGCATTCGAATAAATCCCAGAAGCAAACTGCGATTGGGACGCAGTATTTCCGCTGAAATAAAGTACTCGAGTCCATGGCTGGCAATGAAACTATGGGTTATATATTTAATTTTATGCGGGTCGAAATCCTCAGATCGCACCTCACGGCAACGAATGCACTGGCAGTAAATGCCCTGGTGTTCGGCATCGTCCTTCACGATTTGCGCCAAGTTGGGCTTTATTGTATGGCTGCAATACCCCAATTCGTCCTGACAGTCGTTGTCGTTGATCAAATGAAAATCACGCTGAACCCGGTTAACGCGCACCCAGGGAGGCGTAATGCTTTGTCGGTAAATGAGCACGCGTTTCAAGTCTGCGGCATCTGGCGTTTTATCCGCATAGGGTTGCCAACGTCCATCTTCGCGCCACTTCTTTATTTCCGTAAAACTCACATCCAGACACGGATAATCTTTTAAATAATCGGGGATAAGCCCTGAATCGTCTCGCAACACTTGACGATAACAATCCATGTCGCCTTCGGGAGTTGCTCCGGGCAAATCGGTCATAATATGAATTTCCACTTTAAACCCATAGTCTTTCAAAAGTTGAATGGCCTTTTTTGATTTTTTTATGCCGTGGCCACGGTTTACACGCTTAAGCAGCATGTCGTCCGTGTGCTGAACCCCGATTTCAACCCGGGTTATTCCATACCTGCGAAAACGCAGGATTTCATTTTCATTGATTTCATCCGGACGCGTTTCCACGCCCACACCCACCACGTGAATTTGCGATACCTTTTCATTCATGAATTGCTCCTTTTCCAGGGACATTCGTTCACGGTGCGGCCGCCCGGCGCAAACATCGTCATACGCATTTGCGGCATAATACAGATCACGAATAAAGGTTTCCGCTACTTCATGCGGGTAGCAACTGAATGTTCCGCCCAGAATACGGAATTCCAGTTTATCGATGGGGTGTCCATTATTTTCCAACGTTTCCAGTCGTGTCTTAACCTGTTCTACCGCATTAAAATTAACCGACGTTGCCCGTTTAAACACATCCTCATTGCTCAAATAGCTGCGCGGCATTCCGGGCTCGTTGGGACAAAAATGGCAATTGTATCGACAGCTAAACTCTTCCGGCGGCATACTTACACTTATATTTATAATGCCACTGTCGCTGCGCACAGCACGTTTAATGAGAATGGTTTTCAATGGTTCAATAATTGGCACCGGATAAGAACCATCTTTTATTAATTCACGATATGCTATGGAAAGATCTCTTTTGCCCGGCATTAATTTATATTTGCGACTCAGATGGCAGAGCGTTTTTTGAAGCATTTCATTATTCGCATAATTTTTGGGTGCCATATGAATCAATTCTTTAACAATTGATCTGCAAATAGCGCTGTTTTTTTTAGCAGTATCTTCTTTTAAAATATCCTCAATATCCATTAGAGTTTGTATGTGTGTTTTTGGCAATTTTCTCAAAATTTTATCATCAAATTTTAATGACGCTAAATAAAATAAATATATATAATATAAATATGGCAACTGGGTTAAGATCAAAAAAATCGGCACCACCAGCACCAGCACAACCGATTCCATTATCAAAATCGGCAATTCCACCACCAAATGACTATTTCAATATTGATTTTTTGTTAACTTCTGATAAAACCGCAATTCTTACTGAATTAAATAATTTTAGAAATCTCACACAATATGCGGATGAAATTCGAATAATTGGTCAACCATCCGCCAATGGCTTTATTCGCCGGCTTAAATATCAAGCCGGTTATGACGCAGTTTTAAAAAGTAGTATGGAAGATGATACTGACAGTCTTGTTTATGAATATTTAGTGGGCCAATGCATTAACGTGTTTTCAAAATATTACCCTTGTTTTTCATATACGTATGCTGCCTGTCAATATAAGAATGAAACACTCTGGGAAAGGATGAGTGAGGCTCCAAGGGGTCAAGTGTTGCGCGAATCTATTTCTGATTACATTCAATTGATGAGCGTAAGTAATATTACCAGCTTAATACAATCGGGATGCGCCAATAATAAAATCTCCTGCATTTTAACACAGTATGTTCCCATGCGTGGTGGTGATGGTTTGATTGATTTTATTAAACCCTTGTCAACATATGATCCCAATTTTGAAGAAGAGTTGCGAAAAAAAAAAGTTGATCAACTCAAAAAGATGTTAAAAGATAACGGTATACCGTTCGATGCAAAAGAAAGAAAAAAAATACCATTAATTACGGCATTGAATAAAAATTTAAACAAAAAAGTATTTAACCGTTCAAACATAAATGAATTATATAAAGTGGCTTTGGTTTTTCACATGACCTATCAAATGTTGAATAGTTTTAAAAATTTTATGACCCATTACGATTTACATACAGGTAATGTAGCAATCGTTGAAATTCCAAATAACAAAGTGGTAGAAGTCATATATAAAACCAGTAATAAAGAAGTAATGCGCTATAAAACAACATTTATCCCGGCGGTTATCGATTATGGTCGCTGCTATGTTAACTGCTCCACCATGGGTGAATCAATTGATAGCCACGAATTATTAAAAACGGTATGTGCAAATGATGCTTCCAACAAGGGTCCGTGTGTCGATTCATGCGGAAACGAACGAGGCTACAGTTTTTCTTCCCCATATAACGCCAAAACCAGACATTTCGATGAAACGGATGAAAACAGTTATTTCATTAATTACACCAAAAAAAATAATTCACATGATCTTCGTTTTTTGAAATATTTTAATGAACAAATTGATTTTTCACAAGTTGATCAAAGTAATTACATTTATAACCTCGTTCAATTATTATCCCGTATCACGGATTCACCCACTGAATATGGATTTCAAGAAAAAGCCAGTGTTAGGGGAAGCCAAGAAATTAGAAATATTAATGACGCATTGGAACAATTAACCAATTTAGTAAATAATCCCGCTTTTGTATCAGGAAACGATGGAAAACCCGTTTATGGAACAATCACCATTCACACCGATTTGAAGCATCCCTTTTCATTTGTAAAAGCATAAAATATTTTTACAAAATTACTTAAAGAAATAAGTTATATAAAACAATAAAAAGCCCGTTTGGCTCAGTGGTAGAGCATCAGTCTTGTAAACTGAGGGTCCCGAGTTCGATTCTCGGAATGGGCATAATGACTCTTTTTACGGAGCATGTAAAATATGAATTGCTCTAAATTGCGGCGGTACGGAGTTCCACTCCTTTTGATAATAATATCGTTTCAAATATTTAAATTGATATAATTCGAGGTGGCTTCCAGGTGAACAAAATGCGCAGCTGGATCTATTATTTAAAACGGTCAGTATTTGGACGGTGTTGTCGTCAATGTGTCGAACGCGCACCTTAAAATAATTTTTATATTCTATGGCTTCTAAATCGAGGGGGCAATCTAGAGGCAAACTATATATAATATAGTCATTCATCACAATCGTTTTATTTTGTTTATATATCAAAACAAAATAAAAAGTTCTAAATCGGTAAAATAAAGTAGCATAGCTTAAATCATATTGCATATGTGATTAGAAAACGCATTCACACTTACCTTTTCAAGAATTCGGTTCCGTTTCTTATAAATGTTTTGTCGGAATAATTCTATAAATTGATCATCAATACCGTCAATCAACGCCGGAAGCATGGTCGGATCAATTTGTTTCAGATCAATATAGCAGTCATTGGGAATGTTCAACAGCGCATTGTTGTTGCCATAATACAACGGAATGCATCCAGCCGAAAGAGCGTCATACAATTTTTCACTCACAAACCCATCCGCTGAACAGTTTTCAATAATCAGCACAAAAGTGTATTTACGCATGATATCAATTACAAGTTCTTGGTCCAAAAACCGACTTTTTGATTCACAGTAATTTATTATACCCGAATGCTGTTCCCACGTTTTACCATAACAACTAATACGGGTACCAAGATTTCGAGCGTACTCCCATCGTAAATAATCTAACGCTCGTAAATCGACGCCATTTATTGAGTAATGTTCCTTAAATTGTCGGTTTTCTAAAATAATGCAAACCTTTTTTCCTTCATTGCGATTTTCAGTAATGCATGCCAAGTCGTTGGGGTTGCTAAAATCATACCGATGAATAAACGGAAAATAACTGATGCGATTGTCCAATTGCGATGAAACTGACAATAACGGGTTCCAATACGTTATTATTTTTGTAAAATACTTAATAAGAAAACCCAAATCCCACTGGGGTTGATGCCGATAATTTGGCGGTTCTAAAGTATACACTATTTTTTCAATGTCATTGCGTTCCAAAACATGTTTTGGCAGTTCGCTGATATGACACATTAAAATTAATACGCGGGAACCACTTGGAATATACTGGTCGTATCCGTTGCTCAACAGCACTTTTTGGGCCAGATCATCATATATGTTCAAGTTCCATTGATGGAACGCAACACATGGAAGCGCCCCGTCATTTCCGATGCCGTACACCCTGTGTAGTGCTCGTGCGGTTTGTTCCGCATTAAAATGAACAATATACAGTTGTTTATCCTTCCATGGATTACTTCGATGAAATGCCTTTTGTATGACGGCATTGCCCTTGATAAACAAATCAGCTTTAACACTGTCGGCGCGATTACCTGTGAAATAATACAAGCTGTGCTTTCGCGTGCAGTCATATTGCAAGTATTGCGTCATTAACACTTTGGCAAAAACACGATCGGGGTTTTGTGCATCACCTGTGGCTTTTCGGTTCCATAAATGGGATTGTTCAATCATAACGCGTTTATGAATGCAGTAGCAATTGGTGTCGATCAAGCGGTCGTTTGGATTGTAGAAAACCGGGAATAAATGACCCAGCGATTCGCAATTATCATCACACACATAACCATCATCATTGATAATTTTTCTTAAACTGAATAACCAATCGGTTTTTTCACGTGCTTTTATCATTTCATAAAAATAAAAAACATGATTGTCATCGAAATAATTATCTTCATCCAACATAATGACGTATTCGCCATGCATCAGTTGCGAAATCGATGCATAAATTTTGTGGCCCACATACCCATCCCCACCCGTGTTAAATGGAAAATAAAAGACGTGCCTCGGATGAACCGGTTCTATTTCGTGCAATATAGCTTTGGTTTTTTCATTAAATTTTGGACCATCTACCACCACAAAATGTTCAATTTCAATATCGGAGTTAACCGTTTGACTATTAATGGTTTTTAACACTTTTTCCAATTTTGGATTACCCGTAGTGGGTGTGATAATTGTAAATAATACCATCTATATCATTATTCTATTTTCGTTTTTTTATATAAAAAATAATCGCATCGCATCTTACAACTCCAAAGCATCTAACGGAACTTCTTGTAAAGCATCTAATTCATACAGTATAAAATGTTGGGTTGGTTGTTCATCGAGGTCATCTGGATCTTCTTTCGACGTTTTCGTAAAATGTATGATATACTGCTTTCCGCGATACGCTACAACGTCATTATTATTGAACCCAACTAACAAGGATTTTTTTAATTTATTGGTAGAAACACGTTCCAACTCCGTTGGATCTATGTCGTCGTCATTTATGAAACTACTAACCACCCGAATTGCTACACACTGACCGGCTCTTTCGTTGCTCCAGCGTCTATCAATGAAATATCGAGCTTCGTCATGACCCTTTATTCTAACCGGTTGTCCTAATTCAAGCTCGGGGCATTCCGCGACATCCGGTTCATCCTCATGCTCGCCTCTGGGTCTTGAAGCAGGCAGCGCATCATAGTGCGTCCCGTTTGGATTGTCTCCGGCTGCATTGTAAATGCGTATGGTGGGAAAAGCCCCACCATTTTCTTGACCCGGCGTTATTTTTCTCAAGTAGTTATCTCCCCGAGGTGCAGAATATACTTCGATATTTACTCTAGGAAACATGTTTTGAAATGCCCATACTTCAATTTCGGTTCCCCATTTGTGTTGTGCTATTTGTTTGATGTGCTCTTTCATAAAGTCTTCAGGGTTCGACCCGTTATAAATGTGATTTGCAGATAAGTATTGCCGAAACGTTAGCGTATTGTCCGCGGTTAATTTATTGAGAGTTGCTTGACTATAGGAAACGTTTAAATTTTTTCCATTATCAAGTGTATCTTTTAAATATTGCGCTGTTTGCTCTCTTAAATCATGTCCCGTTCCCTCAAATGCGCCGACCGTTCTCAAACCAATCGCTGCTGAATGAAACAAACAAGTGCCATCCCCCGGAACCTTGACCACCTCATTCAAACGAAATCCGTTGTATTTTTCAACTAAGGGAACTTCTTCGGCAAAACGTGTGGCTTTAGATGCTGGTTTAAGAGCTGATGTTGCCGCCAACGAAGGTTTAAGAGCTGATGTTGCCGCCAACGAAGGTTTAAAAGATAATGCTTTAGGTCCTTTTGGTGATTGCGGCGGTGGTGATTTGGACCCTTTCGGAGATTGCGGCGGTGGTTTAGACAATGCTGCGCGTTTCTTGCTGCATTTACCCGTTTTACCCCATGTGCAACCGTATTTAGTACACTCCTCCTGCGTTTTATGCGCAGTGCATTCTGCAGACTGTTTCTTCGGAACCGTAGGTGGTGGTTGTTTGCGTCCGATTGCTGCGGTATAGACCGTTTCCCTTCCAGCCACCGCCTCGATAATAAAATCAATATCATTCGTTGTTGAACCAATGCGGTAGGTATCAAGCGGCGTGTTCAAAACCATTATGCGGTGCAGTGCGAGTTGGGTTTCGTCTTGGTCCAGAATGCGCACCAATTGTTGCCGGTCATTTTCTGGAATGCGAAACGCGTCTTCGCCATCCATTTCAAAATGCACATTCAGCATTTGACGTTCCAATAAAGGAAATTCTTTAATCGGCTCTTCTAATTCCGTTAAAAATAATTCGGGCAAATGTTCGGAATACATACTGCTGTTTCGGGTAAAATAATCGAGCGTTTTTAACCGGTATCGTAGCAGTTTACAATAAATATCGTCGTACAACCGCGATTTAACATCGCTAGTTGTAAAAAAACGTTCCCCGCTGTAAATGTGATAACTCAAATTCGTTTCAACTAATTTTATTTTATTTTCAAGAATTTCATTCCGTTTTATGTTGTTTCGAACCAACTCTTCAACCAACTGATACACAAATTTTTTATTTGAGCTTGGATCCACCAACAATTTACAATTACCCTGCTTTTCAAAACGGAGATTCCAGTATAAATTTTCATTTGTAGCAGCATCCTCTTCCAGCGATTCCCCATTCGAAACAATATATTCGTCTATTTCTTTTTGTTGAATTACGGCTTTCATTTTTTCTTGTTTTATCCATTCCGACCGATTGCTTTCATCCAACGGATTCCATGAACAAAATGGATCCATGCTGCAGGCGGTTGAATTATTGTTGTGTGATAAGCAGTTATCTAAAATATCAACATTATTGGTACGAATAACCACGTCTTGATTAATTTGAGCAGTGTTCATATATTTAATTACCAAATCATTAATAATTTCATAAATAGCATTGCGCTTTTCCACATTGGATCGAGGTAAATTTAATATTTTTTCAATATTTTTTTTGCGGTCAATTGCAAATTTAGCCAGTATTTGCGCGATTTCAAAACGAAATCGCATATAACTTTTTATTTTGTAGTTTATTGCTTGGATATAATGAACGCGTTGATCGCCTTGTTCTGCATCCATAAAATATCGGTTCCAATCGTATCCGGTTATTTTAGAAATGGATTTCGATTTTTCAAGATCGCTTATAAAGTGAAGAATTAACGTATTTTTTTTGGAATCACGCGCATAAATTAGTTTATTTGGAACAACTTCAATTTCATCACCCGTTTCTAAAAATATACTGGAAATTAATTTATTTCGCGGATTCATTCTAACACCAACCGGACAGCAGCGTACTTTGCCCATCATGCGATAATATAAATCATGATACATTTTAGTTGCTTCAAGATACGAGTACGGTTTGAATTGCGATTTTTGATATGGGTGCGGATGATAGTCTGGGTTGAATTCTTCTGGCTCAATCGGTATTTTCAGTAATACCTTATCGTTTTCGGTTGGAAATAAAATTGTTTTTATAATTCGTTGTTTCACATCATCTCGTAAAATAAACATTTTGTCTTTTGAAACGTTTAAATCTAATAAATCAGCATACCGCATTTTTTTCGAAACGGGCATTCTTTGCTGAAATTTTTGAATGGATTTTTCAATATCCTGGTAATCAAGCGTGAGAAAAGGCAACATATTATCCACAACGGTCGACAATTCTTGAAAAGGAATGATGGTTCCCCCTAAAGTCATAAACCCATTATACCCGTCCTTCCCACGAATTATTTTAATTGGCCGCATCCATTCGAAATCCGGATACGACTGATATTTATACAGCCCATTTAAACAGTCCTCATAATTTTGAAGCGAATTAAAATCCTGCCAGTACACCGTTTGTTCCATTTTGGGAACAGCACCATCATAACTGGTGGGAAAAAGTGGAATATACACGTTATCCCTCAAAATCGCACCAACTACTAAATTAGCTGAATCGGTTATTATGGTTTGCACTTTGGGTATATCCGGTTGTTGTAAAAGCCAATCCAATGTCCGTTTTGGAAAATCATTCCCCTTGTAAATTAAATCGGGCGTTTTAACAAGTTCGTCCTTCATACTTTCAATTATCTCCATAATATGTGTAATAATGGGATGGTCCCAATGAAATGCTTTCTGGAATTTATCCCAATGTGGCGATTCGGACTTTCTAAGGGCAAAAATTGGCTCATAAACCGCATAATGTGAGCGCGCATTATTTTCACCACAAAAGCTATCAATCACCGATTTTTCCAATCCTTCCGGTTTTTTAAACAATAGAATCGAATAGGCTTCAACGCCTTTTTGATAAGGCTGTATGTATCCCAATGGCAATTCTAAAACGAGCTTGCCTTCATTATTCAACGTAAAAATAAAAATATTGACTCCCTTTTGGCTGATTTCTTCGGGTATGTCCGTAGAACTACCTAAACCCATCCATGTCCAATCCCGATTAAGAAATTGAAACAACGTCATGTCATATTTGTATGCGTCGCTGTAAACATACTCAATAAAAATTTGTACCGGACTCAAGTTGTTTGAAGTAGTATCCGTCATCGCGTTCAATAGTAGGGGCGTACCGTATAAAATATCCAGATCAACATTTTCAGCAAGTGCATTATCCAGAACCTCCGGATTCTTTTTGTAGACATCGTCTTTTAGTACAATTGCCCGCAAACAATCAAGCACATTGTTGACTCCCACATTCACTCCAAACCGATACAGCATATTTTCTTTATCACTTTTATCCGCAAGGATTTTAACATTAAAATAATTCGGTGATAAATCAAACAGCCCGGCAAAGTTTTTTGGTAATTGACCACACCTGCCTCTATCCAATGATTTGCCATAACTTTGGATGTATTTTCCTTCATTGTAGACCTTACTCACGTCAATTTTATAACCGGTTATTTCCTCCAAATGCGTATTCGGATTATTAAAACAACACATGCTATGAATATTTTTAGGATGTTTTGAGGCATTTAAAAACCCTGGATAAATGTATGTCTGATGTCCCGCTTTCGATATAAAAAGCGAAGTTGGATTTGGAGCGAGTGTTGGCCGGAAATTTTGGTTATTGGGATCAAGCGGGCCACTTTTACAAACCGGACACTTTATGTTATGATCTAAAATATCGTGGTCGCAGTTTTTACACAAGCGCCATTTGATCGAATCGTTGAGTTCGGAAGTTTTCTTATCAACCATATAAGCTTCCACGGTTATGTCCGCTTGACTAATGAACCGATCACACCCGCCGCAACTACGACATTGTCCATCATCCAAATGCCGTGGATGAAGCGGAATGCGATCCAACATGCACCATATTTTTGGACACATGAACACGTTTTGCCATGTTGCAATATCCGATTGTGAACCATACAAAATACTAACGCATCTCTTTTTTGATCCTATTTCATCGCCTGGGGTGCAATATTTTTCTTCAGGTTCACGACCAATTCCTGGTTTATTTCCTAGGTAGGTAAGTCCTAATCCAGCAGAATAAGGTAGGGCATTCATGCTTGAATCATCTGCCACCGGGGGTAGTTCAATGCTGTTTACAACGGGTCTAGCTTTACCCGTATTTAATATTTTAGAAAATTCATTTTTTTTTATCGGTTTTGGATAGCGAATGTTATTGGGTTGACATGCGGTAGTGTAGCTCCATTTGTCCGCAGCATACGTTTTAAATTGATTTGGATCGCTTTCGTATAGGGTGCTCAATAATAGATTTTGAGAGCTGATTGTTGTTTGTTGGGTTTCAATACCACTGCTGCTTTCTTGGCCCGGAACCGCCATTGGCGTGATCGGCGCATGTTCAGAAGCGGATTCGACATCATCGGAAGCGAATTCATCTGGTTGTTGGTCAATTAAACTACTTAAATCCATATCACCCAACCCCATACTACTAAAAACGTCATCACCCGACGTATTAAGCGCAACGTCCAAATTGACATCCCCCGCTATCGCAAGAATAATTTTATCCGATTTTACCAAACCAAACTGTTCAAACAGCGAATGATCTTTTGGTTTTGAAACAAAATAAAGATAATACAAATTCATTATCCTATAAATTAATTCAATGATGGTATTATATTCATCAATATTTTTAAAATGATTCAATTCAATTTTATAGCGGCGTTGTGCGTCCGTCTGAGTTTCAAAATAAAATTTAATATCAATTCCATTTTCATCTAAATGCCTATCGTCTTCCTTTAGAGATTCATCTATTTTGTAATTGCTTACCCGTTTATAACGAAAATTCAAAAAACCAATCGATTTAGTTTGGCCTTTCAAATCCAACAAATACCTTGGAATGTTTTCATATCGATCGCCTCGAACACGTATGTTGTATCTGTCATTTTTAAGCACTTCTATAATTGTGGCATCCCGATAGCTCCCTTCAAAATAGAATTGTACGCTGGATTCAGTATCCAGAACGGGTTCAACAATATGAAAATAAGGCATAAACATTTTGATAATCTGTTTTAAATTTTCATAGGTAATGTAGTACTCATCCGTATAAGCGTATTCCAACAAGCAGCTGTTGGTCAGCGTGCTGTTTAAATAATTGTCATTTGACCGGTTCAAAATATCGCACAGCTTTATACCATCAAGGCAATTGGACGTTTCCGGAAATTCCTTAAGTATTGTAATAAAATAATTAACTGTTTCTTCAATCGCATTCAAATAATCAACGTGAAATATGCAATTTGGATCAAATACAAATTTAATGCGCATGGTTCCATCCGAAAATATGTAAATATCCATGTAAACCGGCTTATGATGATAAACAGCCGATTTATCCGATGTAAACAAATAGCTTTCAATATTGCCTTCTATTTGTCCATTCTTATACCGGACTGTAAATTTATTCTGCTGCGTATTATCATCAAATACAGGGTGGTATTCATCAATTGGAATGGGATCATTATGTGATTCAATTTGATTGCACAATCGAAGCTTGAACGTTAAACAGCGCTTAATTTCACTTATTTTGGTGAGCTGCTTTAATTGAACTGACCAATTCGACATAAACAACCAGGATTCCAGTGTTGAACGACTGATTTTATCCAAATTGTCCATTACAAAACTATCTCGGAATATGCGATAAATATTCTCATTTCGTTGTTCATCAAATAAACGAACAAACGGAACTTTATCCGACAGACGAAATTGATTCACAATATCACGTAAATTTAAATTCGTTTTGTATAATAAATTAAATGCAAAATCCACCTTAAATATGGTTTCCAATAAATTTACAATTGTCAATGATGCGGAGGGTATCTGCGGGAATTGCATCGGCGTGTGCATAAAATGAAATACATCATTATTCGATTCATATATTTTGTACTTTTCATACGTTTCCGATTTTTCCAATCTTGCAACGGTTGCTGCATCATTTCGCTTTTTGGCGTCATCGATTTCATTTAATAATTCCGACGCATTTTTTTCAGGACTGAATTTCGGTTCTAAATAATCAGACAATTCATTCACATTTCGAAAATATCGTTTGAAAACCGGGTCAACCATTTTTCTCAATTCGGAATCGCTATCTTTATCCCTTTTTAAAAAAACGCTGAAATCATACAGGCTGACAAAATGTATTTCATTGTTTTGTAAATTGAAACTGTTAAGTGTTTTATTTTGAAAAAAATCAGCAATTGCTATTTTGCTACTATCATTTTTTAACAAAAGTCCATAGGTATTATATGTATCTTTATTAACGAACGCAAAAAAGGGATTACTATCGGGAAAATGCCCAATTTTTATTCTTTTTTGATATATATTTTGAAAATTTAAAGATTCATATTCAAAATAAGATAGTAGCGCATCACACAAGGGCTGCTCATTCATAAGATCTTCCCTTGAAAACGAATTGGTTTCCATATTTTCAAACATTTTAAGTATATCTCCCTGAGACATGCCAAGCTTTTCAAAAAATAATTGAATATTTATTTTAGACACGTTTTCCTCTGCTGCATCATAATAATACCGATAAAAATCTTCCAAATAAAATTTTAAAGAATTGGATGATTTTAAATCATTGTACCCCCAAACATATTGATACGTAATTGGAATATTCAATAAAAGTTCAATCAAGTTTTGAACAAAATGAACATTCGAATCTGGCAAAATGTAAAAAGAAATAAATTTTATTTCGGAATAGTGCGCTGCATCCAAATCACCCCAGAATGTTTTAAAATGGTTTCCAAAATATTTTTTTAATATATGTGAATCCGATTCGTTTATCTTCCTGTGTTTTTCAACTTCTTGCAATATTTCCATGACTTGCAATTCGTCATCTTGCGGTTTTCCGCAAAAAATGTACTTAATTTTTTCCTCGTCTTTGCCCAATTTTAATGCGGCATTCCGCTTGAGATGTAATTGATGAATGGTTTCAATATCTTTCTCAGGCAAATCGTCATTGTTTCCATTTTTTTTTATTGCCGCTATTTTTTGTGAAATGGATTCATCTAAAGTCATGGTCTGGATCCTTGTTGTTGTTCTAGAAGTAGGTGTTATTAAAATATTATTGGTTGTCATGATAATATCCAATTTCACGTTCAATTCCGTGTTTAATCTATCTATTTGTATTTTAAGCAATCGCGCATCTGTTTCTTTTTGTTTCCCTTCAATGGCTGCTTCCGCCGTCAAATAATTGTGTTTTATCAAAATGTAGGGTTTATATTCTATAGGAGAACGCACATTCGTACAATTTTCGAAAAAAAGAAAAGGATTTCTATCTTTTGAAGAAAACATATATATTATATAAATATTTTACCCCTTAAGGTTTTACATCATTATTTTTGTAGAATATTTTCTGAAATTCTGTTTGATATTGATAACATCCAACGCAGTGAAAACTGTCCATATTAATTGCATCCAACGTTGCAACCAATTCTTCATCATCGTCGCAAATTAGATTGTATTCAATCTCATTTTCGTTGGGGGTATCCAAATCTTGACAAATGCATGCAAGTTCAGGCCAAGATTCCGATTGAAGCAATACGTCGATGCTGGGAGCAGTTGATCCAATCTTATTGCCAAATATCTTGCTGCGTTCAATCAACCCACGTGCAGGCATGACATATGGCTCTTGGCTGTTTTGTACTCTTAAAATATAACCGGTATCGCTGCAGTAGAAAATAGCTAAATTTTCTTTCGCAAAATATACTTCAATTGACATATGATATGACCTATTTTATTATTTTTGCACATAATACTATTCAAATCAATTTTTTATGGTGATGATATTGTAATCTAAGAATATTTAAAAAATTGATTTTTATAATAATATTTTTAAAAAACATAAAAAATGAACTGTATTCCTGGTAGATATGATAATATTGAAATGCAACAGTTTTTCCAAGACAATCCCGACTCCGTTCAAGATGCATTTGTTTCCTTATTAATTGATGGCGATTTTTCCACCGCAGAATGTTTCCTTCGCATGGATTCCGATCTTATTTATTCATTTGATACGTTATATTTTGACATGTGCCATAAAGGTAATCTGGATGCCGCTAAATGGCTATTTCTAAAAAAACCCGATATTAATAAAGCAATAACGATCGCTTGCGAATTTGGGTATTTGGAATTGGTTAAATGGATCTATGCAATGAAAAACACCATTCTAAACAATGGTTATCAAAATGGAATGCTTCTGATTTTAACGTGTTCAAACGGGCATATTGAAGTAGCAAAGTGGCTGGTGGTTGAAATGAATCTATTATTGAGCCCTTCCAATTTCGATGTTGCTTTTCGATTGTCGTGTATAAATGGACATATCGGGGTAGCTCAGTGGCTGGTATCAGTACGTCCGCTTATTAATGTTGCTTCAAAAGATAATTACGCATTTAAAGGCGCGTGTGAACGCGGATTTCTAGATGTAGCGCAATGGTTATTAAGCATTAACCCCAATATTTCCATCGACATATTCGTTTATTCAATTAAAGCTGCGTGTGAAAGTGGCAATTTAAGCGTTGCGAAATGGATTGCGTCGGTATGCCCCGACGTCATTTGCACGTATTCCTTCGCAGTTGGATACGCATTTCGCGTTGCATGTGAACGCGGGAGTTTAGAAATTGCGAAATGGCTGCTTGAAATGCGGCCCGATATCGAATTTGCATCAGATAAAGATACCTATGCATTTGATACTGCGTGCAATAATGGGCACTTGGATGTGGTAGAATGGATGATTGGCTTACCCGGCGGACCACAACTGCAAATATGTGATCATTCATTTGTAAAAGTGTGTGCATATGGGCATTTGAATATTGCAAAAATAATTGTTGATAATGGTATTAAAATAATAAAACACGGCAGCGAAAACGTCGATGTTTGGTTTAGCATAGTTCAACAAGCATTTCAGGAAGCATGCCGATACGGAAAAATAGAAATGATTCAATGGTTATTTGCAACCTACCCCGAATTGGATTTGTGCGCGAATTACGAGTTGGCTTTTAAAAACGCTTGTTCACACGGTAAATTAGAAGTTGCTAAATGGCTGCTATCGAGGAAACCATTGATAAATATTTGTGTAAAAAATACAACCAATTTATTTCAAATGGCATGTATGGAGGGCCATCTGGAAATTGCAAAATGGTTGAACAGCATTCCTGACAATTCATTTCAAATTTCAGAAGATGATGAATTTGCATTTAGGTTGGCATGTAAAATGGGACAATTACACATAGCAAAGTGGCTTCTTCTCATGAAATCGGATATTAATATTGGTATTAAAGGCAACTGGGCATTTAGAAACGCTTTAAAAAATGGCCATATAGCCGTCGTGAAATGGCTGTTTTCATTAAATCCGTGTATGATACGTTGCATCAAAAACGACACGTTTGAAAAAGTGTGCAATAATGGATACTTGCTGATTGCGAAATGGTTATTCGCAAAATGCACATTTACCACCATTTCCCCACAAACATTTCAAAACGTGTGCGCCAATGGTCATACTGAAATTGCAAAATGGTTGTATTCAACCCAGCCGGAAATCAATATTTCGGCCAATAATGATCAAGCATTTCGCAGCGCATGTAATAGAGGAAACATACAAATAGCTGAATGGCTGCTTTCAATTCATCCGAACATAAATCCTTTGGTAATTGATAAGGTGTTTTTAAGAGCGTGCGAGTTTAACGTCATGCGCACTGCGGTTTGGTTGTCATCCGTTGATACCAAATATTTTATTGAAACCGATGACCACGACGAAAACATAACTCATTATTTTATAAAAAGGACGTTGCCCATTATAAAACATCCACAAAAAATATCAACTGATGATATCGATATCAATGACACAATTTGTCCCATATGTTTGGAATGCCCCGTATCGATCCAAACCAATTGTGGGCATCATTATTGCCAAGCGTGTTTAACAAAACATTACTATATGAACACCAAATGCCCCTTATGTCGAACCGAAATTAGTTCGTGTTGTGAATTAGAACTAGGAAATAATTTAATAAAAGCGTTTAAATATAAGAAAAAATAAAAATATTTAGATATATAAACAATGTCTGTCCAAAATCTCAGAAAACCAGATGAAAAAACCATCTTATTTGCTGCTAAAATAAGTTTAGAAGAGGATAAACCAATTTATTTTTCTTATTGGAATGATTCACTTTTAAACAAGGTGTGCATTTACTGCACGGATAAGGCTCAGAATGAACGCGTCATTTATAAAAATAAGGACGAATTCACAAGCCCCATAAAAAAAAAATTCACGAATAAAGATGATGCTATCCTTCTTACTGAAAATTCAATTTATATTGTTTCAAATGCTATTAAAATGGCAAATTAATTCTCCAACACTATTTTTTTACAATGAATATAATTGCCGCCTTCTAACACGCCATGTCCACTAACGATTCGGTACTTGGACAACGGATAATAGCCATTCACTACCACATCCAAATATTTTCCGGTATCATAGCTGACGGTAATGAATGTGATTTTTCGGCACTTTGATTGCGGAGACTTGTCGTAATAGGGACGATAAGTAGCCACAAGTCCGCGAAAGTACGCGGTTTCGTCGCCATTCTGTGGCAAAAAAACCATTCCGTCCAAAAATTCACGACCGCACCAGTACCCCAAATTGTGCAGATCGTGCGTATTTTTTACGAATAACCGAGGTTGAATTCCACCGGATACCGGGATTAATCGATTTCCAGCAAGTTTATACGGTTTTTTCATATGCGTGAGTTCCAAATGCGCTGCTGCTTCGCGAAAGTGCACCCAGGGTCGATAGCTGCTGTGGCAGTGATTCAGTGTCGCTTTCCAGAATTCCCGGGGGTAATAATATTTCAAATAAGCCAACGCGTACACCAAGTATGCATAGCTGTAGCTGTGGCTTTTACAAAAGCCGTATTCTTGCAGACATTCCAGCTGGGTAATGACTTCATCAATTTGGTCAGCGCTGTATTTTTTTGTGGCAATCATGCGATTATAAAATTCTTTGCGTTTGTGCATTGTTTTTGGCGAGTTTTTACTGAACGCTTTTCGAAACATGTCGGCTGCGGCTTCATCCACATGCAGCAATTTTTGGATGTAAACAATTGCGTCATCGTCATAAATGACCCAGGGTCGACTGCTGCCACTAACGGGATCCGGTGGCTGATTCAACGAACGCAAAAATTCGCTTTTTTGTCCATTGGATGAAGCCGCTGGACGAATGAGCGCGAGCGCAATTGAAATGTCATCAATCGTTGTCGGTTTCATTCGATGCAATATTTTATGCATACCGCGGCTTTCCGCGTAAGTGAGTCCAATGTTGTTTTCAGACAGCGCCCGCATTACGTGCATATCAACCGGTAATTTTTCAAAAGGCGACAAACGAACCGGCGGATTACGCGCTTGAAGTTCCGCATAAATGTCCATGACTTGGCTCAAACCGCGATTGCTCAATATGTCGATTTTTATGAACCCACAATCTTCGGTTTCATCTTTATCTAGTCGAACTTGCACGGCACGCACCCCATTCGACTCAATTTCCTGCAGCACAATGTCTTCCGGAATTGCGGTGTCAGTTATAAAAATGCCACCGCAATGCAGGCTGGTGTGTTTTTCTAATCCGTTGTAAATGCGCGCTTCTTCCACCACCTTTTCTTCCAATTCACGCAGCTCGTCCTCATCCTCTATTTTCAACCGCTCCTTTAATATTTCGCGATAATTGAAATTCTTGGCAATAAAACCCTGAACGCCGTTATTTTTTAGCGCCTGTTTAAGAGCGGTTTTTGGACCATAATGCACGTGATTACTTATGCGCGCTACTCGTCCTGCATATTGTTTAAATATTCGCGCGTACACTTCTTCGCGCAAATGCGTTGGAAAATCCATGTCAATATCCGGCATATCATCTCGCAGCACGTGCATAAATCGCGCCAACGAAATGTTATTTTTGATTGGGTCAATGTGCGTGATCGCGGTAAGGTAGCACATAACGCTGCTTCCGCTGCTGCCGCGAATAACATGTATCATATCCGTCGTCAGTGAAAGGATATCGATCACTTGATAAAACACCCGGAAAAAACCCTTGTCGCGAACGAGATGAAACTCCTTTCCCAAACGGCGCAAATACCGTCGATCCAGTTTTTCGTCAACCGTTGGAACCGGATTTTTAAACAACTGGCGTATTTTGACAGGATCGCTCTCCCAAAATATGCCATAAAATTTGCGCACATCCGCTTCAATGGTATGACTCGATGGATGTTTGCTTTTCATTTTACTTACCGTGTAATCTATAAAATTGCGCAAATCATTATCGGTAATGTTCATATAAATATAATAATAACGTATACACAGTTATTTCTCCATCAAATTTTATTTAATTTAAAAATTGATGTTATGGATTTTTATTTTTAAAAATAAAGCAAAATGGGCCGTTCCATCTATTTTAAATATAGAAATGTTAAACCAATTGAAGACAATATTCCCAAAAATGTAATTGAAACAATATCGCAATTAAAAGAGGGCGACGTTTTTAGAATAGTATTCAGAGTCCATTTAATTTATGATTCAGAACTCGATGATTTGCATCCACCGCTCACGCGGTCTCCGTCTAACTACGGATATGACATTATGCCGCTTGTTGAAGATTTTGATTATGTCGTTGAAAATTCCAATGAAGAACCGGGACTATTCAATGCCACCGGATTAAAAAGCATCCGCTTCGCTGCGAAAGACAATTTTGATTACTATCCAACATACCGTATTTTTACGGATGGCACCATCCGTGAATGCGAGGGTTTCGATGTTTGTTATTGTATTGATGAAATTATCTGCCCGTTGGTGGTAGAATCTTCCTAAACGAAGTTAATGGTAATCGGTTTATTGGGTCTTTGGTATAAAGAGTAAGGGTTCCAAAATAAGACAAATTGTTTTTGTCTCCTAATGTGTTAAAAAAATAATCAGATTGAATTGTTCCAAAACTCCAAATATCACCATTAAATTGAATTTTATCAAATGTAAGTGTTCCCTGAACGCGTGGAATAAAATTTAATGATTGTGGTGTATAAACTTGAATTACTGCTACAATTGGCAAACTTGACAACGTACCTTCACGAATTTTGAATACAAAATTGTCCAAAGTAGGAAAAAATGGATTACCAAATTCATCAAAATCAGGCACAAATAGATTATAAACACCATTTGATACTTGGGTTAATTTACCACTAGAGGGTTGTTTTATAATAGTATAAATTAGTTCCTGACCTGATATGGATGAACCAATACTAGTTAGGTCGATTCGTTTTGGCGTGTTTACCAATGCTGAAAAAGTTGGATTTAGTCCGTATGGAATAATTACATAAACATTAAATGATTGTTCTACATTACCAAAACTTGTCGTTGATTTAACGCGTATTTGATATTTTGATTTAACATTATAATTAAAAACCGTATTTGTATACAGCTTATTATTCATAATACCAAACAAATTATTATCGGTTGAACCTTCACCTGATACAAAACTATAGCCAACTAATGTTTTGGTAGCATTCTCATTGATATCTACAACAGTTGTAAACTCGCCAACTAATGTTCCTTTGGGAGCATTCTCATTGATATAATTATTTTGAAGAACAATATACAGAGATAGAAATAGATCGGGCACAGTATCAATAACTTTAATTGTAAATTCTATATCCCGAACAAATTCTTTATAAAAACCACGTACCAGAATGGTAAACGGTACAACATTATCAATTGGTTTTATTGAAAAAAGTTTATTCCCCAAAATAGTTAGACTTCCTTGACTTGGTTGTTTCATAATCATATAACTAACCTCATTTTGAGGTATTTCACGAAAAAAAGCTATATCAGTTTCAATTCCATATTCAATTAAAGTTGCTGATAAAATTCCATTAAACGTCTCTCTATGTTTCACTTCTAACGGCGATAAATTGAATGTAAGTTCTTGACTAAATTGATTCGAAATCACGATTGGCCACATTTTTGTTATTATATAATCTAATTATAAATAACGTATTTTCATGAAAATTAAAAACGTTTAAAAAAATGATTAACGTAAATATTGAATTTATTGTTTTTTATTCTTCTTTTGCCATTCCTTCTTGGCCTCCATTATCTCACGGCATTCCTTTTCAGTGAGGTTTGCCGGATCCTTTTTTCCAATTCCATAATTTTTCTTATTGAACGTAAAATAGTGCCCGTATGGTCCTTTTTTAATCTCAAATGGTCCCACTTTTATCGATTCTTGCGCTGCTTCAAGTTTCCGCTTTTTAGCTTCGCGCTGCTCTTCAATTACATCCACGGCTTCTTCAATGTCATGATCATCAATTATTTTAGATTTGCGCTCCTCACTTGCAAACTTTAGACCGTAATTTTCACCGCGAAACAAAATGTAGTGGCCATAGGGTCCATTCTTTAAAATAACCGGATCCTGACCAACATCGTCTTCAAATAAACCCAATTCTATGTCCTGAGACGCAGCTTTGCCACCGCCACACCCCTTCATTTCTGGACTCGAAATTTTCAATTGTACCACTTTCGGATGAAAGCTTTGATAAACCCGGTTTACAACCTGCGCATAACTGGCCTTTTTTTGACAGATCAAGTCCAATTCATCCTCCACTTGTTTCGTAAAACTATAATTCAAAATATTCTCAAATTGTGCCAAGAGAAATTGGATAACCTTTTCACCAAGCACACTGATTGTAAGCTTCTTTTTCTCTTTGCCCAATGTTGTCTTTGTCGTTTTTGTTTTGATTTCTCCGGAAGCGGCGGATAAAGTGATCGTTTCGACGTCGTGTTCAACACCCGGAAAATCACGAATTTCCACATACCCGCGCTCTCGAATAATGGTTTCCATAATGTTGGCATACGTGCTGGGCCTGCCAATGCCCTTGGATTCCAGGTCTTTGATTAGAGACGCTTCCGTGTACCGGCATAGACTTCGTGTGTAATTCTGCTTTGCTTCCGCCGATTTATAGACCAAATTTGGACGCGGCTCTTTTATCAACAATTTAATGTCTTCAAGGCTGGCAGCAGCAGCCCCGGTTGCGTCCTCATCACTACCCTCGACCGCACCCAACTCTTCACGCTTAAACAGTTTACGCCAGCCATCGAATTCCAATTGATCAATTACACATTCCAGCTGATCATCCGCGTATTTTCGAGGTTGCTGGGCGTAATACATATCCACCGTAGTGATATGACGCTGAATGCGCTGATTGGCCATTTGGCTGGCCATCGTGCGCTTCCAAACCAATTCGTACACGCGCGCTTCACGGGCGCTCCACGACTCCTTTTCAGAGGTTTTAAGCGGATACTCATCCGCGTGAGTGGGACGAATCGCTTCGTGCGCTTCCTGTGCATTGTCCCCCTTGTTTTTATACACCCGCGTATGATGATACTCATGACCAAAGCGCCGAATTACTTCCTCCGACAACATGCCCAAGGCGTCCTGGCTCAGAATAATGCTATCCGTTCGCATATAAGTAATTTTACCACCCTCATACAATTTCTGCAGAATGGACATGGTTTCCTTCGGATTCATGCTCAAAACGCTGCTGCAGTCTTGCTGAATGGTGCTGGTAGTAAATGGCTTGGGTGGCGCGTGTTCCACGATTTTTGATTGAAAATCGGCAATTTGAAAATAGCTGGAAAGCTTCATTTTTTCAAAAACCGATAACACGTGCTCCTTATCAGTGTATGTTTTTTTAAATTGCGCACCCAATTGCAGTTTTGGTGCCCCCTTTCCAACGGGTTGAAGCACCACGCTTATTTTAAAGCTGCTGGATGTTTGTTGGGCAGCGATATCGCGCTCCCGTTCAAAAACCAACCGCACTGCAGGACTTTGACACCTTCCTGCGGACAGCTTGCCACCGAGAAAACTGCTTACGAGCGGACTCAATTCAAACCCAACAAGCAAATCAAGCACGCATCGTGCCTCTTGACTGTTAACTAAATTCAAATCCAGTTTTCCTGGCGAGGCAACTGCAGTACTTATTGCTTTCTTTGTTATTTCCTGAAACGATATACGCGCAACCGTCGCCGGATTGAGACCTAAAACAACCGCCAAATGAAATCCAATGGCCTCACCCTCCCGGTCTGCATCACTGGCAATAATGACATTGCCGCCGCATTCTTTCGCGATTTTTTTTAATTCGGCCACCTGTTTTTTTTTGGTTTCGATAATTTCATAGGTTATTTTATAATCATTTTTAAAATCGATGGCCTTCAAGCCTGAAAGAATTCCACGAATATGTCCGAAACTGGCTTTAACTATATAATTAGGCCCTAAAAAACTACCAATTTTCTGGCATTTGGCTGGACTTTCCACAATTACTAATGTTTTTTTATCCGCAGACATATTTTAAAATTTAATTTGTTTCTTATTTCTATTTCAGTTGTTAAATGATTTCAATTTTTATTCAAAAAGATGATTCAAAATAGAAATTATTTGGATATGTAATGAAATATTTTCAATGAACGAAAACTTTGAATGAAGGCGTCTAACCGCAAATGACTCTTATCAAGTTTCTTCAAATAAAAGTACGTTTTTCGTATAATATATTGATCATTCGCTTTAGTAGTGGCTTCTTCAAATGACCTGTAATAAAATGGATAATCTTTGCCCAAATATTCAACTACTGCGTCCAATGGATTCACTAAAATGGGGGTGTTGCGAACAATCGATTCAATGATCGTGTTTACTGCACTGGCATCGATCAATTTAATAAAAATAATGCTGCTTCTAAATAAATCATCATAGTCGTCTGCAGAAAGCTTTTCCAAAATTTCAACAGGACGTTCCAGCGCAAAAGCGATCGATTTAATGGACCCTTCGAATCGCACTATTTTATCGCGACTGATTTGTTCCTTGGATTGCGCCTTTTCTTTGTAATACGATTCCATATTAGGTCCTTTTAACGCGTATCGATGGTATTTGAGCGGATTGTTTCCAAGTGAAAATTTAAAAATGGCATCTATTTCCCGCATCCATGCACCCACTTGCACAATTCGTTTGGTGGGCTGGGTTATAAATTTATTGTAATCAAAACATTTTGAGTCATCTACAAACTCCGTGGGATGAAAGAGCTGAAAAACGGGAATGCTAGTGATTCCCATTTTTTTTAGTATGAGCTGAATATGATTTTTAAGGTAGGAACTAAGAACTATCAGCGCGCGACAGTGCGACAAACTTTTAATAAAATTTTCTTTTTTGAACATTTCAATAACGTTGTAATTGGAATAATTAATGTGGGCAGTATGATGAATAAATCCAATCCAACTGCGCGTATACGGAATGATGTTGAGCCTGGTATTTGCCTCATAATTCCAATGAAAGGTTCGGTCCAAATACAAATCACACAGCGTGGCGGCAGGATGAAATGTTGCCAATTCGCGCTCAATTCCGTCAATGACGTATTGCCAGCCAGCACGATGAACCCCGCGCATATCGTTCTGGTCGATGAAATGAATGTTTAAAAACTTGCCTTGTTGTTTTTCAAATAAACACCCGTCAATTTCAAAATAAGCCGCCATTTTATAGAAAAATGCGGGATTGCCCACTTTTATTTGTTCCGCGATAAGCCATTTGATTTCATTTTCTATTTGATTTAGTCCCCCCACTCCACCGTACAGCTCCATTTTTTTCATTAATCCCCACTGATATTCAGAATTCATTTTACCCGTTAGCAAATAAATAAGCATTTTGGCATTAAAATCGTGATCATTTTCAATGACGTATTTGTCATACGTTTTTTTTATATTGATTATCATTTTCGGCTTCGATACATCTAGATAAAATCGGGGTAAATGCCGTTCGCGAAAAATGTAATTGGGCCATTTTTTATAGTCCTGTGCCGATTTTAATAGCGCGGTGTGAATATCGTCCAACTTTTTCTTTATACTTTCCCGGTTTTCAATCACATAGGATATACCCATGACCGCATTTTTGTTATAAAAACACAGCTCACCCAGAGCGTTATCATTTAATAAATTAATTACTTTGGGCGTATTTGAAATGGATATGAACGGAATTGCGTATTGAATACAAAAGATGTGCGCGTGAAACCGCCAACACACCCCATAATCAATCGATGGTAAAATATTTAGAATGCTTTCTGGTTTATCAATGTAAATGACGTTTGCCCTCTCTGCATAATTCAAATTGTCATAAACGGCCGTATTAATTAGCAAATCATTTTCGGTGGAACTGGTCGTGTTGTTGCACATGGTCAGCAAATACACCGTGGCATTATGAAATATCCAATTTCGAACCAAATGAGCCAACTTTTCAAGGTATTCATCTGTCGGTTTCACGGTTTGGCTTAGAAAAAATGCTACATTGATATTTTTTTCCTTTTTTGATGACAATTTCGTTAAAAAATTGGGTTTATTTGTGGGCTTTAATAAAAAAACAGGGTCGGGTAATACCTTGCAGTATAAATTGCTAAACCTTGGAAGAAACATTTTCGAATCCGCTTGGTTTCGAAAAATAATGACTTCAAAAATGTCCAATTTATTGGTAATATACGCGTAATCTGCATTGCAACTGACTCCAATCGCATAAAGTCCAATGTTTTTTCTCAATTTTTCAAGAGCAAACGATTTCATGGCGTTCAGTTTATCAATAAAATAGTCATTCAAAACTTCACCGCCAAACAAGACAATTTTATCGGACCAGGTGCACAATTCGTGCATATTGTTTTGATGAATTGCGTCAATCGCAACCACTTGCGTTGAAAACTCGGTGGAACAATATTTCGGTGAAAATAATTTTTTAGCAACACTTAACAACAAATCATCTCCATAATTTTTTTTAAAATAATACCCGGTTATTAATAAATTGTATTTCTTTGCCATATATTTTCATGTAGTTATTAATTTTTTAGATTAAAATAAATGGGTGGGTTAATTGTTTATTATTTTTTTCATTATTTATTTTATAAAAGACAACAAACATGATAAGTATTGAGGTTGCGCGCTTAATGCGTTTTTTTAAAACGGATCAGGCTGAAATTGAACGACAATATGGCTCCAATTTGCGCAGGGCCAACTGGAGCTGGAAAGATGATGGATATGTGCAAGAAAAATCGGGTTTACAACATCTGTCATTTAATACGGATGATGAATTTTTGTTTCACATGTCTGCGTTGGCTAACCGAACCAATGTGGATTTTTATCCGACTCTTTTAAAAGTCATTGAAATTTTAAACCTTCCAGAATTGGATGCGAAACTTGAAACCATTTTTTTGGGAACGCCTAATTACAACTGTGCTACACCGCAGTTAAATGTTCACACTTAATAATGATTCCATGGTGTTCGTGATTATTTCTTCATTACAAATTGGACAATGCTTATTTTTTATTTTCCAGGCGTTCAAACATTCATCATGAAATTTATGAGAGCAAGACGCCGCTACCCAATTCACATGCCCGGCATGGTCTTCTAAACAAATATTACACAATTTATCAAATGGATGAAACTTTATTATTTTAAACTTCAATAAAATTTCCTTTGGAAAATTTATAAAATCAAATAATTTCAATACCACGCGTCTATCGATTTGCGTGTTGCAAATTGATAACACAATAATGCCGATTATAAGCAATAACACTAAAATAACAACGGTTAACGTAATTTCAAACGAATACACAATAATTCTTAAACTATTGCACAATTCTGTGTCATACGAATACGCGCCACATTTAGCAAATCCTGGATAAAAATGGCTTAGTAAAAACGCTTCCATCATAAACATTTTCACATTTAATGACGTCGTAAATTTATCCCGGGTATTCTGATTAAATGATACCAGTGGGAAGGTTCTTCCATAATTTTTAAAAATAAAATATAAATTATATGATCTTCTAATTATATTCACACCGTAAATTGTTGTATAAAAAATGAAGATACTTACATACATATCCGACAATAATTTTTTATCCATTTTTATTAAAGCATAAGTAAAATAACTAAAATAACCCGTATAAAATAAAAACATTAACAAATTAGAAGCAAGTGCATTCAATCCGATAAAACGATACATATTTAATATTTATAGGTGATGATGCTAAATATAAATAATAAATATGAGTACAGTTTAAGTAAAAATGAGCAGCAACCTATGAATTATTAATGTGAATATCGATATTTCGGTTGATATTATACAGCGCAAATTTGGCACGTAAATTGGTTGTAGCGTTGCGCAGGGTGGTGGTTTTGGTTTTCAGGGCATTATTTACGGATACTATGTTTTGAATGTCCGGATTGTTGGACATGGCAACCGATACACCTTGGTCGCACAGGGCATTCCAATTGTCGATGGTGGCAACCGCTTGATTGATGACGTTCAATTCAGCCGCATCCAAATTGGCACCCGATGGAACTATGGCGGACGGCGCTACAAAATGGTTGATGTATTGCATAGCGCAATTTATTTCTCCGAGCACATTTCCAAGAATCAAACTGGTATCATGTGCTGAACGCGGAATTTGAACACGCGTGGTTGCCAAAATGGTGTTTTTGAATTTACCAAATACTTCGCTCAGGTTCCAAATTTTAGCCAGAGCGCGCGAAATGGCACGAAGAAAATCCAGGTCGTTAATAATGGACACATTTTCTAGCTTGATGATAAAACTGTTAAAAAGCGAAGCCAATTCATCGGCAGCGGTGCTGAATTCGTTGAATCCCTCAACATCAACATCCAGCTTTATTTGCTTGCTCTCATTTGCAATTTTTGCTGCAGCCACAAATAATTGATTGTAATCGTCAATGGTTCCTTTTCCATGAAAATCCTCGCATTGAATGCGGCCCGCATACAGCCGAATTTCATCCATGACTACCTTGGTTTCAGTGAGCTGTTCATCTTCATAATAGGCTTCCACCTTTCCCACTAAATTTTCTTTAATTTGTGGATCAAATGCGGGATTCGTTGTATCGAACGTGGTGTGAGTAATGCCGTCGCCTTGTTGATTCACAACCGCGTATCCATTGCCGGTTAACGTTTGATTCACTGTTAAATTCCCATACAGGGGAACTGTGAAATTTGCGGCGGCGGTTTCGATGTTGCCTTCAATAACCGTCATATTTCCACTCACGCTAACGTTGGATGTTGCAATATGAACCACATTTCCTTGAATATTGCCGTTTTGGCCCTGGCCATTATCCTCATTATCAGAATTCGTCATTTGTTTGTTTTATATGTTTCCTAGAGAAAAAAATAAATTGCGGAAAAATAAAAAAGTGGGTGTGGTGGGGGATACTTACATTTTGAAATTGTTTTGAATAAATGCGGCATATTCGTCTCGAATATCATCATCCTGTGTTATGAAACCGTGATCTTCGATTAAAATGAAGGACGAGGATGGCTGCGGCGTTTGCCATAAACTGAAACAGCGGTCCGTACATTTATCATACAAAACACGATAATTTGTGTTATAAATTGTCCGGGACCGGGAGTCCTCCATGGTAGGTATTTCAACTAAATCGTCAAACTCAATTCCGTATCTTTCAACGAATTTTTCTGCACCGGTGCATTCCGATTTTTTTATCATTTTCTACTAATTAGAATCAAATATATGTTAAATCAATTTTTTTAATAACAAGAATCATTTTAAGGAGCTAAAATTCAAATAAATATTATTATTATTTTTTTCCATATAATATTTATTAATTTAACCAAAAATTAAATTAGGAATTTTGCTTGGTAATCTGTCTTGAGGAAGCACTTTGGGGAGCGGGAGGAGACTAATTCTATTTAGTGTTTCCATTTTATTATCGTTTTTTCCAAATACAACCATTTTTTTACAAACATTTTCGGATAAAATAGAAGAAGTGCATTTTTGATACTCATTATCATTTACAAAAGAAGCCATTCAAAGTTTTTTTTTATAAATTCATTTTAGATTTTAATTTTTATTTACTAAAAAAAAAATTATATTATCTGAATAACTATTTAAAATTATTTTTGTATTTAAATTATATAAAAAACCTTTGAATGTCTACGAGCCTTTGTTTGTCCAAACCCAACTTGAATCTTCATTTTGCGTCAATTGCCGCCAAAAATCCTTCACCCAAAAATTGGTCCTATGGTGGTTCCACTCCGGCCTATTCCTATGGAGGAAACACCTATAACTCGTCCGGTTATTTAGCCAACCCATCAAGAGATGCGCAAATACGCGCTCGTGATGCGGGTGCCCTTACCAATTACGAAGCCAGTCGAATGGGTCTTCGCAATCGCAGATAAATAAACGCATTCAGTTCCCTTTATTATTGTTATGTAATTTCAATTATTATATGACAAATAATATAATCAGCATCGCCGGTCTAACCAATTCCCACGACATCCTTTATTACAGAAACCGGATTGGTCATCACTATTGGGATCGATATGCATTTTTGAACCGCATCCTGGACAATACACTATTTGACAACCGTTATAGGGTGGGGCAAACTCCGGTTGGGAAAAATGGTTGCAAACTTCTTCAAAATGGGTTTGACATGCTCTAATAAATTGGCACCCATGAAAATGAAATAATGGCAAATTTACAAAAACCCTACCATCGGATCGAGTCAATACTACATCACATAAGACACATCGTTTGGAAACATCCCATACGGGATGCCCTTGACATGCTAATTTATCGATTGGAAGTGAGTAGCTCATTGATTTATATACATCACATAAAAAACAGCAATTGAATCAAATTTTAACCCATAATTAAATCAATATTAAATTAAATTATTATTATACTATATAACCCCCCCAATTGAAAATGGAAATGGATTTTTCATCAAACCCTGAACAAAAAAACTTTATCAAAAAAGCAGGCAACGCTGTTAAAAAGGTGCTTCCCGTTGCACAAAAGATTCTTCCTGTCGCTGCTACATTCGTTCCTGCTCTGGCGCCAGCTGCGGCAGTTGCAACTGCTATTCGACTTTAATTTTTTTTTGATGGAAAAATATTAAAATAAAGGTATATAATGATTGCCGTTTTAAATACCGTTATTTTTCAACTTTCGTGTATTGCGATATTTACCTTGTTGTATTTTAAAAATCAGGAAAATTTTTCTTTACCAAGAACGTTTCTGACTGAACACGAATCCAATGAAAACCCCGAAATAGATATTTTGGATTGCATTTACACCAGCGTCACCATACAAGCCGGTGTTGGCTACAACGGTATGGACCCAATAACCCATAAAGGAAAAATGTTAATCATTTGTCAGCAAATTTTTATGATTTGTTCAAATTTGATTATTTTCTATATTTTTACGAAACACCTTTTCCGTGTTTGAAAATGAAATAAAAATTGATGCTACATTTATTTCATTTTCATACCACATTAGAATAAAAAAAATGGTTCAAACCAGGTCGATGTCGCACCGCATTCAAGACTTAATTTCTTCCGGCGGCGGCGGCGGAAGTTCTTCCATTATTGGATATAAATTGGTTTTTGTTGAACCAAACTCAATAATTAAAGGTGGTGGTCGTGGAGGCAACGATTCACAAACGCAAACCATTTTTGGAATCGCCAAACTTGAAATTTCTCTGAAAACAGAATCGAACCTAGGTCGCGCTGTAGAAAATAAAAAATACGCAAAATACAGAGCCGCTTCCGCACGGGTATTAAAAATAAAAAGTATTTCGGGAAAAACCATGTATGGGCGGGGATACTCCGTTTTAAAACCGGGCGGGTACTATTGGGCGGGTAAAGAAATTCATGCTGACCAATGGAACGCGGAAATCAACAACGTTTGCACAAACGGCATTCATTTCTACCTTTCTAAAACTGCGGTTTACAGTTTGTATAAAAAATTAACATTTCAGGATAAATTGCCATTTTTCAATGATGAACGCATTGATAAAGTAAGTCAAGCCAATAGTCAGTACGTGGCATCCGATGACGACGGCAAAATCGATTACAAACTTTATTATGATGAAAAAGGGAAACTGTATAAAATCAAGTACCCACAACAAGCAAAAACCCATTATTTTAGAAATAACTACGATTAGTATCCACGCGCGATTATCTTCGAATTGGCGCATGCAAACCTAGAATTCCATTCATGGCCGACACATTTTTTTTTGAGCCATCCGGATTCAAATCAATAATTAAACTGTTTAAATTTCCTTCATTCGGAGTTCGATAATCAGGCGAATTGTTCATTCTTGAAATCCCCGTGTCTATTCGGTAGATTTGATTGTTGCACCATACCGTGGGCAGAGTTATGCACTTCGAAACAGAACCATCCGGATTGGTTCTGTTCCACGCAATTCGAACCCGGGGTAATGACCGATCGGCATCCGCAATTGGATCAATGCATGTTCCCTGAATGTCGTGCCCAACTACTATATTTAGATTGGGTCGATGCAATTTATTTTTCATAAATTCAAGAATGTTTTGACAAACCCATCTATCCGGCGCTGACTCTTTTCCCAAGTTTCTATTCCACAATATCGATGAATCGCTTGTAAAATAACGTTCAATATCATCCGGATTGGTCGGATTACCCAACAAATAATCTCTAAATATATCATTGATGGTTTGCAATTCGCTTATGTCGTTAATGCTTCTCAGATTTACGGGACTTATCCCTCCATGCGAAAATATAAAATCACCAACTACCACAATTACATTTAAAATGCATGCCAGCTTTCTAGCTAAATATCCACTGCCGTGTCGAAATATTTCGCGCCTCAACGGGAATTCCGGTCCACCAAATAACACCGCATCCATGGGGTGCGGATATTGATGATCGATGTTGTGAGATATGCCAGTGTATTTTGATAGCGATGCTCTATTTTGAACCACATCTGCCGATAAAACAAAGTTCCGTACTCGTCGCTTATTAATTTCCGCTTGAATTTCGGGGTTGGTACCTTCTTGCACGATTCTTTCAACTTCTTCCGATGGTGTATCCGAAAAATATTCGTACACGGATGTATTCATAAATTCATGATTTCCCGAGCATAATAAAACCCGACTGTTTCCAAATTTGGTAGTCGCCTGCTGGTGCAAATCCGTTAAAAATTTTAAAATTATTAATTCGTCGCCTACCTCGCCAAATTCAAAATTATTTTTAACACCCATACTTGAAATCGTCTGCGCATTCCCGTGTTTATCAATTACACTGTAAGGAATGAATCGTGGCCCTGATTGTTGAATGATTGATTGTGGCTCACCAACCGATTGCAGGGGTGGTTTCAGACGACCTTTATCAAAAATATCCCCGGTTTGCACTAAAAATGTATTTACCGCGATCCATTTACCGTTTATGTCGATAATTCCTGATTTTAATAAAATACTAAAAAGCGCTTCTAAATCGCCATGTATATCACCTATGGCTACAATACGTTCCGGTAATTCATCCGGATTTATAAATATAGATTGTCCTCGAATACATTGAATTGACGATATGTATTCTTCCAAATTTTGCACGTTCAAACGCGTTTTTCTTAATTCATCCATTTTATATTATAGTAAAAGAATAATATCGTTCGTTGATTAATCCATTTTTTCATTCAATTCAGGAACACGTTGTTCAATCATTCGCCGACAATTCAGGTGGTCCATTCCCATAAATTGATTCATATTTCGAACCAATTCTTGCCGGCATTCGCTGTTGGTCATCATTTCTTTGACCAGTCCAATTATTAATTTTCTGCGATGGGTTTGTCCAATTTGTAATTTACCAGATTCCTCCATATTTTTCATTTCAGAATCAATCATCTGGTACGTTTTCATCATTAAAATACTTGTTTTCACATCATCCCAATCGCTAAAAAATTCATCAATAAACCCGCGCAAATTTTCGTCATTCATCAAAATATCCATAAATTGAAAAAATCGATTGTTTTTTAATGACTTATCGCCAATTTCGACCAATTTATCAGTAGACTTATTGTTAAAAGTAATGTCAGCTGAAAATTTATTCGGAACTAAGGACATTTTTATTATACGTGTTGATGATTGTAAATCTTTAAATAAAAAAAAGAAATCAAAATTTTTGCCCAATGAAAATAACAAATTAAGAAAATTGTCGCATCCAGGTATTATACGCTTGCCTTATTTTTTCAGAATTGCTTATAATTGGTGTATACTTGAAAAGCCAATTATCAGACAGGCCCATTTTGTCCATTGCATGCTTGGGATGAACCCGCGCAATCGACACTGTTCCATCACTGTGAATTGCAATAGTACTGCAATCAATGCCATCGGATATATCGCAAGTGCAATCTGGAAAACCTACTTCATCATCCGCGGTTATCGATTTGCAAGATACTGCAACAGCGGTGCCATGCCTGCCACAATAATAGAATTGAACTACATCCGAATTTTCTTTTCCTTTTCCTTTTCCTGATTCGGTCATTGCATCACTGATCAATTATATAAAAAAGAATTACAATCAATTTTATTCGATAAAAATTGATTTCATTCGGAGTAAATATATTACACAACACAACATCCAAATGGAAAAACCAATTTGTTATATTCCAGACGAATTAGCTAATTATTATAAAAAACCGGGGATGGAGAAAAATGCATTTTCGGATAAGAGAACCGCAATTAGAACCATACTCAGCATATACATGGAATACCAGTGTATTCCCACTGATTTAAATGAGCACGAGCCACATGATCCCAACGGACTCGGTATTTTTGAAATGATATGTCTGAAACTGTTGATGATGCCGAAACACACGCGCCATGTACGAACCATTTATTCACAACTTTCAGATATTTATGAAAAAATTGTGAATAAACGACAAAATATTATTTCAGTAATGGAAGATACTTTTTCACTCGAAGAGCTAGAAGATTACGGGTTATAAATCATAAATTCATGCGCGTAAACCATATAAAAATAATTAATCTAAATAAAGTATCAGTGTCATGTCCAGCATTACTCATATTTTATTTCTTTCTTTTCTTGTGTACCTACACACGCACGTGTATCGTATTGGAGATCAACTTCTAAATCGATTTTATAAAGCACAATATGAATCTTTTACTGCTTACAAACGAAAATACATCATTAAAAATATATGGAAATCGGCCGTTCTCTTATTAATTTTAATTTCAGGTTCAATTGCGGTGTTTGACGGATTCTTTAATAACGTTTGGTCCAATTTAAATTTTCACTTTTGGGGAACGATTTATGTTTCCCTCGATTTGAGCGGATTGATATTTGTTCCCGGTTTGCCCACATCCACCAAAATTCATCATTCCGTTGTCATTGTATTAGGCATGCTAAATGCATTAACTGATTATTATAAACCTGGTTATTATCGCAGTATTTTAATTTATACTTATTTTTCAATTGTGCCGTTTATTGTAAATTTTTATTTGGCCTACCGATATTTAGAAGTAGACGATGCAAAAAAGCGAAAAATGGTTGCTAAATTGAGTTTTTTAACATACGCTGGATCACTTGGAATAAACATCCTTTGTAATTTGTGTTTTTTTGCCACAGAGCCTTTTTCATGGACGATTTTGTTTTATTTTGCCAGTTTTGGGTTGATAATTAATGACGACATTAAATTGATTCGTTTTTTGCGTGATGAATCCCTTTCGATCAACTTATAATAAATTTACGTTTTACAAATGCCATAAATAACTTGATAAAATACTCCGTGGAAGATTTTATCACGTTTCAATTTACAAACCAGCAGCAACATATAGCTGCTAAAATTCCAAAACAGCAGCATTCTTCTTCTTTTTGTTTTCGTCTTCGTTCCATTTCGTCCATTCCATTATTTGGCGTATAAATAAACGGTGGTGGTGGAGATGCAATATAAACGGGAGGTGGATAACTTGGTTGCGGCGGCGGATACATGTAATTTTGCTGCGGTGGTTGATGATGTATATTAAAATTATATTGGTGTGGGTCATTGTCCATGGGTGGTGCTGTGGGCAAATTATACATGTATGGATTATATGGTGGTCTATTATTCATCATATTCATAATATACTATTTTATTTGTTAATAATTTAACTTTTTGATTTTATAAAGCAATTTAAATCGTATTCAATGCGTGCTGATGATGTTGAGGCGTTGTTCTATAATATGTTCGTGAAAAACTGAAACGGCTGTACCCAAAATATTTATTTAAAATACAGTCCGCACATATTAAAATAATCCAAAACAACAATAAGCTGATTGATAGAAAAAAAATTATAGAATAAATATTTAAAATAGAATACAGTGTTTCGAACATTTCAAATTAATTATTACAATGGTTATTTTTTAAAATATTTGTAATAGATTGATTGACACTAATTAATCTTCAAATCACCCGCCGTCGAAGAAAAAACAGCTGAGCCCGAAAAAGAAACAAAATCCGAAAAAACTGCTGAACCCGAAAAAAAGAAAGGTTGGTTTGCATCATTGATTAGAAAAAAGGGGGGGTAAACGATCCAGACGTCGTAAATTTGTTCTTGTGCCCTCTAATTCCAGTTAAAAAATAATACGCAATCATATTTTTTTTGCAAATGGTTAGTTATATCTTATTTTCAAAAAATCTTTTTCAAATATTTTCTTACAAAAAAAAGTGTTAGAACACAAACACACGACTTACCTTATTAACATCATTACCTCATGTTTTGATTCGGTTTAGAAGCCGTGAATCTCTTTAATGTATTCACGGATGACCTTTTCGTTATCAAAATTGTCAAGATGATTCAATGGGTCCTCGGAAGGGAGATAGTTGTTGAAGACAGCCTGAGTTTCGTCCAAGACACGGAGAAGTTTGCAGGCATCCTCGGCAGGGACGCAAGTCTTCATTTTTTCTTCCTGGTCTTGCACAACATCTCTCAGGATGCAAGTGCATCTTTCAAGGGCATGGTGGTATGTTTGGCGGAGTTCAGCACTTGTTTCAAGTTCTTTCTTATTTTTAAGGTTGAGTTCAATCAAGGTTGCCAAGTTGTCTTGAAAGGACATGATTGTGGGGTTGCGGTTGATTTATATCTTTCGATGATGCTCTTATTCAATTTAAATCGCAATCAATTTTTTTTGCAAAATCTTATTTCAAAAAAATGTTTAATTGGGTGGGACTTTCACGGGAAAATTTCGTAAAAAAAGTGCCGCTGTTTTGTTGCAATTTTTGCAAATATCTCTATTATACTTTTCTGGTTTGGATCATTGCAAAATGATACACTCCGCATGACACGTGGTCGCCTTTGTTAGTTATGTTGCAAACATGATGGGGCTGCATTTTTTCAATGAATGTCTTTCTGGGTCAGTGTGGCACTCCCAGAAGTACTTGCAGTACGCCCATTTGAAATTGGGGCTGCCGTCACTTAATTAATCTTTCATCTCCTGCTCAACAAATGCGTCATATGTTTCTTTGCTTACATACATGTTATAATCCAGTGCTTGAAATATTTTTAGTTCAATTTGAGTAAAAAATGCACACTCATTTTTATTATAAAAAAGGTTTAAAATTGACTTATTTGAATAATATTCATCTTCGGCCCATTTGCAACAGAGTTGAAGGAGTGCCATTAAGAATAAATATTTATAAATAAATCGATGAGGCAGCTCAAAATGTGCAAGTTTTTTAAAGTAATAAAGAAACAGTAGCGGTATGTGCGATAAAAAATTGGTAATAAAGTATTCAACGCATAAACACACCATATTACGATCCCCCTTCGACAAGCACCCAAATCGGGGATCCGCAAATATATGTTTGTATAAAATGTCTAGTTCTTTTTTCATTTATACATACATATCTTATTTTTCAATTATATAAAAATATTGAAATATTTTATATTTTTGAAATGTCCAACCGGAAAAATAGCCAACGACTGCACTGAAGAAAACAAAGCGAATTCGAGATTTAGCAAGGGCGAATAAATTATCTCAACCACCCATTCATAATAATTTAGACGAATTCCAAATAACAAAAAAAGCAATCAATAATTCAAAAAAACCGGTTGATAAACCCAAGAATAGTAAATGATTTTTTATGTACAACATGCGCTCCATTCCATCGATTTTACACGCGTTGTTTTGCTTGCATTTAGCAATTAAATAATCCATCTTATTTTTAAACAAATAAACACCGGAATATATGTAAAATATTGAAATAAACATAAGACCTATCGCTAAAGTTGCGGTAAGAACGGGATGCATTATATTTTTGCTATCTGCAATGCCGTAAAAAATCATAGCCACCGTCACCGTAATTAATGAAAGACTAATCCAATGTGTAAACAATGCTTCTGGTTCATACACCATTTCCACGGAAGATGTGCTTGATTTGTCGGTCATAACTATATTGTTAACTAAAGAAAATTACAGAGATGGCGGATTTAACTTTTTAAATATAAAAACAAGATGATCGGAAAATAATATTTTTCCAGATTGAAATTTAATTATTAATAAAAATATATAATGATGAATATTAAAATAGAGGATAAAAAAAATAGATTCTGGTTAGAATATTCATTTGACAATACCAACAGTATATTTTCATTTTATCTGGAAAACATATTTGTTTATGACGAATTCCGAGATAAAGGGTTTGCCAAAAGAATGATTTACACAATATGGCGTATAATTGAAATACAGAAAATTAATTACTATATTGTCAAAGTAATTTCGCCAATCATTGAATCTATAATAGTCAAACATTATAAATATGATAAAATAACCAATTATACTTACTTAATTACTGGAATTCAGAATCCAAATTATAGTGAAAGTATTTTGTCTATATTTTTACCCATTTACAATTCTATTGACCAAGCTAAAAAGAAAATTATTGATAATTAGTGCCTCATAATGGCAATCAAGAAATTTTCCGCAAATAGACTGCAACCCCACATGGGGGGCGCGCCGTGGAAGTGGTTGATCAATAACAAACAACTCAGACTATCCACTTATTAATTCTATTGCATTATATTTAAGCATTTAAATCATATTTTGTTATTTTTTTGTATAAAAATTCAATTTTTTTTTTCATATTTGTTTGAAAAATCATCATCATAAACGACACGATTATGCCACCACTTGCTTGCATACTCGTTGCTCTTGATAAACTAGTATCGAAAGGCATAGCTATATTTGATATAATAACATTACTATAAAAAGCACAAATAAAAACAATCAGAATTTCCAATAAAATTTCCAAAAAAATAATAAATATATTTCTTTTTTTATAGGTTGTTTCATCAAACTTGCCCGAAGAAAAATTTAATACATTTGAAATAACTATCGCAAAAATAAAATATAGCGTGTATACCACAATCAGATGAAGAATGGTTATTAATTCAGATTTATTTTCCATATATTACATGTTGATATTTAATATGAAGTATTATTCTGATTTTATTGATTTAAAATATTTTCAAACTTGTCTTTAAATAAATCCGTTAACGATATAATTTTATCGAGGGTTTGTTCAATTTGTGAACAATTTCTAAATTTTTTGTAATGAGTTCTTAACAATCGAAATGCAGAACACATTAAATGGATTAAATTATTATTTGCATTGACAATAATTATGTAATTTTCATTATGTTTTTTTTCATCCGGTAATGTTAGGATTTCCGTTAGATGGCTGCAGTAATTTGACAGTATTTCTCGTCGTAAATATGCATCTAAAGTCAAAAAATTTTGTCCGGACATTTTTCTAACAAAAAAACGAAAAGGGGAAGCCGCTTGAATTATAAGATTATTCTCCGTATCAATCGCTAATTTATCATTTTCAGTATAATTATATAAAACTGCAAATTTCTTTTTAAACATACCGCATTCCTCATTTAATCTTTTAAAAGTAGCCATTATATTTAATTATTTCAAATTAATAAATTCTCCGAAAAAAAATGTTTTTTAGTTTATTATCATAGGCATTAGAACAAATCCAAAGGCAACATGTCATAAGGATCAAATTGATCTGTTTTTCGGGTAGATGATGTAGAGGCGGCGGCATTTTCACCATTTCCGTTTTCGTCTGCTTGATCGGCGGCGTCTTCGTCATTTTCTTCCGTGCCAAACATTTCAATCCATTCTTTGAACTGTCGATCAGATTCTTGAATAACGAATTCTGGAACGTGTAAAGTTCCCGCTTCCCAAGACAGGTTGTACTGGATTTTGTGTTCGGAATCATAAACGTACCCATTGAGATGAAAAGAGGGACACAATTTCTGTAAAATGGGAAGAATCTCACCTTCAAAATCCAGGCCGTTGCTTCTTGGCTCGAAATTGGCAGAAGTTTTTTGCATGTGTCTGCAATCGACCACATACAAAAAATCTAGGATGGAGTTTTGAACCAACTGGCCTGCACCATCAAAGGCAGTTTTGAAATCGTTCGTGGCTGGTTGTTCTGTCGTCTGCATAATTGTATTCCTAATTACATAAAAAAATATATCATTAAATCAAATTTTTTTACAATAATAACATAACTAAACGGATACAAATTCTAAAATTCGTTTGGCTATCATTTCAGTATGATTCAATGTAAGCGTAATGGTATTTTTGGAGATGGTTTCTATTTTTGGATTAAACGCAAAAAAGTCGTTCAATAGAAAGGGAATTGACACCTCAAATTCTTTTTTCGTTTTTAATTTTTTGATGGTAGCACAAACTGCATTATTTTTTTGGTCAATTACCAAAACTTCATCCTTGACGCTCAGTCCGTATTGAAATCGTTCCGGCAGTTTTAAAGAAATTGCTCGATCCAAATCCATAAAATCTCCAACGGGGTAGCCCTTTTCTTGAAGCAGTTTTTCAAAATGCCCAATTTCATATTTTGGTAAATCAGTTATACACATGGAACGCGTTTCATCTACAACCTGGTTCAATGCGGTTTTGAGACCAAATTCAATATTGTACATGCCTTCGGCGATTTCATCTGCCTTTTTTATTACCACTTCTTTAAGCAACTTCAAATCACCTCGAAGCCGGCAAAGCGGCTCAATTTGCGCCTGTGCTCGCTCTACACAAGATACCAAGTTATTGATATGGCTTTCAATGCTAAGGGTCTTATCCATTTCAGCAGAACACAGTTTTGCAAAACACTCCACAAAATTTAGAGCAAGAAGCAGACCCTCGCCCCCAATTCCGGCGTTGGCAATAAAAACACACACCGTTTTTCTTGGTCCATAATACTCCCATTGAAATTTTTTCTTTCCGACAATTCCACTGGTATTGGATATGAAGACGGCAAAGGGACATCCCACTCGGTCCACGTCTCGAAAGAATTTCTTTATTTGTTCCGAATTCACGGTTGATGTGTATGTTTTGAGCTCTACAAGAACCTTACCGTGAGGGGTTTCCAAATGAATGTCGGATTCGTGATCGGTGTTGCTCATGTCCATTACCGTATAATTGGGGAAATTACGGGAAATTATTTCCATTTCCAGCGATTCAAATATTTTTCCTTTTCGATTGCTGCTGCCTTTTATGGCCATCAATTCATTCAATGTTTCACGTAGCATTCTGATTTCGGTTTGAAGGCAGCTATTGTAAATGTCATCTTTCTCACTCATGCGAACCAAATTGGTTTCTATTTTGTCTTTGATTGATTCCGCAAAGGCTTCCAGTGGCTGGTGAATCAAATCTAGATTGGGGTTTAACCGGCATTGTTCCATGCAAAGCCGACCAATATTTAGCGTGGTTTCTATTTGAGAATGCACCGCATCATCATTTCCTTGCAGGCCGTCGATCCAAGAACACAGCTTGGGATTTGTAATTTCGATACTTATTGGCATATTTCAGTTGATTTCAGTTGACCACCATTGCAAAAAATAATAAAATCAAATTTAACAAAAAAAATTGATTGATTATATTTTTTTTGATTACTATATAAACCACCGCTCAAGCAGGAATGATGACCATATTAGGACGAATTTATTATCAAACAGCGTTGAACGAAGCACCAAAAATGGGCACAATCGAATACGAAAAATCAACAGGAGGAATATCGATTGTGTACAATAATACCAAATACGAGAAGCCTTCCAGCTGGATTAGCAAAGAATTCAATAATGCCGGGAGATCGATCAAATATTTCGAAACTCCCAAAAAAACAGACACACCGCGAGCAATGTGCTACACTCCTCCAAAAAAAAAAACGTTTGGTGATTTCCTTTGAAGTTGGTTTTGTCATGTCGTGCGTGCTTTGGGTCTGGGTTGTGTGTGTTTAGTCATAAATAAAAATAAAAACTGTTTTTTATGTGTTTCTAAATTTTAAATATAAAGTTTTTTTCAATTTAAATAACATATATGTTAACACCTGCTGAATATAGGATTAATAATGATACACCCGCAAAAGAGTTGCGAATAACTAGTTTACACGGTTTTAAAAAAAAGGATTTATTTAAATTTTTACATAATCAAATTAAAAATCAAAATTTAGAAAATGCGAACTATTGGTGTGCGGAATGTTTAATTAGCGGTTATCCTTCGGAATTGTACGAAAAATTACTGGAAGCCTATATCAATGAAATTAATATAAAAAATCCGGAATTGCTCCTGTTTATGTGGTCGCATTTTGAACGATACATTGAATCCATTAATTCCTACGAAAACATCCTGGATGCGCGAAACGATGCCGAAATTCGGAACATTCTTTCCACGGTGGTGAGCATTTTATCCATTTGTCCCCAATTTAGTTTGCCCAAGTTGATGAAAATTACCTCAATTGATTTACAAAATGTGCCCCGAATCCGCACGATGTACAGCAATCATTTGGTCATAGCGCCGTTGGTTAAAAGCGGCGATCCCCGAGAGGTTGTAATTCCCCTGAATGAAATATTGAATCATCTAAAAACGCCAAAGAACAACAGTCTTGATTTAGTCATCTATTGGCTAAGCTGGTTAGTGTGCTGGGAAATGGAACACATAAAAAAAAATGACATCGGTGCTTGTGCCGAACGACCGAATGAAAAAATAGAAAAAATTTACTGGAAAGATTTTGCCTGGCTGCTTTGGGAAATATTAAAATCGGAGGCAAATTGGAAAAATCACAGCCGATTAAATGAAATCATTGATAAATCCTATCGATTTTATGTGTATTATTACAATAAAAAAAACAGATACAAAAAAATGAATTTTATTATCTATTGCTTTCTCTTTTTTTTAAAAGACATCGATTTTACAAATTTTTACGGAACGGTGGCTGATTATGCTAAAGTGGTGCTAGCCTGTGGAAACGTCAATTCACTTTATAAACATATGGAAAAAGTTTAGGCCCGAGCAATAGATACACCATCTATTATTTTTTCTAAGTCATTCCGCAAATTGGGAGGCGTGGATTGTTTAATTTTTATATTCGAATTCTTTTTATGTTTTTCATCACGCGATTTCTTTTTTCCATCACGCGATTTCTTTCTACGACTGCGCCTTTCTTTTTTACCATCAATTTTAAAAACAACTTCGCGAAAAGATTTTTCAGTTTGTTTGGGCTCAACATCAAACATTTTAGTTGATAGAAAATGTTGATTGTATTTTTTGATATTGGCGGCTGAACTGCGACTGCGATTGTTTCTTGCAGGCGACGGTGTGTTCTTTGTTTTAGAAATAACATTGTTGATATAGCTCTTTTTTAATTTTTGATCAATTAAATTTTCAATAAGCGTTTTTGCAGCAGAAATGTGTTTTTTTTTTTTGGAAATTTTTATATTTTCCTCCGCAATTGTTTCTAAGGAATCATTTTTTTCAACGGGTTCCTTAGTATTATTGGTTATCGGTTGTTGTGGAGCTGGTGGTTTATTGGGAATGGAATCAACCTTTTCAACCACAGCCGGTTTTGCCTTTGGTTGTTGGTGAATGGCTGCCGCACCAACCTTTTCAACTATCGTAGGGCTTGCTTTTGGTTGTGCGGGTTGTTCAAATCGAACCGACGCACCACTGGGTTTGGTTAATGATCCACCCCCAGGAGTTTGTGGTTTTAGCGTAGGAACCGAGCCCTTAAATATGGGTGCTGGAGCTGCTCCTACCGTGTTTCCACCCCCATTTTTTTTTGGAATAAATGACATTACAATGTCGTGCATTCGGGTATTGCTGACACGAACCATTTCATATATACATTAAATAAATTATAATTTTTTTATGATGTAATTAAAAAAATCATTTAATTTTTTTTAAAAGGTGGGTCCATCACGCGAAAACACGAAAAACAATTATCTTTTTTTTGAAAAATTTGATGTTGCTTTTTTATAAAATTATGATATAAAAAATCTATTCTAAGTTGTATAATTATATCATTGTATCATGTCAATTCCGTTAGATACATTCTTAAAACCGTTCAAATTAGCAAAGGAAAGCAACCAAATATATACCCATACTAAAATATCGGGAGGAAAGTATGCCATACCCAACGAAAAGCTAGAGGAATTTTTCGATATTTATCACAAAGAGGTGTTTGAGAACGATAAGGACAGCACGCTAACCGAAGCCAATAGCAAAATTACTCAAATCAAAATTGATTTGGATTTTAAGTACACGACCGAAGACAACATTCCAAGGCGCATTTACACGAATGAAACCATCGACGATGTGGTGAAATTGTACATTAAACATATACATAATTATCTATATGTGTCAAGAACCAACATGATTGTATTTGTCATGGAAAAAGCGGGTGCCAGCTTTGACCCGAAAAATAAGATCGACCAGGCAACTGGCTTAAAAGTGATTCGCGATGGAATTCACATGATGTTTCCGGGAATAACCACGCATTCAAAAATTGCTTTCAAGGTGCGCGAAGGTGTATTGAGTGAGATTGAATCAATGTTATCAAAATACAAATTCTGTAATAATTACAAGGAAATTGTGGATGAAAGTGTAATTGAGCGCAACAATTGGTTTTTGTACGGATCGACAAAACCAAACCAGAGCGCATATTTGGTAAGCAGGGCCATTCGATATGACATTTCGGAAACCGGTGATATTCAATTGAACGATGTATCGGTGGGTGATTTTTCAACAAAAGAATATGTGCGCATGTTTAGCATCTTACACCGGGACACGTTGCCTTGGAAACTTGCGATTAAAACGCAACATCTGACAATGATTGAAGAAGATCAATCAATTCAAAAGAACGAGTACGAAAAACACAAAGAAGAGAGTCGTAAGCGTGGTGGCAACCGGCCTAAAAAACGTTCAGCTGAGGATTTAGAATTTATTCGAAAACTGGTGGGTGTATTGAGCGAAAATCGTTCGGTTGAATACAAACCCTGGATCGAGTTGGGGTGGTGTCTGCACAATTTGCATAATGCGGACGACACGCTCTTGGAATTGTGGATTGAATTCTCAAAGAAAGCGCCGCAGTATGCCGATGAAGCCGATGAAAAATGTCGGGACCTGTGGCCCAAAATGCGCGATGACAACATGCAGCTTGGAACGCTTATTCATTGGGCGAAAATGGATAACCCTTCCGCGTATACGCAGCTAATGGTGGATGATATTGAGCGCCAAGTGCGGCTTTCTATTACTAAAAACAAACTTGAACACAACGATATTGGAAAGATTTATTACAAAAAGAACAAGCATCATTATATCGCTATTTGTAAAAACAAATCCAAGTACGTGTGGTATAAGTATGAAAATCACCGTTGGAGCGAGCTGGGAAGTCATTCGCTTCTGCGAAAGGAGTTGAGCGATGATATCAGCAATGTGTTTACAAAACAGGCAGAGTATTACACCTCGCGGTTAGCAAATATGGGCGCCGAAGATCCCAATTTTAACAGCTATAATGAATTTGCTAGTCGGTCATTGAAAATCTCGCAAAAATTGCGTCAAACCGCCTTTAAAAACAGCGTTCTAGTTGAATGCCAGGATGAATTTGTCGATGAAGCAAAGAACTTCATTGATAAAATGGATGAAAATGTATATTTGATTGGATGCAATAACGGCATTTACGACCTGCAGCGAATGGAATTTCGGGATGGTCGTCCTGATGATTTGGTGACAATGTCGACAAAGATTGATTTCGACCCGGAACTGACTTGGTCCGATCCCAAGATTGTTGAAATTATGGAATTTATTTCGAAAGTGCTGCCGAATAAAAATGTTCGAGAATACGTCTTGCAAATTTTCGCGAGCTGTTTGGATGGTTCGACCAAACGTGAAAAGCTGTACGTGTTCAGTGGTTCGGGTGGCAATGGTAAATCCAAACTGATTGAGTTGCTTGATAAAGCTCTTGGCGATTATAGCAAGGGCATTTCAATTGCGCTTTTGACAAAAAAACGAGCGGACAGCAATGCGGCACAACCTGAATTGGCAATGACAAAAGGCAGACGCGTTATCAAATTTCAAGAAGCGGAAGAAGGTTCAAAAATAAATACGGGTTTAATGAAGGAACTCACTGGTGGTGATAAAATTACATGCCGTGGGCTGTTTCAGGACCCAATTGAATTTAAGCCGCAATTTACACCCTTCCTTATTTGCAATGATAAACCAGAGCTGCCACCGCATGATGATGGAACTTGGAGACGAATTCGATTGATTGAATTCATTTCAAGGTTTGTTGCGGAAGAGAGCGAGGTGGATCATTCCTACAATAAATACTTGATTGATTACAGCTTGAGCGAAAAGATTCACACCTGGGGTGAAGCATTTTTCTGGATCTTGATTGAATACTATAAAAAATATCGCGCGGCTGGCTGCGAAATCAAGGATCCGGCTGAAGTCATGGAATACACCAACAATTACCGCAAGCAGAATGACATTTTCAATGCGTTCTTCAACGACTGCATTTACAAGGACAGTTTGAATGATGTGTTGTACCTGAATGACGCGTACAGGGAATATAAACAGTGGTTTAAAGAGAATTATGCTGGAACTGGAAACAAACCACAAAAGAAGGATGAACTACAGCGGTATATTACCAAGAAATTGGGCAATCCCCATGACACAAAAGACTTCGTTCACAAGACGGCAAACCAAGCAACCGGAACATGCTGGATGGGATACCTGTTGAAACCCTACTACGGTGGAAACCCACCCGTGAACAATCCCGCTGCTACCGTCAATCTATTGCTGGACGAATTGGATAAATAATTATTGCTTCCAATAAAATACTATAAATAAAAACTATAAACAAAAAACTATAAATAAAAAAATACAACTCATCTATTTTTTTATTTATTCATCCGTAAATTGTTTATCGTTGGTTGCTACAACTTGGTTCAAAAGCGGTTTTAATTGATCATCATAATGGGCTGCTTCCGCATCGTCATCTATAAATTGCTCTTGGGGTGCATGGAACGTTTTGCCCAACAGGATTTGCCTCAAATCATGTTGATAGTTGTTCATTAATTCCAGTTTTTTTTGGGGATCGCTACCTAAAAAATCGGCAACCGTTTTGGATTTATATTTGTCGCTGGTTCTTAGCTTTATAATTGCATCATTATAAGGTTTAATTTCCGGTATTTCATGAGACGGGGTCCATTCAAACGATATTACCGCTTCTATTTGTTTTCGGCTGTTAAACATACTGGAAGTTTCGCAATTATCGTCTAAGTCAACTTTATTATAATTTCCGCTAATTGTACGACGTATTTTATGCAAAGTTGTGTAAATAACTCCCTTCAATTTATTTGCATCCCAACTAATTTCGACGCCGCCCTTATATTTAGAACCCATGTTTACTTTGGAAAAAGCCTTCGATAAACCAATTCCAAACGATCCCGACTTTACCACTTCAACAACAAAGAACGGAACGGTTGGATCAACATTATTAATTTTGATTTCTTGTCCCTTTTTGGTCGCATTAAAAGATCGTTTATCTAAACCATAAACCACATTTAAAATGGGATACTCATCAATATCATTTGACGCGTTTTTACCAGTTTCACTTATTTTATGTAATTCAACTATTTTTAATGTAAGAGTGTGCATTTTTGGCCAAGGCAGTAATCCCAATGACCATAACGGCTTTAATCTGTACGCCAAAGGCTCATCCCGAGGTACCGGCGGTTGCAAATACGATTTATCCCAACCATTGAAACATTTATCCGAAACGGATTGTGCTTGTTTGGTTTTGGCGGGAGAGCACGATATTCCATAAGCGGGCATAAAAACCGCACTATTTAAATACCACGAATCAGATAAATACTGCAAATTTAGAGCTGTGATTTGAACCCCGTCGCGAAAAAATATCATATTATCATAATTTTGAGACATGGTATAACTAAAATGCGGATAGACACGCATGATATTGCTTTGCGTATTAACCACTAAATTGTAATTGGGAGGATGCTGTTTTATGCTTAAAGGAACGGAAACGGAAACTGTATTATTGGAACCATTCGTTATACTGGATTTCAAATCCACATGACCTTTTTTAAGATGAATCCATCTTTTTGATGTGTTCGTTTTAATATAACTAAAATTAGGCTGCGAAAAGGAAGGCGGAGGACATAAATCTTTACCAATTTTGTCCGATCCTTTTGCTGCAACGTCCTTACCGTCCTTCCCTTTAACGGTAGTGCAATTTTTATTTTCTCCCCAACGCAACAGAATTTTATTGGATAAAGCGCTTATCGGTATTTTTGTTAAATCGTAATCATCCGTTAACGTTGAAACAAACATATAATTGTCCTTATTAAGCAATTCTTTTTCTAATACCTTCCAAAATACTTCATGTTGTTCTTTTTTTACTAATTTTTTATTATCAAACGTTAAAATAATTGGTCCGGATTTAATTCCTTTCGCAATTTTAGTCCGAATCGAATCAACCACGATTTTAAAGATATTACTTAATCTAATTTGTTTACTGTTGGTTGGCAAATGCGTTATTATAATGTCTTGATTATCTTTGGATACACCATCTGTATCAATTTCAATACAACCACCAAAGTATAAATTTAATATTAATTTATAATAACAAGTATTTGATTCATCCCATATTTGACCATAGGGCAAATATGTATTGTGAGAAGAACTAATCCAATAGCTGTAAATATTTAGATTGTGATAATTTGGATTGGATTCGGATAAATGATTCGTGTAATAAGAAAGATCCTCTTTCGTTATTTGATAACTTTCAGACATTTATATTTAAAACAATTTTTTTATTTATGAATTGCTATTTTTTGATGAATTAATTCCAAATTCGCACCAATCACGCTATCTACAACGGTTTTATCTTTTATAAATAAAAAGGTGGGCATGGACGTTATTTTAAAGTAGGCAGCTATATCGTCGCACTGATCTACATCGATCTTTTGAACCATTATGCGGTCAAAATAAGTCGATTGCAACTTTGCAATTTCGGGTCCGATACGTTTGCACGGACCGCACCATTCCGCATAAAAATCAAGCACAATCAACCGCTGTTCTTGCTCTAGCAATTGCATGAGACTTATCATTGTGTGAGGAACATTTACAATCTCTTCCATTGTGTTAGATTATATAAAATATAAAGAGGTTATTTTCTAAATGATTTGATGATGCTGATACTGTTGGGATTGATAATAAATAATGAAATCTTGATAGTTTTTTAAATTATTTTCCGCATAGTTGAAACATTCTTTGCATAATAAACAATAGCAATTGGGACATCGTTTTTTTGAAAAATAGGGAAGGTGCGTCATACATTTGGTGCATTTCTTTTTATCATGTTCACCACCTGTCGAAAAACACGAAAAACAATAATCAACGGACGGCGGTTTATTTTTAAGGTCGGTTTCTAATTTATAAATGTGTTTCAAAAACGGATCCAATTCATTTATATTTGTTTTTGTAATTTTAATGTTTTTTTGTGAATCAAAATAATATTCAACAAAAAGCATTTGATTTTTATTTGGAAAACAAAGCAAGTGCTGCGGGCGAACCGTTCTTATAAAATTCATATATTCTTAATATCTAAATTAAATTAGCAAATTAAAATTGAAATACGCAATTATTTATTTTTGCAAATAAACAAGAATGAACTACGTCAGTCAAGGACAATATAAAATTTTGCCTAAAGCGGGAGGACCCCTAGAAACCGCTGGTCTGGCAACATGTTCGGCCATAGGGGGGACAGTCAATGACTCTCACATTTTTATGGCACACATTGATGCAAAAACCAATGTGGATGCCATTGCTCATAAAATAAATGCCCAATTCGGACCCGAACCATTGCGAATTTCCGATGTGCAGATTTGGTACGGAGACGGTTTAATGCAACACACATCCGAATTAACACAGAAATTAATAAAGAAATTCGCGCACCTCCTGCGAATTCAAATTGAACCAATCAAAGAACTTGACGAAGATGTAATTCACCATTTGGAAAAAGGGATTGTCGAATGCCGCAAATGCGGGTCAAAATCGGGAACATTGAAAATAATTTCGCATAATTACCAATGCCCCTATCAACTAAAAGTTAGAATTAGAACTGTTGGATTTATGGAAACCGTGTATACTCATTGATTTGTTTAGTTTTTTTTTGCTAATTTATCGGATAAAAAGTCCTCTTGCGTATAATATTGATTATAAATATTGAGTGTTGCCTCAAAAAATTTAGGCGGTTTATTTTCAAGTTGAGTCATTACGTTTTTGAGTTCGGAATCATTTTTATTAATGGTAAGTGTTATTTGGCCATTTTTTAATTGGATTAAACCGTTAATAATATGTCTTCTAATCAACATCATTATAAATGAATCAACTCCATTTAATTTTATATTTATATCAAATGTATACCTAGAGTGTTATCAAAAACAAAAAACAGCAAAAATGTATTTAAAAATAAGAAAAATATTATATAAAAAAAAATGTCAAGTTTGATTTATTCCATATACAATACTTTTTTTGGTGAAAGCAAAAAAAAGGAATCCCGATTGTATGGATGGAAAAAGGTAGCATGTAAAAATAAATTTAACTTAATAAGAAATAGTAATTTTTCTATAACCATCTTCAATATCAGTTTGGATTTGTACATTAATATAATTTGCATATTTACCTGATTTATAAGTTGCTAAAGTTTTTGTTTGCGTACCAGTAATAGCTAAAAATGATGAATTTATTTCACCAGCAAAATTAAACATTAAAATTCCATCATTCGTTATCATTGTACTTATCGTGGTAATAGTAGTAATATTTTGATTTAATCTTAAAAAAGTATTAATTTTAAGAAGACCATTTTTTACACCATTTGTAAATAAATCTACTTCATCTGATGAATAACGAACAATATCTTTATCTTCTGGATTAGTTGGAATTAAGTTTAATGTTTGTTCATTTTTAAACCAATCAGTTGAATAATAAATATACGTATCATGATTATCAAAAGTTAAAGCGTTAATGTTATTAGGCATATATAATAATAATATATAAATTATTTTAAAAAATTATATAAATAAATTTATTTAATAAGAAATAGTAAGACATCTATAAGTATCTTTAAAATCAATTTGAATTTCTACACTAATAAAATTAGCATATTTACCTGATTTATAATTAGCTAAAGATTTTATTTGTGTGCCATTAATAGTTAAACCTAATGAATTTCTTTCGCTAGCAAAATTACCCATTAAAATTCCATCACTAGTTATTATTGTAATTAATGTAGTACCAACAATATTTAGATTAGATACAAATCTATCAAAATTATTTAATTTAATAACACCATTATTTACACCACATTTTGTAAATAAATTTGCTTCCCTTGATGAATAAATAACATTATCTGTATTTTCTGAATTAGTAGGTTTTAAGTTTATTTCTTGTGTGCTTTTTAGAACTTCGTCTACGTACCAAATATATGTATCATGATTTTCAAAAGTTAAAGTGTTAATATTGTTGCTAGGCATACATTCCCTTGTAAATTTTACAAGCGCAGAAACAACGGGTTCTTTATTTTTTTCTAAAAGTTTAGTTAGACAGGTATAACCGTTTTCAGTTTTAATAAATTGGCCTAGGTAATCAACATTTTTACCATACTCATCCATATATCCGGTATAAGTAGCAGTACAATTATTTCCCTTGATTTTATATTTTCCAACTAATGACGTACCTAATTTTGAAACAAAAACAGAGTTGCCATTTATATTGAATGTGCCTATTTCTATTATATTTTGGTATTGAAGATTTATATTTTTTTGGTCAACTTTGTTGGTTTTAAAATTTTTTTTTGAAAAAATTGTCGAAGTCAAATTAGTAAGACCTAAACCATTGGGTAAAACGGGTGTCGGCATAAATATTGCATCATATCTATAATTTCCATCCACGAAAAAATCATCAAGCCCACTTGACACACTTTTAGAAGTGTCTTCTCTGTCTTCTTCAGCGAATGTTTTAGTTTTATCACTTGTATATATTTCATCATTGGATAAAACACTGGCATTTTTTAATAATTGAACTTTTACTTCATAATTTTCATTTTGATTAATGGATTTATTTCCCAAAGAAAGTAAAGAATTGATCGTCGCTTCTGATAAAAAGGTTGGCATTTTATATACATAATATTACTTTTTTTTTTGAACACCTCAAATAATATGGATGGGCATGTTAACACAGACAGCGGAGCAGAAATCCACGAATCCATTAAGGAAATCTGAGTGTGTTCGGAGGACGTGTTTTGCAGCATCGCAGTATTTTCGAATGCGGCTACTTCTACATGCCCTATGAGTTTATTACAAATCCGGAATATGCCAGTGATTTTTGGTCGGTAAGAAAAACAAAAGATTTACAACAATAATCCAAAAAAATAATAAATAAATAGAATATATGAATATTTCAGTGAATCATATTCTCTATTTTATAACCGTGCTGTTTATTTTGGCTTATCTATTAAAAATAAATCGGGCCATTTATTATTTCATTGTAAGCTCAATGACTGTTGTTTTTTACTTGGTTTCAATGGATCTGACAATCAGCATTTGCATTTCAGGAGTAATTACCGCTCTTATTTATGTATTTTTGGACCGTGAACCGCTCCAACCCCGAAAATTTAAACTGTTTGAGCATTTAACGACCGAGGAAGAATCCAAAAAAAAAGAGGAACCTAAAAAAAAAGAGGAAACACCGCAGATGACTCATGACGACGACCATGATGAAAACTTCGAACCGGCTTCCGAGCATAAAGTTGACCAAAAAAATTCCTACCTGGAATTGTTTAAAACGCTAAAACCGGAAGAAATCGGTTCACTGAATACGGACACCCAACAGCTGATTCAGACCCAGCGACAGTTGATTGAAACGCTGCAGTCTATGGGACCGGCACTCAAAGAGGGCAAAACCATTTTGGATACGTTTAAAAATTATTTCAATGACGGCGGCATAGATAAACTCACCATATAATATAGAGTTATGAATAATAAAAATAAAAACGATAATTTTATCAGTTTTATATTAATTATTGTTTTTATCGTAATGTTTGATGTATTTGCCATGCAATGTCTCAAATTTCATAATGAAAATTATAACATAAAATTGTATTATTTGTCATGCATTATTTATGGGGTTATCATTTCATTTCTAATTTTGAAATCGTTAAATTTTAGTAGCATTACGGTTATTAATTTTTCATGGTTTTGTATCGGAACGTTGATGAATATTATTATTGGTATCTATTTTTATAAAGAACAGTTAAATTTTAAAAAAATTATTGGGATTATTATTGCGCTCGTTGGTTCCTACATCATTTTTTGTTCCGATTAGGTTTTCACGCGACATTTTATTTTAGTATAAAAACAATACAAAAATTGAATACATTAGGGTACCCACCCACCCGATGATGAAAATAATTGAACGCTTGCCGGATGACCTTGTTTTAACAATATATACTAAATTTTTGAAACGATACCGGTTTTTTGAAGGGCGGTTAATAAAATTAATTGATATCGACAAATATGCATTTTTACAAAACCATATTGGCCATCGAATTTGCAGATTTTTTTCCACGATTAGCGAAAGCGGCAATCAAAAAAAACATAGCATTACATATGCAATTCCTAATCTATATTTATCGAATAGATCCGATTTGTCCAATTTGTGTATCGATAATGATATGATTTGCATGGAAATTTTAGAAGAGGAGACCTCAATTCACTATGAAGTGTTAAGATTTCGATTAAAACCTATTGAATTTTTAAACAAGGAAAAAATACCTTCAATTTATTATAAAGGGGGGCTGAAGGATTATGATTGGGAAGTATTTAGCTATTCTTACAGCGTGTAGTGCCTTATTTTAAACATTTTTTCTGTAATAATTTGTTTGCAATTGTCGCAATTTCGGGGTGTTTCCATTGGCTCGCACGGATTTTAGCCGACAATATTCCCGAACAATGCGGAACGCAATCCATTTTTTTACTGCATATGGGGTATCCCAATGTCCATGGCGAAAGAAAACAACCGGGACCGCAATTGTTTATCAAATTTATACGCTGGCTTTTTAATTTGGGTGCCAATTCGCGCCAACCTTGTGTTGGATGGCTTGCATTTTCATAAGGAATCACATATTGTGCATTAGGTATGCGACCCTGCAATAGCATATCAAAAAATTCAGGACTGTATTCTTCCAATCGGTTGTTCCGACTCATTATATTTTTATTCGGAGAAAAAAAATAATTTAACAAAAACAAAAAATAGAATAAATTTCATATTACTATTATAACGCCTAATAAAATTTGATTTATCTTAATTTAACTCCCCACAAAATCAAAATAAGTCAATATAATGCTGCCTCCCACTCCAGTTGAACCAACAAACTTAATATTTGGATTTGATATCAGCGGTTCCATGCGTCAACTATTACCCCGACTTAAGAACAGTTTTAATACTGAAATTTTGGCGACTCACAAAAAAACATTTGCGAATGCGGTCGATATCAATGGAATAGTTCCCGCCCATGAACTTTGCTACGTTTCAATGATTACCTTCTCCGGAAAGGATAATATTGATGTGGTATTTAAAGATGTTCCCATCCAAGATATCGAACCTATTGGCGAGAATCAATTGGTAGCGGACGGCATGACCGCCCTTCGAACCACAATCGTGTTCGTCGACAAAATGCTGAGCACACTCCGGTATCCTGGCCGAAAAACCATGATTTTCTACCTGACGGATGGCGAAGACACCGATTCCTGCAGAGAACATACACCGCATGCAATTAAAACAATATTTCAACGCTACGAGGAAACGAAATTGGACAGTCCCAAGACGTGCATCAGTGCAACATTGATTGGTTCCAACCAGGATGCCGTTATGACCGGTGATTCAATGGGTCTTCCTAATAATTGCGCCCTCACATTCAATGATGACAATATTGACGACGCAATGAGCTCTGTCAAGCGAATGGTTTCTCGCGTGCTGTCAGGTGAGGATAGTTCACCCATGATCATTGAAGATGACCGGATTCGTTCCTGCCCCGATTATATGCGCTCAGCCAATTCGGCTGATTTTGAAATCATAGACGATAATTGTTATTAAATTTCGGACAATAGTGTCTCTAAAATTTATTTTTTTTATGAAGTTCATACTCTAATTTAATAAAATTAAAATAAAAAAACAACAAATTTATTTCTACACTGACTAGCTGAATGGTTTAATGATGAATATGCATAATGAAGAAGAATCCAAGCCGGAGTTGATAATTCTTCGTTTCAAGGATGTCGCTGTTCTTGATTCTGTGCTCATTTTTGACCCAATCCAACGCATACGCAAATGAGTTGGCATAATCCCAACCATTGGTTGCGGTCTCGGGAGTTGATGATGACAAAAGTTGTTGAAAGAGCGGCCATAAATTTGCATGAACATCTTCATCCGTTATATTCAATTCGGCAACTTTCCGTGAAGTAATGTATGTGTTTGCCCTAGAAAAGTCCATTATAGTTGTCTTATTTATGTTTCTAAAAAAAGATATACATACACAATCAAATTTTCCATAATCAATTTAATTATATAGAATAAATTTATTATATTATGATTAATTATATTAAAATGAGCAAATCTTTTGATCAAATCGTTCAGGGCAGTATTGATATTAAAAATCAGAGCAAAAATAAATATAAAATTACAGTTCGTACAAATAACCAGTTTTTAAGATATCAAGTGTGGTCTTCTGATAAAACAACAGTAAATTCAAGTCGATCTGTTTATCAACAAAGCGCCAATGATTGGGTTAATCAATTCAATCAATTAAATGCATCATTGAAAGCTTCTAATAAACCATTGTTTTCACCGACTACAATTATGGAACTTGGAAATGACAAGTATGTATTTGTAATTCATAAAGCACAAATAAATAAGAATGGAAATATGGTATTCAGTGTATTAACCAACGAAATTAATTTATTGGGTGGAACTTCGAAAAAAATGATAAAACTTCCTTGTGGACAGTATGAAGGTGTGCGATTCGACATTGATTCTTCGCCTAATGCTTCTTCTTATAGTGTTACGTTGGGTACCAGTTTGGGGTTACCATCATCATGGCCGTTATGTTTTAATACAGGATCAAACACGACCCTTAGTAATGGATCTACCGCCGCATTTGGGACATCTGGAAGTTATTGGACTCTTTGGGGTTATAGTAGTTCACCTTGGAATATTAACAACCTAAGTCAAACAAATACTTCTGGATACCTTTTTATATACAATAATTATACTACATGTGTAAATAATAACATTCAATATGGTGCAAATGGCGCAGATGCCGGACCCTCTCAACTATATATTACAAATTATTCAAGCGAAATTAATGCATTGAATGATCCCGATCAAAGTATAGGCGGATCCCTTTCTCAAGCTATTTTACAGTATATAAGCAATCACAGTATAACTCAAAGTGATTTGTTTCCGAATCTTACTTTTGATGATGTCGCTACCCCGACTACACCTAATACAATTTATTATGTCTCACCCCAACCGCCTAGTTTAACTTATTACGGTTCGACAACTTTTCTTTTGAATTCTTTACCACCTGAAAACCTAGGTATTCTTACATTTTACCAATTCAATATACAAACACAAATATATAACTATTTCGTATCTAATAGCCAAGGATCATATTCATCAACATTAAGCAACTGCTCACCAGCGAATGCTGCTTTGGTCGGATATGATTTATTCGGAATTCCTACTGGTATTATCACCATATCTGATCAATGTTCATTTACATTGACAGTCACACAAAATTTTTATCAAAATTATAATAGTGGTGCTCCTTATGCTTATTCTAAAGCAACATATACTTTAAATATACAAATTACATAATAAGCTAAATATTGTTTGGTTTGTGTGTAAAAATACCCCACCAACTACACATTGTAAACGCAATGCATCGATTTCGTCAATCTGAACTCAAGCGAATTATCCAGGGTATGCAAAATAGTTTCAGACGGTAAAATAATAGCGGTATTCTGCTGAAAATGCGCTTTTTGTTCATACTCCAACGTTTTTGTCAATCCAATGGGGTCATATTCTACATTATTTATGTGGTATTTGGTATTTTTGTCAACAGTAAACGAACCACCGGTTCGAATGATGCCAGCGGGAACTGCTGGAGGAATGATGACACCTTCCCCCGTTTGAGCCGGGCCGTACAAATATACCGTATTTCCTATCTGAATCCGTGCATTCGGATACATAGAAACGGTGATACTGTTATCGAGGGTTAAATCGAACGTATTTCCATTGCGTGATTCGGGTCTAAACTGGGAGCCAGCTTTAATGATGACACTGTTGTTCATTTATAAATTACTAATTACTATTTATTTTTTATATTAAAATCAAACCGGTGGATTATAATATAAATAAAAATACATATGACATACACTGCGGTGCTTATATTTCCCAATCAATTGTTTGAAAATATTGAACCCATTGTTCAAATACCCAAACCCAACAAAAACCCAGTATATTTTTTAATTGAACACTCGCTTTTTTTTAGTGATAAAGAACGAATAAAAACGTTCAATGGACTAAAACTGCTGATGCACCGCGCCTCCATGAAAATGTATGCGGATTATTTGCTGAAAAAGGGATTGACGGTTCAATACATTGATTTCAAAAAAGCAGAAGCCGCACTTCATTCCATTGCAAAAGAGGCTGAGCACATACTGTATTATGACGTGGTAGACCATTTATTACAGACACGGTTGGACACGGTGGCGGCAAAAAAAACGACAACCATTTTACAAACGCCCGCATTCTTGTGCAGTCCCGACGATTTAGAGGACTTTTTGGCAACGCGTGCAAAAGTCAAACGCAAATACTTTCAAACCGATTTTTATCGGTGGCAGCGCATTCGTCTCAATATTTTGATGGATAAAAACGGCGATTTCGAGGGCGGTAAGCTGAGTTTTGACCCAGAAAATCGTCAAGGCGTTCCCAAAAACGGATTTCCGGAATTAAAGTATCATACCACCAAAACCAACAAATACATTGTGGAAGCGCAATCCTATGTGCGATCAACATTTCCCGATCATTTGGGAAACACCGAAAACTTTGCACACATTGCGTTTAGTTTTGAGGACGCTCGGCAAAAATTGCGCAGTTTTCTTGAGAATCGATTGGTTCAATTTGGCAATTTTGAAGATGCCATTGATAAAAGCAACCCGTTTTTATACCACAGCTTGCTTTCTCCGGCACTGAATATAGGAATTATTACGCCGGAAGAAGTGGTTGTGGAAGCCCTGGATTATTACGAACGAAATCGGTCTCACATCAAAATCAATGAAATAGAGGGCTTCATTCGTCAAATCATTGGATGGCGCGAGTATTATCGCATGGTGTATTTGAACTTATACGATGATTTAAAGACCCAAAATTTGCTGCAGCATACACAAACCCTGTCATCAGCTTGGTATACCGGCAACACGGGAATAGAACCGGTGGACGCAAATATACAAATTGCGTTCCAATACGGGTACCTGCACCACATCATTCGGTTGATGGTGGTGGGGCAGTTCATGCTGCTGTGCAGCATTCATCCCGACGAAATGTATCGCTGGTTTATGGAATTCGCCATTGACAGCTATGATTGGGTGATGGTTCCAAACATTTATGGAATGGTGGGATACAATGATGGCGGCGCAACAACCACAAAACCGTACATTAGTTCCAGCAACTACATTTTGAAAATGTCAAATTTCAAGGCTGACCATGAATGGGATCTGATTTGGAAATCGCTTTATTACCGTTTTATTCATAATCACCAATCAATTCTTAAAAAAAATCCGAGAACCAGTCGAATGGTATGGCAATTGAATAAAATGAAAACCGCCGAATTTAATAAATTAATGGATGTTGCCGACCAATTTTTAGATACGATCAATACAACAAAACAGCAATGACAAACTATATTTAAATTTAAAAATAAAATATTATGGTTAAATATAAAACAAATGAACAAACCCATTTCCTTTTCCGAAGCCGAAGCCGAAGCAAAGCTGTCATATTCTCAAATCCGCCCTCATCTCGTTCAGCCCGCCAAGGATGCCATTAAGGTAATCAACGCAATATGCCCCAAAATTGGTCCCAATGGAATTAGCCTTGGATGCACTCGCTAGTTCAAAATAAGAACACACGCCCATGTTGCGTTTTTTTCCTATTTTGAATAAATATATAAAAATATAGAGAACATGGAAGTTGCAATCATTGGGTTTGGCATTAGTGGAATAGCTGCCTGTCGATGGGCACTCCACTATGGATTGAAACCCACGGTTTTTGAAAAAAATGCCAGTTTGGGTGGCGTGTGGCTGACGCACGTCTATCCCAACTGCAAACTTCAATCCACACGATATTCATACCATTTTAACGATGCAAAAATGCCCGAAGAATATGGCATTTATCCATCGGGACATCACGTATCTGAATACCTAAAAACCTACGTGCAAACCCACGATTTAGAAAAATATGTGCAATACAATTCTACCGTTCAGTCGATTGAAAAAAAAAATGAACGGTGGGAACTGGTGGTTAATGAGAAAAAATACGATTTTAGGTATGTTATTGTAGCAACCGGGTTTTATGGAGCGGCAAATACACGATTTCCACACAGTTTATTACCCAATCAAATAAATAACCCCGAAGAACAATTCCGCGATAAACATGTGGTGATTGTTGGAAACGGACCAAGCGGTTGCGATTTGGCGTGCCTGGCTGCTGAAAACAACGCGAAATCGGTCAGATTGTTGTATCGTTCACCGCGTTGGATTTTCTCACGGTATTTGGGCGGCGTTAGTCTTCATTTTTTAACATGGCGCATTTTCCTTACAATCGCGTATTATTTACCAAAGAGTGTTTTGAAAATGGTAATTGTCGTAATGTACCTATTGCCACTGATAATGATAAACAGCAGTCCCGCCGAAATAGACGTTCCCGATGAAAAAGTCAATCGAAAAAATTTGGTACTGAACGACAATTTGTTCCATTACATTCAACAAACCCGGATCGATTATATAAAGGATCCCGCGGAAAGCGTGGATGAGCACTATGTTCACTCTAAAAATAATAAATATGAATACGATGTGGTTATTGATGCTAGGGGATACGACACCGGCATTCCGCTTCTCGGTGGCGGCGACGGAGTCCCGAAATTATACCGGAACATTTTGCAACCCGGCGATTCCAGCATTGCCTTTATTGGATTTGCTGCGACATTTAGCTGGATGCAAGTGTCGGAACTTCAATGCCACTGGTTCTATCAACAGCTCCTGGGACGGTTCCATTTGCCGAGCAGCGCAGCGCAACAAATGACAATAGACGCAAATAATGAAGAAGATTATCACGATTTAGCCTATTTGTATTATTATTACATAAATGTTTTGAGAAACGATATGGGCCTGCCATCGATCTCAAATTGGTTTTCGCTACCAGAGCAAACCCTGTTTACAAACGAAATTTAGCGAAGTGTTTTGCTGTACTCATCCATATTCATAATGCCCATCGATTTATTGCAAACACTGCATACCGGACGCAAATTGGATATTTCATCCGAACCGCCATTTTTAAAACTTACAATGTGTCCCGCCTCAAAACAACCCTGGTTTATTAGTGCCGACTCACAACAGGGACACATGACGTCGCCTTCTGGACTTTTGTCGACGTCAGGAACCATTGCATAAAACGCGCGCCAGCATTTGTGTCGAGTTTGGGCACTCACGCGGTTTTGAACCGTATCAAGCCAGTAGCACCCCAAATGAAATTTTTTCCCGGACCGAGTCTTTGTCCCCAAATCGATAGACGCCAGAATCTTTTTAATTGCCTCCAAATGCGTCATGCTTTCTAGGAAAGCCCGCTGATTATCGTTCTGGGTTTCAAACCATTCAATAAAAATTTCAAGCGTTTTAAACTGCGAAAGCGGATATTTTTTAATCATTTCGTCCAAAAATACGTCCAAATTAATGTTGGGTCGCTGCGGTTTGGTGGTGGGCTTGACGTAGCATCCGTACACCCGCTTAATGTAGCTGCGAATCCCGCTAATCAAATCGACGGTGGTTTCATTTGCGGTTTTAAGAAATTCGGGAACGGGTTTGTTCATGTTGATAATGCGAAACAGTTCAATCATTTCCCCTTCATTCGCGCATTCCGTTATTTCAATATCAATGGTCCAGTCAAACAGTCGGTCATTGGTGTACAAGCTTTTAAGGGCATTGTAGCGGTGCTGACCGTCAATGCAGTACATTTGGCCCTTCAAATTACAAAATTGAAGACAGTTTGGAAAAACATAGAATCCATTCTTTTCAAAATATTGCTGCTGAAAACGAACAATTTCCTGAACATGATCCTCCATTAAATCACGCTGGATACCTGGAAAAATGATATCATAGGCAAGCAAGCAGCTTACTGGAATATTAATTTTACGCTGTTTACCTAAATGACTTATAATACGCGGTTCCATTTATTTGAACTTGTATTTAATAATGTATCTTATTTTCTTAAATGCTTTTAAAATGGGGATATTTTTTGTTAAATCCGGGCAAGTGTCATCATTACAGAAAAAAATCATTTGCATGACACATTATTTTTGTGTTATTTTTTTTGGTTAAATTTAATATATGGACAATACTACCCAACCAGTTAAAATTATTGAAAATTTCGTTTCTGCGGATGATTGTAAATATTTAATTGAAACCTATGATCAAAAAGTAATTCCCAGCAAAGTTGTTTCAGATACCAATTCATCGGCGGAACTTCATCCCTCACGCACATCATCCACTTTTTTTATACCCGATGATGATCCCGTTATTGTGCAATTGCGAAAAAAGGCGTCTGAATTAGTACTAAAAGATGAAAAAAACATTGAGGGTATTCAGTTTTTAAAGTATAAAAAAGGAGAACGATTTTTATTTCATCACGATTTTTTAAAAACGGTAAATATACAAAATCAAAGAGTTGATACCATAATTGTTTACTTAAATGATTTAGACGAAACGGACGGCGGTGCTACGGCATTTTTTCATTATCAAATGCGGGTTCGTCCCCAAAAAGGACGCGCTGTTTGGTTCAAAAATTGCGATGAAAAAGGCAATCTAATAAATGAATCTTTGCACGCCGGTGAGGAAATATTAACCGATACAATTAAATACGCTCTGAATATTTGGATAAGGCAATGTACGGTGGTATCATGAAATAATTTCTTTTATATTTATTTGGAATACTAGAAATTATTTTTTGAAAATGTATGATTATTATATATGGATAAATTATCCGATTTGAGTAATACATTTAACGACAAACTAGAACCCGTAAGGCAGTATTTAATTGCAAATTGGAAAAGAATAGGTTCATCCATCTTTGTAATTATCGTTTTAATAATCTATTTTAAGTACATTTTCCGCCGCGTTCCTCGCGCTTTGAGCAGCCTTGTCGATTATTCAAAAAAAATGAATCTGATTCCAATTTCAGCAAATAGCGTAATTATGAAAGGCAATTTTAAATTGTGCGATTTCTACATTGCCAGCAGCTACAAGAGCTACTTGCCTAAAAATCAGTATTGGGACTACAGCAGCGTAGATGCCATTGAAAAGGTCATTCGCGCAGGTGCTCGCTACGTGGAGCTCGATGTTTTCCCTTCCGGATTCTGTCTCAACAGCGAGCCAGTCGTATTTAACGGAGATGAAGTGGGTCTTTACAACTACACTACGCGTCTCTATTTTGAGAAGTGCATGAAACGAATCAGTGATTGGGCCTTCAATGCACAACTGTCCAATAACACGGATCCATTTTTCATTTGCATCAATATCAATTGCGACAGCAACAAACGCTTGCTTCAAAAAATAGCCAAAATAATTCATAAAAATTTTGACAATCGGTTGCTGGGACCCAACTACAATTGGCGAAAATCAAATTTGGCACTAACACCCATTAAAGAGCTGCAGAGTAAAATAGTCATTATTAGCAACAGCAACTGGGAAGGAAGCGCTATGGAGGAATATGTTAACTTCAGCCCGGACATGCCTTTTTTACGCACAATGGGCCACAAACAAATTGCCAGCCATTTGGACCAAAATGAACTTACCGATTTTAATCGGCAGAATTTAACCCGGGTTTATCCGCAATTTGTCGAAGCTGAAAGCCAAAACTTTAACCCGTCCATCAGCTGGTTGAATGGAAGTCAGTTTGTGTGCATGAATTATCAAACCATCGACAACATGATGTTATTATATTTTGAAACGTTTAAAACAGCAAGTATTGTTTTGAAACCGGAACGTCTCCGATATAAACCGGTTTCTTACAGTTCTCCCATCAAACAAAATCCGGTTGTCAGTTTTGCACCGATTCAAAAAACGACACCGCTTTACAGTATTACCTACTAATTTATTTTTGGTTTGTTCTTGATTTTACCCCCGGAAAAGCATAAAGATTGGATTCTTATATACTATACTATATCAATCTTTATGGATTTGAAATTGCTAGCAGCGTGCGCGCTATTTGACATTCGCACCATCAATCATTCAAATTTGGAACGTGCCGCACAGCGCCGATTGACTACGTCCACCAAATCTCGGTTTGGCGTGTTTGTTTCCCTGCAACGCAATGTTAACCCAAACCCCAACCATGAGCGGCAATTACATGGCTGTCTTGGGGATTGGAACAAACGATACCAATCCATGACACCCGCCGAATTGATTACAAAAATACAACAACTGGTTCAAGACGTGCGAACAAAAGACAATCGCCGTCTGCACTTTGAAACTGACGTGGACCAGGACGCATCTGCCACCCTCGAAATCAATTTTATGAATCTACCGCTGCGGGAAATTGACAATTTCAGTCCAGAAACTCAACACCGATATAGTAATACAAATCAGGGACTTCTCGTAGATTCCGGCAACGGAAAACGTGCAACCTATTTGCCAGGCATGTTTCCCAATGCGAGTTGGGATTACATTGCACAAAGCCTGCACGAAAAGGCTGGGATCGGTCGCTCTTCCGCTGCGCGATTTTATGCGTACACCACCACAACCATGTTGTTTCAAATTTACAGTACGCTGTTTTCCGTGGAGTCGGCCCGGTATTTGCGCGCCGATGTAGCTTATTTTTATTCAAAGCATTACGAACAATTTATTCCCGTTGAATACAACGCTGCCACCGATGAAGCCCGGGTTGATATGAATGAAGCGGTGCGCAATGTGGCTTGCATTGGGGATGTGATCGGGTTAGCGCGCGATTATCCGCAAACGTTTGAAATTAAACCCGTTCTCTCCAATTTAGAACACTATTACCAATTATGGCTGAAAAATCCGGACGAATATCGACAAGCTGCCATTTTTATGATTCGAGCGTATCATCGATGGGGAGTGCACCAGCAGCGCATTCATGCCATGTTCGCCGCTATCAAGTTAAATGCGCTGGAACCCAAAATAGAAATGGGTGAAGCGGTGTCCGTTTTGGCACAAGTTGCAACAGAATACCAAATAAAAACACTCGAGAACGCGCTGGAACGGATGCGGGAACGAGCACAGGATATGTTCTATGCCCCAACCACGCCACTTGACAACGTTTTTGAGTTAAATTGGCAAAGTCAAAGCGTGCGCCAAATGTTTAAACGGAAGCCAAACGCCGACCATATAAATCATGCCAAATTGCTGTTTCGCGTATTCATGAAGACCGAAAATCGAACCATCCTTCGTTTGGAATCATTAGAAACCAATTATTTGGCAGTCATTTACGAATGTTTGTCTAACTTGGAAGCGCTAATAGACAGTGATGAACTTCGAAACCAACGACTGCGGTATTTTGCTGCGCTGGTGCAAATGCGTCGCGGGAAACACGGGCTGTATTATAATAAGGACGGATTACATGCCCGACTGGATTTAACGGGACACGTGATCGCCATGGATACATGGAACTAAAAGGTTTATAAAAGAGTATCTAAAAAATACACGTTTAAATTAAAAAGCACGACGCAAAATACTAAAACAATTGAAAATGCCACTTATGATTTTTAGAATTCCAAAATAAACAGTTAGGCTAAACTGCTAATGAGTACGTCCTGTTTTTCAATTAATTTTTCTAATTCAAGAACCGCATTTTCAAGTTGAGAAATACGTTTTTTATTTTCTTGGGATTTTTGATCAATCATCTGTGCAGATGCAAATCCGATGGTGATAATGTGGTCAATATTCAAATATTTAAAATCATATATTTCTTGTCCAACAAGTAAATAGTTTCCCGGAACAAAATCGGCATTGGCTTCAATGTAAAAACTTTTAATATTTTGAATATGCACAGTCAAAACCACAAAAGTTCGTTTTTGTTCATCTTGTAATTGGATTTTTTTTTTTTGATTTTTTAGGAAGGGAATATAGCCTATAAGATGAATGCTGGAAATCGATGAAACCAGAAAAATATTTTTTTCAGGATACTGCGTTTTTAAATCGTTTGTTGGTTGCACAAATACTTGTTTCATTATGTTTGGTATAATCTGCGACATTTTACTGATTGCATTTGGATATATTTTTTCAACATCTTGTGCAATAAAACCAATTTGTTTTTGGTTATTTGCAATAAGATTATATTTTTTTGTTTTTAATAATCGCACATTAAGAATTTCTTTTTCTTCGATACCATGAATATTCGTTTTTATTCGAATATCGGATACATATATTTGAGATGAACTACTCACGCTTGCGGATGCTAAAATAGATGGATTTACTGTTGCTGGTGTTATAATGGATATATTACTTCCTTGGCTTTGAATGGCATAAGATGGAGCATTTCCATTTTTTGCAACAGATACTGCGTAATATCCGATATCATTGCTGTTCTGAATAAAACTCCAGGTAGACCCGCCATTTGTTGAATAAAAAAGGCCTGGACCTCCCCATATTGACGATTGATAACCCATTGTTCCTACCATAACACAACTCCCTGATGAATTGCAACTTACACAAAAAATGCGCGGATCTATACCTGGCGTAGGATTTGGAAAATATCCCCATGAATTTATTGTTCGTTGTTGGCCATCTGCACCATAATAAGGAATTGAACTCGAATTACCTGTAAGAGAGAAAAACGTAAAGGTACTACCACCATCAGTCGATTTATAAAACAAACCAGTGAATGTTAAAACATAGACAATTCGTCCATTGCTTGAACAATCAACTGAATGAATGCCTAAATATGGAGGTAAATATATATATTGCAAATTTTGAAAATAACCATAAACGAAAATGCCGGTATTCACAACTATAAAATTTGTTTGAATTAATTTTCCACTCGTAAAAGGACCAGTTGCGAAATACATTACACTAAGATCGTCCGACCCAGCAATCAACGTATGACCATTCGGATAGAAAAAAACTTCGTCTCCATTAACAAATTGTGCTCTATTAAAATAAGTACCATTACGATATATATTTACATATCCACCCCAATTTGAATTACCATCACCTGTCCCGTACGTGCATGAAAAACACCATGCAAAACCTGCAACTACTCTAACGAATGCTCCTGACATAGACCATGTTCCCGGTTGCGTATTAAAAGTAAAATTTTGTCCCCAATTGTTCGAAAATGCGGTTGTTCCACCCCAACTCACTGCAAAAACAAATTGCCCAGTTGGATCGCATCCAATATACCATTCACCTGAGTTAAATCCGCTCGGATTGGTCCAGGTACTTCCATAATTATTTGAACAAGAGGGTATTCCAAGAGCTCCTCGATAAACATACTGCCCATCGGCCGAGCAACATAAATCAAATGATGGATTTGGAGCATTAACTTGAGCTGCGGAAAAAATGGAAGCCCCGCCAGATGAAGCGGTAGATGTAATGTGAAGCGGATATTGCGGCGTGATGTTTTGACCAATTCCTAAAAAATCATTGCAACTTAAATTTGAAGAATTACCGTAGAGTAAGGTTTGATTTAACCCGGGCGGTATTAAAGCCGGTGTTAAAATGCCACTGTTGTAAGGGGTCTTTAACACTCGAGGTGTTATATTACCCCATTGAACCGAACTGATCAAACCAATAATCTTATTCGTTCCTTCCTGGAATTGTAAATTTGGGGATGAGAACAATCTCGTATTTTGTAAAAATGGCAAATAACGCGTAAGACCACCGGATGATGAAGTTAATTTTAATGCGGAAACATTCCCTTTTATTTGATTATCAAAGTATGATTTGGGTATCAATTGGTTTGAAGTGGTCGGGATAATCGAATTTGAAACACTCGGAATAAATAGGGTTGATATGGAATTTGTAAAAAGAGTGCTGGAGTTTGCAGAATATGTAATATCCGGCTGAATATTTGATGCATTTAAACGAATGGTTCCAAATGTGTAATCAATTGGGTATCCACTAATTTTTGCTATTAAAAATTTACCATTAGTAATGCTTCTGAATTGAAATCGCCAACTTGCCACCGTTGCGGTCTGAGTCGGAGTAATTTGGACTTGGAATTGACCAGATGGTTGCAGAATAAAAGAAATGTTATTTTGAGGAACATTATTCACACAATTAAAAACGGATTGGTTCGATAGTTGAGATAAACTTGTAGTACTTTTGATAGAGGATAAACCGGATGCTTTTAGATTTGTATTATCAGGCAACACATACAATCCAACATTATAATCTAAAGCAGTAAGGATACTCGTAGAGGAAGCACCTACTACAAAAAGTGAAACATTTGTAATTACATAATTTGATTTTAAAAAGAAAATGTAATCGTAAGGATAAACATCGGGTAAACTAATTGGGGATTGTGGTAGATTCCAGGATATATCGGCTGATAATTTTGTATTGTTATTTGAAAACTGAAAATTATATTTTCCAGTACTAGGATCTCGCGTTATCGTTAAATTAATCAACACATAATTTAAAACATTTATGGATGCTTTTATTGTATAATAGATAATATTATTGTTATTTGTAAAAATTTGTACTGCACTACTATCAGCCACAAATTGTATGCTATTGTTATTTATAATTTGTATAAAATTAGCGTAGGCAGGGGGAGTGTTTCCAAAATTATTACCATTTGAATCGCATAGGATATACGTAAATGACGTGCTGCTATTTGCTCCCAAAATAGTTGAAGTTTTAAGAAACGATTCGGGATTAAAATTTGTTTGAACACTCGTTTGTTGATTTAACGCGGTTGTATCTAATATCGATATCGAACTGAAATCGGTTTGAACCTTTGAAACCGTTATTCCCAAAATATTATTTGCATTCGAAAATACAATGCCTTGTATAATATTATTTGGATTGTATGTTAGTACAATTGTATCATTAATCTTAAAAATGGATGAATTATTTACAGATAAACTAACCGGATCACCAACCTTGATTGTATCCATCCGTATAATGGTGGAAGTTATTGATTGGAATAATACGCTGCTGTTGTTTTGAATTTGAAGTAATGAACTTCCAATATTGGCAGTTAGCGTCAAATAGTAATTTGGAAAAGCTGGTACCGTGTTCGTGATTTGTACAACATTTAAGGAATTCGACATGATAGTTAAAAAAGATTTTTTTGTTATTAATTGATTTGGTTGGTTAGGCAATGATGCAGCACATATCAATGCGTTGCTTATTAATAGATTTGCGCTTTGAAGTGTATCATTTTTAAACAGCACATTTGATTTAAATAATGTTTGGTGATTGCCCGTATTAGGACATAACACCGGGTATTGAGTTATAGTTCCCCCCGCTTGAGGAACGGGAATTATAGGTAGTTGCATATCCCAGATAATGGTATTGTCACGTGCTTTTAATACGTTAGTATTTGAACCCACCGAAAATCCAAAAGTTGCAGTACTATTTCCAACCAACAATGAGCCTTTATTTATCGCACCTAAAATACGCAAGTTCTTATCCGATGCACCTATCTCAAGAATAGAATTATTACTGAAAATATTATTTACAAATATCGGTTGGTTTGGTAATAAAACAATTTTGTTTGCATTTAGCGTTAATTTGTTATTTCGGTTTGTAATGAATCCATTATTTAAAATTAAATTTCCTATTATTAAAACATTTGTGGTAATACCGTCCGATAAGACGGCCTTGGTATCCATGTACATTTTATTCACTAGTTGATTGTCCTGATATGGTGTTTGCAATGAAGAAGCCACGGGTAAAAATTGGGTTGATAAATTTTTACCATAGTAGACATTGGATAACATACTTACATTTCCAGTGAAAAAAATGTTTCCGCTCTTGCTCATGATATTCGAATATTGGGACTCAAGGATTAGATTACTCTTTAAAGTAAGATTTCCAGGTATGGGATCACTTCCAGATATATTGCATTTGGTATCAACAAACAGCTTATTTGTTAAATCGAAAAGCGCACTGGGAACTATTTTGGAAGTAATTTTTGTATTTTCTCCCATGCGAATACTTCCGTTCATGGTTCCGCCACCACTTAGTTTTAAAAATCGTAAATCTACAAACGATTTTGAGGTGAGATCCGAATTTGCAACCGCTACGAAATTCGAAGTTATTCGATTGTTTCCCATGAAGATGTTTCCATTCATTATTCCTCCAGCTAATGCCAACTGATTATTATCTAAATGCTTCTTATTGGTAATGTCCGAATTTCCAACCGGGGTATAATTTGAAGTCAATTTAAAAAGCGCACTCATGATAATATTTCCATTCATCATTCCTCCCGAAAGTGGATACGTTGTATCATCAACATACTTTTTATTCGTTAAATCCGAATTCGCATTGGCATAGAAATTAGAAGTTATTTTGGTGTTGTCTCCGTTCATTGTTATATTTCCTTTCATACTACCGCCAACCAATGGCATCAAGTTTAGATCAACAAACTCCTTGTTGGTTAAATCCGCATTTGCTATCGCTGAAAAATTGCAGGTTATTTTAAACGTATTACCCATAATTATATTTCCAGTCATTGTTCCTCCTGAAAATGCCAGTATTGTATTATCAAGAAATTTCTTGTTTGTAATCTCCGAATTAGCATTCGCTAAGAAATTAGAAGTTATTTTATAGATACCCATATCAATATTTCCGCTAAGGGATCCTCCTGAAAGAGGGAACAATTTGTCATTTAAATACAATTTATTCGTTAGATCGGAATTAACAGCCGGATAAAAATTGGAAGTTATTTTATTGAGACCACTATTAATATTTCCCTGCATTATTCCACCTGCCAATTTGAACGTGGTTTTATCGACAAACTCCTTTGATGTTAGGTCAGCATTCCCAGCCGCCAGAAAATTGGATGTTATTTTAAACGTATCACCCATGATAATATTTCCAACCATTGTTCCACCTGAAAATGGAAGTTTATTGTCAAACATATGCTTTTTATTGGTAAGGTCCGCATTTGCAGACGCGTTGTAGTTGGAAGATACGTTGTAGTTGTCTGCCATGACAATGTTTCCCGACATAATTCCACCTGATAATGGCAATTTATTTACATCATAGTATTGTTTATTCACTAAATCAGAGGACGAAACCGCTTCATAACTAGATTTGATCTTATTATTATTCATAATAATATCTCCATTCATTGTTCCACCCGAAAGCGACAATTTGGTAATCACATACGTCTGATTGGTTAAATCGTTGGCATTCTCAACGTTGTAGGCGGAGGTTATTTTATTATTTCCCATCATTATATTTCCAGTCATGACTCCTCCCGATAAATTTAATTGATTGTTTAATCTCGATTCAAGTTGAACTACATTATTTAGTTCAATTGCTTCTGGAAGCAAGTTATAAATTGGATTAGTTCCTTGCTGTTGTGATTTCACAAAGCCCGATTTTATAAATGACGGAAAATTTAATTGGAGTATTTTTTCAGATTCAGGTGATTTAAATTTATATCCGCTTCCATCATCACTATTTACCAATAAATATGATTGATTAATATTATTGTTGTCTTTTATATAAAACCCCGCTCCTCGAGCGGTTCCCGATCCCTTTGTATTCGAGTTTAGGAAAAAATACTTTGAATCTATTTCATAATTTGGGTCGTTGATATAATTAATAACCCCTTGAATATTCAAAGTACAACTATCTGTTCCAATATTCACATTCAAATTGTTGAACGAACCATTATATCCAATATTTGACTTCTTTAAATAAAATCCGTTGGAAATATTAAATATTTCGCCATTTATCATATCTAATTTATTTCCAATCGGTACCAATCCGGAAGAATATATTGTTTTTTTAATACGTAAATCCTTTTTTAAATAAAAATAATAAACATCGAATACGGATAAAACTCCTGATAAAACAAATTGATTCGCAATAATCTGTAAATTACCACCAAACTGAAGGTCTGCTGATGATTTGCTTCGTATATTTGCGTTATAACTATTTGTTAAATTAAAATTGTCGCATGAATACCTCATTTTATTGCTATTCAAAAGTATGTTATTAGAAGAAAGAGTAATGTTTCCACTAATATTTAATCTATTTGCACTCCATTGATTTTTACCAGAAAGTAAGGTCATTTTATTTTGTTTCAGGGATATTTGATTGGAATTAATATCCATTTTATTTGCGTTGAGTGCTAATTGTGCTAATTGAAAGTCTGCATTTCCACATTTATTCATATATTGGTTCGATTCCAATCCGAACTCATTTTTCGAATTAAGATTCGAGTAGTTAGTTCCAAAGGTTATGTAATTAGATGATTTTGAAATTAAATTCTTACCGGAAATATTGAATCGTTCGGCGGATTCGATACCCAAATTGCTACTTGAACTAATCTTACAATTCGAATTGGTTATATCGAATGTTCCCTCGCTAACCTTTAAAACAGTTGCATTTATATTGCAATTTTCAAATTGAGATTTTGAAAATTGGCTTTTCAATTGCAGTTCATTGTGTTGAATCAAGATTATATTCGAATCTATATTCGCTTTTTCAAACGAGGCGACTCCAACTGCAGTTGGATTGTTAAAAATTAGTTCATTCTGAATCAATCGTAAAACATTGACGGAAATATTTGATTGTTTCGAAACTATTTTAGAAGTTTGGTTTGAATTGAATCGGATGTCATTGCTTTCGCTTATAACTAAATTTCCAGATGTCATGCTGGTTTCGTTTGTTAGCATGTTCCATTGATTCAACAAAATAGTGGATTTATTTTTATTTTCAAGGTTAATATTTAGAGATGCACTTCCAATAGAAACACCATTACGATTAGCTATTTGGAATGAATTGCTGGTTATTCCTGATTGTTGCAATGACGACGCGTCTATTGATGAATTGCTTTTAAAGAAGCCGTTATTTAAATTGAGACTGCTGTTGGCAGATTTCTGCTGAACGGTATCAACTGCCGCATTTAAATTAGTTCCTTTCCATACAAATGATTGAGGCGTGTCTAATTTTGCAGTATTTGAAATTAAATCAAACGCATCCGCTTGATTTGCAAAATCAGAAGTAAATGTTTGAATTGAATCCGATGTAAGTGATAATACATTTCCACTCACATCAAAGGTATTCAACATTCCCTTCAAATTGCTTTGAATGGAAATTGAATTGGAACAGATGCTGTTGTTTGAACCGATATTATAAGAAAGATCATCTGTTTTCAAAATAAAATTATTGCTATTAATTGTTCCGGTATTTCCAAAGTTGAAATGAAGCGCATCTGTTTTTATGGAAGTATCGATATTGTTAGCATTTGCCGTCATTCCCATTTGAATATTAGCATTACCTATTTGTAAAGCCGTAGTAGAATAATTAATATTAGTTTGGAATAAACCATTTATTGATAACTCATTTCCTGAAAACCGAAAGTGGTCATTATTGAGAAATAACCCTTTCCCTTTATTAAAAATAAAATTGTTTGAATTAAACAGTACCGGTGCATTTATTTTAATTTGATTGCCTTTTATATTTACTTCATTTGAAACAAATAGCAAGTTTTTGCTTGATATATTCGACATTCTCGATGAAGAAATGATTACATTATTTAAAAATAAGTTTGATTGTGTTCCTTTAAAGGTGGTATTTTGATTTGTAATAAAACCGGTATTTGCATTAATTAATACGATATTATTATTAAAATCCATTTTAATTGGGTTATTTAATGTAAAATTGACCGTGGTGTGTATTTTTTCATTCGTTTCAAAATTTAAATTGGTACTTTTTAAATGCACATTTGTATAATTCGATACAAAACTGTCTCGCTGTATCAATTGGGTATTTCCCAAAAATAACTGCGTGCTTTCAGCGCCAATGTTAGAACATTGCGTATCCAATTTCAACTTTTCCATGATATTACAACCGATTTGATTACCCGAAATATTATAATTATTTGACATAAAATGTGATTTATTTGAAAAAAATGTTAGTTGCCTATTTATAAAAATATCTAATGTATTTCCGTTTATTAGCAAATAATCAGAACTTATATCCACCACATTTGACGTGATCAATGCGGCGGTGTCATTTGATATTTTAAACCGTTGAGCAATTTGTTGACAATGAACGTTTGATAAAAACTGAATAAATTTGGCATCCAAATTAAATAGATCATTATTTGAACTAATATTGTTTTTATTAACTATTGCTAGAAATGGCGTGTTAAAATTCAACAAATGTGAAGATATATTTGAATTATTGCTAGAGATATCAAAATATTGTAAATTTGTATGAAGGATTGAATTGCTTAAAATACTAATATTACTTTGAATATTAGAGGACAACCATTTATAATTAAATAAATTACTTTTAAAATTGGATATTTTATTAGTAAAACCTATTTTATTTGCTTCAAATTGGGCATTATTTTTCAATGAAATAAATATTTTATTATGATTTATAAATGTGCTATTATTTGAATTTAAATTGATATTATTTGAATACACTTTTAAATCAGCTTGTATGCTTACATTTCCCGATAAAAATAAAAAATTAGTTTGAATGGTGCTTAATTTTTGATTATTTATATCTATATTTTTAGAATCCAACAACATTGTGTTAAAATTAGTAGTTAAATTTGAAGCTTTAATGTTTAAATTATTTGATGTATATATTTGGTTAAATCCCTGAATAATCCCTGAAACATTATTTTGTATTACTATATTCGATTTTAAATTTAAAGGCAAATTGGTGTTTATTTTTAAATAAAAGTCATTAGCATTATAATTTAAATTTTTTATATTTGCGTTCATATTTTCAGTTAAATAGGATGACAATCCTGTTTTCAAATTCATATTATTGTTAGAAATGAACGAAATAGTATTTGTTGACAATGAATTAATCGTAATAATCTCATCGTTGTTTGGTATTTTTAAATTAATTTCATTACCTTTTAAAGAAAATAAACTTAACGGATGAAAAGAAATAACATTACCACTAATTATGACTGGATTGGACGTAATTTCAAATAAGTTATTTACAAAAATATTTAATTTCTGAGTATTCAGCGTGTAATCGATTGTATCTATTTTATTCGTAAAACTAGAATCGTTATATTTAAAAATATTTGAAATACTCGATTTTGATTGAATTGAATAATCACCTGAATATACCCTGTGTTGATCGCACTTTATATTTGATCTTTCATTAATATTGAATACCCACAGATTTGCATTTAAATTTTCGTTTAAAATAAAATCTTTTTTTAGATACATAATAAAATTATCATAATTAAAAAATAATTTATTTCCAGAAAATGATATATTACTGTGTATTTTAAAATTGGTATAATTTAACAGGCAATATTTAGAAGAAATTAAGAAGTTATTTGATTTACTTATATTCAATGGAGAATAATAAGTATTTTTAACTTTTGTTTGTAAATTAAAACTGGAACAAGATGTTTCCATATATTAATTTACATACTTTATTAATTATATTAATATTATACTTTTATTAATACTAATAAAATAATTTTTATACAAATTCAAAGGTTGCATTCCAATTGGAAGTTGGAGATACGATAAAATTATTTTCATCATATAATCCAAAAATTAATTTATCTAATTGATTGTTAGCTGCCTCTATACTCTTGTTGGCGCCTATTAAAAACATATGCTTATTGTTTAACATTACATTATTATATTTTACACCCGTAATATCCAAATAAACATGTTTCGGATAAATTAAATCGATTGTATAATCTGATGTAATGGTTGATTTAAAAGAAGACATGTTCTGTGAATTAAATCCGCACATTGACGAAAGCACTTTATTTGTTTCCCATAATATTTTAAAAGTTGTTGTACACTGTATGGTTATTTTGCTGGAATTGTCGATAGAAACTGCAAATGTTCCAACTCCAGCCAAATTAAGCGCATTTTGTAAAGCGGTTGCAAAATTAGTGCGATTGTATAATCCATTTTGTATTTTAACGGTATACGTTGTGGGTAATGATGTTGTTAAACCAATTAATGAAATTTTATTATTTGCATCGGTTATATTTTCCAGGTCTGGTATGTTAATTTCTACTAAATTAATTTTATTGAACGCAATAATTTGGCTTGGATTTATGATAATCTTGCCAAATTGGCCCGAAAAACTGACTTCTTTTTCGCTATAGATTGTATTTTCAAATTTTGAAATATCAGAGTTGTTAAATCCCATCAATTTTGAAACAAAAATAGAATTTCCAAATAAAAATCGAAATTGAATCGTTTGAGATTGGGTATTTGATATCATAAATTTGTTGGTGTTTTGATTAAACGAAACACTGAAACCCATCGACGGAAATTTAGCATTTAGCTTTTCCTGCAAATAAATACCAAATGTGTCAGGTGTATAAATAAACGGCTCAATTAACAGTGAATGTTTCTGCGGCAAGTTATAGGATTCATATGATAATTTCAAGACATTGACTGGATTCGATACCAACGGCAATAAGTAAACTAAATTTGATCCATTATAAGAAGAAAATGACATTTGATTGTTTCCGGTTTGGGTTTTATTGAATGACTGGCTATTATTGGTATTGAAGCCATAAACGGTACAAAACACAAGCATATCCTGATCATTCGTAATAAATTTATATGGAATACTAGATAAACTTACCGATATTTTTTTTGTTAACGCATCATAGACACACTTCCAAATTAATTGAGTTGCGTTTATTAAATACGTTTCGAGCAGGTATGTGTGATAATATGCGTAAAAATCAAAAAAATTTAAAGTTTTTGTGGTTATACTTTCTAAATATTTCAACATAAAAGTTTCTGATGGTAAAAATATTTGTGTCATATCAACAATCCCCGAACCGGTCCAGCTGTTTTCATATGTGGGGCTTTCCAAAAAGTAAAAACCCATTATTTTTGATAAATTTGTTTCGGTTGCAAATCCAAATTGGAAGGCAGTAGCTGAACTCAGGTTTATTTTTTTGGTTTGGGAATTGTATGTAAAAACGAGGGGCGTAGTTAAATTGGCGTTAATAGTCGCTGAAATATACTGAAAAAAATAATATGGACTATAAAATTCATCAATATTTTGATATGAATAATTTGTTATTATTTCATCTTTAGTGTTAACAGCCGAAGTGTCTCTTATCAACAATAATAGAACATTATTTGGTGTAAAGTTAATTAATTTATTTATTTTGTTTACACCTGTAATGGAAGATAAAAAGCTTTCTTGATTGACCGGATTGAACCCCAGTGCATTAGAAATATTGCTCATATTATCCTCTCCCCACAGAAATTTGAAAGCGCAATTCGGATTGTTCATGGTGATCGTTATAAAATCTGACGCGGTTGAAACGGTCCAAGAATAACCGGTTCCAACTTCAAGAATGCTTTTTAAATTGGTGATAAACACTTCCGATTGAAAATATAATTCCGTAATTGAGATTTGATTAAGGAGAGAATAGTCGTAATTATCCATTTTTTGAACCATCAAAAATAAATCAGTTGGTCCTAGTGTTATGCTACCATTTACCACGTTTGGACTGACAATGCTATTTGAAAAGGACGGCATATTTATTGGATTAAACCCTAACATTTGCGCAATGTTTTGCATGCTGTTTTCACCGAATAATAATTTAAAATAAATGGTATTATCGCTAACTGATATTTTTATTTTTTGTGTTAATTCATCATAATATACAGAATAGTTTTTTCCTGTTTCTGTTTTTAACTTTTGAGCAAGTTTACTTATATATTCGTTTAATTTATATTCGTCATTTTGTGTTGTTATTGCATAATTATCATTTTTGTAATAAACATTGCTTCTGACTTCAAAATTTAAAATATCTTTATATGTCAAATTGTAGTTAAAATCAATGATATTTCCAGCAATTACCGAGTTAGTGTAATTCGTCATATTTATGTTTGCAAACCCCATGGATTTCGAGATGTTGGCTGACACTGCATTCCCCCAAAAAAAACGAAAACTTGAATCGACATCATTTAATTTAATATTTAGATAACTTGTATTGTTAATATTGGGCCCCACATTTGATTGAATGCTCCACGATTTTCCGGTCGTATTTATCAAAGAATTGCTCATAAATTGAAGATATTTCACGGGATTAAAAATTGGGCTTGAAAATGGTATTGTGTATAAAGTAAAAACATAGTTATAATATTGCGTGTTTAATATTAATTTAAATAGATCATTCGGTTGAAATAAAATATTGTAATCAATCGGTGTGCTACCAATAAAGGTAGAACGATAATTGGTATTTACTTGCGAAAAACCATAAGCCTGAGCTATTCTTTTCATAGCAGAATCCCCAAATAAAAGTGAAGCAGTGTTTTTTATAAGTTCTGATTGAGAAACTGCTATAATTCTTAAATACGAACCGAATGTACTAACCGTCCAGGGAACCCCGGTTATTTCCAACAGTTGTTGTTGAAGTGTTAAAAGAAATTGATTTGGAAACGTTGTATTGGGTGAAAATTGTAAATTTTTATATACAATTCTTGTTTTCCTTTCAGAAATATTTAAAACAATATTGTCTTTCGATGTAAGTGGATCACCGATTTCAGGACTTTTATCAGCAACAATATAGTTTAAAAACTCATTTTGTTGAATTGAAAAACCGAGTGATTTAGAAAGATTAATCATAGCAACATCATTCCAAAAAAATTTAAATGAATAATTGGATGTAAGCAAGTTAATTTTTACTCGATCAATTGAAGCGTCATAAACAACTGTCCATTCTAATTTTGTTATCTTAACAAGTTTATTTTTAAATGATTCACATAAATTGAGTATTACATAATTTAGAGGGTACAATGGAAAGCTACCATTGAACGAATTTTTTAAAACATCCATTTTTAAAATATTGGATTGAAAAATCGGAACATTTAAATTAATTGTGTTGGGTCCAGTAATATTATTATAAAAAGAATTAGGCAGCGTATTAACATTAAATCCTAACATCTTATATGGCTGGGTTGAATTTACATTTCCACTGACATCCAATCTAAAAAAACAACTGTCTGATGAAATTTTCATTTTATTATTGATATTAATTATTGAAAAGGTTTGACCAGTTGCATTTGAAATAAAATCAGCAAGCACTTCTGACATAAAATTTAATTGTGAATATAATGAATTTTGACAAGAAACGGTACCTGAATTGGATTGGACATTTGCTAAGGTTTCAATGTGTAGTTCTTCACCAGTTCGCAGGGTGCTGTTAATTAGATAATACATATATCCTATCATAGGATTAATTATTTAAATAACGGAATACAAAAAACGTAGAAAAAAAATAAAATAAAATGAAATATTATAATAATGAACGGCAATTTATACGATGATTATCCCGGAATTACTGAATTAAAAACGGGTGATTTTACCAAAGGTTCGGTTGTTCCAAAAAAACCGCAATTTGCCAACAAAGTATCCATGGTTATTTTTTATGCGCCTTGGTGCGGACACTGCAGAAACATGGTTAAAGATGTAAAAGATTTAGCAAATGCGCTTAAGGATGAAGGTTTTGTTATTGGAACCGTTAATTGTGATGCTAATAGCGACATTAATACCGTATACCCAGTTGAAAGTTTTCCGACCATTTTTTTTATCAAGGACAACCAAGCAACTGAATACAAAGGTTCCCGCGATTTGGATAGTTTAGTTAAATTTTTATGTGAAACATTAGGAACCTGTAAAAAAAAATAAATGAAAATAATATATGGATAATATCAAAGAAACTTTTTCCAATTATGCGTATGAAGCGTATAACAATAAATGGACAATTTTATTTATTTTATTTGGTATTTTAATTGCATTCAGTGTTGGTAAAACCATGGCGAAAGGTAGGGAGGATTTCGATGAAGAAGTTCCTCCTCGAAAAAAAAATGACATTTTAGCGGAAGCCATTTGTCCCGATTTAACTAAATACGTCTTAAAAGAGGATGTTGAAAAAAATTATATTTCTTTAGATGAAGTTAAAAATAAATATGTTTTAAAAAAGGATGGTTTCGCTAATCCGCCGGAATCAAAAATAGAAGAAAAACTGTATATTTCTATGGACGACGTTAAAAAAAACTACATGCTGAAAAAGGATTGTGTTATAACTGAAAAAAATGATGACGCCGCGTCATCCTCTTCGTCGGAGGAAGAAGTAATTGAAAAAAAACCAAAGAAAAAGAATTTGGAAAGGGACCGAAAAATACAAAATTATTTTGACAAAAATAAAGAAAATATGGATGTTCCTTACAGTTTATTAAATGATGTGTTTTGTAATAAAAAAACGTGCCTGCCCAATGGATTGCCGAATGGATTAAAATCGGAATAATTTATATTCATAAAATTTAAAAATGTTTAAAAAGTATATAATGTGGATATACTTTTTAATTTTTTTGATTATTTTATTGCTTTATTCTGTCAATAATTCGAACACATTCGCAATGGAGGAGCATTTTACCACCCAACAAGTAAATGATGCCCTCGACAGCGTTCATCAAATTAAAAACGCGTTAAATGATCAATCGGTAATTGGTAATAAGTCTCAAAATGAAGGTTTTGAAGAGCCTAAAAATATAAAACTCAATAATACATATGAAATTTTAAAAAAAGATCCGGTTGAACCCGATATTCGAGCAAAAGCGGAGAAAGATTATGGCTACAAACACGAACGACCAAATGTACGCAATCCGTTCCAAACGGATGGATACAGCGTGATAAACCCGGCTCTCTGGGACGTCCCTCAACAACGACCGCCCATTTGCATCCCTCAAAAAGGATACGAAGCGACGGTTCAACCCACTCCCACAAGCGGAACGCCGTTAGAAGCCTTGGAATGGAAGGAGGTGCTGCCCCGGTTTACGTACAATCAAGTGTATGATCCCAAATATTACTATCCAGGATACGAATCATTATAGTTGTTATCAAAGTAGTCCATAATTGCGAACCGCGTCCTATTTGTAAACCTTATTTTATCATTTTTATATGCAATAAGTTTTGCAATTATTTCTTCAAAAAACAACGGATTATTTTTTTTTAATTTTTCGGAAATCCGTTTCAAAATATCGATTAAAATTTCCATATATTTTTCAACATTTTCTTTTTCGTCGGTAGTTATCTTTGTTTCCAAAAAAGCTATTTTTTCTTTAATGGTTTCAATGGTTAAAAGGTTGCATCGGTTAAATATGATTGAAAGTAAAATAAAACTGTTTTTAAAAATTAAATTATTGCGGGTATCAATACATATTTGATTATAATTTGATTGGTCAATTTTTACCAAATGAATGCTGCCCAATTTTTGGATGAGTTTATTAATAATTCCGGACATTAAATTTTGATTGGCAACCAACGTGATTAACAGCTCCAAATTGTTTTCCTGCTGCAGTCCAATGTTTAAAATCAAATCCAGTAAAATGTTTTCCGCTTCAGAAGAGTTTTCTATTTCCAATTTTATTTTTTTTTCAATCAAATTGAAATTCGATTTTGATAACTGATTTAAAAAGAGACTAAGATTCTCTTTAATTTTATCACTTTCCAATTTATGATTCGAGTTTTTTAGGTTGAGTTGCCGCAAATTCGTTCCCTTTTTCCATCCTTCAATATTGTTTTTTAAGGACAAATATTTATTGCGGGTTTCTTCGTCTACCTGACAGGTATTATTTTCTAGAAACCAGTTTAACAAGGTTATATTCAAACGAGCATTCTCCAAATAAACCACTGTCATACCGCGTGCGCAATATATAATATAGTATTTTTCTTTAAGTTTTATACCCATATTAAAAAAACATAAGGAAAAATAAATTATTCTTCTATTTTTAAATCTTTTGCCCATTCATACTTTGCAGCCATTTCTTTGTACGCTTTTTTCTTTCGTTCCTTCGTGTCCGGAGCAATGCGCGTATCCTCATAATACTTCATTTCAGCGTAATCTGATTTAATGGTTGAAGCTTGAAAATAGGTTTCTTTTTTATTTTCATCCAATAACGCTATGATCGAATATCTTGGATTGATTTGAAACGTTCTGAATAATTTTGGATTTTCAGAAACAACCTCCTTTTGGGATTTTTCAATTTTTGTAATAACTAAATCGTAGGTTAAACAGCACTTGTTCCAATTGAATTTAGAATTGTCAGCTGTTGGGGTGGCATCATCTACCGCTTTTGAAAACAAATCTTTGATCCAGTCATTCAATTCCTTTTTAATTTTACTCAAGCTTTCCTCGGCTTGAAACTTATAATAAACAATATATTCGTCGCTATCATTCAAATGTGTCATAAACTGTGTTATTTCTGTCTGGCTGTTTTCGATCGAGCAATTTAATACATTATTGGTTTCATATTGCAATTGGTTTTTATTTCCGTTCCATACCGGAATATATTCAACAAATGAAACGGGTGATTCTTTAAATTTGGTTTTTTCAATAACAAATATGGATGCCGCTGAGCTGTCTTCATTGTTTGATTCATTCGGAAATAACACTGAAAAATAAGCAATGTTATTTACCTCTTCCATCCAACAATTAGCAAAGCTCGTTTTAAAATCTTCGTACGATTGAATCGAACCTGTTTTTAAGCATTTTTCTACAGCTTTTGCAATAATTCTATCAATTTGAAAATTTTTTCGAATTAATCGCCTAATTTCTAATCGTTTCGCTTCTATCGCATTGGCATGAGCCCGTAATTCGTCCGAACTGGGAGATGGACTTTTACTTCGGAATTCATCATCTTCGAGTTGAATCTTGTCAAATTTCATTTTTAAATATTTCATTTCAATCGCATTGAAATACGACATTTTTTTAAATTGAACAGACATTTTTTCAATTAATTGCACACATAACTTTTCTAAATTTAAGCAGTTTTTATCATCGGTAAAAAAAATATTTTTTAAATTCAATTGATTCATTAAAATTTTTGACATATTATCTTTCGATTCTTTCTCATGATTTTCAAATAATAAATTTTCGTATTCTTTTTTTCGAAATTCTTCAATACGCATCTCTTCCTCAAAGTATTCTTTGTTAATTTCTTTTTGAAGGTCCTCGGTGCTCCATTTAAAAAAATACATCAATTTTCTTAATCTTGGCCAAGGTCCAGACCAGTACGACCCAGTAAAAAATTTTTTAATGCTGCTCCATCGCGAACCTCCTTTTTGATCTATTTTGGTCAATTTTTCAATATCGACAAATGTTTTTATTTTTTGAGTATTTATGCCCGAAACATCGGGTATTGAAAGCGACGTGACCTTTTGAAAATAATCTTGATTGCTGTTTGAGTCCTTGTTAAAATAGTACTTAACATTTGTATAAATTTGATCAAATGTGGATTGGATTGACACTTGCAAATTACACAAATATTTATATTGAGTTTCAATAAAAATAGTTTTTCCTTTTAATTTAACAAATAGATTTAAATTCGTTGGTTTCTCGTACATTTCTAACGATTTATGACCGGTAACTCCGCCGTCACCTTCGTCCGCTTTCAAATAAGTACTATTGATATATTCGCTGCAACCTTCCGGTATAGCAACTTTTTCCATTCTGCTATTAATTGGCATTTGCACCAACTTGCTGGGCTGAACCCAGTACATATCGAAATAGCTCGATTTTTCTAACTGAAATAAATCGCTGAATTTAATGTCGATGTATTTTTGAAACTGGTCTGATCCGCGGGTCAAATTTCCGTATTCATCATCTTCAGTTTGGGTTGTTTTTAAATCATTAATGAGAGGACTAAATGTATCAAGACTTTGGGTGTCAACATGAAAAGTCCTTCCATTTATTTCAACCACATATCGTTTTTTTTCATTTTTTAAACTTTCATATGATAGTAGAGGAAAGTATCTGTCGCGCATAAAGGTTCTGATATCTGAGTTTGAAAATAATTTGCTTACCATAATGTCTGCCAATTCAGAAACATCCAATACTAATTTTTTATAAACGAATTCCTTCTTTTTTTTTATATATTCCTGAATATTTCCTTTTGAAGATACTGGCAATAATTGGTTTGTTATTTCTTTAAAATTTAAACCGTACGATAATAAACCGATATACGCATCATTAAATAATATTTCGTATGAAGTTCTATCAATTATATCGTTCGAGTACGAATCTAGTGTTTCGTTCTTATTACGACGCTCGTTTAACGTATTAAAACACAGCGACTCTTTTTGGGTTTGTTTGGGATTGTCTAATTGCAAATCTTCATCTTCTTTTTCACGAATCAATTTAACACAATGATTATCAATGTCATCATATAATTCCTCATTCCCATCCTTATCTTTTTTTATTTTTAGTAAAAGATAACCATCTTTTTCATCTTTTACAAATTTTCGTTGTTGCGTATCGTATTTACCAATTGTTTCTTTAAGATTAATCTCTACAAAATTAGCATATTCCATGAATATTAATTTTATTACGTCTTCTTTTTTGGGCAGATCTATAAAAATACGAGTTGGAAACCTGCGTAAAATAGCACCATCCAATTTCCACGGATAATTGGTCGCACCAATCACAACTAAATTGGGTTTTGTTGAAACACCGTCCATCATTTGAAGCAACGTATTAACACTGCTTGTCATACCTTCACCCGAACCCTCGGCACTCCTGCTTCCAGCCAGCGCTTCAATCTCATCTAAAAATAAGATTGATAAATTTCGTTGAAATACACCATTTTTGGTTTCAATTTCGCTCTCACACGCTTTTAAACTGGCACAATCAAAATACGCTTTTATTTTCTTTTCAGTTTCACCCACATATTTGCCCTTAAGATCGGCTGCCAACGGTGCAAAAAAATGGATGTTTAAATTTGGAGCTCTCAGTTTTAATTCATTAATTGCTGCCTTCACAATCATTGTTTTGCCCGTGCCCGGAGGACCGTAAAACAAAATGCTGCGCGTTCGATTCCGAAATAAATTGGGATAAAGAAAGGTGTTAATAAAAGATTCGGTAATTTTATCCTTAGCTGCATCGCAGCCCACCACATCACTGAAATCAATGCAATTTTCTTTGCCTTCTAAAATAACTTCCTTAACGAAATCGCAATCTATTTTATCATTGGTATCTTTTCCGCCGCTGCCGGAAGATGGTGCGCTACCCATGCTTTTTTGACTGCGTAATTTTTGCTGCAGTGGGCGAATCTCTTCCAGTATTTGTCTTAAAATAGTTTCTAATTGGGTTTTGCACTCACTGGCACAGGTTTTCACATCTAAATAATTATTATTGCCTCGTTCTAAAACTATAAGTTCAGTAGAAAGTTTTTTATCGGCGGAGGGCGGAACGTGTTTATTTAAAATATTAATTGCTTGGTACAGATTATTTGCAGCAAGCGTTAAATTAATTAAACATCCGTCCAATTCTGCATAATCCCGATAAGTGTTTGCTTTTGAATAAAAAATTTGAGCATCCTTTGTTAACGAATTTACAATATTTATAATTTGATCGTCTGAACTCATATATTCTATAATTATTTTTTTTTTATTTTTTTAAAACAAAATAACAAAAAAGCAATTCGTTAATTTAATAATTTATTAAAACTATTGATTGTTTCTTGTAATTTTTGAAATGATCCACCCGACTGCGATTGAAATGATTGCGTTGCGGCCGTGGGGGACGAGTTATCGTTATTATTATAAATATACAAAATGACGCAAATAAAAAACAATAAAATAACCCATTTAAATTTATTATTATTTTGGCTGTTATTTGGTTGATTATTCATATATAATATAAATTCAAATTTAATTTAAAATTTAAATTTATATATTATTATTATATATGTTTCCTAAAAATACTAAAAAAAAAAAAATTGTAGAAGAGGATGAAGATGAAATAGAAAATACACGGGAATATCAAGTTATTTCAAACGCATTAGGTCAAGATGCGTCCGATTTTAACGCTAAAATTGAAGAGCAAATCACAATTTTAAATAAATTTAGATTACAAACAAATGAAATCACAAATTTAAAAATTTCAATCCAAGAAGAAGATCGTTTAAAAAAAACAGATCAACTAAAATTAAATTATGAACAATTACCGAAAGAAAATGCACAAATAATGTTCGCCACTGCTGCTGCTGCGGCACCGGATGACGATGGTGATGACAAAAAAAATGCATCAGCTGATTTATTAATTCCAAAGACAGGTAGTGTTTTAAAGGGTTTGCAGTATGATGGCGAAATAAATGTTAACGAAATCAAGCAAGTTGAAATATACTACGAAAAAATTAAAAATAAGAAATTCAAAATGGATTATGATACCGGAATACTCCATGAAATCAAAGGTAATGAAAAAAATAGATTTCAGTATCTTGGAGTTTGGTCCTCCATTTCGGGATCGATTCTAGTCGGTCGCGCCTTTTTACCGTTATTGGGAGGTGGACTAAAATCCCTTATTTCTTCGATGTTCGGCCAGGAAGGTTCAATGTACGAGTTTTCGGATAAACTTTCACAGGGAATTCCGTTCAGCAATAGCGAAACAATCGGTGGAATTAGCGGAATTAATGCCTACATTAATATATATTTTTTTTTAAATGCGACCACACAAGCCCTTCAAAACGGAAACCCGGATTATGTTCTCCGTTATTTAGCCCAAAACGCGTCTCAAAAAGTGTTTTCGATGATTTTGTTTAATGGTCTTCCGCTGTTAGTGGGTATGACATCTATGCCTGTTTTATTAAGTTCGGTGGTTGCTTCTGCATTACCGTTTCTTAGCCCGCTTTCCGCTATAACTCAGAGCATTTTCACAAGCAATGCGGCTCAAATGGGGGTATCGATGGGATCGCAATGGGTTGGAACCATGATAATCGGCGAATTTATGAACTATCGATTTAAAGAACTGGCCGAATATGAACAGATGCAGAAAGAAATATCTAAAAAACAGCTATCCGATAAACGAAAAAGAGAAAGTTTTAAAAAAATGTTAAACCTAATGGAAGAGCAAAAGCACGATCTTATAACGGACAGATTAATACGAGGCGAATATAATTTAATGGATAAAATAAAAGAAGTGGCTAATGATAATTCGGGTTTAATTGGATTCTTACTGTGCGCAGTTGGAATGTTTTTAGGATTTCGTCAAATGGGATTGTATGACTCCGTTTTTTGGAAACAATACATGGTGTCAGGAAGCGATGCACTATCAAGTAAAATGGAGGAATTGCTGGACATTAATACGAAAACGTTTCCGGATCAAATGAAATCATTCTTGATACCCATTATTCAAAAATCATTGCTTCAACATTTTGAAATTCGTGAAAAAATTCAAAAACGGGTCAATCAAATTATTCGAGAAAAGGTAATTCCATATTTAAAAGAATTCCATTCCATTGAAAAGCTGTCAAAATGGAAAATGGTAAAAGAGATTAAAGTTTTACGGTATCTCTTAATCGAAAAAATGAAAATAAAATCACTTGAATACTACACGGTTGAAAAGTTGTTTGAATCAATTACCACTAATAATATAACCCAAATGGTCTACGGCGGAGTTGAAAAATTGGCTACGGAAGGCATTCAATACGAAGACAACGAAGGGAACATACGACACGTTGTGGGGTCCTTGATTAACCCGGCAACTTATTTTGGAGCGACGGAGCAAGATTTGGAAGGACACTGGGCCGACGGTTCCGTTTCAAGGTTAAAAAACGTGTCAAAAATGGTTGGTAATCAATGGGTATCGGGATTTAATGATTTAGATGAACAAACGCAACAATTGGGTAAATTAAAAGAAGTTTTAGGACAGTTTCAACCGGAATTAGCAAGATGGTGTGGAACAGAAACCGGTCCTACGCAACAACCTGATGCCGATGTTTTACAAAAAGTCGTTAATTCTTTGTGGAAAGACGGAATTATACCGCATTACTGGAACCTCGATTCTATTCAGACTGTAAATGAATTAAAAACGGTTTTAACAAACCATGCGTCGTCAATGTCCGCCGAACAACGAGCTAAATATTCTGAAATTCTGCCAGTATCCGAAATATCAATCGAACAAATGCGAATTTTGTTGCAAACGCCTCAATTTTTTTCACAAGAATTCCAACGCTTAATTGATCAATTTAAAAATATAAAAATCCGTTCGGAAGGGGGCAAAAGAAAAATTAATTTTGAAAAATTATTTTATGGTATTTATCCGGAATCACTACTTCGAAAATATTATCCCGGTGATGCAAATTTGGATTCAAAAATACAAGAAGGAAAAGCGGAATTGCAATTGATTGAGCACGAATATTCGGAGTCGTACAAGGCTTTAAAATCATGGGCTCCAAAATTAAAACCGTTTTGGAATAATTTTTCAGATTTTATAACCAATTCCAAAATCGCGGCTGCAAAATCAATAGCCGTCAGAGAACTTGAGATTGCGAAAGATGCCTTAAAAAATGCGGATGAAGCCGGGAAGGGGAAAGCAACTGAAGCTGTGCGCATAGCACAGGCTCACATGGACTCATTTAAAGAACCAATTTACACCGGTGCAAAACAATCCGTTCCCGACGACATTGACGCATATAACACGATCTGGAATATGTCTAAAAGCGTTTTGAAGTTCTATTTACCAAAAAGTTTTTTTGAAATAAAAAACTTCGTTCTAAATGGCTTTTATTTGGATACCATTTTAACATCTCTTAAAAATATGTTCCTTGATTTTTGGAAAAATCCTACTAGCGTTAAACTAAACATGACCGCGCAAGAATATTTGCATCGAATGAGCCAATTATGCAGCAAAACGAATTTCGATGAAGATAAATCATGCGATGTATTTGCTTTTGAAAAATTAATAAAAGATACACAGGTTCCATTAATAAATAATGCTGCTTGGAAGAACTTGTCGGATCAGGATAAGCTGGCCTTTTTTAATGCGTATTTCACTTTTAGAGAAACGGGTGATTTTAATTTTTTACTTACGAATTTTAAAGATTATCTTGATCCCAAACTTCTAGATAAAATGCAGGCCCTTCAGACCCAAGGCATAACTATCTTTCCATCAAAATCGGATAAAGCGGAAGATGCCTTGCCATTTTATGATGCATTTAGCAGACCCATATTTAAAAAAGCAAGTGAAATGGGGGATTTTCAATGTATTGGTTCCGCCTCAGAATTTATTGACAATATAAATGATTTTTTTAAACATCTTACTGGAAGCGGATTTGACGCAGAATTTACCAGAAATACTATGAAATTATATGGTAAAGTCGGTAGTAAATCAGACCCACAGTATCTTTCTGAATTGGGTATACCTATCACACAGGGAGAGAAAAAAGGCGATGTATCATATGTTCTTGCGTCATTAAAAGATGTTGGCGATTTCAAAGATGTTAACTGGGAAAATCTGTCCGGACCCGAAGGAGAGGCTAAAGCAGCGCTGTTTGTAGAATACATGAAGCATCATGCGTACATGCATGAAGATGATATGCCATTTGATGTGAATAAATTAAGTAAGTTATCAAGCGCCGATAAATTAAAAGCAGTCCAATTGTATTTTCAACTTTTTAAGGACGATAAATTGCCGCCAAAAAAGGAAAATGAACCACCGGAATTGGCGGATCAAAGACTTGGCCGGCAAAGCGACCGAAAAGAAATTTTTAGGAAATTAATGTTATTTACCGGTGTTTTTAAAAATAATATTCTGACATACATTCGTGATGAGGGTCTTGATTATGATAAATTTTATAATTTTTTTACAGGCGCATTTTTTAAAACATACAAAACCAGTGGGAATGATTATAGTTATACTGGATTTAGAAAGCTGGTTGAAAAACAAAGAGCGGAAATAAAATTAATTGAAAAACGAATGAAGTTTTTTGCAGCAAACTACTGCAACGACAATGATGAAATTTGCAGGCAAAAAATATTAAAACCCGAAGATAATGCGTCTTTAACCGATCATATTCAATTTTTAGAAACCGCATTTAATGGAAAACTATCAGATGAGCAACAAAAAGCAAGTTATATTTTTATGGTTGGTAAAGTGGACCTATATGTGAACACGTCAAAGATAATTAGCCAATTAGAAAGCACGGGTAATATGAATATCGAACAACAAATAGCGTATTTTGAAAAACAAGTTGGTAAATTATCCAGCGGTACTGGAAAAAAACGCATAGAGTACCTGAAGGATTTAATTGACACTTTTAAAATAAAACGTAATACCGCAGTTGATAAATTAAAACCGATATTTTGCACATTGGACAATAATTGTGAACAATTGTATGACAAATTAAATTTCCGATTTATCAAGGATATTGATTTGGACCGTTTAATTCATACGCAATTACAAGCGGATGTGGCATCATTCGAACGGTTAAATTTGGTTCAAACTGACCTGGGAACCTTTTTTCTCAACTTTAGAGGCAACTCTCCAGAAGAATTAAAAACATTCGAAAATCTGATTGCAAATTTTAGCGGACATACCCCTGAAGAATTTCAAACGTATATTCAGCACAAGGCCGTTTACGGAACACCGGCAGAAAAAGACGTTGCTGCAAAAATGGGCACATTGCTTCCAATTACTGAAAAAGCTCAGGCTCTAAGAATGGAAGCGTTGATTGGGGAACGAGACGCGTTGGAAAATACTCCGGAAGAAAACCAGAAAATAAATCAGTTAAATCAACAAATTGATGCACTGGCATCTGCTTCTGGATTAAAAGAATTAACCTCTAGGATGAATTCGTTCATGATGGAAAGAGATATGTTGAAAAGTAAACCGCATTTGACCCAGGAGGAAACTCAAAAATTGATGGATTTAACAACGCAGATTGATTCTATTACATCGGAAATTGTATCAAAATTCGGAAGTGCCATTCGAGGAATAAGAGACACCTCTTTCGGTCAGAGTATAATTGAACGTTTTCAGTTTACAGTGGATGGATTCATTATAGTAAATACGGAAGAAGGAACCGCCGAAAGAAAAGCGTCAATCGCCGATGTACTTGCTCAAAAAGATCAAGATGCTAAGATTGACGTTTTTTTAAATGAGTGGGATATAAGTCATAATGATTTACCCGTTGATTTTAATAAATTGCCTTTTTCTCAAAAAATGACCATAATAAGTAATATCATCATCGAAAAAACCAAGTATATAAGTAATTTGCCAAATTTTATAGTTCCCTGTATTTTAAATACACATTGTACACCTGAAACATTTGTTGGAAATCAAAAGACCATACAGTATCCATTGAATGGTGCTACGTATAAACATATAATGTCTCGCTTAAGATCGCTGTATTCTGATTTTAGGTTAAATATTGATACGGCAACACCTACCTCACTTGAAATCGAAATACGGGACATTTATGGCAAAGATATTGAGCTTTTATTTTTAAAAAATAAATATAATTCCGTATCAGTTAAAGATGTGTTGGCATCGTTAAAAAATTGCGATTGGGAATACGCGGGTAATACCCAAGATGAACTGGCTGTTTTCAAAGCATATGATTCCATGGTATACAGCTTAAAGAATGAATATGATAACATACGATCCAAATTTCCAGACTCGTTTACAAAAAATATATTGTCTAAACCGTTTGAAAGCTATAAACCGCACGAATTCAAACGCGTCTTAAGCAGACTTACCGAACAGGTAATTACATATGACGAAAAATGTTCGTTTTTGGTAAGTAAGGGTATTTCCATTCAATGCGCCTATGATAATGAACAAGAAGTACTGAATGCGTTCGAAAGTACAACACAAGAAATAGAAACATTAATAGCGGTAATACTTTCGGCTGAATCGATAATTGGTTCAGGTCGCACTGATGTGCAAAGCTTAACATTTCAAGCTTTAAAAGATGTAGCTGCTGCAAAGCAAAAAGAAGTAGATGATAATTTTGCAGAAATTTATAAATTATCAAATCAATTGGGTGTTGTAGAATTTCCGGAATCAATGAAACAAGTTGAGAAATTAGCGGCTCTTCGGCAACAATACATGACAACTTTAAAAGAAACACAAATGTTGGAGGAAAAAATGTCATCGAGCAGTATTTTTAGTAAAAAAATAGAGCAAATACCTCCAACTCTTCCAATTAAGGAAAGACGCGCGCAGCTGCAAACACTCTGGACTCAAATGACGACTGACGCGGTAATTTATGGTTATAAACGTGATCCCAGATCACTTACCGGTAATGTTTTTGATGAAACGTTTAAAATGTATCAAAACGGCTTTTTAGATAAATTGATTTTACTCGCAGAAAAGGGGTATGGTAATGAAGTTAAACAATTGTTGCAAGGTCCGGGATTCGAGCTTAATATTTCAGGGATGGATCAATCAAGTTTAATTGGGTATGTAAGGTCCTTAAAAGAAAACCAAGACGTTCGTTTTTTTGAACATTTATCGTTTGGTCCAATAATGAATGCCGAATCAAAGCTTAAACTTATAATTGAATTACAAACATTAGTTCAAACCGGTTTTGAATTTACATCTTCGGGAAATTTAGAAGCAGATTTAGATAAATTAAAACAATTACAAGAGTTAATGCTGGATCGCATTGACCACTGGACGCTACAATGGCATGTTCCATCGACCGATTTAGAATTGAAAACGTTAACTGAAAAATATGTTTTTCTGAAAGATATTAATACTCAAAATGCATCAGTTGTATCAAGTATGAATGCGGTTGGTTTTTTCGAGCAAAAATTTGAGGAAAATGCAGAAGGCTTAGAAAAAATAAAATTATTGTTTAATGACGCGCGGTTTACCTCAGGTGATGGACCTGCTGAAAAAATACGAAAAGAAAATAATTTTCCGAACCCGGCTGTTCAATTACTAATTGATCGAATTAACTTATTTGACGCCTTTTCAAAGAAATATCCGGTTAAAAACTCAATTTCTGAATATGAAGAGTATGAAAAGCAAATGCTTTATAAAGTTTCAAAAGTTTCCAAACAATTAAGTCCGGAGCCGGAGTCTTCCGGTCTGGAAAAAGGGTATATTTTGTATGCAGGCAAATATTATAAAATTACTGATATAGAATCCGTTTTTGAAACTGAAACACAAAAATTAATAAAAAATATTGAATCGGTAAATAGTAAACTTTCCGAAAAATTCCGGATCAATCTAAACCTTGATAATATAAATGATTTCGACTATTTAAAAACGCTTTCAGACACGTTATCTGGCATTGAATCACATCAGGAAGGTATTCAACAAGAATTAATACGCCAAATAAATGTGTTAGGCTTAACGGGGACTGCTGAACAGCAAAACTGTAAAAGCACACAGGATATAGAAAATTGCCTTCAACAATTATTACAAGCGTCAAAAGAGAAATGGAGCCAAGATTTAAAAAAAATCAAATTATTTTATAATAAAGATTGGGACATTGATAACGTATTAAAGCTTATTTTAGAGAGTGCACCCAATGCCTCTTCTCGGATGGTGGAAGATTTCAATAAAAAGTATAAAGAATTTGAAACCACCCAATCAAAATTAATTGCAGAGGTATTTCGTTTAAATGCCCAATTGGAAATTGTTGAAAGCGCGGATTTACGATCCCTAACGAAAGACGCCCTGAATAAACTGATTGATAAGCTTGGAAAGGACATTTCCGAAAAACAAGAAAGAATAAAAAAATTGCTTTTAACAATTGGTCAGCCGAACATTTTAGAACAAAATGAGTATCAAAGCCAAACATTGAATAAACAAATTGAATTTCTTGAAAAGCAAGAAAAAGTTTTAAGGGAAGAAATAAATCAAATGTTAAAATTATTTGAAGGTCATCCTGTGTATGATGAAGCCAAAATTAAAAAAGGAGGGAACCTTACAACATGGTTGCAGTTCTTTAATGAAGAATACGCTAAACAATCGAATATTTATGAAAAAATAACGAAGGGTAAAAAATTGTTGCCAAATATCAATATTGCCCGACAATTTGAAATTATTTCGTATCAGTATTCTCAAAACACAGTCGAACTTCTTAAACAATTGTGTGGAAAAAAACCATGTTATAAAGTTGAAACCATACGATTAAATGGGAAAGATTTAAATTTCTTATTAATTGACGATACCACAGAAAAATACATTCATTCCGATGAATTAGATGGTAAATTCACATCAGTGGATGAATTGCTTCGTATTAAGTTAGATCGTCTAAAACCGTTTTATGAAGATCGTAAAAAATATATCGATTTTATCATAAAGGAAACACCGGATGGATTTTCAGTAAGTCCAAAAGGAATTATTTTATATAAAGGTCAGGAGTTATCAAATTACGATTTATTAACTGGAGATGTAGACAAAGAAGGTCATTGGGAAATGGGGAAATGGCAACTATTGGATGGGTTAATTCGAAATAAGATCGACGCAATTAGATCGAAATTAAGCAGCGAAAAGCAGCAGCATTTTAAAATAATGGCCGAAAATAAAATTGCAATAGAACAATTGGAAATGATTGAGGATATTGCAAAAATGGAACATCAACTTGCGGCGTTTATAAAAGATCAGATTGATAAGTCGGGTGGTTCATTCCAGTTAAGGGGTATAAACTTTAAATCCAGCGATTTCGATATTACGGGCAAGGATTATAATCCAGAAATGATAAGCATGTTTTATAAATATTATAAACAATTATTGCAAACGATTTCAAGCGAATTTCCGGATAACAAGCGCATACAAAAATTAGTGGCTGCGTGTGATAATTATGAGGTAAATGGATGTATTAATCTCGACACGTTAAATTCATTTGTAGAAACCCTGGATAAAGATACAAAAATGTCCAGTTATTTCTCTATGCTGCAATTTTTTGAAGTAATTGATTATCAATTTGATGAAGAATTTTTTATGATGCCGTTATCGGATCAAAGAGCAATATTATATAACATGGTGCAATCCATTGAAAAAACCGATAAACCATTATTTATGGCCGGCCAATCAAAGCAGTATAGTCAATTTATGCTTCATATCGATAATTTAACCGGTTCATATATTGAAAATAAATTCGATGAATTTGTAAAAGGTATAATTCCATCTATGCCAGACGGTCCAAATAAAAATAGTTTACAGACCGTGTATAAAAAAATAGATGAATCTGCTCTATCCGATTCATCAAAGAGGCAGGCAAAATACAATTTGTATATATTCTTTCAAAAGTTTGTATTTTTTCAATCTACATCGGATTCATCTGCGGAAACCAAAACTTCCGATTTGAACTCAATTTTAGATGTGCTTGTTGCTTCGGAAATTGATCTGGGAAATAGAATAGATTCCGCGCAAAAAAAATTGTTGCAAGATTCGCCTACCGAAAAACAAGAAGGTCAGGACGAATTAGACGCAATCGATAGCGCGCGAAGGGCGCAATCAGAACAATTTGTATCACGACAATTAGATTATTTAATAGGGTATTTTGATAATAACCTTCCATTTCAAACCGATTTTATAAATGACAAATTATCTCCAGAAAGGGATGCCGCTTTGAATACATTTTTAAGTAAATTAAACGTGAGTGATAAACGTATTTTATTGGATGATCCTGAAAATGGAATGATGACTATGAATTTGTCTGTATCCGAATTTATAAAATATGCCACCTTAAATCAATGGAGCAGAATCGACATTACAAAAAAATTAATTCCAATGGTTATGGATTTTCCGATTGATGAAATGACTCCTCCGGATGAAGAAAATTTAAAGGGGGCTATCGGACAACGAATTCATCAAACAATCCATGATGCTTATAAACGAGCGCTTTTAAAACAAAAAGCTGATGCGGGAAATATTACCGATTCTGATGCGAAACAACGTTCCATTGATGAAATAAAAAAAATGGCATTAAGTAAATCCGATTTAGATAATTTTCTAATTATATCAAAATCAATAACCGCGGAGGGTTGGAACGATACCGATATTCAACACATTGTAAGTGATGTCCAAAACTGTTTGGACGCAGGCCATACGGATTGTTTTTCAAAAGAATATTTATTGGACAGTAAAAAATTTATTAACTTTGCAGAAATTTATTTACAAGGATATGAACAACTGATAAAACAATTCGGTAATACAAAAGACGATATTGTGCGTTTAAGGGCTGATATTGCCGAAGCGATAGAGTCGGCTGTAATAAATTTAGCGGCATCACCCGATCAAATCACTGCCCAGCTGCAAATATCCGCTATGAAAGGGCGATTACAAGAATTGGATGCGGTAATCAGTTTATTTGGAAGTAATGAAGAACCAAAATCGGGATGGTTTAAAGATGTAGCCAATCTTTTTGGAAAGGATAAAAATTTTTCTGAAAAAGATATTAAACACCTTTTTAGTGAATTGAACCAGGGCAAGGATAATTTATTGAACCGGTATAATCAATTGTTTGGTAAATTTGCAAGTGTTTTTCAAAGGCAACAGATCGGTTTGGAAATATTAGCATCGATATCTTCCACAACAAGTAAACCCGTTGTGGAAGCACCCGATAATAAAAAAGATGCTGAACGAGCAACTGAATTTGCGGATGATGTTGTAAGAAATGCGGAAAGTTTAGATCAATTTGCAAAAAATTTACGATCGGAAGCGGATAAAGCTGCAAAAGCAAATGGCATAGTTGATGCAAAAAAAGAGGATGCAGCGAAAGCAGCGGAACAAAAAGCCAACGATTTTAGAGCGAAAGTGCAACAAATTAAAGAGAAAGCGGAAACACTTACGCAAGCAATGAATAATTTAAATGAAGCAGAAGGCAATTTATCAAATCAGCAAGGTCGGTTGGATGCGCTTCGGCAAAATAAAGACGCAACACCTGAAGCGTTGCATGCGGCCGAGGAAGGAGTAGCGCAGGCGGAAAGCAGGGTAGATGCGGCTGATCAACAAGTGTCCGCAGCTAAATCCGATTTTAATAAAATGAAAGATGAAATTGCCCCATCTAAAACAGAAGTAGACGATTTAAAAAAGAAATATCCATATATTTTTCAATCAAAAAATATTGGAGTTTTGTTTGACAATAAAATTCAGGAATCTATTTTAAACCGATTAAATGAAGATCAACGAAAATCGGCTGAAAAATTTTTTAAGCGATATTTTTCAAAGGACAAATCGAAAGCTATAAATTGGGAAGAATTAAAAGCGGATGTAGCTTTGGCGAGCATAACGGACACGACTATTGAACAAATCATTTCAATAACAAATACAACTACAAAGGTTATCAATCGTTCAATGACGGATGTATTGATCCGTCAAATAGAAATTAATGGCGGTAAAACGTTGAATCAAACTGAAAAAGATAGGTTATACAAGCACATTGAGCAGCAGCAACTTGCGGATGAGACGAAATTTAAAAATCCGTTAATGGAAACGTATGTGGAATGTTTAGTGGAACCCAATGGTCGGGATTGTTTTATCCCTACGGTTCAAGCAATTGTTCTTCAAACGGCAACTCGGGGTTTAATGGAATTATTCAAAAATCTGACGGTTTCAAATTTTGCTTCATTGGGTGCAATATCAAAGGCGTTCCAGTATGTGTCGGTGGTATCTACGACATATGAAGCGCTTGCCGATGAAAAACCTCCGGAAGCGGTATTTGTCGCGCCTAAACCCGATCAAAAAATTAAGGTAAGATTAGTGGATAAAGGTGCTGCAAAAACGCGGTCAGGGGATACTCATTTCTCTTACATTTGGATGACACCCAAACAACAAAGAATGGCTGCAGCTGAAACGGATGTTCGCAGTTTAAGGGACAACACTTATTTAATACGGGTTGAAAAGGGAAGAAAAAAATCCGCATCAAAAGAGCAACAACCAGCAAAAGCAGCTTCTGAACAAGCCGCAAAAGAACAACAACCTGCAAAAACAGCACCTGAATCTGCAAAAGCACAACCTGAAATAGTCGAAATAGATGGGAAAAAATTCGAAAGAAAAAGTACAGAAGATGAACATTTTGTGTTTAATCCAAAAGAAAATTTTCGTAATTTTGCGAATGGGATAGTAGATTCAATTATATCAAGAAAAAATCAAGAAAGACTGCGATTAAGAAAGCCTGAATCAAAAAAAACAGAAAGAGAATTCGAAGAAGAACTACTTCGTAAAAAAACGGAAGACAAATCAAAAACCAAAGAAGAAGACAAGACATCCGCGAAAGAAGAAGACAAATCAAAAACCAAAGAAGAAGACAAAATCGATATAAAATTTCAAAAGAAAGATGGAAAAATACAGGAAGAATCGTCAAGTGTAAACGGGAAGGATGATGAAAAATCAGAAAAAATAGAAGGTTTTGATTTCACTGAATATAAGGAACGATTTTTAAGTTATTATCAATCATCGAAAATTTATACGTATGTTCATAAACCATTGGAGTCTGCATATCAAGGTATGGTCGATTTAAAAAATTGGAGACCGATAAGCGCTCGTGATTTTTTGACCAATTGGCGATCCATTCCAATGGTTTCATTATCGATATTAGGTCAAATTTATAAAGGCATGACATGGCTAAACGCAAAATGTACAAAATTTGCGAACGCGTTAGGCGATTTAACAACTGAATTTGTAAAATCAATGGCAAAATGGGTTGAAGATAGTGCCAAGCTTTTGATTAGTCAAATAACGATAACTGGCACCGATGGTGAGGAGCAAGCTATTTATGGATTTGGAAAAATTCTCTTGGGTGCTACTAAAATTGTTAGCAAAATAGCCACAAATGGTGGTAAAAATGTAGATCGATTTGCGGAATATGTTGGTCAATACGTCAAACAAAAAACGAGGAATTTTGTATTTGACATTGCGGAAGACAAGATTTTAGGAAAAGAAGGGTCTGGATGGTTGCGCTGGACCTTTGACAAGGTAAAAACCGGTGTACTAAAAATAGTTGGCGCAATAAATATTGTATCGGATAAATTGGAAGAAATTCAAAATGCTTTAGCGAACAAATCGGCTGCAATGTGGAATGAATTTGTTGGTATTAATTTAGTTGAAAGTTTTGGGAAAATGGTTGCAGACGTTATGGATAATATTCCGCAAAACATACATGAAAATGAACCGACCGATGATCAAAAAGAGCAATTGGGTCAGGCATTTGAAAAAGCGGGTAAAATCATAACCCCATTTGTTGATGGGATACAAGGAATTTTGAAACCGGGTGGAATTTCTCGATTTGTTTATATTATGATTAGAAATAAGGAAGCTTATGAAAAATACATTGTTTTTGGCAGGCAAGATGTACCGGGGATTGTAAATTGGATACGGAAAGGTGTTTTACATTTGATGAATTCGGTTATCATGAAACTGGCGGTTGTATCCGATTTGGCGGTTTCGATCGTCATGAATGTGGGAAATATCATGAAAAGTTTGCTATCAAACGGTATTGACATAATCAAGGGATCATTTGAACAAATAATGAATGTAGGATCATTTTTCACTAGTGGATTGTCTAGATTCATGTCTGGATCGTTGCCATCGGCACCAGAAGGTTCTCAAATGCCGTTCCATGAACAACCGCCACCCGAACAAGTAGGTTTTTCAATTTCGGGTTTTAGGCGAATGTGGTCTGCAATCTCGAATATAAGCAGTGATTTTTTAAAAGCATTTTCAGAAATATTTCAAGTTTTTAAGGTGGGTGTTTTACGATGGGTCGACACGACCATAAGTGATGATTGGTGGGGATTGGGTTGGGTAAAAAATAAAGTAATTAAAATGGTAATTCCTCAAAATTTTGATACCCTGGAGCAAAATAAATATAATTTCTTGGCAGCAGGTGGTTATCGAAAACGTTTATTGAGCAGCTCGCGGTGAAGGAGGTAATATTCATTATTTTGAATAATCTTTCAAAAGGATGTATTCAAAATATTAAATATTTAAAGTATTTTCAGCAACGAGGTTGCATCGGGTTATTAAACATTTATTTTCATAAAAAAATTGCAAATGTGAAATGCGATTAACGTGAAAAAAATTTGATTACCTATTTATATTTATTCAATTATTATTTACAGCTTACCAATTCGAAATTTAATGGAAATATTGCGAAACTTGTGTCTTGACGTCTTTCGCGGCGGGCACGGGGACCACGATGCTGCTTGGTTAGAATTCGAGCGTAGACTTTTGGCTTCTGATGTGTTAGTATCATCTAGACGCGAGAAGTCTCCACGCAATCCCGACACATGTTGCAAAGGATTGGTCGCTTTAATGGAAAACGATCCCA